GGGGGGGGGGAAGCGGGTTCTCGAGCCAAGCCAGGTGCTTCCCGAGATTAGATTAGGTGAAGGGGTACGGTAAACACTATACAATCGAAGGAAAGAAGAGAGGGGAGGGGTGGTGGTACTTTCCAAAAAAAGAGGATAAGGAGGGGTGGGGGGCGGCGTCGAGTGCTCCCTTATCCCCTTCCAGGTATTGTCTCTGAGGAGAAAAACAACAAGATGGCCGCCGGGTTCACCGAGCGGACACACGTACTGAAACAAGATGGCGTCGGTTCGGCCAAGCTGTCGTGTCTCTGACCATTGTCGTCGTCCGTGGAGGGGGGGGGGCGACCTCCATCTTGGACACAGAAGGGAAACCGAGTCCGGAGAAGGGGAAACTGAGTCCCGGGAAAGGGAAACTGAGTCCGGAGAAGGGAAACTGAGTCACTCGGGGGTGATCCGAGGACAAGTGAGGAGTGGGCCAGGGGGGTGGGTAAGGGGAGGGCAAGTGGAAAGGGGGAAACTGAGGCAATAACAACGAGACACACAAAAAAGGAAACTGAGGCAGCGTCGTATTATTAAATTATTTTATTGTGGGGAAACTGAGAAAAATGTGACGTAACGTCTTAAACAACAACGACCGTCGTCGTCGCGCCGTTACTATTATCGATCCTGAAAAAAAATAATAAATAGATGATGATTTAAAATTAATAATAATAGTAACTGTCGTCGCGATTGTTGAAAGGGGGAAACCGAGTCAATCGGGCCGAATTATTTATTTATTTCATTAGACCGAATTATTTATTTCATTGTGCCGAATTATTTATTAAATTAGACCGAATTAATTATTTAATTAGGCCGAATTATTTATTAAATTAGACCGAATTATTTATTTCATTAGTGACGTCGACCTATAGGTCCTCTGCGAGTATAGCGTTATGCTTACTCGGAAAATCTATAGGTTCCGACCGCCGTCGATGTTGTTATTTAAATGACTTAATTATTATTCACGGATCCGCTCGCGGGGATTGGTCGGCGGCTTCCGGGTCGGATCGGATTTCGCGGAAGTTCGGGGCGGGGACTCCCCGCTGACATCTGACGTCAGGTATAGGGTCCGTGACGAGGCGTGACGTCGGATGGAACCGCCCCGAAAGGGGGAGGCGGTTTAAGTCCCCGCCTCCGTTCCTCCCCCGCTCCTCCCCACCACGCCCACCGGACGTCCGTAAATCCCACCCCCGGAAAGACCCCCGACCCCCGAGACCCCCGCCCTGGCGCCCGGCCGAGCCGACGTCACCTCCGGGACCTATGGGGCGCCTATAGCTTCCGCCGACGTCACGTCCCCCGGATCCGCGTCGGCGTGGCGTCACGGCCCCGGACGTGCGTCACCTCTGTGACGTCATATGGTAACTCCGCCTACGTGACGTCATTGTGACGTCATACCCCGCCCCTCTTTTCGGCCCCCCGGGGGTTTTCAAGGGCGGACGGGGAGCGGCCGGGCCCAACTCGCACCCGTCCCGCGGCGCCCGGGAAAAAGCCTCCCGACCGACCGACCGACCCCTCCCCTCCCCCCTCCCGTCCACTCCCCCACATCATAAAGTTTACCAAACTCCGGACCGTGTAAACAACCATGTAAACAACAATAAAAACAAGCCGTTTCGCGACGAAAAGTAAACAAACAAACATAAAGACAAACAGAAAAACATCAGATAAAAAACAGTCCCGATTTTCGGATTTACCCCCCCCATCGAGCAGCCCCGGCCACGTAACTAACTCCGCCCGGTCGCGGCGGTAGACGCGACATCCGACCTCGCCCCCTTTATCCCGTCAGTCACCCTCCCCCACAGCGATATATATACGTCGCCCGCGGCCGCGATCCGCCGACGCACTTTTCTTCTCCTCCTCGTCCTCATCCTCGTCCTCATCCTCACCATCATCTTCCTTTCTCCTCCCCCTCTCCTCCTCCTCTCCGATGAACGCGACACTATACAATTTAAACTCGTTCCGAGAGACGACAGACATATTCGAGACCCAACACCAGAACCGCCACCAGGTCGCCGCCGCCGCCGGCGTTCAGCGCCACCGCCACGATGAGGGCGGGAGCCGCCGCGGCCCTGGTCCTCGCGATCCTGTCCCGCTGCGTCGGCCTGACGGCACCGACGACAACAACAACGTCCACGACCGCCAGCAACACGACCAACACCACGTCCACAAGCCCAACCCTCTCGACTTCAGTACAGTCCTCCTCCCCGTCGTCTACAACGTCCTCGTCCTCGCCTTCCACCTCCCCGTCCAGCCCGTCTCCGTCAACGGCCGTAACGACGTCCGCCACGTCGGCAACGTCCCGGTCCTCGTCCGCCTCCCCGTCCTCGGCTTCCACCCTTTCGTCCTCGTCCCTGTCCGCCACCCCCTCAAGCACTTCCCCGGTCACCAGCAACAGCTCGACGGCCGGCAGCAATGCCTCCGCGTCGACCACGACCAACATCACCACCGCGACCGCCGCCGCCCCCACCAACAGCAGCAGCGCTAACGGGACCGTCTCCTGCACCATCGTCACCTTCACCATGTTCTGGAAGACGCTGACCATCCGCACCATCCCCGAGGTCGGCCGGCCGACCTCCTACGAGCAGTCGGGCTCCACGTCCCACACCGTCGTCCTACCCGCCGACCCGGGGCACGTCATGCCCGAGGCGCGGGCCCGGTTCCTCGTGGTCATGGCGGCCATGTGCCTGGTCACGACCACCGTCCTGGCCGTGCTCCTGCTCCTCCGCGGCTACCGCGACCCGACCGGCCGCGACAACCTGTTCCCGCCCAACTCGAAGCACCTGCAGCTGCTGGTCTTCATGTCCGCCATCGCCCTGGCCGGGTACTCGGCCCACGCCGCCGAGAACCCGGCGACGCCGAACCACGACTTCGGCAACCTGGCCCTGACCCTGGGCTACGCGGCCCTGTTCGCGGCGACGTGCGACGCGTTCCTGCGCCAGACGCTGGCCGTGACCCTGCCGGCCCACGCGCTGCTGTTCGGGGCGCTGTTCTGCGTGGGGTCGGGCGGCGTGGTCCTGCTCAAGTGCCACGACACGCCCCGGCAGCTGTCCAACATCGCCCTGCCCGAGATCCCTCAGTACTTCGCCGAGTGGAACGACTCGCGCACGTACAACCGCACCCTGGTGACGGTGAACAACGACGAGGTGCGCCGGGTCTTCGCGGCGGCCGTGCTGCGAGTGGTCCGGGACGTGCGGGCCACGACGCACATCTACCCGTACGCGCTGCTGACGGCGGCGGTGCTGCTGGCCGCCTGCCGCCTGCGCAAGGACGACAAGTACGTGCGCGTCCTGCTGCTGACCCTGTGCCCGTCGTGGGTCTGCTGGACCCTGCACCTGTGCGTGACCGGCAGCCTGCTGCCGGACCCCTGCGTGTCCCTGACCCTGGCCTACATCCTGCTCCTGTGCTACGCGATCCCGATCTCGGCGGCCAGGAAGGTGCCCAGGAGGCCGACGGTCTTCACCCAGCCGCAGCAGCAGAAGAAGTCCCACGGGGAGGGCGGGCCCTTCCCCTTTCATCACGCCTACCCGAGCCGGTCCCTGATGATGACCGGCGGCCAGGACACCAAACGCCTGCTGCTCCCGGGATACCCGTGAGAGGAGAAAATGAAAAAAAAAACAACAAACCCCACGACCGCGCTTCGTCACGATCCTTTCTTTTTTTTTCTATCCTCTAATCCACAAGCGCCTCTGCGGTTTCTATAAACTCCGCCCATAATTTCCCCTCACGATTACCATAAGAATAAAAAAAAGGAGGAAATGAGTGACGATGAACGTGCGTTTCGGGTTTAAAAAAAACTCAATAAAAGCGCATCGACCCGGCGGGTCGCTGTCTTATATAAAACGAACTCGAGTGCGTGCGGCTGTTCTGTGTTCTCCGTCGTCGCTGTCTTTCCTCCCTGTCTGTCTATGCTCCCCAAGAACTAAACCAACCCTCACATCATCTCTCTCCCCTTTAACCCATCAATCATGACGGACTACCGCGTCCTCGTTCTCGCCGCCGTCCTCCTGATCTCCATGCCGCTCACCGAGAGCCTGGACAACGCGTACGAGGCCTACGGGGCCATCACGGTCCCCGTGCTCTTCTTCTCCCTGCTGGGCCTGCTGCTGACCTGCACCCTGATCTTCGCCCTGATCCTCCTCTACTTCAACCGGACCGCCGCGCCCCGGCAGCTCTTCCCCCACAACTCGTGGCACGTGCACTTCTGCCTCCTGCTGGCCATGTCCTTCCTCTTCACGCTGACCCCGCTCTACCACTGGGACTCGGCCCGCCTGCTGGACGTGGGGCCCATCCCGCTGACCCTGTGCTACGCGTCCATGCTGGTCCTCTCGCTCAACCTGTACGTGCTCAGCACGTACCGGCAGGCCCTGCACCCGACCCTGCTCCTCACCCTGACCGTCTTCCTCACCTGCACCGTGGCGGCCCTGCTGAGCAAGCCCCGGGGCTTCCCCTACCACGACGCGACGGCGCCCCTGCGGCTGGTCGCCGCGGCCACCGACCGGCCGGGGCACGACCCCGGGGCGCTGCCGCCGCCGCCGCCTCCGCAGCAGTACGTGTCCCTGACGGTCGTCAAGTACGGGCCGCCCAACATGTACGCGTACGTGTACTATCTGATCAACGCGGCGGCCATCCTGTCCCTGGGCACGGTCAACTTCTCGCCCTACGCCAGATACCTTTTCGCCACCAACCTGAGCACCTCGGTGCTCTGGACGGTCAACTGGCTGACGTTCGGGCCGCTGCCGTCCGTGCAGCTGCTGCTGCTCGACAGCTACGTGATCATCTTCCTCTACCTGCTGCCCCAGGTCCTGCAGACCTACCGGGACGGGAGCCTGGGCCGGAGGTCCCCGATCGGAGGGGGAGGAGGAGGGGGGACCGACAAGGCCCAACCGGGCCTGGAATCGGTGGCGGCGGTTTAAAAAAAAGGGGGGCAAACCGGTACTGTGGACCTCAAACACCTTAGGTGCGTTAAACTCGAGATATGTGCAACAATTCCTCAAACGCGTCTAACTTATCAACGCCGGAACCGACACACGTAACTAACGCCACCACGGTCTTTTCGATACCGTGGCCGTCCGAAGAGGACCTGAAACTGTTTCTGGCCACCCACGACTCCGCCCTCTCCACGATCTTCTACACGTTCCTCACGCTGTGTATCCTCCTCCAACGCCGCGTCACCGTGTGCTCGCTATTCTGCCATATCGTCCTGCTGTTCGCCAGGACCCTCCTCATTTGGGCCTGTCCCCAGATACTGGACAACAACTCCACTACGGGCAACTATTCTATGAAAAGCATGGAAGGCTGTGATAACGACAGCCTCACGTTAGACGATCAGAACATCAACTGTACGGTCGGCGGATTCTCGTCCGCCTACGGCATCAGCCTGACCGTCCTCTCGCTCGTAGGCGTCGCCGCCACCCTCTTCTCCATCCTGACCTTCGTGCACTTCGATTCCAAACTGTACCGGGCCTTCTTCCCCCGAAACACCTGGTCCCTGCACTACATCCTACTGGCCGCGACCCTGGCCATCTTCCTGCTCGCGCCCCTGTACGTGTGGAACTGCGTGGCCGTGTCCTGCTTCTCGCAGGTGCCGTTCGCGGCGGCCTTCGCCTGCCTGCTGCTGCTGGCCTTCAACCTGCTGGCCATACACCGCTACCAGCTGGCCGTGCCGTCGCAGCTGCTGCGGCTCATGGCCCTGTTCCTGACCATCGTGTCGATCGTGACGGTCAACAGCGCGTACGTGAACGCGCTGGCGGACGTGCGGCCCGACCACCCGACCCACATCACGGACGCCTATCTGTACGCGATCTTTCTGATCATGACGGCCACCTGGATCTCCGGACTCGTGAGCAAGACGTCGGTGTACGCGCGCACCGTGTTCGCGGGCAGCGTGTCGAACTGCGCGCTGTGGGTGGCGTTCTGGTGCGCCTGCAAGATCCTGACCGGGCCGCTGATCCTGGCCACGGGCTTCAGCGTGCTGGCGTTCTACATCGCGCCGCAGCTGATCTTCTTCTTCACCCAGAACGAGTCGTCCTGGCCCCCGTTCTCGTCCTCGAGACGCGGGACCGAAGGCCGTCCGCGCGTCTCGTCGTCCAGGACGGTCGGGGACGGAGGGGACGGCGACGAGAACGACGCCGAGGAAGCCACCGCGGCGCTGTAAAACCGGCTAATAGGCGACGGTGCATATCAAATTTTTCCCGACCTCGCCCTTCCCCGCTGTCAAAAAAAGAGATCGTGTGTGTATATGTATGCGTCATCATACTGTGTGAATGAATGTAAAAAAAAGTAAAAAAAAAGTTTTCCGTGTGACTCACTCACATTCTCATCATCACATCACACGAATGCTATGTGAGACCCCGTGTGCTGCTGTGTTTTACGTGTGACACGAATAATCATAATAAAAAAAGAAGTGTTAAAAACCGACACGATCCGGTCTGTCTTTGTGTTTTTTTCCTTACATTTCAAGAAATATCGTGTAGCCCTGCCCATAAACGAACGCCACTTTTACGACGCGTCCTGTGATAGGTCGGTTTGGATGTTTTTTTTTCGGTCGACCGCGTGGAGCTTTTTTTAAACGGTGCTTCCTCAAACGCACGTTATCATTTTGCTTCCCGGCGCCGTCGGATTTACTTCTGGGAACGACGTATGGGGGTAAATTATCTCTACACTGACTGACTGACAAAAAAAAACTTTTTTTGTTGTTGTTTCGCCTCTTTTTTTTCCGAAAAACCTCCGTCATGACGGGCCTGGAGATCGTGTTACTGGTGCTGGCCATCCTGGGCCTGGCCGTGGCGGCGACGGCCACCGTCATCATCCTCACGCTGCCCCGAAACGACTGGCACCTGTGCTTCCCCCCCAACTCCTGGCCCGTCCAGGTCATGTTCTGCGCGGGGACGGTGTTGATCTTCGCCTTCAACGTGATCTGCCGCTTCACGGGCTGGCCCGCGCAGGCCATGCAGCACCTGCCGTTCGCCGCCTGCTTCGCGGCGCTGCTGGTGAACGAGTTCAACGCGATGCTGCTGCACCAGGCTCCCGAGCGCCGCCTGGTGCTGGGGTCCGAGACCCTGGCGACCATGGCGGCCTTCTGCACCGTGGTGGGCCCGATCGTGACCCTGACCGCGTACTCGGTCTTCTTCAAGGTCTCGCACTACGCCTGGCACTGCCTGACCGCGCTCAACGGCACCGTCAATGCGGAGCCGCTGACGACGGTGCCCTGCGCTCAGAACCCCGGCGACGTCGTCGAGCTCTTCAACTCCGTGACCGCGTACGCGTACTCCTACGCGTACTACCTGCTGTGCTGCGCCACCGTGATGGCCTTCTTCGCCACGATGCACAAGACCGTGTACTCCAACTACATGACCATGACGGTGGTGTCGTCCTGGACTCTGTGGACCACCAACTGGTGTCTGCGTTCCATCGCCCCGCCCGAGGGCCTGATCCTGACCAACGGGTTCGTGTTTCTCGTCCTGTACCTGGTCCCTCAGGTGGCCGTGTACTGTTACGCGAAGAGCCAGGGGCGCGCGGGGCAGGAGGAGGACGAGTGTAACGACAAGGACAAGCGGCTTCCCGGGGCCGGATCGTCACCACCGCCGTCCCCCTGCCTGCCGGACGTGACCGTGGACTGCGGCACCTGGTGCGTCCGCTGGGGCCTGGGCCGCGGCGACGACGACGACGTCGCCCAGCTCGTGGAAAGCACCGGGAGCGGCGGCGGCACGTAACGCCCACCATCACCACCAACCACCACATTACTACGTATACTTCTACTAATCCCCCCACCACCACCAATCATAATCATCATCACAAACCCGAGCCTCCGCCTCAAAAGGCGAGAGGAACCATCTCGGTCCTCTCAGACCGCGCGTACACATACATATGTATACACACACCACCCATCATCCCTTGTAAACAAAAGTGCGTCGTCGATAACGCCACCGGACGGCCCCCTCCGCATGCGTTGACAGAAAGGAGACGAGGGAGCGAGTGACTAAAAACGGCCGGACCGACCATGTTCTCCACCTCGGCGACTCTTTGCATCCTCCTCCTGTTCCTGACCGGTTCCAACTCCGCTAACAACACTTCTACTACCGCATTTACCGCCACCTCGACGAACGTCTCAACCTCACAGCCGTCCACCTCCACGCTCACTTCGACCAGCGCCAATGGATCTTCTGCCCCTACGTCCGTATCCACACGTACTGGCTCGAATAGTTCAAGTCCTCCTCCGACTAGTCCTACTACAGCTACGACTGGAGGCAATCATTCGCGAGGAGTATCCGGACACCCCTCGGGAGGATATCCCTCTGCCCTTGCCTCCCATTCTAAGCAATCCACAGCCGTTCCTGGTGCCCAACCCGCGACGCGGATGGCGACGAACCACAGCAACCAGGTCCTCGACGGTCTCACGTTCGTCCTGAACACCGTCGCCCTGGCCGCCCTGGTGCCCGTGCTGCTCTTCCACATGCATTACTTCAACACCGCCCATCGCAAATGCCCCTACAACATCATCATGGTCCAGGAGATCATGCTCCTCGGCTGCATCCTGCTCTGCTGCCTCGTCTACGCCTCCTTCTTCTGGCAGTACTCCGTCCTGTACCTCGCGCCCGCCTGCTTCGTGCTCCTCTACGGCTGCATGGCCGTGGCGGCCTTCAACCTCATCCTGGCCGGTAACTTCACCATCGTCCTGGGCACCGGCAAGATCCTGGCCGTCACCTCGGCCCTCCTGCTCACCTACGCCCTCATGCTCTTCTACCTGATGTACACGGACGACAGGCCGTCCACGCTCTTCGTCCCCAGCTTCGAGCCCCTCTGCCCCGCCAAGACGGAGCACTTCTTCCTGACCTACGCCTACGTGCAGTATCTGCTCTTCATCGCCTTCACGCTCTCCGCCTTCGCGTTCGGCTGCACGCCGGGAAACATGCACGTGCTGCCGCTGTTCGCGGCCCTGTCCTGCAACGTCTGGATCTGGTTCACCTACTGGTGCGGCGGCAGGAACATCGTCCTGGGGGTTTTCGTGGCCAACGTCTACGCCGTGCTCCTGCTCTATTTCCTGCCCGAGACCCTGTACCTGTACCGCAAGTACCGGCACCTGGCCGACACCACCTCCTCCGCTCACACCCGACCCCCGATAGTCATCAACAACAGGGGTTTCTCGGCCTCCTCTCCCCACAACCATAAAAACAACCATCACAGCACCCCCAAGAAAAATAACGAAAGTAGCAGTCACAGTAGTAACACGGTTACTAAAACACCTATGATGTACTCTACTAGCAAATGTAACTTTGTATAAAAAAATAATATAGTTCTTAAACAAGTTTTATAACATATATAGAAATAGTGCATGCATGTTTTTCATAGATTAACATTTTTATAGTCTCAAACACATATAGGCATTTTTTCAACATTTCTGTCTGTCAAATTATCACCTTTAAAATTTTTTCAATAAACAATTTATATATGTGTACACTTTATAAAAAAGTCTCTCGTTTTTTCTTTTTAAATTTTAAAAAAGGTACAACAAGGTTACGAGTTTCCCATTCCTTGGACATATACGTGTCCGCCACAATTACCGGAACGAGACGATCTGGGCCTCGTCGAGCTGGTTTTCCCGGTTTTTCTCTCGTTTCCCAGAAAAACCACTCCAACCTGCCCGCCCACTGGGAGATTGTCTTACAGTGAGTGTACCGTGGAAATAAAATATAGTGACTATGGATTTGGGGGTTCTCCCCCTCTTTGCGTTAATATTTAACCAAACCAAGTGGAATATATTAAATCCGGTAACCCTCTATAAAAGCCCCGTTTCACACACGTCCCTCTCACATTTCACCTTCTTCCCCTACCTGGTTTACCTATATCCGGTAACCCACCGTGCTTTTTTTTTAATTAAAAAATTTGCAACTATGAGCGCCGGCTGGTCCCCGGGCGACTGGATCATTCTACTACTCTCCATACTGGGAATATTCCTATCCATCGGCTTCCTCATACTCTTTCTGCAGTTCTTTTACCGAAAGTACGCTTTGTACTTTCCCGACAACTCGTGGTACCTACAACTCTCTATCGTGTTGGCCACCGCGCTCATATTCGTGTCAACGCTCATCTACAAATGGTACCCGGCCTCCACCACTACGTTCGGGGTGTTTCCTCTCATCGTCGTGGCCTCGTGTCTACTGGTGAACGCCGTCAACTTGATGTTGATGTTTTTAGAGAAGCAGGTACTCTCCTCGTACGCCCTGACCTTGATGGCGCTCTTCTGTTCGCTACTGTGTATCATTTTTATCTGCGGACACCGAGAATTTAATCTCTGGGAACTGGTCGGTCAGAACGCTACAAACCAATCATCTGCCCTTAACACTACTAACAGTAGTACAGGAAACGCAACCGAGACACAACATCGGGATAAAGTCAATTTATTCGAGTGCGTCTTTTTCCTGTACGCCTACTACCTCATCACCGCGGCCCTCCTGATCTCGCTCTACGCGGCCACCAAGTCCCTGTACGGAAGACTCTTGACTCTGACCCTCTCGCTCCTCTGGATGTCGCTCACCGTCGACTGGGCCCTAGCCGGCCCGGTAACCACGGTCTACGTGCTCTTGACCGACGGGTACATCCTACTGTCGGCCTACATCTTTCCCCAGGTCCTCTTGCTCTACGCCAGGCACAGGTTCCTTCGCGTCGCCCTTCGAGAACCCACCATAAGTCTGCAGACGACTTTATGATAATGAGCATTATCGACCGCCAACGGCTGTCGTTACGGTTCACTGACAGACTGACCCGCGGCGGCTCCTTTCTTCTTTTCTTTACGAGGTTGAAACTTGAAACCACCGCATCGATTTTTTTTTAAAACAACAACATCGTTAGAACTCGAGACGCTTTCATGGTTTTATCGATAGCGCTTACCTCGGATGATGATGAGTCATACACATACCTACTTTATCTCCCGGGGCGACGGTCGCTCCGGCGGCACTCGCGCTCTCTCTCTCCTCGTTTCCCGTAAACGGCCCGGCGGGTGGTGGCGGTGACCGAGGTTGACCGGACCGGTCGATCGATACGGGGTCGTTGAGGGCAGCGGGGTGAACCAAGGGTCACGTAAAAAGGAAACCAAAACCGGGAATAGTAATAATAATATTAATTTTTTTTACTTTTAGTTTTTTTATTATTACTACTACCACAACTACCACAACAACTACCACAACAACATATATGCAGCACACAGTAGGGACGGGCGCTTCACTAACAAACAAATATGCATATACAGTACTGGATAGTTTACTACTATTATATAGTATATTATATTTTTGTTCCTATAAGTGTTTATTTTTATAAAAAGTTTCCGTGTTTTTTGTAATAAAAATGTTGGATGTCGTTTTTACTTTTGTGTAACTCGGTTCTCGTGGTCACAATAAAATGTACATTCGCTTTCACATTCGATACGTGGCGGTATCGAAATTTCATAATATGTAAATGTATAGGTGGGTACTACTTATAGGACGGGGACGATGGTGGTGGACTCAACACGCACGTTCATGCAAAACATACAGCGGGTGCAGAGGAAATGTAAAAATCTAAGAAGGGAGGACATCTTTTTGTGAGTTCAAAAAAAAGAAACTCGACCACATCAACGCCTAAGAACTATGTTCTCCAATGATACGACCGAATCGGGTCCTACGCCACATCCTATTGCTGTCACGGTCCCTCCTCACCACCATGATCTGCACAACCTAACGACCAACACTACCGAGGAGCCGGCCTGGACCGGGTCTGCCATCAGCGGCCTGCACAGGGGTAACAAGAACACGGGTACTACGACCATGTCCGTCTACTTCATGATCGCCGCCGTCTTGGGCCTACTGCTTTCCGTGAGCGCCATATTGCTCTTTGTCTACCTCATCAGGAAAAGAAATTTTCAATTTGACTTTCCGGAGAACAGCACCTCCATCCAGGTACTGTTTCTGTTGGGGACGTGCGCCCTGTTCCTGGTGACCGCTTTCCACATCTACCACCCCGAACACGCCGAGGCGTTCGTGTGCACCCCCCTCGTCCTCTGCCTCTCCTGTCTCCTGGCCGGGGCCGTGAACCTGAGACTGATACGCAAATACGAGATCGTTCTGCCTACGTGGGCCCTGGTCTTCGTTGTGATCTTTTGTACCTTTGTCACCCCCATCGTCATGTTCAACCGCTACGACTGCCTGGTGCACATGAACGAGACGTACGTATTTACAGCTAGAGTCTGTGGCAACTTATCGGCGATCTTGCCCACCACCATTCCGTTTTCCCAAAAACCAGCCGCCGGCGGGGTGGACACGACCTACGTGTTCATCTACTACATCATGAACGTGGCCGCGGGCACGGCCCTGTTCTCGGTTAAGACGTCGTGCCACGCCAAGTACTTGTGTTGGACCCTGCTGGCCGTCTGGTTCCTCTGGACGTCCCACTGGTGCATGCACGGGCTGGTCGCCAGTAACGCCCTCCTGACTGTCAACGGATATATCTTTTTGACCCTCTACGTAACGCCGTCGTTCGTCTTCTCGTATAAAAGACAGAGAGGCGGACTCAGACGGAGGAGTTCTTACCGTCGGGCGATGATCGTCTTGGACGGTTACTCCGGCTCTCTGGCGGTGACCGACGGTGGCGGTAGCGACAAGAGGGGTTTTAGAGCTATGTTACCCTAAGTGTTTGTTTGGTGTTTTTTTTTTCTGAAAGATGATGTACGTGTTACATTAAGGCCAATGGAAACAGAAAACGCTTATAATTGACAACCGCCACTGGTAACCAAAAAAAACAATTGTATTATTATTGTCGTTCCCGGCTCTGTCTCATTCACTGCGTACCGGACGAGACAATGTTTTCCTACACGTGTCTACTCACCGTGTGTATCTGCAACGTTGTCTGTCTGACGTGCTTTCTAGCTGCTGTGCTCGTTTTGTGCGTTTTAAAACCTTAAATGTTTTTCTTTGAAAAAAACTTACTGATGTACACTTGAAAAAAAGAATCATCATTACTTAATTGAGTAAACATAAACGATGTATCACGGACACGGAGAAAACGCGTCTCCGCCGTCTTGCCCTCCCAACAACCTCCTTCCCTGCGGGAGCGGTGGTCGTTATTGTACCGCAACGTCTGGTGGCTTTCGAGTTCCCAGATGGCTGCGGAGGCTCAGGTATAGACTACCGATGTACAATAAACATCTGTTTCTACTGCTCGTGATCGTCGCGTTGATCTTTTTGACATGGCGTTTGAAGAGACCCGGTTCGGGGAACTTTTACCGATTTCGCAAGTTGGGGCACGGTGGAGGAGCCATGGTCCCCAAAAAGATCAGAACGGCCGTGATGAGAAACGGAGGTGTGGGTAACAACAACATTCAGACCATCTTACGAGAGGCGGCGGCAGCGGCCTCTGCCCCCGGTGGTGGTGGTGGCGGCGGCGCTGATGTCACTATCCCCCCCTTCGCCTACGGTTGGCAGAAATGGATGAACGGGACGGTGAGCGCGGTGCCCGAGGTGGACTGTCGGGGGATACTGAAGGGCGAACCGGACGCGGTCGCCAAGGCCAAGGCCGTGATGCTGGACGCGGAGTTCCGCGTCCGACCCAGACCCTCGCCGGGAGACTACGTGAACATGACGGCCGACTGCGTGGCCTTCGTGAAAGACAGGGGGTATCTCGTGAGGCCCCTGAGCCTGGAAGAGGTCGAGTTTCCCATCGCCTACTCGATCGTGATCCACCACAAGATCGAGATGTTCGAGCGCCTCCTGAGGGCCATCTACGCCCCGCAGAACCTCTACTGCGTCCACGTGGACTCCAAGTCCGGCGACGAGTTCATCCGGGGCGTCTCGGCCATCGCCAGGTGCTTCCCTAACGTGGCCCTGGCCCACCGGCTGCACGACGTGGTGTACGGCTCCTGGAGTCGCGTGCAGGCCGACCTCAGCTGCATGTCGGACCTGGACGCCTCCCCCGTCAAGTGGAGGTACCTGCTCAACCTGTGCGGGATGGACTTCCCGCTCAAGACCAACCTGGAGATCGTGCGGGCGCTGAAGGCCCTGGGCGGCAAGAACGCCCTGGAGAGCGAGGGCATGCCCAACCACAAGCTGCACCGCATCAGGAAGAGGCACGTGGTGGCCAGCGGCGGCGTGGTGGTCAACACCGGCAGGAACAAGGCCCCGCCGCCGCTCAGGATCCCCATCTTTGCGGGAAACGCTTACTTTGCGGTCACCCGGGAGTTCGTGGACTTCGTCCTCAAGGACGAGCCGGTGGCCCTGCTCATGCACTGGTTCGAGGACACGTACAGCCCCGACGAGCACCTGTGGGCCACCGTGCAGAGAATGTACGGGACGCCCGGGGGGATCCCCGTTCACGTCAAGTACGACACCTCGGACATGTGGGCCAAGGTCAGGTTCGTCAAGTGGCACTACTACGAGGGGGATATCAAGAAAGGGGCCCTGTACCCGCCTTGCGACGGCATCCACGTCCACGCCATCTGCATCTTCGGGTCCGGCGACGTGAAGTGGCTGAAGAGCGTCCCGCACCTGTTCGCCAACAAGTTCGACGACGAGACGGACGAGTTCGCCGTGCGCTGTCTGGACGAGGACGTGCGCACCCGAGCGATCGAGGTCGCCGCCCGGGACGCCAGGCCGTTGTTGTGAATCAAAAAAAATTCTTGTATATATGTTAAATGTAACATGTATGTAATTGGTATCAAGTAATGTGTATGTATGTGGTATATATTGGGATGTGAATTTTGTGTTCTGTTTTGTCGTTATGTATGTTGGTCATGTGTGATATATAGAAATGGAAAGCGATGAGGGGGTGAGAGGATGCACGACCGAGATCGTACCGCTTCTAAGATGCGGCTCGCTCCGCGTTTAATTCACCGGACGGATGACTCGGCTGCATCGCCTTATGTAAACTAAACTTCCATGTACACACATGTTTACGCGGTACGCGACGAAGCCCCGCCTCTCTGTAAGTCTAGATAAGAAAAGGAACTCGATACTGTGAAGCTCCGTCCAGAATCACTGCCCAGACGATACTTGACTGCATCGTCATCTACTACGTGCCCTCTCTTTATACAACCCACGTTACTGTTGCTTAAACGCTATCTATATAAAAGCATTTCTTTAATGTATACGACAAACCCATTGTTATTTTTTCAATAAAGGAAGCGCATCACTATGACGCTAAGTCGCTACTCCACACGCTATGGGTCAGCCTTGTTCTTTCTCATCGGTGTCGCAATATCCAGTATTAAACTCGTGCGCGGACAGAACGGTACATCTTCCCCGGTTCCGACCAGAACGGCGAACGTCAGCTGGACGTACCGCCACAGCACGGTAGCCGATGATGGTGGTAATTATAATAAGTCCATAGGGGTAAACGGCACCGGAGCTGTCGGAAATAACGCGACCGCAAACAATATCACCCAATCCAAAAACAAACCTACAGATGATTCATACGACCTCGAATATCGGTTGGAGTACGAATATTATCCCTTCTATGAAGAAGACATCCGAGTCATTTTTCCAAAATTTTTCCACAGTATTCGAAAACGGAGATCACAAAGGCGTGATTACAAACAACACCTTGTCGATCGTGAGAAAATAAATGTAGAAAAACAAAATCAACAACAACCGTTATTAACCAAAACAGAAAATTGAAAAATAAATTCTTTAACACTTTTGTAGGCATAATACACAAAAATTCCATAAAACCAAAATGAGATTGCACTACATCGTTTCCGTTTGCTATGTGGCTCGTCTAATTCACTTATCCTCTCAGCAAGAATTCCTCACTCGAAACGGACGTTCGTTTCCAGAAGACGACTTATACTTTTATTACTCCGACGACGAGGACGCTGCCGCTTCCGGCAACTACGGCTCAGGCTCCGGGTCCGGACACGACGAGGCCGTGGCCGTGACGGACTTACCGAAAACCACCGATACCTCTTTCGTATCCATGGATCCCGAAGATTTCGAGAACGAGTCTGACTACATCTACGACTACGTGGACGACCTGTTCGACATCGTGGTGGACGACGAGTCGTGGCTGCCCGACCAGCACGGCTGGAACTTCCTCAGCGTCTACAGCCGGCTCTGCATCATGGAGCTGGACAACAGCTACGAGCACGTCAGGCGCACCCGCTACAGCGCCGACGAGATCTGGGCGCTCAAGTCCAAGTGCCACACCGTCTGGGGCCGGCACTACAACCTCACCGACATCGACTTCGACCAGTGCCTCTCCTACGAGGTGCAGGACTTCCGACTCTCGCCGCCGCGGGACCGCGACGGGCACGGCAGACTGTGCCTGTTCGTGCGTTACCGCCGCTTCTTTCTGAACGCCGCGAGGATAGCGGCCGTGGCGTTGTGGTACTGTCAGATCGCCTTTCTATTATACGACCTGCATACCGAGAAGTCCAGGACCGTCTATGTCATGTGGGGAACGTCCGTCAAGCACCGAAAGTATAACATTCTCGCGGACGTCGATTTCAACAAATATTACGCCCCCGAATACGGAAAAGTACAACTGGGACAACTGTTCCTACCCGATCCTCCCAACGCCCCTGCTCTGTTTTTGAAAAACTGAACTTTTTTATTCTCTTACACCTAGATTTCCGATATGCAAATTATCTACGCATACCCCCACGTGTACTTTTGACGTCTGTCTTCCCGATTTCAAAGAACATATATAATGCACGTTTCTATTGCCTAGTTTCTATCCGCCAGCCAACCGATTCTTCTTCACGGTTCTACCTCAAACTATAGTCTGTGTCGTGTGGAGAAATCATGCCGCGCTTTCTGCTGAACCTGATCTGCGGCGCCTTTCTCCTGGTAACCGCGGCCGTCGTCCCGTCGGAAGGCCACGTAAAGCACATGATTCAGAAGACCTCGTCGTCGCACAGCAACTGTTCTATCTGGTACGACTACGACTCGATTTCGGCGATGATGGCCCACGGAAACCCCGATTTCTTCAAGGACACGATAACCTGGGAAGAACTGTACCACTTTGAAAAAGACGCCCTGGCGGAACTCAACGGTTACCCCACCGTCTCCAGATGGACTTACAGCGTATCGGAGATCAGAGCCACTTACAGCGTGTTCGCCGCCCTCGGGAAACGCACCGGTACCAATCGCGTGTCATCGAAACAACAGTGCTACGCGTATGAGGTTCGAGGCCTACCCGAGGATTACGTCCACGACGTTATATTACCAGAACTGTTGAAATTTAAAATCGCGTATTAGTTTTTTTAAAGTGATTCTTGCGTATAAAAGTAACCCCGAAATTTAAAATGTATCATGTGAAATAAAAAAAATCAACATTTTTTACACGCACGGTTTTGTTTTTAATTTCTTTTATTGATATAGCTGTGTATGTGTTTAAAAATGTCAACGGGTTTTTTTCTTCTTAGTAAAACACGCTGTTGGCCATGGTGACGTTGGGGATTTTCTCCACGGGGTCCTCGATCTCGGACTCGTTTTCAGCGGTGGGGCGGTACAGCTCGTTCAGTTCGCTTCCCTGGATCAACATCAGTTCCAGGTTGATCAGCGGGCAGAATATCCACCGGATCAGCCATCTGCGCCACACGTTAAGGGGCCTGAATCTGTGCGGGTTCATCTTGACCAGGGTTTTTAGCAGCCCGTACATGACGGTTACGGTAAACAGGATGACGACACATGCGGGAAACAGAAGAATGGCCAGGATTCCGAGAAACAGGTCTTTCCATCCGTACGCCTCGATACGTTCCTCGGCGGTCATGGGCCTCACCGCCCTCGCGGGCCGGTGCGGCGGCTGTTTCATGGGTTTTGCCCCCGCCGTCATAGACGCAGCGCTTCTGGTCGAAAGATACGTGTGGTCTGTGTGCGCGCAGCCCCTTTTCGGGCGACCTTAATAAACCCCGTCCCTCCCACGCACTTTACGTACATCCTGTACGTTACTGTCTTCCCAACCCCACCTTCTTTTCCCAGAGAGAAAGAACTGGACAAAAATGCGTACCTTTTTTTTTAACCAGCAGCTTTTTTTTATTGAAATCAGTGGATCGGCGAGAAGGGAAGCAGGCAAGCGACAAGTTGTTGTTCCCCGGCGTGGTCGTCAGTTGTCTCCATCGTCTCTATATACCCGTGTGCAAAGCGTGCGGGAAAAGATCTTGATTCGTCGTCGTGCATTCCGTGTCGGTGTTCCGAGAGATCTCGTCCGGACGGCGGCGGTCGGCCTAGTTTCCACCATATATTTAGCGGGTTGTAAGATGTTAAAAACAACCCGCTAAACTCAGAAGGAGACCTTTGCCGATCGCCCGCCGCCTTCACGTTGTCGGTAGATGGTAGCTCAAGGTGGTTTCATCCGGACCTGCGGCTTCATTGTTTCCGATGGAGCCGGTGGGGTAGTGCCCCACTTTGGTAAATTCAGATGTTATATAATAAAAGTTCTTTGTTTCTGGGTTTTTTTCCTTATACGCGTCTGTGCGGTCAGGAACCCGAGACGAAAAGGGCGGTGGCGGAATGGGCACGCCCGAAGAAATCCAAGTTTTTTATAGGACGCGTGACGACACACCACTCTTCAGATTGCGCAAAAATTCAAAACCGCCCGTCAGTGTGGGGTGGAGCGGTGGAGTATGTAACCCTGAGCCTCGTACCGTCGAATTCAATCTGGCCACGGAAACGGATGGCAGGTTCATCTGTTTCCGTGGCCAGATATAAAAAGAGCCCGGATCAGTTCCTTTTTTTTTTGGTCACCGCCTTTGGTGTGAGAGTGCGTATATTATTATTAACACTTGTTAAAAAAAGTGATCATTATTTTTATAATAGTTTTATTGTGTTATAAAAAATAAAAAACAAAAACAAAAAAATAAAATAAAGTTTTTTTTCTCAGTACATCATGAACTGTTGCGTTAACAGACACACCGCTATGCTGAACACGTACACGTTGCTGTTCAGGGCTATGCCGTTGTTCAGTTTACACAGAGAATTGTGTACCGCCACGAAGGCTCCCAGCACCAGTACCTTCTTCCACGACCTCGAGATGTAGCGCGTACACAGGCCGTACGCCGACTCGCTCACGTACACGACTATGGCGAAGTAGAACATGAAGTACAGCATGGCGGCCTTCACCAGCAGTTCGCTCTTGATCTCGGCGGACAGGCCGTCCAGGTCCAGCCCGTGCGCGAACGCCGTCATGAGGAACAGCACCTTGCGGCTCAGGCCGCGCACCAAGCGTTCGTACCGCAGGCAGCGGAGGTCGGGCCTGAAGATCCTCGCGGCGTTGTACAGTGCGTACGCGCACATGGCGAACGCCGCCACGGCGAAACACTGCCTGCAGTAGTCTTCCAGGAACACGTCCGCCAGGCGATACTTGCTGGCCTCGCAGTGGTCCCGGAGCTTATCTCTGACCACGGCGATGGCCGAGCAGGCGAACACCGACGCCATGATGGGGTCGATGAACAGCTCCCTGGAGACGGCCGGGCCCGACGACCTACGGGGACTGCGGTAGTGGTGCAGGAGCATGTAGATGGCGCAGCAGAGCATCAGCAGTACCGCCATGGCGGAGATGAGCGCGGCTATGTAGTAACCGCCGTAGAGCTGGTCCAAGAGGAGGATGTTGGACCACGGGTGAGGCGCCGGGCTGAATTCTTCCTCGGCTATAGCTCTCAGGGCCTCTAGATTTCGGCAGGCCCATTGCTTCCCGCTTAACATTTTTGAGTTTTTTTTTTCAGAACCGTTCTCACGAGTAAAACACTATATATATACACTCGTGACGGTGCCTTTTTCCCAGTGCGCCCCGTTTTACATCCCGTGTCCCTAAATATGTGTGTTCGCCCATATCCGGATAGGAAGTTACGCCCACACGTACCGCGATAATGACGGTAATGATACACGAGAAAAAAAATCCGTACCGTAGGTTAAATTAAGTTTTATTACATAGGTAGTATAACTTTTTCAGTATAACGAGATTGTGCAAAAAAGTCCCTTTTACCACAACATGAGTTGCTGAGAACAGAAGTAAGCGGTGAAGGCGAATGTCCATATGTTGTGGTTGAACCGGGCCCCGGTGTTGATGGTACAGTACTTTACGTGGAAGAGGGTAAACAGAAGCATGACGATGGTGTTGAACGCGGATCTCTCCAGCAGGTGGTTGAAACACTTGTCCGCCACCATGGAGACGCCGATGAAGGTGATCACGTAGACGTAGAAGTAGAGCAGGATGTGCGCCAGACTGGACGTACCGTACACGTACTGGCTCATCTCGTCCAGGTTCATGCTCCAGATGAGGGCGGTAAATGGAAAGATGAGCCGTCTGGTCATGACCCTGATGAGCAGACGGACCTCCTCGGGTAGCGCGCTGTTGAACACGTTGTAGGTGATGAAGTAGAGCAGGCTGACCACGCAGGTGGTGTAGCAGCACGCCGCCAGATTCTCGAGGAAGGAGGCCTGCCATCTCATGAGGATATTATCCATGGGTCCGTTAACCTCACATTCGATGATGCGGTACAGTGAGACGAAAGTCAGGAGGACGGCCAGCGTGGGGTCCGCGCAGCTAGTGCCGGGTATGGGGTTTATACTCTGTAGAACGAAGCAGCAGGCCAGGAGAAACAAAAGTCCAACGGTTAACAGGCACACGTACGTCCCGACCAACGGGTCCGTGGCGAAGATAACGACTCCAGGGTCCTGTGGGATCATGATGGTTGCCGCGTTTGTTTGTTCGGTTCCTCAGATGGTTCTTATACAATAGTTTTAGAAAGATGTGTAGACAAAAAAGTTACAGTTATCCGGTTTTGGTGGTACTGTGATGATGTGCGTAGCAAGCGGCCCTTATATGCTGAAACGTGGAAACCATGTGACGTAAAGAAAATGCATTTTCTTATAAACATTCTCAAGTATTAATTTTTACATGGAAATTTCCAACAGACTTTTCATAAATGTATATATACACATACCCAATAAATATAAATCCAGTCTAGAATAAAACATTGATCTAGTATATATACTTATATTTTTGTTTATAAAATATACCAGAACAAAAGACGATATGGCGAAACACATTGTTGGTTTTCGTATAAAAACTATTACATTATCTAAAAGTTCACTAATTACTACAAACACTGAGACCAAGACAATGAATTGTATGTAGGTATCTACAAGGTCGGTATCATAAGAAACTTTTACAAAGTTGGTCTCATAGTCTATATTATTATCATCACCATATGGATCATATAAAAGTTTTATATTATCACAAACATCAAAGTACATAAAATATATACAATATTTAAAGAAGAATGTATATATTAAGAATTTATATATTACAATAGACTTATGATTTAATAAGATATATACTATAACAATATTAATATATATAATGGTAGAAATTATAATATTGAAATAGTAATAGGTTAGCGGTTCAACATCATGAATCAGAGGCATACATACACCATTTTTTTTAACCACTAACCTATACGTATGATATAACAACACTATCGTAGTAATAACATTTATCTGTCTAACGTTTTGTTTTTTTTTGTTGACATTATATGTTAAACAGGTTACAATAGCCATCAGTAAAAAATATACAATTATACACAATATAAAAACATCTAAAAGCGAATGTTGGTAGCTTTGCAAACTTATCAGCTCCAAGTAATGGGTCGTCAGATTTCTCCTCTTCATGGTTACCGGGAAATAAGAAGCATGTGTCCTGGGTAGAAATATGAGCAAGGAACTGGCTCTATCACCACGGGTTTTTATTCTTAACAAGACATGATGGGGAAATTACGTACTAAAACAAAAGTAGCTGTTTTGTAAAAAGATATACGAGAAAGCTGTACATGTTAAAATCAACAGAAAAATACTTTTTAAAAATGTATGGTTCTTCAATATTATTGTAATATACGTGTTTATCATAAACGTACATACACATACCAATTAAAACTAAAATTTTCCATGAGAATTTTTTGCTTATTACTAGATACGCATCACATGTTTCGCTTAGCAAAAAAAAAACAATATAGTAAAGAAGAAACACCACAACGTTTTCCAGTAATGTGCAGGGCTTGTTTGATGGAGGACCCGACAAACTAGAGTAATCTACGCGAAGCAACATATATAACAAGTATATAAGCATACGTCTGTTTAATTTTTTTATGAAGCAGATATACCTTTGTTTTAAACTGTTATTTTTCACATAAAAGTTTAAAACAATAATACAGTACACAAAACATAACCACATAATTAGATACACACATTTATATATGTAAAAAAACATATATGAAATATCAGAATTTAGTACATTTTTGGCTACAATTAAATTTTTATCAAACAAAAATTTAAAATCTTTAAAATTTAAAAGTAAGATATATGTTGAAATACAATTAAGTATAATATCATAATATGCTTTATAACGTTTGATAACATTGTCGCATGCAGCATATTGAAACACACAAAGTAACAAAAAAATAATAAAAACCAAAATTAAAACAAGCGTAATATAACCATCATATTTTACATAAAATCTTGTATAACCTCCAGTGTATCTTTCAAACATATATTGCTCATGTAAATCAACACCCATTTTACGTAACATTACCTCAATACGATGAGCTATCATGATCCCCTGAGAGTAGTTATAGTTTTTAACATAATAACCAAATAACCTTTCCACTTTTTCGTCATCCATTTTCCTATACTGAATTATATTTTCTTAATGTTGAATCACGACATGCCAAAGTGAGGAGGATTATTTCCCATGTTTTAAAATTTATACACTAAGTACAGGAAGTGTATATTATCATGTGATCAACATTCGTTGTAAACATCTTTAACCAAATAATTACATAATAAAAGATTATGTATACACCTATTTATGTAAATTTTTTAATCTATAAACCGCAATTGTGTTTTTAGTGTCTTTACACTCATATATATATATACAGCCACACAACATAGGTTACATACAGACAAGATATTGTTTATTTTAAACAATGTTTTTTATTCAAAATTTCTGTTAAACAATATAATGGGAATAAGACGCTGCAAACCGCGAACCAAGTTGCTCTGTATTTGTTGTATAGTATCATGCTTTGTTGTATGTCTGCTGTACACGTGGTTGTCATCCGATAAACGAAATTCTGTTTTTTGGCGCTATCGTCACGATGTCGGTGAATTTGGGTTTTATGCAAAAAATATAATTGAATATATTGAAAATTACATACATATTAACAGAAATGAACGAATGAATAAACAAGAATTTATCGACAATTACATATACATTAACAAAAACTTACTGTTACATAAAACATATCCAGCATGTCACGCTAACTACTCTGCTTTACCGGATATCAATTTCGTGAGCTACCAAGTTCGAGTGAGAAACTTCATGTTCTATAAACACTGTAGACAATTTACGTTGCTACAGGACGTACCGGAAAACAAGTGTCCCGTTGGCGGAGTGTTTTTGTTAATGGTAATCAAGTCGGCCCCTGCTAATTACGAAAGACGTGAAGCAATCAGAAAAACGTGGGGCATTGAAACTTATACCGCTTACAGTATTCGAAGAATATTTGTAGTGGGTACGTCCGCGGACTCTTCTACGGAGTCCGAAAAGGTTAACTGGATGTTGGACGCGGAGGCGAGGATGTACGGGGACATATTACAGTGGGATTTTCATGATACCCTTTTTAACCTTACGCTTAAGCAGCTCCTGTTTATGCACTGGCGCGCACACTCAACGCACTGTGCACATGCAAAGTTTATATTCAACGGGGACGACGACGTTTATGTTAACGTGGACAACGTTATTTCCTACCTCCGGAACAATGATTCGGAGTCACACTTGTTTACGGGCCATCTGATTCAAGGCGCCTCGCCTATCAGGATTCCTTGGAGTAAATACTTTATACCTAGGGTTATAACAAATCTATCAGCGTATCCTCCGTACTGCGGTGGAGGTGGTCTACTTATATCCAAGTATACAATGGATATAATAGCTAACGTGGCGAAGAACCTTGAAATGTTTCCCATCGACGATGTATTTCTGGGAATGTGTCTGGAAAAAAAGGGTCTATTACCCTCTCACCACGACGGTATTAAACTTTTGGACTTTTCCAAGTCCGGTAGTAAAATGTCCAATTTTGACCCGTGCTTCTATACTCGGTTTCTCGTTCTGCACCGGGTAGTGCCTTATGAACAGGTGCTTGTGCATAATGTGTTGCACAACCACACCATGTTTTGCGCGAATGGAAGATGTAATCGTCGTTGTTAAAAAATAAACGTGACTCGGTAACTGAAAACTATGTTATAGACTTTTATTTGTATGTAATTGTTTTTGTTAACACGTACATTACAACTTGAATGTATATAACGGAAGGTGAGTAATGTGGATTTGAATCAATATCTAAAAATATATAAAGCGTCATGTTATTATTATAATATATAATAATATAAATTATAGATATAATAATTATATATTTATTGAATTTTATATTTAAAAAATAATCTAAACTTTCGGATATTACAAAAAATTTACATAATAAAATTACAGATAACGTACTTTCCCCACAAATTCTTATATCATAATAATACGATTTAGACAGAGTTATATTATTTGGGTTCAAAAACCAAACGTAAACAGTTAAGAAAGGAATCCATCTTCTGCTTAGCGTATGTACACACCGCATATACCAAACCATTGAATCTCTTTTTATAGTAATACATTTAACGTATATTATCACGGTCAAACAAATTATACCAAAAAAAACAATAAATAATATAAAACTGATAAAGTTAAATTACTATGAAAGTCATATAGATCGTTTTTATAATATATGTTAAATTTTATATGTAATAATATAGAATATATACTTGTAAATAAATCGGTTAAATATATTTTTAATTTACCTTTTTTATAATTAAACGAGCATATACATAATAATATCACTAAAAACAATATTGTAGATAATATTTTAGTTACATATATATCAACATACACCTCTTTACGTATATTGCTATAAAACATATATGTGCTCTCTCTATGTGGTCTTATACATGTTTGTAAATATAAATCAATCAGTTCCATTTCCAGTCGCGATGCTAGGTCGTGTAGCGGTATGCCATTGCATAACAATATTCGTTTGTTGACCAATTCTGTTAAATTTTCCGTAGTATACATACTATAATGATCCACCTTTATACAATCGTTTACTCCAAAAAAAAAACACACCGCTAAAACGACAACAGAGCTCGGGTGAGCATGTGGCATGACCAACAGAAAATCAGGCTTCCGTACTCGAACCCGAAATCGTCGATGACTCCGAAGTGGGTCGTGCACGTCTTCACCACCGAGCCGTACACGATGAGCTGTCCCAGCAGGTTACGCGCCGAGGGCGGCGGCGAGTACCTCGCCCTGACGGCCGGTCGGGTCTGCCAGTACAGCTGGTACGCGTGATCCCACGTCTCGCTGGCGCACACCAGACCCAGGTGAAAAATCGAGATGATCAGCACCTCCGAGATGACCGTGGGCGCGCTGGGCGCTATCTGGTTGTACACGCGGATCCCGTTGATGCCCCCGATGATCAGGGACAGGTAGGGAATCACCCGTCTGGACAGCGGCCGGCCGTACGCGGCGAGTCTCCGTCTCGCGTTCGCGGACGGGCTCCCCTTGAGAACCAGACAGACGCAGGAGATCGAGCAGGCGGCGAGGCACAGCACGCACAGCTGTGCCAGGAACACGTTGCAGAACACGCGGGTCTGTTGGAATTTCGGAACCAGTCTCTTGGCGCTCTCCAGGCACCAGATCCCGTACGCGGAGAAGGCGCAGGCCGCGAGCGCGTCCAGCAGCGTGCCCTTTATAGCCGCCCTCTCCTCGTACCTCTTGTTACGTAGCACCCGGGAGTAGAGTGGAAACGGAAGATCGTACCGGTAGGACACGACCTGGATGACCAGGGCGAGCAGCAGCGTGATCAGCGCGAACGTCACCGCCCCGTCCCAGAAAAGGTTAACGTTGTACATGTGCACGTACGGGTCCGGCTGGCGACTGACGCTGCCCCGGGATTTGTACAGCGAATAGTACCTGTGATCGTAGTATCTGCCGTCATCGTCGTCCATGTGTGGGTGTAGTGTATACTAATAATATATATTTGTGTAATAAGTACGTGGCAGATTTCCGCTGCGGCCCCCGCGCGCCCGAGTGTGTACTGACTAAATGTTATAACAGCTTGTTACACAAGACCTTATGTAAGTAATAATATACAGCCGTGTAATCACGCCTATGGAAAAAAAGAGCCATGACGACGTGTAGTACGAAAATAAAACTTTATTTTTTTTACAACTTTGTACATACATATTATTCTTCATTTTACCGGTTTTATCCAAACAACTTTCTTTTTTTTTCACACATAATCACCGTCATTCCCGGGAAACAAGACCAACATTCTAGACAGCAGGTACACCCCGATGGTAAAAGTCACTAGGTTCCAGGGAATCGTGGTGAAGTTGTTGATGTACAGGGACCGCCAGTGGTACCACACCCCGATCGAGCTCATGATCACCACGGTCCAGGAGAACTCGTTCAGGTAGCCGTTCCGGATGGTGTACACGTCCACCACCTCGCTCACCAGGAACACGAACACGAAGTACAGCGCGGCGTGCATGAACTCGCAGATCACGTCCTCGTTGAAGATGAGGTGGTCGGTGAAGGCGTCGAAGTCCAGGTTCCACAGCACGGCGGCGCACATGAAGACGAGCCGGCGGGACAGCGCCCGCTCCAGCTCCATGACCACATCGCTGACGATCTCGGGGAACTTGCCGCGCATCAGAGGGTAGAAGAGCGGGTAGAAGATGTACATGACCATGGCCAGGACGCAGACGGAGTAGATCAGGTACATGACGCAGTCGCAGAAGAACGCCAGCTGCGGCCGGTCCGGGTGCGCGGCCTTCTCGAGCTGCACCTTCACCAGGGCGGCGGCGGTGAAGAGCAGGGCCAGCACGGGATCCAGGATGGAGACGTCGCGACCGACCCGCGTCGCCTGGTGCACGGCGTAGCACACGGCCATGAGGACCGTGAGCATGAGCCAGACGATGACCTGAGCGTACCACGGCGGGGCGACCGTGTCCGCGACCAGACCCCAGGACCACAGGCTGGTAGTCGGAGGCATGTTTTTTTTTGGTACTCTTTAGCCCTCTCCGGATGAGAATGCGATACTGACCCACGGTGGTAGTTACTCCCTTTTAAAACCCCCATGGCCCCGGAATCGAAACGGATCGATACCCACGTGTGCCGACGTCATGTTGACAATGGCAAGTAGCCAAAACAAACAGGACACAGACACTTTGCATTCCAGTAATAAAATTATTTTTTATTTGTTAGTGTCGAAAAAAAAAGATTAACTACTTACTACACGCTAAGTATTTTTTATTACGATAGAAAAACATTTGTCGGTGCACTAGGTGTTAAAAATGTTATAACTTGTTTTTCAAAAAATTGTTACAAATCTTTCGTCTGCTCCCCGTCGCTGCCGGTGTTAGTTGTTGCGTCGGCGGTACCTCCGACTCTGCGTTGATTGCCGGACACCGCCACCGGGACGGACGGTCTCGGCGGCACGCGGTTGTTATTGTTGCCGGTGTCCAGCAGGTCTCGGACGGTCTCCTCCAGGTCGAACTCGTACAGCATCTTGGTCAGCACGTAGGCGTTCACGCAGAAGGTGATCAGGTTCTCGTTCAGTGAGTCGTGGGTGTTGATGAGGACGTGCTTCTGGTGGAACCACATCATGCCGGACGCGAAGATCATCCAGAACCAGCTGAACTCGCCGGGGAAGTTGACCATCATGTCGGCCACGCCGCTGATCAGGACGAAGAAGAGGATGAAGAAGCAGTAGTACAGGACGTGGTAGATGAGCTTCTCGTCGGTGGTCAGCGACGCCGTGAAGGCGGTCATGTTGATCGCGTACACCGTCAGGGTCATGTACACCAGCACGCGGCGCGCCACGTCGCGCACGAACCTGGAGGTCACCAGCCCCACGAACAGCTCGCTGGCCTCGGTGGTCTTGACCGTCAGCGACACGATGCTCACGATGCACGACACCCCGGCCAGCATGATGTAGGCCACCATCAGCTCGTCGCAGAAAACGGCGTCCCTGGAGACGTGACCGACCGGGACCCACACGTTGATCTTAGACTTGATGGCGATCAGACGCTGAAACCCGTAGTAGGTGGTCACGAGCACCAGCGCGGGATCCACGACGCTGACCAGAGGGCGCCGGTTCCCGCCTCGACAGTTCATAAAGATGGTTAGGATCAGGGTGACCGCGATCAGCGCGTATAGGTAGACGACGTATTCCTCCATCTCGGACAGTTGCTGTTGCCGCCGCTGTGCTGCTGCCGGTCCGATGGGTGGTGACGCTGTCGTCGCTGTCTGTGTTTTCTCGGAGAGGATCGGGTGCTGCCGGAGGCGGCGGCCTGCGACGACGGCTTCGACGTGTTGTGCCTGTGAGGCTCTCCGCGTCGTCCTCTACAGGCCCAGTAAGACGTGCGGACTTTATAGGTTGCAGATGCGTGAGAGTATGCCGTAATTACCATCGTAGGGGAACTTACACATTTCCTGTTGGACGGGCCGACTTTCGCCCGTCCCCTTTCGGTTCGTTCGATACGCACGTATCACGTACTTAACGACGCGGGCGCACGTACTTCTTATCACCACCACACGCACGTTTTTAGTTAGTTATATTTTTTATTATTGTAGTTTAAAATTTTAAAATTGTTTTTTTAATATGACCAGATGGGGGCGACAGTTCAAACACCGTGATTTTATTACAACACATACTTATTATAGTTTGAAACTATACATAACACGTTTCACAAGTAACACCTACGGGTTTTAATAACGCCACTCCAACTTTGTACGCAAAGATTCCATAGTATATAAGTAAATCGAAAAAAAAGACGGCATTAATAATATAACATTTTCTATAAAATATAGGTATACACATATTTTTTTTAGTTAGCCACGAGGATCTTAGACACCATGTACAGGCACACGCTGAACGTGACGATGCTCGAGTTGAACGTGTGAAAGTCGTTGATGTACGTGTACCCGTAGTGCAGGAACAGTATGGCGACCGACAGGCTGAACGCCTCCACCGTGAACTCCGTGAACACGTTCAGCGTCCCGTCCAGTATCTCGCTCAGGGACACCATCAAAAGCACGTACATACTGATGTACACGCACAGGATGATCACGGACTTGTCGCTGGGGGTCACGTCGGAGAACGTGTACAGGTTCAGGTTGTACACGGTGGCCGTGATGTAGAGGCACACGCGCCGACTGAGGAGGCGTATCAGGATGGCCATCTGGAGCCTCATCCGCAGGGATATGCGCGTGTACTTGTACATGTACAGGGTGTAGGTGGTGAGGAACGACCCGAAGATCACGAAGTACTCGGCGATGATGAAGTTGGAGAACGGCTCCATGAGCCGGTTGCTGTAGGACATGGTGGCGCATTTTCTCTTCTCGTACAGCACCCGGCCCACGCCCGCCGCCGTGAAGAAGAGCGCCAGCAGCGGGTCCAGGGGCGAAACCTCCATCTTGCGCGACCTCAGCTCTCCGGCGCACCAGAGGACGAAGGCGAAGCAGATGAAGAGGAACAGCATGGCCAGACAGTAGTCGCCCAGTTCCGAGTTATCCATTAACTCGACACACTTAACGGTCAACGACGCCCGAACGTCGTCGTCGTCTTCGGTAGCGGTTGCGGGAGAGGAGGAGGAGGCAACGGTCGTTGCGCTGGGGCCGTATGCGGGGCGTTCTGCCATCATGGGGATAGGGATATTTTTTTTTACGATTTTTTTCCACCGCCCCGAAGACCTTCTTCCCTTCTTGTCCCCAACCACTCAAGTAGTCCGTGCGCGCCAGGGACCCCCCACTCAATAATCCCTCGGCTGTGTATAAAAACGGGTAGGTGCATTGTGCGTGTTGCCTAACCCCTCCCACTATTTCCTGTCTACGTGAAAACATCATTGTTTATTCTCAGTAACGGGTTTATAGAAAAAAGTCGGAAAGTCATGATTTTTTTTCATATTATAAATTTTTTTATTTTTTTACATTATAAAAATATTTTTTTATTTTTCAAGGATTTTTATATATATATATATACACAGGTTACTATATACATATTATTACTGCGGGTCTTTCAAGTTTTCTTTTTCCACCACACACATATCTCTGTAACAGTTTTTTTATTACAAAAAAATCAGTCCCGGTTACGGCCCGATGCGGTGTACAGTCTGTCTTCCTCCTCGGGGCACTCGATCAACCAGAAGAAGCCCAGCGACAGGAGTCTCCGCGTCAGCAGATACACGACCACGATCAGCGCGTACATGTGCCAGTTGGTCTGGCACAGGTTGTCCATCGGGGAGAAGTGCAGATACACGGTCGCGACCGCGTAGACCACCAGGTCCCACTTGTTTTCGGGAAACCGAAACCTGCAGAACATGTCCACCACGACGCTGAAGCACACGAAGGTCATGGTCCAGCAGAAGAGGATGAAGCACATGAAATCGTAGCCGATGCCCTTCTCCTGGCCCCACACGCCGATGCTCACGAAGTCGGACGTCAGGGTCAGGATCACCATGAACACGATCCCCCGGTTGAGCGCGTACATCAGGTAGTAGATGAAGCCCCGGTGGGTCTGGACGAGGATGTTGATCAGGATCAGGATGGCCAGGATCATGGTGCAGAACAGCATCAGCAGCGTCGAGACGGACACGCACAGACTCCACTCGTAGTCGTAGTGGGTCTCGGTCGTCAGGGTGATCAGGACGCCGGTCAGGCTGCCGATGAGACCGATGCACGGGTTGAACATGGACGAGATTCCGGTGTGCCTCCGGTAGCAGTAGACGCATGCGCCGACGAAGAGCATCAGGTTACCTATCAGCTGGATGATGAGTCCGTCCGGGACCGTTGGCTGGTACACGAACTTGCCCTCGGACCAGCCCTTCCACGGATCGCTGGGATCGTAGTTGTCGGGCCGGACGTTGGTCAGGACCATCACCGGAGCCATGGTGGCCAGTTAGTTATTTTATTCTAGGAGTTGTTAGTAGTAATAATAATCAGTCGTTACAAAAAAAAATTCTTTCAATTTGTTTTGAGAAAGAGAAAAAGATTTAAGTTAGTTCAGAGAGATTGATGATGCGTGAGGAGGCTTTCTGAACTCCGTCTGGAGTGGGTTTCATGCTGCTACTGCCGCCACATTTATACACCCTTTTTGGGTGTTGGCGGTAGCCTCCCCTTGCGTCACCGTTCCTGTGGGCGGAGCCTAAGCATGAATGACACGAAGGATGACGGGTCTGGCGGACCTCGTTCCAGATGAAGAAGAAGCGGATTCTTCTCCTCGCTGCCCCCCCTCCTCGGGGTGCTCTATCAGATAGAAAAATCCCAATTGTAAAAGTCTTCTGGTCAGGACGTAAGTCACCATCATGATGATGTACACGTCAGGTTCTTTGAGAGACAGATTCGTCAGGGGGTTGAAATACATGTACACCATCGACACCCAGTACACGGCAAAGTCCACCGGCAGGGCCGGAAACCTGACCCGCACCAACAGGTCCAGCACCACGCTGCTGCAGATGAAAAAGATCATCAGAAAAAAGATACGCATGCACAGGTACTTGGAGTAGACCCTGTTGTGAAAGCCCCAGATCCCGATATAGCCGAAGTCGCACACGAAGGACATGACCACCATGTAGATGATCCCGCGGTTCAGACCGTACAGGTAGTAGTAGAACAGCCCGTAGTGACTGCGGTAACGGGTCAGGATGATCAGGACGGTCAACATGATACAGCAGAGACCGAGCATCAGGGTGGCCACGAAGTTGCACAGTTCCCATTCGGTTATGGAGTGGGTATCGGTACTCAGGTTCACGTACATGCCGATGAAGCTTCCCACCAGACCCATGAACGGGTTAATCAGGGACGATACGACCTGGCGGTGCGTGAAACAGCTCACGGACGCGACCAGAAACAAGAGAGTGTTGAAGAGAAAAAAGATCACGTAGAACATGCTGATCTGCGGTTGAAAGAGCACCCCGGCGTTGTTGGGATCGGCGGCGTTCGGGTTGACCATGACGTCGAAGACTGGCGCCATTTTATTTTTCCAAAAAAAAAAGCCCCCGAAGAGCTCTTTCTGTGCTGGCTCGGAATATATGAATTTAGGCGCTTGTTTGCACATGGGGGTTTTATACGCTTTATCGTGGGTGGACTTACAAAAAGAATGAGTGGCGTACTATCCCGGAACGGTATGGGCGTGTTTTGTTTTTTCCCGTTTCCTTCCTTCCCACTTCCCCTCCCCCCGATTTACCCATATGAGTAATATATTAATAAGAACCACATGAAACAAGGGTACTTTTTCAAAAAAAAAGAACATTTTTATTTTTTTAACACAACATAAGATTTTTTTTATTGAACCTCGTAATATCTGTTAAATCTCATTACGACATAGTCCGTATACCAGGAGAAACACCTCAGGTTCATGAGTTTTTTACAAAAGAGGTACACGATGGCCACCACCCCGTACAGGTCCGGGGCGAAGGGGCTGAGGTGCTTGATGGGATTAACGTGCATATACCAGGTCACGTAGATGTAGATAGGCACGTCGTAGTGATTGTCCCAGAAGTCGCGGGGCGAAGAGAAGATGTCCATGATGAGGCAGGCGACCACAAAGAGCGCCACCCAGTACACGAGGTTGTAGATCATGTCCTGGTTCTCCAGGCGGTACCGACTCCCCCAGTCGGCGATGCCGTCAAAGTCCAGCCAGAGCGTGAGTCCGAGGAACAGGATCATGATCCTGCCGGCGCAGAAGTTGGCCATGCAGACGGCCACGCCGGCGTGTTTGCACATGGACATGGCGCACATGAGGAAGAGGGAGGTGGCGGAGGCCACCAGGGTGGAGACGAAGATGTAGAACTGGACGTCGACGATGTCGGACGGCGGCGGGACTATGGGCCCCTCTGGCAGATTGAGGTAGCCGACCAGGCCGATGCAGACGAGACAGAGCAGGGGGTTGAGCACGGTCTTGAGCCCGTACTGCCGGCGGTAGTAGCCGAGGCACGCGAAGCAGAAGAGGGCCACGTTGACGACGTACAAGAAGAGGATCACGTCGAAGTCTCGGAAGATGGTGATGGGCGAGACGTCGTTGAGGCATGAGATGTAGTTTAAGGTTCCGTTGAAAAACCTCCGGGCGCACAAAATGTTGACCACGGGAGGCATGATTATTTTTTTAATTTTATCTAGTTTTTTACGATGAACGAAAAAAAAACAGTAACTTAAAAAGTTAATATATAAATTTTTTATTGTCTCTCACATACAACAAACAAGCACAGTAGGGGGGAAAGAAGGCAACTGATCTTTTTTTATTTCACAATAGCGGTATATATGTGATATAACTTCCTTTTTTTTTGTCATGTCACACTATGGCCACCACCCTCTTATGCGTCTCACATCCGTTAGCGCTACATTTGTGACACGGCCCTTTTACGGTTAGCAACAGGGGTCCGTACGCCGACAGCGCCGTGGGAGGCACCGGTACGTGCTCTACCACGGTGGACAACGACGACTTTTTCGCGTTGTTACCGTCGTCGTCCTTTTTCCTCTCCCTGAGCCCCTCCAAGTCCTTGGTGTTGCCGGTGACGTACAGAAAGTAGATGTAGAGTTTGGGACCGAAGTACGCAAACACGAACGCCCACCCGTTGTAGTTAGAGATGATGATGGTGATGACCGACCACGGGATACAGCCGTAAGTTCGGCTGACGAATATGTACACCCAGCCCGTCCAGATGGCGAAAGACACGAACGAGGTGGTGAGCAGGATCAGGCCCTCGTAGTGCTGGCGTTTGGTCCTGCCGCACTGGTAGAGCCTGATGGACAGGACCAGGACCGCCAGCAGCAGGGCCATCACGTAGGGCAACAGGGATATAAAGTCCACGTTTTTCTGCGCGTCGGTACCGAACATTATGTCCTTGAGTCTGGGACACAAGAGCGCGTACTGGAGTCCCAGTATCAGCTGGGGGATGGAGTAGAGCATGGTGCTGAACACCGGGGCCAGCGGGTCGGAGTCCCTGTAGTGACCGGGGTTGAGCAGGTAGAGACAGGAGGTGAAGAGGGCCGAGAAGGCCATGGCGAAAAAGATGCCGAAGAGCACGCTGAGCGTGTAGTCCCGGTGGTAGTACTTGACGACCACGCTCAGCAGGAATATCCCCGTCACGCATAGCGCCAGGTAGATGTCGTTGATCAGGCAGCCCGGGTCGATCTTGGTGCGGCGACAGATCTTCAGCAGGTAGAAGAGTAGCGGCAGCACTATGAGCAGTACGATGGCGGTGCCCAGCATGGCCTGGGCGTCCATGTAGCGCATAAAGAACTCGTTCTCCATGTCCTCGGAGACGTTGAGCGTCTTCTTGGTCACGAAAAACGCCAGCATGGTTGGCCGGGTCGGTCACACAGTATCACCACTGTGTGAGTGTGCGCGACATTCTGTGCCCGTTAAGTACGACGGATACGGTGGAACCGCCCTGTGTGTAAATAGCCCGCCCCAATGAGATCACTGCAAAAAACCTCTTCTCGTCACCATACTTATCGTGTACCCCGCGGCGTAGGTAACGCCCGCATGCATATACGCAATCAAACATTTTTTAGGAAAAAACACAGAAAAGTAATTTTTTTACGAAATATTATTTTTTATTTCTTGTTTGTTTATAACTTTTTTTGGTAAAAGATCGGTTAGTTGGTCGAAAATAAAAAACTGTTAACTAACTAAATCTCATCATCTTCTAGAATTCCGTTGTACGTCCAGAGGAGCCTTCTGGTGATCAGGTACACCGCGTGCGACACGCCGATCAACAGGACGCAGGAGCTCGCGTCGAAGGAGGTTATCTGGTTGTGAATCAGGTAGGTCGAGTAGTAGATAACGAGGAACGCTAGCTGGGTCGAGTCCAGGGTCAGTATGAGGTCAAACGAACACAGGTCGAAGATCATGCACGCGTAGAGAAACGCGGTCAGGTAGAGGGAGACGTACAGCATGGCGACGGTCACGCCGCCTTGCATGTAGCGCTCGATCCAGGTGCCGAGTTTCTCAAAGTCCAGAAAGAAACAGGACACGGTGAGGCAGACGAGCGACCGGTTGATGTTAAAGACGAGGTACCTGACCATCCAGTGGTCGATGGCGGAGAAGGTCCAGGTACACACCAGGATGCACTGGAGGCTGATGCTGATGATGTGCATGGTGGTGAAGAGGGAGCTGGCCAGGTTATAGGCGGTGGCGTAGTTTTCGGTGGCATCGGCGTAGCTGTAGAGCACGGACAGCAGCCTGACGCCGCCGAGGCAGCTGAAGACCACGCAGAGGAACGGGTTGATGAGGACCTCGAAGCCCAGGTTTCGGTTCTTCAGCGTGTACAGCGCCCCGAGTAGGAAAAAGATGAGCAGGTTGGCGCAGAACGGGATCACGAGCAGTTCTTGGGAGGCGTAGACGTAGTGCGTGGTGGTGATCGGCGGCGTTTCCCCGTAGGGGTCCTCGAAGAGGTACTGGCGATACGGCGATTGCCGGGGTTTCGAGAACATCGCTGCTATAAACTAAACGTTTTCGCTACAGATCCACTTGCGTTCGGTGGAGCACCTTCCACTTGATAGTCCGGTGTCTTTTATGTAAAAACAATGTGATTCGTTCAACGGGGGCGCTGTCGGGCTATCCGGTACTGGAAACGACGTATTGAACCCCCCTATCCAGTGATCGGATGGACCTTTGTAGCGTTTTAGAAAAGTCAGTTCTTGTTCAGTTCGGTTGGTAGTTAAGTCGGCTCCTACAGATAAACAAAAATCTTTACCCACTGTCCAATTTTTAGATTCATTTGAAAAAAAGTAACATGTACCATTGAACCAAATCCACGTATCGTTTTTACAAATTCTACATGGAGCCGAAAGTGGCGAAACCGATGATTCTCCGCAGTTTCTGACGCGCGACGGGCAAGACGAGCCGCTTAATATAATAACGAGTTGCGCAATGCATATCATCAGCAAGGCTATTACTAATAACACCAAGCAACTTAATACACGCCTGTTGGGTCGTGTGTATGTTCGAACGGTTAGGAATTTCGTGTAACCACCGCCCGCGGTGAACGGTGTTCGTAGCATCGTTCGTTCATTGATTGACTTCACACATTTATTTTTTTAGAATATTTGTATTTTTTTACGATATTTCGTAGTATACACTAAATAAATTCAGAAATTACCGTTAAAATAAGCTAACCATTAACCACATAACTGGCCGTATGCCCGCACGGAAACAAAGAACAATGCGTAAAGGAAGGGTGTGTTTGTCCCGTACGTGGACTAAACGCAATAAAAGGAGGACCTCTGCCCGCAGTGAGCCCGAGCGCCTCTGGTTCTCCCTCGGAGCGGCTTCGAGGTGACAAACGCTCTTGTCTCCTCTCCCGGGTCTTCTTGTTCACTGAGGAGAAAAAAAATCGTAAAACGATACAAGATGGATTTTTTCAACGAAGCGGCTATGAAACTTCTGGTTGAGCCGATAACAGTAACCGTTGTTGTGAAGTTTCTACTCGGTCTGGTGACCGCACCGTTCGTGCTCATACTGATGAACTTTGCCGTATACGTTTTTGGTATACTCTGGCTTTTGGACAGGTTGTTGAAAAAGTGCGGTCGTCACAATCCTGAGGTGCTTCGTATCGCCCATCTGACTTTCAGATACGGTTATTGTAAATTGGCTAACTTCCTGAAAGACTGCTTGTGCGGTGCTTGCGTGTGTTCCGAATACCTGGACTGGGAAGAAATTTACCAGGAAGAAGAAAGAAGCCAGTAAGTCAAATCGGCGATATACGACTAAACTTTTGTATGTGCTTCTTATAAAAATTAATGTATTTTTTTAAATGTTGTGTTTTTCTCTTAAAAAAATAACAGGCACGCGTTTGACAAATGTATGCTGAGTCTGAACAGAGACGTTGACGAATTTCATAAGCGCCACTCCGAGGATGTGGAGAACCCCGGTCCGGAAGACGATCGCGAGGACCCCGATCCGTGTGCGATCAGGACGGTGATCGTCCACCTTCCCCCCGGCGCGGGAAACCGCGATCCTCTGCTTCTGGAGGACCTCGATCCGGAGGACGGAGCGCAGCATCCCTCCGGGCCCACCGACGGTAATCCATCCTCCTCGTCTCCTCCTCCTCCCCCGGACACCGTCACCTTGGAAGATGAAACGCAGCAGGTTCATGCGCCCCGCCTCGACTAACAACCACGACCTGATGTGGCACCTCGTGAACTTTCTAAACCCGTACACAGCGTTCATAATCTCATCCTACACCATCTGCATCTGCTACCTTATGTTATCGAGGACCAACCGGGGCAAGAAGTACCTCGTGCTGCAGCAGTTCGTGACGCTGGGCTTCATGATCGCCTACGTGTTGAACAGCAAGAACATCAGGATGTGCGCCGACCTCAGGGACGACGACGCCTACGTCAGGGCCATGAGGTGCTGTTTCGCCCTGTACTCGGCCATGGCCATCCTGGTGCACGCGTACAACGCCCTGAACGCCGGTCTGTACAACCGTTACGACAGCTGGACCTGTTCCTACCTGTGCATCCTGCACACGTCCATGGCCACCATGGTGTCCATGGCCCAGACCGGCTACATGTCGGAGGCGCTCACGTGCAACTACAAGGAGGACCTGCTCTTCCTCGCCAAGTGGTTCTTCTACACCCTGCTCTTCTCGGTCATGGTCACCTACCTCTGCGACACCAACGCCGTCATCATCCACGGGCGGCAGAACTGGACCACCGTGGCCACGGTCCTGGGCACCATCGCGGCCCTGATCGCGACCGCTTTTCTGAAATCTTTCAAGGGGTTTCCCGGACAGTGCGGGATGGTGACGGCGTTGGGAAAAACCACTCTGGCCCTGGCCCTCACGTCGATCATGAGGCTCTCGCTGGACATGGAATTTACCGGTATAGACATGAGACTGTTGTACACGTGGCTGATGGACGTACTTTCCCTGTAACGGGAGTTAGTTAATATGTGCAAGTGTTTCCCCCCACCCATCGTCCTTACAGTATTAATAAAACCTTTTTTTTACATTTTTTACTTCCACTCACAACTATTTCACTGCATTTTTTTGTATTTAAAAAAACTAACTTGTTTTTTCAATAAACCGGTTAATTCGTAAACTCTTTAAAAAATCTCATGGTTTTTTTCCTAACTTCGGTAACGAACGGAAAGGGGTGTGCAATACGGTGGATGTGTCGTTTCCTTCCTTTCTCCCTCCCCCGTCGATAAGTGGCCGCGGGGTGTTATATATTCGCCGTGGTTCGGCCGCTGTTCTCACTGCAGCTTTTCGACGGAGCTTTAAAGAACTTTTTTCCAACGACGTATTTTAATTTTCCTCTTTGATGCGGGACAGGCTGATCGTGAAACCATGGTTCATCTTCCCAAGTGCGAACTGAGGAACCCGTTGCTGACCCAGTATCGAAAATCGTGCGGCTACAACAAACTTCGCGAGCGAAACCTGTGGACGATGTGGGCCGATCATAATAAACGTCGACAGAGCGCGAGGCAGACGCCGGGAGGCAGACGGAACATGTGGAGCGGCGCGTCCGGGCCTCTTGGGTTCCTGGGAAGGATGATGGTGGCCGGCAGCATGGAGAGTCGCGTCGTTGTGTGGGACGCGAAGCCGTCCGTTTACACCGAATCCGGTCTCCTCTGATGAGGTCGACGGCGGTGTTCCGGATGAAGAACCGGGAGAAGAAGAAAAGCGAATTTTTAAAGAATTTGCCCCGGACTTTTATCAAAATAATTAAATAAACGGTCCATGGGAGCAGTATTTTATTGGTTCGTGATCTGTTGCGCGCGTTACGCCGTCGATAATTACGACCTACACTATTAATTTGGTGAACGTGTCAGGGTGGTTTGGTACCGGATCCTCTCTTGGGCGGGCGGGGGTACACGTATCGCCGGTTCTCGAGTGTGCGTGTACGACAGAGCGGTGGGAGGGAGGGGGGAAGCGGGGGTGGGTGACCGGAAATTTTTTTCGAACCGGCGGATCAAGGAACTCCTCTTCACACAGGAAGTCGATCCGGTGGGTGCGGGAGGGAGGAGGGACGTCACACCGGACCGGAACGAGAAAAGGTTATTATAAGTGTTGTTTGGGTTCGATCGTTGATCTTTAAAAAAATACAAAGGACCACACCAACAAACCCTTTCTCATCGGCTCCGAGGGACGAACATTTTTTTCTTTCTAAACCGAAAAAAAAACCCACCACCACACTCCTCTTTTCCCCGCGCCATCATGAGCGGTGGTGGTGCTGCCGTCACGCTCAACACCAACAAGAAGGGAACCGCGGCGAGGGAGTCGTTGTCGTCGTCGGGGCTTTCGGTTTCCGAGAAGGGCGGCGGAGGGAATAACGATCGCCACCACCACCATCACCATCACCACCACCACCCTCCTCTTCTCACACACAACAACGACACGTTCTACAGCCATGTGGACGTCCTGGCCAGCGTCTCGGGGTCCATGGGCCCCCACGAGCAGAAGGCCCTCAGCCTCCAGCACCCCATCTGGGAGTTCACCGGCACCGGCGTGGTGTTCGTGGCCGGCGTCCCGGAGAACCGGGTCTCGGTGCTCTTCCAGCAGCTCCGGTTCGAGGAAGGGAGCCAGAGCTACTCGTTCGTCGTCGTCAACGCCGGCTGCGAGCGTCTGGTCCTCAACCGGGAGCCGGTGCGGCTCATCCTCTTCTCGCTGCCGACCCGCTCCGTCTCGGGCCAGTCGCTGGCCCTCAACCCGCCGCTGGTCGAGTTCCCGCCGGCGCTGCGCACCGTGTGCAAACCCTTCGTGATCCCCCTGTCCAAGCAGCACGTCTTCGTCCGGGCCAAGATCTGCGGCCCGGCCTGGTACACGGGGAGCCAGCTGGGGGTGGCGGTGGACCCGAGCTGGAGGCTCTGCTCGGTCGCCGTCACGCACGTCCCCGAGGGGCTGGAGCGCATGCAGGAGCGCATGCTGCGCCGCATGGACGCCTACGGCCCGGTGGCCGAGGACGACGACGTGCACCTGGACGTGTACAAGGTGGCGTACAAGAAGAACGTGCTGTACATGCTGCTGGTGTGCATGCCCAGGACCTACTCGGAGAGCGCCCTGGCCGCCAGCGCCGTCGCCTCGGCCGACACCATCCTCTTCTCGGGCGTGTTCAACCGCCGGCCGCAGCCCGCCGCCGAGCTGCACAAGCCCAGCGTGGCCGTGGCCTTCAACACCACCTGCAACTCGGTCGCCGACGGCTACGTCCCCGTCATCGACCCGTACGCGCACATCAACCAGTTCACCACCCCGACCCGGGACACGGTCGGCCTGTTCGTGCCGGACTGCTGCGGCGCGGACGCCCGCGCCCTCTACCACGCCTGCACCTGGAGCAGCCACAAGATGTTCCTCCCCAAGGTGGACACGGCCGGGCAGATCTCCTCTTCTCTGTCGCCGCCGCCGCCATCGACGACGACGGCGGCGGCGGCGGCCGCGGACGACGAGGGCGAGGCGGCGGCGGCGACAGAGAAGATGATGATCGCGTCCGCCGGCGGAGGAGGCGCCGCCAAGAGGCCGAAGAAGCTGGCGGAGGAGGTCGGCCGCATCTTCTTCCTGTGCCGCGAGCGGGCCGGGGTGCCGGTCAAGGACCTGCACGCCCCGCCGGACGAGGTCAGCGTCGTGGTCTCGCAGACGCACATGGTCCTGCACCCGCTCGGCGTGCTGGTGCGCCTGGACGCCCTCAACCCCATCTGCGTGAGCCCCAGGCCCCAGAAGGGGTTCAACCCCGCGCAGACCAAGGCCCGCGCCGAGCTGCAGCACATCTCAGAACACTTTTCCAACCTGTACCTGGAGGAGATCAGGATGCTCAACTCGTTCCTCGGCGGGGAGCACAGGACGGCGGTCGAGGCCACCGTCGCCGAGTCCCGCAAGTTCGTCAGCGACGCGGGGCCCTGGGTGCCGTGGAACCTGTGCGATCACCAGTACAAGCAGGATATCAGATTGGACCTGCGCTTCTGAGAAGGATGGGAAGGGGGGGAGAAGGCGGGAGGCGGGAGGAGGGAAAAAGAAACCACCAAACCACAACAACCCCCGGGGAAAAAACCTTTTTTTTTGTGTTAAATAAAAACAACGTACAAAATAAAAATTATGGAGAGAGTGTGTATTGTGTTTTTATTTTTTCGTAAACAAAAACATCCCATCCGATTGGAAAAAATTGCACGCGGTTTTTTTTTTCATAGTAGGCACACGTCAATTATCGATAACAAAAAATTACAATTAACTTTTTTCCAACAGAGAACAAAAACACGTTTTCCAACATACCGATTTAAATATAACCGTTCTTTTTTTTACAATGGGAGCTTTTTTCCATCGTTTCACCTCTTATAGGCCCTCCTTAGTAGTGTATAATAATATAAATAACAATATGATTTTTTTGTCGTATATAAAAAATCATATTATATAAATTTTATCCAATTAAATGGTCGAATATATTTTTTTTAAAAAAGCACATACTTATTATTTTTTATGTCTGGTCCCTGGAAACTCCTCCTTTTCGAACCCCTAATTATATAGCAGCAGCACCTTGGATATAATTTTTTTTGATATGATAATGATGGTGAAAAAAGATCTATATGGAGAGACGTTTATATGGGAAAACGAGAACCAACAGTTTTACAGGCATTTTTTCACATGTCACAGGATTTTTTTTAACTTATAAAAGGTATCATAATATATAACGACGAGGCATTTGGTTTTTTAACTACAAAAAAACACAGACTTAATAAATAAACACATAACAACAATTCGTATAAAAACACATATTACTATCATAATATATATTCATTGCAGCAAACCATTTAAAGACTTCCTTCCTTTTTTTAAAAAAAAAGTTTTTTCCTTTGTTGTATTGGCTCAGTTTAAAAAAAATGAACACGAGTCTGTTCAAATGTCTTTTCTTTTTGGCTTTTCAGCACGTGAGTGAGTGTGTGTTGTGTGCAATTGTTTTTTTTTTCTGAAATTTTTTTCGGAGAGCGGGTGGTGTAATAATAAAAAGGTCTTTGCATAAAAAAGACCGGACAAAAAAACCCTTCTCCATTTTTTTTTCGTTGTTTGTTTGATGTATCTTGTTTCAAACAACGGCCGCTCCGCTGTCGAAGATGGCGTACATGGGTAGAGCGTACCCCACGAGGTAGATGCACGCGTGCATCGTAGACCCCTCGATTGAGATGGTGAGCCAGGTCGTGTCCCCTCCTCCTCTGTGGCACACGACACGGTAGATGAACCGGTACCAGACGATCAGGTTCGCCACGGTCGTGTACATCATGTAGGTCTTCTGGCTCCGCAGCACGGCCTTCCTCGCCGGGCACCACAGGCACAGCGCGGCGGTCAGCGCGCCGAGCAGGATCCCGTGGGCGCAGAACAGCAGAAAGTCGGCGTTCCGCTGCGCGAGAGACGTGGCGTAGTACGAGGCGAAGCGCTCGTCCAGCGCCCCGTACTCCAACACGACCAGGACGTGACCCGTCAGGCCCACCACCAGGGCGAAGCACGACGAGGGGTCTTGCTGTTGGTTACAGACGAATAAGATGTGCGTCAGCACGCAGGTGGCGCACACGCTGTAGCAGATGGTAAACAGGTACAGGCTGGAGACGAAGTCCTGGGTCTCGGACAGGGCGCAGGCGAACAGCCCGAGCAGCCCCGCCAGGAACGGGAGCTGGATCTGTAGGATCGGGTTATGCTTTTTTTTCACGAGCAGCCAGATAACCCTGATCATCAGTCCGAGCACCACCGGGATGAAGAGCGATGCTAACATCCAGCACAAGATCCTGTGTGAGACGTCAGGCACTTGATCGTTGGTGTCTGCCGAGAGTCTCCACATGCCTCCTTCTCCTTCTCCTTCTCCTACTCCTCCTTCTCCTCCTCCTCCCATGATGTTGGGAGTGATAGTGTTGTTGTTGTTGCTGTTGTTATAATGATGGCTCATCATCATCACGTCGTTACTCGGATGGTGGTGATGGTAGTGGTGGTGATGATGATGGGAATAATAATCGTTAGTGTTACTGTCGATGACGACGATACCAGGGCTCAAAACACCCGACCTCCGTTTTTGTTGTTGTTGCTGCAGACTTATAGACCCCACAAATATTTGTTTCAGTGTTCCCCCCATTTATCAGTTCTTTTTTTTCTGTAAGCAGAGTATAAATATATAGATGGTAAGTATAATGAGTGTGATGTTGTTACACTCGTTGTTGTTGTGTCTGTTCTTCCTCCACGTTCACAAAGAGAATGATGTTTTTCTTAATATAGATAGTAGAGATGAAAGAAAATAAAGGCCTCAACGTGTCTTGTAATAAAGTAGTACTAATAATAATCTACACATTATATATTTTTCTAGCTAGCGATGTTATATTCTAGTATAATAAGTTAATAAAACAGATGTGGTAGTATATAATAACAGTATCTTTCGTGCGTGCTCAAACTCCTCCGGAAGGTTTTCCTTTTAAGTAGTCATCAGGTTTAAACAAAAGGGCAAGGCGGTGGGGGTGTAGCAAGGGAATAATAGAAGAAGGTGCGAGAAAAGAAAGAGAGAATGGGAAGACTGGTGGAGATGATGATTTAAAAAAAAAGAGAAAGAGAAGGTGTGGCAACAAATAAACATATAATAATGATTCGAGAAGAGTAATAAAGAAGAATGTGACAAACCCGTCTGTTATGTGGTAGTAGCATGTGATTAAAAACAACAAACCAGCAATGGCAGCCACGAGGTGGCGGTTTTTCCTACTATATAGAAAATAAAACTTCAGGATGCAGTTACTTCCTAGATTTAAAAAAACAAGTGTAAAAAAAGTATAATAATAATATAATAACACAACTATAATATATTATCACCGTATAAAAAATGTAACAACATAATAAAATTCATTTTCAATACATTATTATTATCATCGTCACAACAATACAATAATATAAATAAATTAATGAGGTAGTTTGTAAAAGGTTAAGGTTTTTGGTTTTTGGTTTTTTAAAGGAAAAATAAGGATGTGCTTTTAAAAAAAACATTCGACCGGTAATATATAATAAATATTATAACTTAGCTGCCAGCAGCCCCGGTGACAATGATGGAAAAAGACCCCCATATATGAGATATACGTTGTATCTCTTTTTCTAGCCATACACACATACAAAGTTAATCGTAGTAGTAGCCTTTTTTTTAAACGTGCAAAATAACAGTACAATTAAATTGGGTTCTTTACATCATGACCGATTATAAATTCTTGACTGTTTTGACAATGCGTGTGTAGTAATGTGTGTGTAGTTCATGTTGTATGTTTGTGTATATGATATGATGAGAAGAAAGATATGAGACTAAATCCGAGTTGTGAAAGAAATTAATTCGGCTGAAAGGTTATAAGAACCTTTCGCGGTACACCTACGTCAAAAGAGAGGAAAAAAAGTTTCGTTTTACAATTTAACAACCTGCGCTGGAAAAAAAAGTACGGCCCGTAAAAAAAAAGATCCCTATAACATTAGGAATCGTAGTAGTACATCATCGATCGATAGAATTAATTTGACTATTGTCAGACAAACGATAAGCGCTATCCACGTCGAAGGTGGAAATCCGCCTAAGGTCTGCCTGATGTCGGTCACTGGTACCGAGGCCTGTAACACCTTACGGGGATCACCACCCAACCAACCCTCCCTCGTTCATCGTCGTTCGTCGGTCGTAGTACCGTTTCTATATATATAATGATACCCGCTTTTCGTCCTAAGTCACACCCCCACCCTCGTACCGTTTTAGTAGCGTTACCGTAACATACCGTTGTTATCCGTCATCAACCCCATCACACATCAATCACACAGCGCCGGCGGGAAAAAAAGGCGTTAGGCCGCCGGCAGACACACCGGAGCGGGACGGTGGTGCATGACAGCGTAGTACCTCTCCGATCTCCTCCTTCGTCTCCTCCCCCTGGTCCTCCATATCTGGTGGCAGTACCCCTCCGCCGCGGCCACCACGACCTCACCGCCGAGTCCCGAATTCCTCCGCTCGGCGACCCCCGCCGGCTCCCGCTGTTTCCTCCGGCTCCTCCCAGATAACAGGTAATGGTGGTGGTGGCCGCCCAGCGTCCATCTTCTCAAGGTGAACCCGTAAGGTGTTACGTAACCCACGGTCAGTGACGGGCGTACTGGTGATGACGTTCGCGCAGGTGTCACGCGACAACCTCCCGTGCAAGCGGGGGTTGTCGCGTGACGTGGGGCCGTTAACGCTGCCGCCGTAGCGCCGTCCGAGGCAGATCCGGTCATTGCCAGCTCCGGATATGCAGACTACCGCGATGCTGCTGACGATCTGCCTCGGGATGGCGCTGTGCGGCGGCGGGCGCCGCGATGGAACGGTGGGGAGACGCACGGCCCGAGACGCCTCCGACCTGCCGATAGGCGACTCGCCCACTTCAAATAAAGCAGCTCGATCTCCCGTCCGCCTGCCACGTAATGTATCCCGAGTTTCCGGGCCCGTCCTGCTGTCTCCCGACTCTCGGCCTGTCATGTGTGGTGATGTCATCTCCAAAAGCATCTGCGCCTACTTTGTCATAGACGGCGTCTCCAGGATAAAGACCAGGTCCTTCCACCACCCTAACGTCCTTTGACGGCGATAGTAAAACGCACAATAAAAAAACAATACTTTTTTTAAAGAGTAACTTTTATTATCGGGGCGTTTAACTACACAACATACATATTACCTGGTGGGTGGGGGAGTTTCCTCGTTACACGTAAATTTTTTTATTTACTTATTTAGCAGATCAGGGCCGTCCTCTCGTCCGGCGTCTGGGTCTTCTTATTTTTAAAGAAGCTCCTCAGCTTAAACCAGTACACCCATAGCCCGAACCAGAATCTGGTTCCGAGTCCCACCTCGGGCGGTCGAATCATGTCCTCCGTCACCGTGCACACGCTCTGAACCCCGCGTGTTTCCTCCTCCCCTTCCTCATCTTCCCCTATCGGGGAATACCCCCCCTCGCTCTTCCTCTTCTGCTCGTCCAGCCAGATGATCACGTTGAACACCTCCGTGAGCCCGTACACCATGTAGATTAGGTACGAGGTGAACACGGTCAGCATGACGTAACCCTCGTACCAGGACAGCATGATCCCGGACGCGCAGACCCCGAAGAATATGACCCAGCACAGGAACGTGGTGAACACCGTGGGTCCGAGCGCTGCGCCGGTCCCGGGAACGTCGTCATCCCCGTCCTCCGATTTGGGCGGGGGCACCATCCAGATGATACACACGGTCACGATCATGACGATGATGGGGATGGTCATGTTGAGCGCGGCGAAGTCGAAGACCATCATCACCTGGTTGACGCTCATGAACCTGGAGAACAGGATCAGGTACTGGGTGGCCATGAGCACCTGACAGAGGGTGATCAGCACGATGTACATGGTCATGCGGCACGTGTTCAGCTCGTCGCGGTGCTTCGGGGGCGTCGTGCAGTACACCGCGTGGCAGGCGAGACAGGCGAACAGCCACGACGACAGGATGCCGAAGAACACGGTCAGCAGGTACGTGGAGGGTTCCACGATGAACACCAGGTACAGGTACAGGGCCATGCCGATGCAGAAGTAGCACTGGACGGGCATGATTCCGCTGCCGGGATAATCGCGGTGTGTCATCAACACGTACAGGATCAGACAGAAGAGCACCAGCGAGGCCACGATCCCTAGGGCCGCCATGCACTTGAGGTAGAAGTCCCAGGCCTGTCCGAAGGTCAGGCTGACCACGGCGCTGGCCATGCTCTCGAGCGTCACGTTAGCGGCAGCAGCCGTCGATGGAGAGCTAGCCATGGCTGCTCCGCCGGTGGTCACGAACAGCGAAGTGTAGAACGTCGAGTTGGCTGAAAAGTGAACATACATGATTTTTTTTACAAAAAAATAAAAACCCGATAGATACGTGCGTTTTACGTTAAAAATGTTATAAAGAGAAAATCGATACTTACATTCGCAGACCTATAGACTCAAGGCGCACACTCCGGAGTGAGAGTGTGCACCTTGAGGGTTCAGAGCTGAGCGGCCCTCATATAAAACCCGTGGAGGACGGACGGAGCTGGTTTTTATTGCGTCATATTTGTCAACGTTTGTGTCACGTGGGGTTTTCGGTCCCCACCTACGACAGGCATACGGATTTTTGGAAACGACAAGTACTTTTCGTAGATGCCTTTTTTTAAAAAACCTTTTTTGTAAAGCAGCGATTTTTCTTCTAAGTGTAAAAACCGAAAGTAACTTAGGTTGTTCACACACACCTTTGGAATTTTCCACTAACTTCACTCACGGTGTTGCTTGTTGAAATGGAAAATTTTTTTAAAAAAAATTTTCCATTCAATGGAATGTTCCCTAAGTCAACATAAAACGCATTTTAATCTAGTGGTTCACACCCAACGCTTTGATTGGCTATGTTACCCACGTGGTGTTTACCAACGGGGACAGAAAACGTATTTAGCACCGGCCCGATCATGTCGACGGTACTAGCTAGCAACGTCGTTGGTTTAGAGACGTTGGTAAGAAGAGCTAGCCATAAAGTTTTTTTTACAAGACACCTTTGCCGTGGGTGTTAGTAACAAAAAAATTTTTCAAAAAATGGCATCATCCATCCTGAAGAACGTTATGATGACCGTCGCCGGTCTCTTCATCTTTCCTTTCTGGATCATGTTCTTCTACGTCGCCTTCGTGATACCGTACGTCTACTTTTACGTTTGTCACAAATTTTTCCAACGTAACAGCGTCTGGGTAGACAGACAGCTCAAGGGCACTCTGCGGAGAGGATGTCTCATGCTCAACTTCATCAAGAGGTTCCTCTGCGCTCTGGTTACGTTCATGGATGATTACAACGCCGAGTCGCCCTACGACGTGTAAACACCGGACGCACCTGTATCCGTCCCTTCCGAACAGCGACGTGAGTGTACACTTCTTTGCATATTTAAAAAAATAAACACTTAGAACCCTCCCGGTCCCGGTTTCCTTCCTGTCATTGTCTATACCGGGGTTTGTTTGCCCAAGGGGGGATTTTTTTTTAAATCTAAAAAGTAAACTTACTGACATCATGCTCTTTGTTCTGTTTCCAAAAAAAAAACAGGATGTCACGGAGATACGCGGCTATTCATCCACTTGACGCCGCACTCCCGGGTCTAGAATAAACATCCCCTCGTCTGAACGCAGCCGTGCGGAACCGCGAAGACAAAGAGAGCCGACAACCTTGAGACCTGTCTGAACACGCCCGGGCTTGTTTGAACTCGTCGCGTCTGGAACATTTTTGGGATTTCTAACCCTCGTTTCTGTAAACACCTCTGGAGAGATCAAAAGAGGACGCTAAGTGTTTGTTAGTTTTTGAAGATCAAAGTACAAGTTTTACATACCAGACTGAACTCGTAAATCCTGCGGTTTTTCGAGTGGGGGGCGAAGTGGCCCTTTGACGCGCCCCGACGATGTGTATCTACCCGCCCACCCTGGTTCCGGATTATTACTACGAGAACCTCGTCGCGCGGCGCCAACGATGGCCGTCGAGAGCCGAGTCGAACGCCGTTAACGCCTGTCTGTGGATCTTGAAGGATAACCTGTATACCGATGCCTCGGCGGGGCTGGTGCTCTGCGGTCTATGCATGTTCGTGTACTTTATGCGAAAACGAAAGAAGAATCCAGCCTATTACTACGTGTATGGGTTTTGAATATACGTAAGGGAGGCGATGTTTTTTTTTGGGAAAAAACCACACACAGATAATTGCTTTAATTTTCATTCGGCATGTTTATTATGTAGTAAATAAAAAGATATAATAATTTGAAACGTAAACTGGCCATGTCGTGATTATCGTCTTCTTGGGGCTGGTGTCGTCTCATCATGGTATGGTGTAGTCGAGGTCCCAGTCGGTTAGCCGGGAAGACTTCAGTTTCTTGTAGTCTGTGGATTTAAAAAAAATTAAACATGGGCTCTTAGTCAGATTTTCGTTTGTCCTCCACGCGGCGCTCTTCTCGGTCTTCAACCGGCGGCGCCGCCGTCGACTCACCGCGGCGCGACGGCGGGTCGTAACAGTCCAACCTCTTCCTGGTGCTCGGGTCTCTCAGCTGGTTTCTGCAGTAGACGAACAGAACCACGAGCACCGTGAGCAGCAGACTGAAGCTCAGCACGTACCACAGCCCGTTAGTCACGAAGGCTGAATAGGACAGAGCATACAGCATAGCGTATGAGATTAGCCTACTGCGTAAACGGTCTCGATGCTCGTAGATGTAGTCCCATCCTGCCCGAGTATACCTTCCCAGGTCCATGCGTGCAGTAGGGACCGTGTGTAAGTGACGTTTCCGTGTACGACTCTGCACTCGAGGTTTTTGCCGTTTATACTGTCCAACTGCAGGGTGAGAGTCACCTCTGTCAGATTCGCCTCGCTCCGGTTCACCTCTGTGCGTGTGACGTTCTCGGTGACATTGACCCCCGATAAAAACAGTTGCACGACCGGAGCTGGGCGTGCCTTTGCCGAGCACGTGACATTTACCCCCGAGTCGCGATTGGACTGGTATCTCAGGTCCACGGTAGGAGGGACTATAAAGGTAGATATTTTGCTACATTAGTACGCGATCCACTGCACAGTGGCTCTGTTCATATCACTGATGCTAGAAGTACACAGCAGTGATATGGACAGAGCCACTTCAATACACGAACATACAATGTACGTTTCAGAAAAGAAGAACGTCTTCTCTACCTGTGCCCGGTGTACTAAGACTCGTGGTGGTAGTCGCGGTAACGCTGGTTGTCGAATTTATCCCTGTCGTGGCGTTAGTAGTAGCATTTTCTACACAAATAAAAATATATATGAACCTAGATGCCAACAAACGGGGTTTATTCGTTCCAACAACATTGCAGTTTTTTTAACAACAGACACAAGTATAAAATACCTGCGTAACAAAGCGTTACCAACGTTAACAGGAGCAGTCTCTTTACATCCATGTTCCGTTACAGAGTTTGTTTTTGGTTACGTCGTCGTGGACGAAATTCTTCTAAAAGTTGGCTTTTGATCCGTGCGTTGGGGTACGCGGAAACGAACCACAGGTCTTTTTTGTCTTCTCCGGGCCGTTGAGACGAAGCAGTAATATTATAATACAGTGCACAGAGGTTATATAGATTTCCACATTATGCTCCAGATGAGTAAAAACCCCAAAAATATATACAAACACATCAAAACCGCGCAGAGTTTACATAATTTTTGACAAATACAGATTTCTGGGGTAGGTAACAATCTTTTTACATGGGGATATTGTAAAGTGCTGTGTGCAGGTTTTTTAACTTAAAGTAAAAACAGTGTAAACAAAAAAAAATCAAACCGCGACAGTCTATTGTTCACAATTTCTATCACCGGGCCGCCGCTACAGCATGTCTCTGGCCAGGCGGATATCTCCTCCTTCCGAAGACATGAATTTGTAGTTATGGTAGAGACATAAAATCTCGGGGACGCCATACAGGGTAAGGTGCGTAAATATTGTGCATGCGATAAAGACCGGGACAACGATACTCTCCTGCACATCCACGACCACACACTTGTACATGATCCAGAAAATGAGGGTCGCAAGCATAGTTCCGAACAGGGCAAGTCCGTGCGGGTATTCCTTGTAGCAGTACAGGGACAGGAAGAAGCCCGCCACGATGACAAACCCCGCGTGGGAGTAGCATACACCGAGTTTCCATTTCCACATCGCCGTGGACATCGCGGTTTCTGTGAAGGGCAGTTTGGATGGTTTGATAGGAGGGTCTGTTGGCGGCGTAGCCGTTGAGTGCACAGTAGTGTTGCATCCAATATCGGCGAAACTCGGTGACCTGTTCAGCAAAATCAAGAGCTGGATAGACGCTAGGAACAAAGCCACAGCCACCAGGAAGGTCCCTCGGAGGCGGGCATCGTAGCGCTTGGTGAGACATAGGTTACCCAGATGCACAAACAGGCACGAGATCGTAGTGGTTATGGGAACGTAGGCGAAGAACGTGAGGAAGGGCTCTCCCCACTGGGCAACCACCAAAGAGACGAATCCGCAAAACAGACCGCAGAAGAATATGATTAACGTCTGGATCATATTGTACGGTAAATACACATAACATTTTCTGAGATAATAAAAAAGAAAGAAAAGTGTCGGTGTGGTGATAAACAGTCCGGCCACGCAGGACATGCCCAGGAAGATCTTGCCGGAATTAGAGAGTGTCGTACCGTTGTTGCAGAATACTGACGGCGCCGTAGTATTGTTCATTACGAAATTTTTTTAATCCGGTGGTAGAAGAAAAAACTTTCCCGAACGAAAAAAAAATGTTAAAATTACACACTTCTTTTTGTGTGGTTTATCTCATTAGCATATATCTCGTCAGTCTCACTGCTGGTTAAAATCCCCACGTAGAGCCCCCTACAAGATGTCCACCAGGCTGTTCGGTAGTGGCGGCGGCACTCGCTGGACGACGCGCAGGCCTCCGCCGGAACGCTGTTGGTCGTACTGTGACGGCAAGAATGGCGTGGGAGGAGGAGGAATCGTCGCTCCGACAGACAACGTGGCCGTCTTGTATCTGAGTGAGCAAGATACTGTGAAGTTTGTTCGAGTGGTGACGTATATCGGAGGTAAGTGAGCAGGAAGGAAAGAGGTGGGGGGTTCGTTGTCTCAGCCGAGGAGAGCGAATGTAATGCGTAATACTTTTTAGATTGGCTTTTTTACTGGGTGTGTTGAAAAAAAAATGTGCTAATTATTTCTTTAAAAAATAGACATCCGGTCGGTATTTGACTACCGGTATGAAAGACAGGCACGCGATTCGCCCTCTATATAGACGCTGTTGCTGGACATCTGGACACACAGAGACTGTCGGTTTCTTCTCTTTAATCTCGGATACTCATTATCTCATCGTCGGGGTTGCGTATCGGTTAATAATTAACCCGAAGGAGCCGCGAGGAACAAAAGAGAAGCTACACAGAGACCACACACTTGTTTAACTTTATAAAAAAGAAACAACGCTCTTACAGGAAGGAAGGAAACGCTTACGTTTTTTAAGAAAGGAAAAGGGCTGGGTTCACTCACAACCACTCACAAGGTCACAGAGCCTAAATAGGTTTTCGAGATGGCTTGTTGCGGGCTTCTGCAGCAGGCTCTGGCGGCGTTGGTCTTCCCGTTCTACATCTCCCTGGTGTTCTTCATCTCGGCCATAGAACACACCGTGGTGTTCGTGGATCTGATCGACCGTAGAAAACACCCGTTGCTGAGGGGATACAAGATCAGGACCACCGTGGACATGGATTGCACTCACAAGACCGTCGGGGCCGTGTTCCTGGGCCTGCTCTTCCTACCGCCGTGCGCCTTCGTCCTGTTCACCGTGTCCGTGATCAACATCATCTTCTTCCTGTTGGACATGCTGCTGTCCAGGAGGGGAATTCACTGGTTCGACGTCTCCCGCATGTGGCTGTTACGAAACCTGTTCGTGCCCGTGGCCAACCTGGAAAAGAACCTGCTGTGTTCTACCTGTAAATGTCTCAAAAAGTACGACATTGTCTTGATTATAGACGAGACCCAGGAGACGGAGCAGACTCCTGGTAAGTCGGGTTTATCCCAAGAGCACCAGCGACGCCACCACGAAGAGAACAACGGTATCGTGGAAGAGTTTTATATATAAAAAATGAAATGGAAAAAAAAGAGAGCTGCTATATACTGCTTGCTGATACTATTTAAAAAAAGAAGTTGTTTGTTACAGTGTTTTTATTTTTCTTATAGACCCTATCCCATTCAACGTAGAACAACAACATCAACCCAACAACAACTCGTCCGAAGACGGCTTTTCCGAAGAAATCGGCGCGGACGGCACCACCGACACCGATAACGGCACGGGACCCGGTGGATCCGAAACCGACAACGAGGATTCCCCACCACCTCCTCCCCCACCGTCGTACGGTTCCCCTAGCGGTACCGGGGACGGAGGAGATGACGAAGATCCGGAAAGGGATATCTCGAGGCCACCGAGGGTGAAGGAGACGCAGGTGTGAGAGGACAGATAACAACCCCCATATTTTTTTAAAGAAAAAAAAATAAACACATATCAGAGAAATGGGCATGACGGGTGTTACCGACTCACTTACGTCAGCTATCTCCGCAGCTGCGTTTGTGTTCTACGTGGCGCTGTTTATCTATCTGCTCACCTCCCCCTCCAACCGCTCCCTGAAGTATATATTGTGTAGCCAGCTCACGACGATCGGTCTGATCCTCATGCTCCGGTTCGTGACCTGGACGCCGGGGACCGCGTACGTGTGCCGCGACTACGGGTATCGGTTGAATGTATTAGATCTGTTAACCACTCTGTATATGGGGAACGGGATCGTCTGCCTGGCCATTCACCTGTATAGCCTGTACCAGTTTTTCTGTCACGGCATGTTCGACCTGTGGACCAGCACCATGCTCTTAATCTATCACACCAGCATGGTGCAGACTTACTATATCGCCCAGTCCACGGACGTGCTTTCGTGTAACGGAAGCGTGGACTTGATGATTCTGGTTAAGAACGGGGTCTATCTGTTCTTCGTGTCGTACGTGGTACACGAGCTGGTGCTCACCGACCACGCCAATATTCACGAGAGATGCACCCCGTGGACGACCGGGGCTTTTTTGACGTCCATCACGTTCTCGACGCTTTCGGTGCTGCTATCCGACCGTCACGCGTTTCCAGACGGGGTTTGGCAGGTTTTAAGGGACCTTTCCGGCAGGTTTTTTATCTTGGGATCTCAATGGGCCCTGACCTCGTTTTTCGGGGTAGCTCACACCAGGGACTTGTCGCAGTTTTTCAGCGATCCCGACTGATAGTTTGAATTGTTGGATCGGGTGTGGAAAACAGAAATATCTGTGCCAATTTTCTCTACGGGGGTGCTTAAAAAATATAACATTTGACATTCAGATGTAACCTATTCTATATGTATCGATGAAATATATAGTTGTTTTTATATCGAGTTTTTATGTATCCTATTTTTTGTGCTTGTTTTTTTTTGAAGCCAATAAAAACAGCCTTTGTGCGAAAGAAATCCTAAAAGACCATGTCGCTTATGTTGACGCCGCTTATCGTCACCTTGGCGTTGTCCTACTTCGCCCTCCGATACGGAAGACGCTGGTTTAGGAGAGGGAGCCTCCTGGTCATCGCCCTGAACACCGTGACAGTTTTCAAACTGGCGGTGGACCTGTACCAGAACCACAACATGTACCCCTGTATCAATTTCCTCATCTGCCTGTCCGTGAACACCGCGTGCGGGATCTTACTGACCATGTACCTGACCAGATGGTTTTTTAGAGGCTCCTCGTCGGCCCTCATCACGTACTGCATCCTCAACAGCGTGCGCTCCTACGTGCTGTTGTGCGGGTTTGCCCTGTGTTTCGATAGCACCCCGTTCTCCCACTGGGAGGATGACGCCCTGACGCTGGACATTTGGCTCTCGCTCTACCTGGTCATATCCGTGACGTGTTACGTGTTTCTGGACGTCACCAGACGGCCCAGGCCGCTGCCCAAGTGCGTGACCGTCTTGACGGCCGCGGTCATCCTGTACTACTACTTTAATCCCATAACTTTCGCTAACGATAACATTCACGTGTGGCTGTTTCCGGCCGTGGTGTACGGTTTCACCATCAACTGCCTGAAGCTGCACGATCTCTTCGCCCCGTATCCCGCAACTTACTTCCTGAGAGCCTTTGCCTACAACGTGATGATTTGCTTCGGGTTACCGTACCGTTAGTTAAAATAAAATATGTTGTGACGTTTTAATAAAATCTTAAGTGCGTTTACAAAAATTTCTCCACACCAATTTGTTTATATATCATCAATTTTTTTATTTTAGCTACACACATAGGTTTTTTTAATATTTCTACATCGCGGTAAGCTCCTCCTCGTCCTCGTCAAAGTCCTCGTCATCGTACTCTCCGTCGTCGTCCTCGTCGTCCTCTTGGGGGTCGTAGTATATCAGTCCCTGAAAACTATATCCTCGTTTCCCGTACTCGTCGCACACCTCGTGGCATTTTATGTTGGCCGTCTGCATCTCCGGCTCTATGACCGTCAGGTCCAGACACACGGGAGGCCCTTGTACCTCGCGGGGTGGCAGGTCTCGGTAGCCGCACTCCTCTTCCATACGTTTCTCCTCCTCAGCGTGATCTACGCTATCCCCGTCCGAAGACTCACCGTCGTCGTCCGAGACCTCCTCGTTGTCCTCGGGGTCTGCGTATTCGACCTCACATTGCTCGACCTCCTCAAAGCAGAAGTCCACGTCCTCCTCTCTTGAGATTTCCATCGTTGTCGCGAAAACCGCAACGAGTATGAGTAATTTGTACGAGAGACGGAATGTTTCGGGTGTGACTGCTGGCGAGGCAGTGTGGACGTTTAGTGCGTGTGCCCAATTTTTATATCGTTTCATGTTAATGACGTTGGTAGGGGATATGATTGATATTACGTGCGTCCGCTTAAAAAATGGAATTATCTAGAAGGTTTTTTTTTCTAAAGCCCGTATAACAGGCTGTAAATGTACTCCGGAACCTCTCCATCATAATCATACGGGTTGTATTGTCCATCCCCGTAGTTTGTTCCGTTAGTTCCGAGATCATAATATCCAGAACCAGAACCACTCATATCGTATTCGTATGTGCCATTAAAACCATACGGATACAATCCAGTGTTGTTGTAAGGTAACGTTCCATTAACATAATAATCACCATTATCGTCTACGTAATCGTAATAGTAGGCGGCGTCTGGATACGTATCATCACCATCTTCTACATGATCAGGCTCGTTGCTTTCATGAACTTCAACTTGTTCACCACCTTCAGATCCCACCCCGTTTTCTTCGTCTAATAAAAATATTTTTTGTTTAGTATACGCATTTATTTTATTACAAGTTTAAAAGAAAAGATGCAAACTAACCTTGAATACTTATTTCAAAGTCTAGAAGGTCATCGTCTATAGGTACTGGTACTGGAAAACCTGCATAGATAGAATTCGTTACGAATAAACCTACTTTTGAAATATAACGCGAATTTTTCTATGTAAATTAAAACTTACAATTGATTAAACCCACGAGAACTAACCAGTCCACAAACACTCTGAACTGCATGCTCGCATAAAAATTTTCTATTATAAAAACCACACATACCTTGGTAAATATATAAACAAACACACACGTTTTCCGAGTTTAAAAGAGTTTATTAAATGAAATGAATGGATAATAGCTTATTAGTTTTGTATACAATGTATAAAGTAGTATTGTTAAACAAACAAAAAGTACATTTCAACTTCTCTTATGATTATTATGTTCTACAAAAAGCCACACCAACACCGTCACGGCGAAGATCAGAGACACGATCGCCAGGGTGGTGACGGTGTACTTTAAATGGGTGATTTTCTTATTAAAATTATACACCGTGCACTCCATCCGCTTAGTGATAGCAAACAAAAGCATGAGTATCAGCGTGCTCTGGGTAAAGTCCGTGGTGTCCAGCGGCAGGCCCTGTTCTGAGATCACGCTGGACCACCAAGAGTTCATGCGCGTGTAGACGTCGGGGTCGCCGCCGCACCCTTCAATCGTCGGAAAAAACACGCTTGGTCCGGAGTAAGGGGGAGGCGGCAGGTCCTCCTCCTCTCGACACACGGGCGTGGACGGCGCCTGCGCCTCGGGGCCTCGCGCCGAAGCGTCCCCAGTCGGGGCGGTCGTTGCCACGGGACTCCACGAGCATCGTTGTTGATGAAAATGAGCACTGCACACACTCAAGGTCCTCGTTCTGGGCCGGGTGTCTGATTCGTCGATTTCCAGAAAGATATCGTCGAACGGACTCTGGGGCTTGTGGGTAGAAACCGACGGCCCTTCTGAGTCGCTCGGGTTCGCCGATGCCATCTGGCCGCTCCTGAGTAGTCGTCTCCGCCGCCGCGACGGTCGCCGGTGCGGGGGAACCGCTGCTGGCGCTGACCGCTGTCGCCGCAGTCGCCGCTGTCCCCTCGGCTCTGGCCGTCACAACCTGCGTTGCATGACAGACACCGCGACACAGAATTAAATAAAGTGACCGCGGTCCTAGGACTTTGTTCATATATAGGCTATAATAATTCTGTTATCTTTTACCACACCCATTCAGGAAAGGGAAGCATTTCCTCTAACTCGGGTATTGGAGGGAGCACCCACTTACCGCCTCTTCGTCGAGGGGTGTGTTTTCGGTTTCCGGTTTGGGGCGTGGTGGTTTCGGGAAACAGCCGGCCGCCGTCGGTCCCGCTGTCACCGCGGCTTCGGCGGCACGCTCGTCCTCTGACGGAGGATCCAGTTTGGGAAACGGAATGTACAGAGTCTGGACGTCTTCCGTCTGAGTCTCCGTGGTCACGGACATCCTCTTCTTCTTGGTCGTCTCCAGGTCCGGCGAGCGCCTCCTCGATCCCGCCTCATTACCGTCGTCGGTGTAAAAACCCCCGGCGACGACGGGACCGGGAGACACCGCCGCCGCGCCCTGGAAATTCGGAAATCCCATCCTGCCGCCTCCGCTCCTTTCCGACACGCTTCCGAGGAAGTTGTCCAGATCCTCCAGGATGGCGGTGCAGTCATGACTGTATCTCAGGTTCAAATAAGTGTTTTCTATGTGAAAAAAAAATAAATAATTTTAGTTAAGAAATTTAAAGATGTTTGGCAGTTTTTTTTTTACATATCAATTAAAATTTTTGGGGAACTTTAAAAAATACGGCCACGTACCTCTCACGTCTTGGCTCACCACGTCCGTGAGGGACAGTTCCGCCAGCCGGCTGCCCAGTTGAAACTCGCAAGGGGTAGTGGTGGTCAGATTGTCGGTGCTTCGGCTCTTGGGCTTGACTCGATGGGAGTAGTAGCCCGTTACCGGGACGGACGGCGCCGGCAGATCTGGTTTCAGATACAGGCTGGAAGCCGTGGACGGGTTATGGTGCGTTTTCTTATTATGATGTTTACCGCCCTTGGAAGAGGCGACGGGCTTTTTGAGCCGCAGCCTGGACCAGCTCAGGCAGGCGAACACCAGCCTCTCTAGGACCAGAAGGCTCCTCACCGCCAGGTAGGCGCTATAGCTCAACGTGTTATTGCCGTGGTGATAGCAGGTGCAGTAGACCACGTACGGTATGGTGGAGACTACGTGTTTCATGTGATTGTACGCGTTCGAGCCCTGCATGGTGCAGTGGCAGTCGCCGTTGACGCTGTCCAGCTGGCGCTTGAGAAGTTTCAGATCTAGAGTCGGTAGGTGTCGCTGCACCTCGCCCAACAACCATTTTCTGACGTGCTGGAACATCTCCTCGGCCTCCTCGCCGACATGATGCATCTCGTTCCACATAGACTCGCTCTGGGACCGTCGCTTGAGATCTCGGATGACATAGGAGATGTAGCCCGTCAGGTACTGGGGAACCACCTTGTTGCCCGTCTCGGCGTCCTCGTCGTCGCCGTCCGCGCCGGCCTGCGAGACGAACGGGCCGCAGAAGAACCTCATCCTGCTCTCCTCTCCGGTGTACATCCTGGTCTCCCGCTCCCTCTTCTTCAGGCCCCGGTCCAGCTCGTCCGACGCGCAGCAGCTGGGCCCCGACCGCATCTTCTGCTTGCACGCGGCCCTGGCGCTCTGCATCAGCAGCCTCTCCCCCTGCAGGACCCAGGCCCTCACCCCGATCCGGATGTTCTCGTCCTCCAGCAGCGTGCCGACCTCCTCGTTCGTCAGGCACGACGGCGTGGCGAAGGCCACCACGTCCATCAGCCCCCTGACGGCCAGGTCGCCTATGCCGTTGCCGACCTTGAAGAAGGCCCCCTCCCGGTGCAGGTACACGCACCCGCTGCCGTACAGCACGAACACGATGGCCTTGTTGAAGAAATCCGAGCTCCTGATCTGACCCAGGAAGATGACTCCTCCGCCCTGCTCGTCCTCGATCATGACGTCCTTGAGGTGGAAGGCCGAGACCAGGACTCGATTGAAAAAATCGTGGTCGCACCGCAGATCCATGATCACCAGGGAGGCGTTCCCGGAGTTCGGGAGCAGGTACTCCCTCTTGTGATAGGTGTTTCTGAACATGCTGCACGTGTCCAGGTTCTCGCCCAGAAACTCCAGCAGCTCCCTGGTCATGGGCCTGTTCTCGTCGGTGGCGGCGGCTGTCGGCCCCCCCGCGGAGACGACGGACGAGTCAGACGAGCTGCTGCTGAAAGAGAATTTTTTCTTTTTCTGCCACCGGCCGGTGGCGCCACCGGCCCCCCCTTTCTCGTTTTTATCTTTCTTTGTCTGAGTCGCGTTGGCGGTATTAGTATTATTAGATGTGTCATTGCCGGTGTTCTTAGCATGTGTCTCATCAGATTTGGTGTTGTTGGCGTTCTTCCCGAGCACGTGCTTCTTCTTCACCGGGAGAGGAGGTGGCGTAAAAAAACATTTGGCGGCGGTCGGAGGGGTGGGTAGAGGCCTGTGTCTCATAAAACTACAGACCGACCTGGAGGTGAGCGAGGACAGCGCCACGGCCTGACCCTCCGGCACCTGCGGCGGTTTCTCCATAGCCACCACCACGTTCTCGGTGGAGGAGGATGTGGATCCGTCCGTCTTCTGATCGAAAACCACTCCCGCCGCCACCCGTGCCGCCGACGAGGACGGCTGGTTGTTCTTCTTCGGCAGGGCCGGCGGTTGCTGATGACTATCGCTGGGTGTGGTGTCCCCACCGCACGCGGACGGCCCCGTTGAGGCGTGTCCGTCTGCGGTGGAGACGCTGGTCCTCTCTGCCGATTCCCCTCCGTCTCTGGTCGGGTCCTTTGAGGTTGCCGCCGTTCCGTCTCCTTCCGCTACGGACGGGGGGGACTGACGATCCCCACCGCCGCCGCCCACGTGCGCCTTAGCGCCGCCGCCGGAAAAGTTTGCATAATCAAACGTGTACAGACACACACCTTCGTCCACCGGAGAGGCGCGCCTGTACGTGCACTTCGGGGAGTTGCAGACGGGCAGGGACTCGGTGAAGACCGGCAGGTCGTCTTTTTTCCGAGTGTACCTCCCCCCACCGGAGCCGCCCAGCATCGGTATCATCACCTCCTCGTACGGGTCCTCCTCGTTGTGGCCGGAGGAAGACTTGTCCTTGAAGAAAGGGTGCATGATAGTTCTGGGCTTACCCTTCCTATCGGAATAACGTCCCCCCCAAAACTTCTTCATCTTGTCTAAGATGCCGAAGGTGACTTGAGGACAAGACCCGAAACAGGCGGTGGTGACGCCGAACCTACAGTGGCTCGAGACGGAAAAAGAATCGCGGCCGGCCCCTCTGCCAGAAGAAGACGGTGCAACTGGAACACCGAGGGACTGGTGTCCGTAACGTGCGCCGGCCTGAAAAATATACAATTGCAGATGGGTGGACTCCGCCGTCATTTCCGTGACGCCGGCGGAACGACGTCCGGAGCAGGGGAACGACGACCCATCATTTCCTTCCCCCATAAAAGCTGATTAAAAAAAACGACCCTCCTCCTTCACAGTGTGTGTAGGAGAGGAATCAGACCCACCGTTTCGGTTAAACCCACCACTCGGTATTCGTTGGAAAACCAGAGAAGATATATACTAACTTTTTCGTCTCAGTACGGAGGGACGACGCGGGAGTTAAGAAAAAAGCGTCTACGCCGATCTTTGTCATTCGCGCAAATCACCTCAGAACTGTTTTTAACCTGGTAACAACAATACAGGTGAGCCGAGAACAACCACCGAAAGAGAGGAGTCGCAACGGTATATAAAATCCTCGCACCTGGAAGAAAAGACATAAACCGACCTGATCCACGGCAAAAACAGACCATCTTGCCGCGTGACACCGGTTCGGTTTTTTTTGTTCAATTCTTCGAGCATCTACGATCTACCGCCGATACCGGAGGACAAAAACAAAAAGGAGTCTGAAGGACCACCGTTTGGTTTTTCCGTAACTACACATTTTTCAAAAACCACTCACAAACAAAATATCATCACCATGAAGATCTTTGCGCTCAGTTACATTCCCTTGCCTGGCGTGTCAACTTTCAAAGAGCTGAGTCTCTCTCTGAAGATATGGCTGTTAGTCATGTTTGGCTACCTCATGTCTCTGTTTCTGACGGACCTGGTGTGGGGACTCTACTGCGCGTTGGTGTTTGACCTGCTCGGAAGCAACCCCAATTTTAAGCTCGACAGAAGTATCGCCCCGAAGCCTGGCAACTGTATCCCGAAGATAGTGCCGTAGATGTGACTGACGATGGTGTTTTTTTTATTTTATTAAAAACCCGAAACAGAATCGGCTCAGATTGAAAACTCCATCAGCTTTTATTAAAAATTTGTGGTTAAAATACAAATTCGTGTGTGCGTGTTTTTTATTATTTATTTTAACATTTGTTAAAAACGTATTGTGGTTTTTTTATTCCCGGGGTGGTCTTCGCAAGCCTCGTTGGTTGGTCACGTTCTGCGCGGCCTCGCGTAGTCTGCGGATATTCTCGGTATCGAGGTTAAACGGCCGGTTACCGCCGCCCCCCTGCGCTCCTCCCGGGTGTTGTGGCAGGACGGACTGTTGCGGTCCCTGGGGGGGAGGTAAGGCCAACAACCTGGCATCTGGCGGGGGGAACCTGGACAGAGCGGCCTGTCGCTGCCGCTGCAGGTCGTACCCTGCCGGCATCGCGGTTGACGTCGACGGGAACATGCCGGAAAATCGGGTGCTGAGGGCGTCCATGACCGACTGAGGCCCCCGGGTTCCCTGGGAGGTGGACGGACCCAGCTGCCGTGCGGGCTGCTGCTGAGACGACTGCGCGCCTTGGGCGCCGCGGGCTTCTTCCAGCAGCTCATGAATGTCTTTATAGTTCCCCATGTAGGATCTCACCACGTTCGTGTTCATCCTGTCCTGTTCGTCGGTGGTGGTGTGCGTGTACTGGTCGTAGACGGGGTAGAAAAGTCTCGGGGGTTGACACGGTTCCTCGCAGAACATGTCCGGATCCTCGAGGCACGGGACCCCGCATGTTCCGAAGGCGCCCCCCTGGGACCCCGACTGCAACACGGTGTATCTGTCGTGGTTTCGCCACGTGGAGAGACGATAGCGAGAGTAATCCAGGTCCACGTGCACGCCGGGCATGCGTTCGAGCATGTGTCTGATAAAACTGAAAAAGGACCTCGTGTAGATGTAAACCATGTTCTGAAGCTTTTCGGACGGATCTATGTCCTCCGGGCCCTGTCTCAAGGAGGCCCTGTCTCCCCCGCCCTGCGGCGCGGGGCCGTTGAACGGATCGAACGTTCGGATCTCCGAGACCGTCTCCATAATGTTACACACGTATTTCATACACGGGGGTATCTGTATACCCACCAGGACCATCTGGTCCACTAGCTGATCGGCCCGGAACGAGAGCCAGGTAATCTGATCGGTGAGTAGCGAACGCCACTTGTACGCCATGTGTTTGATGCTCATGAGGAACAGTATATCGTTAATTATGTTCGGGGTCGTATCGTAGCTGTCGGTCGCCAGGATCAGGGGCACGTCGGTGTCCTGCGTCACGGTTCTGAGCGAGCGCGAGTACTGAGTCAGGTCGACGGGGCGTACGTACAGCGGGCACTGATAGAACCCCGACATGTGGTCGAAGAGACCCGTACCCGCCAGCTCTTCGGCGTAGACCACGTCTGCCCCCGCAAACTCGGTCGCCGCCGTGAGAATGGAGTTCACGATGGTCTCGTACTGCGCGTCCGAGACGAAATCCTGCAGCAGCCACAGGCGTATGGTGTCCATGGAGCTCGTCACGTTACGGGCGAACTCGGTGGCCAGATATCGCCTCTGACTGTTTCTCACTCGCTCGAAGGTGCATGAGGAGAGCGGTCCGTAACACTGAAAGTTTTGGACTAAGTGTAACATACACGATATGACGCTTATACCGTGTTGTATCAGGCTAGCGACCGAATGGTGCACGTTCAACCCTGCCGTAAGCTCCACGAAAAGCTCGCTCAACTGCCTCGCGGTCAGGGGCGGTTGTTCGACAACATTGGCTATGGCCGTGAGAGACTCCGGCGTGACGAGCGACATGAGAAAAGCAAAGTCCTGCTCTCTGAGCATGTCCTGCAGAGGAACCCTTCCCGAATCCATGGTTCCGCGGTACAAAGTCACGCGAACACACGGTTTTTATGTGGTTATATATGATTGCTTTTTTTTATTAATACGAAAAACCAACAAAACCCGACGTAACGGTTACGTCAGCAAACATACACAATGGACGTTAATACTAATATCGGCACAGTGACGCTTTAATACTTCACTACAGTTCACATATGTTTGGTTCCTGTACCTTCTTTATGCGCCCCCGGGATAACAAGCATTAACAACAGATTTTTATTACATTATTTGCTATATGTTATTAAAAAAATCAATATACCACAATAATAATACACTCTACATATTATATAACCCTAGAGGTCTGCTTGCTACACGCTACGTTCACACTTGGTGGTTACGTACTCAGCATTATTCTTCTTCTCATCTTCCACCTCCTGTTTATGTACTACCGCTTCTCCTCCTCCCTGCAGGGCCTCTAACTTTCGTTCCGCGTACCCGTCGGTGGAAGATTCATCCCCCGTTAGCGTACCGGCATCAAAACTCATATCCGTTTTAATGTCAGCTGGGCATTTTTTCCCGTCATCTCCGGCGATGACTACTCTTCTAGTACTACGTTTTGCTGTCGGGACACCCCCGCTATTACTTCCTCCCCTTTTCCTCTGTACGGTTTCCCTTTCCTGTATGCTGCTATTACATCCGCCCTCCGTCACCACCGCCTTTCTGCTCTTACGGATCACGACCACGTCTTCCCCGACCCTCACGGATTCTGTAGTAACGGTATTATTATTACTGTTGTTGTAAGTCAACACGCAAGTATTATTGGCACCCGTGGAGAATGACATCATCGCCACCCCGGTTCCGTTGCTGCTGCTGCCGCCACCACGACCACCACCCCCCGTACCGCCGCTGCTGCATGTTGTAGTAGTACCGTTCCTCTCCATAAACGACAGGTTCACGCCCGCCGTTCTATACATAGAGATATAGTTGTCTATGTTACAGGTGATGTAGTTGTACGGGTTCCTGTCCGTTTTGAGAAAGAAACGGATCAGGAGCTGCTCCACGGTAGTACGCACGCAGTCCAGCATGACCAGGGACCTGCTCCACATGTGCGGGTCCATGTGGAGCAGGCCCAGCAGGAGGTGGCACAGGCGCTTGTGGTCTCCGATGCACACGAAGTTGTCGATGAAGAAGTGGATGGCGAATTTCAGTACGGCGTTTTTCTTCGTCAGCTGCACGAGGAGGCTGATGAGCAGTTTGGGGTCTTCCATGACCACCCGTTTCTTCAGGGCTTTCATCCTGGACACGAACGACACCTTGTTGATGTTGGCCACGATGTCGTACACCGCGTGTCCCAGGTCGCTGTCCTTGCGTACCGAGCACGAGATCTTGGACAGGGCGCGTAGTACCTGCTCCGTCTGGACGGCTTTGTTTCTGTGTCTGAGTATGTTCTGGAAGAACCTCTCGTGCACTTTAGTCTTTTCCGGGGTGCAGAAGATCAGGCTGGGTTTGACCGTGCATCTCGGCAGCCGCCGAGAGATGCTGTAGTTGGTGAGCGAGGAGTGAAAGATCTTTTTCTTCTCCTCGGACTTTAACCCGCGTCTGTATTTTCTAAGTATCAGCGTCTTTTGGTTTTCTTTGGTGGTAGTAGTGTTATTATTATTAGACATGATATGATGATGATGGTAACAACGTTTGTTTGTTATCAAGTCTTTTTTTTAAACGTTACAGGTAAATACAAGTACTTTTTCTGTGTATTAACTTAATAAAAAAACATACATTATTTTCCTAAAAGAAATTATTAGTAGAACTAAGATACAGTCTGGTATGCAGAATATGAAAAAAAATACGGTATAATATTTCTATTAGAATGATATACAGTATCGTATACAAAACTATAAGACAAAAGATATAAAACACAGTACGGGTAGACATATATGCGTTTCACATGTCAGCCAGCAGTAATTAAAAAAAAGTGTTTATATTATCATACGTCTGTTTGATCCGTTTCCACTTCGTCCGGCGTTTGAAAAGTCGCGGTTATTTCCTGCTCCTCCGGGGTCGTAGTAGTAGTACCTGGACGGGTAATCAGAGGTCGGCCCGGTTCCCCAAGGTCGTCGTCGTCTCCGTCTGTCAAGTTTGGTGGTAGTAGTAGGCCCTTTGTCGTAGGAGTACCGATCGTAGTAATCGCACCGGTGGTAGTAGTAAGAATGACCGTACCTGTTACTAATGCTCGTCGTTCTCCAGGTAGGAGCTCATCAGCTCTCGGATATCCTACGAATCCTCCTTCCTCATGTTGTTGATCCGCCTCACTCTTTTTATTATAGGATGTTGTCGCCCTGCGCTGGCACCGTTTTTGCTTTTTTTGTTTCCTCCGGTGCTCCTGTGCCGAGTAATTGCCGTACCTGTCTGGTGCGTGCGTTATTATTTCCTGTCTGCCTCTCGAGCACCTGGCGTCTTTGGCGTCACCGCTGCTCTCATCACCGCCCTCGCTTTCCTCCTCCTCCCACGTTTCGGTCTGGCACGGAACTGGGGGACATTCGGTTTCGATAAACAAGTCCAAACCGGATGCGTTGAGAAGTTTATAAGGGTGCGACGCAACGTGCGGCGGAGACGGCAGGTCCGAGCGGCAGGACGACGACAGCGACGACGAGTCTGTGGTGGTGGTCGTCGTGGGGGTCGTCACCGAAACCGTGGTGGTCGTGCTGGTGCTCCTGGGACGCGGTCTTCTAAAAAAAGACCGTGACCTGGAAGACCACACGACGGTAGCCGCGCGCCCCACGAACCTGCTACCGATACCGCCACTAGTGCCGTGACCTCGGTTTTGTTGTTTACCGTACTCACAGGATGACGACAGGCCCTCTTCCTCCCCCGCCGGCGCCCGTTCAAAAACACAGTCGTCGTCTTCCTCCGTTTGCCCTTCCGCTGGCCCGTGACCGACGGGGTCACGGCCGGTGGTGCCGAAAACGCGTTCGGCCTCCTCGGCCGACGTCGGGATCGCCGGCCTCGGTGTGTTTTTATTATTATGATTGCGCCGAGCGGCGCCGGGAGACGCGGTCCCGAAGGGATCGGTCACGGCGGTGTTTACATAGCATAGCTGGTGACTCCTCCCGGTCGAGCCCGCGGTGGGCCGCCTGCTCTTGGGCGAGGTGCCCCCGCAGCTCAGCCGGTCCAACCTGGACTGACTGGTGGCCTGGATGCGCCGAGCCTCGCGCTCGGTCTTCCACAGGTTCCCGGACCTGAACTGTTCGTAGATCTTCTTGATGGACACCCCCAGGATAACGTACAGCAACGGGTCCGTGGAGAGGTGCGCGCCCGTGAACGCGTGCGTGGCCACGGCCAGGTTTTCCTTCGCTAGGTTGTCCGAACAGTTGTCCCCCACGGGCGTGGCTAAATTGGAAAGTACGGTGATGGTGAACGGCGATTCCGCCAACAGGAAGCTCACCATCTGCGCCAATAAGATCAGGACCGGTTTAGATTTCTTGTTAAACCTGTTTTTGTGAAGCATCTGGATCATGAGCAGGTTGGTCACGCTCACGACGCACAGGGGCGCAAAAGTCCACATTAAGATCTGCATGAAGGTCATACGGACAGAGACGTACGACCTCTTGAAAGACTCAAACTTGATCCCGCACGTTCCGACGACCGCGCCTCCTGTCACGCTGTTATTAAAAGCGGCCGAGGTCGTCGTCGGCGTTGTTACGGTGGTGGTGGTGTTGGGTAACGTATTATTACTGTGCTCGTCGCCCCAGTTCAGGGTTCCCACGCCGCAGAACATGAGGCCCGGCACGGCGCTGAACACGGACGCCACGACCGCCAGAAAGGTGCACAGGGCCTGGGCCGACGTGACGTGGGTCTTGTTCTTCGTGGTCGACCGCACCACCACGCTCTGGTATCTGGACACCCACAGGAACATGAGAAACAGGGGCCGGGCCACCGTGGCCGTGTTGTGTACGAACAGCAGGAACTTACACGTATTCAGGGTCATGAAAAGTTTACCGAAATCGTTTTGTATCATGATGGGAACCACGAAACAGTCCATCAGGTCCACGACCACCAGGCTCAGGTTGAAGATGTTTACGCTGTTTCGAAATCTACGAAACGTCATGATCCAGTAGACGATCACGACACAGTTGATCGTGATCCCGGACAGGGCCAGGCCCAAAAGCAGGCCGTGGTGAAACGATTCCAGATCCTTGTCGCGGGTGGTTCGGTTGCATTCCGCGACCTTGTATAGATCCAATCCCAGCTGCGCCTATACACCACACACAATACACGTACACGAAAACGAAAGGAGGGAGAGAAACAATAAACGAGAAATTTACACACGTAGTTTCTGCGTCACATATCTAAAAAATGTATATTTCTGTAAATTCCTTACCTTGTAATTGCATAGTCCCACGAAAAGGTCGCTCGCGTTCGTTCCGTAGTCCGGGTCCTTGAAACTTATAGTTCGGAAAAACATGTTTTTTTCTCCGGCATCGGGGGTCACGTAAAAAATTTAGAGGGGTTAAGAAAACAAAGATGACGTGCAAGGAAATCGCACTTCAAAGTTAAATCAGACACTCACTCATTTGTTATGGCAATATTTATACAGACAGGTTTTTCACGTTTGACGTGGGTTTCCCTTACGCGAATTGTTTATACTTTAACCTTCCTGAGTCCAGGGAGTCCGTCCCTACCCCCTACCGGGTTTGAGGACATGAACACACTCTACAATATTTAAAACGATATTTATAGTAATACTAAAACTGTTCTTTTTTCTTTGTGAGGAGGTGCACGCAAAAAGTCACGCGTACAACACACACGCACACGATAGCCGGTCGCGGGGGGGGGAAGGTGCATATATGTATATGTGTACGATAGTACTACGCCTCTGACGCCACAACCATACATTTTTTTTACGTTTTAAACACAAACCTCATCTCACACACTACACGTTCGTCGCCGCCATGTCATCGGGTAGGAGAAGACCGGGGACCTGTAACAACCGCGAGTCTTTGTCCCCCTACATGGGTCTAGATCCGTTAAAAAACTACATCGTCTCGTCCTTCCTAAACGAGGTCTCCCTCGGGGACTTTGTGCACCTTCCCGTGGAGGTGTACGACGCCGTCGAGAGCTCCGCCACCACGGACATCCCCGAGACCACGTCCGTCTTTACCCAGTTCAACATCTGCGTCCTGCGCATGCAGCACGTCGAACGGCTGAAACAACTGACGCCGTTACACCCGGACTTAGAAAAGAACATCAAAAAGGAGTTTCAGAAGCTGAAGGACGACCTGGAGCTCAAGAAGTGTAAGGGCCACATCGGGGCCAGGATCAGGTTGCTGAGGGGGAACCCGGAGTACAAGAGAAAAAAGAGCTTCATAGACGCGTCCTTCTTCGCGTTCGTGAACACCGATCTTTACGACGTGGTCTACCGACTGAAGTTCGACAAACCCGGGCGCCCGGACCCCCTGGGCTTCAACTTCATCGCCCTACCGGACAACCTGCTGGACCCGATCAAAAAACAGATGGACGACCTGTGCAGGCTGACGTTCGATTTCACCCTGCTGCCCATAAAAGATCTCAATTGGGAAAACGGACCGATCGTTACGAGTTTCAACCGGATCCTGTACTACGCGCTCCTGTACGACACGGTGTCCAGTCTGTTCGACTCGTTCGTGGAACGTATGGAGGACGAGATGCTGGGCAGTATGGAAACCCTGAGCACGTGCGTGTACGGTATGGAGGCGCTGCCCGTGTCCCAGGCCACGCAGCGGTACCTCTACACCACCTTCGCGCCCATGTTACACCGTATCCCCGGGTTCAAGGACACCAACAAGATCCCGCTCAAGTACGTGCAGGATAAGATAAAAATGTACGGGAGCGAGGTGGGGCTGCTGTACAGTTTCATGGACAACTACGTGTACCAGCCGCACAGTACCAACATAGAAAAGCTGATATTTTTGGAGAGGTTACAGAGGGCGCAGAGGGGCAGGGTGATAGAGGAGGCTCAGACGCACAAACGGGCTTTCAGGCACCGACACGTGTCGTCGTCCGGCGGCGGTGTCGGAGGAGGTGGAGGAGGAAGCTCGCTTCCGGCGCTGGACTGTACCGCGTATAATAATAACAGTAGCGCCGCCAGGAGCAGCAGCGGGGGCGGCGGCGCCACCGGCTCCAACTATGACGACGAGTACTACGATGACGACGAGGAAGAAGAAGAGGATGAGGGCGTTTTGTCCGAAGACGGGGCCACGTGCGTTATTCGACAGAGGGAGGTTTTCGGGGACCCGCCCAGTGACAACGAACTGATTTTCGAGGACGTCGTCCACCAGGCCCCCGAGAACGAGACCTTGCTGGGCTCCGGTAGACGCAGCCCCCCCGCGTCGAGCGGGAACAGGAGGCGGCGCAGCACCAGCCGATCTGGGGGGAGGAGGACGCCGTCCGCCCGGGGCAGCGGCACCTACGACGATGTGGAGTTTATAAACGTGCCGGCGGGGCGTTCGGTTCATTTCGTGGAACCCCTCGACACTATAAACGACGTGACCAGCTCACGTCAGAACACCACGACCACCACCGGCAGCAGAAGCAGCAGCCGTACCGGACGGACCAGCCGCGGCAGCGCCTCGGGGTACGACGAGGACGAGGACGCCGACTACTTTGTGCGGCGCGGCGACGGCGCTACTACTCCTAGATCGCGCAGCAACACCCCCACCGGCAGAAGCAACAGCCGGAACGGGCGAACTAGTCGAAGCAGCAGCGTCGGGGACGCCGCGGGTTACGACGACGACGACAATGATGATGATGACAACGACGACGATGACGACGGGAGATACTTCACGCGAGAAGGGGCCAGGGGTGGTAGTAGTAGAGGGCGTAATACCGGCTCTTCAGCAGGGGGGACTCTGTTTCAAAACAATACCCTGGAGAGGCAGCGACAGGCGTCCCTGGAACGTCGCGAGAGCAGCACCGAGAGGCCGTCCTGCGTGAGCCTCCCGCCGGTGCCTCAACAGCCCCCCCAAGTGGAGTCCTGCCCCATCGTCTTCCAAAACCCCGATTTTCTGCCACCCGTGGGTAGAAACAACCCGTTTTTACAGACGACCCGGCCGACCACCATGTTTAACTCGGGGCCCGAGTTCCTCGTGGCCCCCCCGATCTCCCAAGTGAATCGCGGTGTGACGGAAGCCCTCTACGCGAACAGATCCGAACTCACGAAGAACCCGAGTTTCTGTCTGTACCGACAATCCGGCGATAATAACAAGAAAAAGTCGAGCAGGGGCGGCGGCGGTAGCAGTAGCAACACCGCGGCCCCCCCGGCTGGCGCGCAATCACGTCAGCAACAGCAGCAGCAGCCTCCGATGCCGTTGTTTCACACCGCTCGCAGTCGACCCACGCGTAGCGTCGCGGGCGGTAATAAACAACAACAACATAATCTGCTCATACAGGTGTCGTCGAGCGATTCCAGCAGCTCTAGTTCCGACGAGGCGGCGGAGTCACCTTCCCTGATCCTGTTGAAGGGAGGAAAGAAACACAGGAGGAGGCCCAGGTCAAAGACGAAGAAGACGGAGAAGGAGGTGTATCCTCCCAAACCCGCGCCTCTCCGTCCGGTCTCGGATATTAAACCGCCGAGCAAAAGTCCAGAAGTCGGAGATCTTTTGGGCCTGGACTTTACGTCCCTGAATCTCGGGGACAAGACTAAAGACGGCGGAGGCGGCATCACCACCACTCGTTCGCAGCAGCAAAAGAATCTCCTATCGGGTGGACTTTTTGGAACGAGCGGCAGCGGTGCTGCCGCCGGTTGGCAGCCACAAGCGTCGTCATTAACTAGTGCTACACAACAACGACCCTCCGCTATAAAAAATAATAATGGGTCTAGACACGGTGTTAAAGATCTAGCGACGACTCCAGGATCGAGGGGGGTTGTTTCGTCGGACGAGGCGACACAACAACAAGGGGGCGACAAGATGAGGAGGAGTCTGTTGAGGTCACCCACGTTCAGACCCTCCACGGGATTGTCAACCGGCAGCAGCGGCCAGAGAGTCCCGGGCCCGTTTAGCGTCGGGACTCAGAGGGGCAGCGGCGGTCTCGGCGGGACGACTCCTCAACAACAGGCGCCGCCGCCACCGATACTGCAGCCGGTCTCGAGCTTCGCTAGTAATAATAACACTTTTGAGACGACCTTCCGTGACGACGACGATCCCGTGTTTTTACTAGAACCCCACGAGGTACCCGAGCAGGCGGCGGCGATGATGCCGCCCGCCGTCAGCGCCCCGCGACACTCCAGTTTTCAGACGGTCACGACCAGTTCCACTCGAACGGTGCCCACCGAGACGGTTCAACAACGAGGTCCGTTCTCCTCGCACAGGGCGCCCATCACGATCGTGAACGGCAAACCCAAGCTGCCGTCGGCCAGAAATACGTTTTTCAGCAGCGACGACGACGAGCTGGAGCGTCGCAGGAGGATAATGCGCGGGGAGAAAACCAAAATACGTCTGGAAGTGAAGAACCAACCTCCGACCAGTAGCCGGGGTATATTTTCTCTACGGATGGACAGTAGTAGTTTATTGAAAACGAACGGCGATAACAGACGCGGTGTGCACACCGATATACAACCCTCGGTGTATTACCCGTTGGGCAGTACCGGCGACCGACGAGGGTCTTTTACCGACAGAGCGCCGCCGACGACCCCCCGTACCGTATGTAGACGAGACAGCGCCTGTTCGGACGACGGCGCGTCATACAATACGAGGAGACCGAGCGCGCGCCAGGTGGTGGCGTCCTTTAAGCAGCAGCAGCAACAGCAACAGCAGCAGCAACAGCGGCAGGTGGCGGCACCCGCCGCGACGGCGTACAGGACCGTAGTACAACAGCAGCAGCAGCAGCAGCAGCAGCAGCAGCAGCAGCAGCAGCAGCAGAACGGTCCCATAGCCGCTCAGTGCGTGGTTTCTGCTCCTCAACCGGTTCAACAGGCGATGGTGTCTCAGGCGCCGCCGGTGAGTGGCGTGCAGCAGCAGCAACAGCAACAGCCTCGGGTCTTCGTAACCACGAACGGACCCAACGGGCCGACGACGTACCCCGCGTCCTATCCGATGGTACAAGTACCGCCACAGCAGCCCCAGACGGCGATGGTGGTGCCCGTGACTGGCGGACCCGGCCCCGTCGTCGCGGCTACTACTACGAAGGCTTCCACCACCAGGAGCATCCTGGCGCCGGCTACCTTTACCACGACCAGTAGCAGCAGCGGTAGCAGCACGTTACCCGTCCAGGGTACTACACAACAACCACAACAACGCACTGTCGTTACAACGACGCAACAGCCTCAACAACCAGCAGCTCCCGCGGCAGCGGCCACCACGCTGCCGCCGTCCACCGTACCCAGACTCTCGGACCCTAAACCTAAACCCCTGTCTACGAAGCCGGACTTGAGTCTGCGCGACCTTTTAGACGTTCTAAACGACGCGAGGACCGATGATAAAAAATCGCAGCCGACGAGCAAGGCGCCCGAGACGGAGCAACCGACCACGTCTATTTTTACCGGCCAGCCTATCACAAAAACTAAACAACAAGCGCCGGCGTCGTCCTCCACGACTACTACCACTAGTAGCAGTACCGCGACCGTACCGGCGGCGCCCGCGGGCAGCGCGCAAAAAACAACGAGTTCTACCGGTAAATCGAAAACGGGCGCTACCGCGACGTCCTCATCCGAGACAAAAGCGGGGGGTGCCGGCGGAAAAACAAAAACCACGACTAAGAAAACGACCAAAAAATCTTCAGGTACGGCCAGCACGACCGCCGTCGCTGCCGCGACCACTACTACTACGAGTAGTACGGCCGCGCAACCGCAACGGTCCACGACGACGTCCGGGTCGAGGCTCATGACCGACGAAGAGGTGCGTGATGCAGAACAATACATAACCGATGCGTACACTAGTCTGTTCGGTAATACCGAGCAACCGCCACCACCGCCGCCGCCACCAACATCTATGACGCAACAACAATATGATGATCTTTTTAATCCTAGGCCCCAGCAACCGCAACCGGTCGCGCAGCCGCCGCCACCGACGTCGATGTCCCAGCAGCAGTACGACGACCTGTTTAACCCCAGACCGGTACAACAACAACAAATCGTGCGGACCGTGCCCGCGCCGCCGCCACCGACGTCGATGACGCAGCAGCAGTACGACGACCTGTTTAACCCCAGACCGGTGCAACAAACCGTACCGCCGCCACCGACGTCGATGACGCAGCAGCAGTACGACGACCTGTTTAACCCCAGACCGGTGCAACAACCCGCGCGGATCACGCAACCGCCGCCACCGACGTCCATGACGCAGCAGCAGTACGACGATCTCTTTAACCCCGCGCCCGTGGCGGCGACCCAGGTGCCGCCGCCGCCTCCGACGGCGTACTCGGTACGATCGGGTATGTCGCAACAACAGTACGACGATCTGTTTAACCCGACGCCCGTGGCGGCGGCGGCAGCTGTACCGCCGCCTCCGACGGCGTACTCGGTACGATCGGGTATGTCACAACAACAGTACGACGATCTCTTTAATCCTACGCCATCCGTGCAACAACAATATAGTGTCGCACAAGCACCTACCACAACCGTTGTGTTAACACACCCGCACCAAACACATCAACAACCACAAGCAGTACTGCATCCACAACAATACGTAACCCCACCGCAACAACTGCCCACCGTGTTGCAACCACAACCCGCATCCGTTGTCGTGATGCAACAGCAACCGGTTCCGGTGTCGTCCGGACATCATCAGCCAGTCCCGCAGCCGGCCGTCACATGTCCCGTCCCCACTGCACAAGTTCAACAGGCGCAGTCGGTCCCACAGCAAAATGCCCCGTTGGTGGACCACGCGATTACGTGCGGTCCCGTCTTAGCCATGCCGCAAGTCTCAGAGGAGCTGATACGACGTGTCCGCGAGCTATCGGCGCTCATGAACGCCGAGACATTCGGTACTGATGAGACGGCACCACGTCATGCCGGAACAGTCGCTTCGGTAACAACCACCACCGCTACCGCCTCCGCCAATACCGGATCGTGGAGAGCACCGAGAACCCAGACGATCGAATCTCCCATGGACTTTGTAGACGGTGCCACAAGCACCGAATCCATGTTGGTGGACAGCAGCGCCGGAGGAACACCTTTGGACATGATTCTAGGAGGGGAAACTCCACTACCTGATTTTGATATGAACTTATAAAAAACCCCAGAACTTTGTTGCCGCTAAACTTCCCGTCACGTTTTATAAGAGACGGTTTAAAAAAAAATAAATAATCAGAAGAGCTAGCTAATATTTTTTTTACGTCGCCTAAATGGTACTGCGATTCCTTCGCAAAGAGATGCTGTGCAACAACACCAACGCCAACAACACCAACGGAAAGGCCAACGTGACGGCCATGCAGGCCCTGTACAACTCCGAGTACTCTCACATCTTCAAGGGCCCGGTGCAGGAACGCGTCACGTACAGGTTCGGGGACCTGCAGGCCACCTACGCCAACATCCCGCACATCGACGTGCAGACCTCCGATGTCACCCAGGAACTCATCTACAAGACGGCCAACATGACCTGCAGCTCCCTGATGAACATGCACGGGATGACCCCCGAGACGGACGCGGAGCTGTGGGTCATCTTCTACAAGCTCTTCAGCATGCACGAGGGACACTTTCACCCGAGCAACGCGGTGAGCTTCGAGGTCTTCCTGAACAAGCTCACCGCCATGTACGAGGAGATCAAGGCCCGGGACGAGCTCCTGGCCTCGGTCAACTTCGCCCTGGGCATGGGCTACTTCTACATGGCCTACTTCGTGATGTACAACCACAAGAAGGGCAACCCCCTGAACTTCCTGCACGAGCTGTGCCACGTCGTCCACCGGCTGGTGGACCAGGTGTACATGCTCGAGCTCCGCAACCTCAACAACCGCAAGGTGCAGGAGTTCGCCATGGTGGTCAGGGACGTGCTCAACAGCCAGCGCGTCTCGCAGTTCTACGACTACTCGGTCTTCTGCCGGATCGCCGCCGTGACCCACATCGTGGCCAACATCCTGTGCGGCTGTCCCGACGTGTGCCGGCAGGGGGAGCAGTCCCTGCACTGCCAGTTCCTGCGCACCCTGGGCCTGGGGCCCAGCCACCGGTCCCGGCCGGCGAGCCCGCCGGCCACCGAGAACGTCATGTCCCTGCCGGCGGGCTCCTACGTGAACCAGACCCTGTCCATCCGCACCCGCTTCCCCGGGACCGGGCCCGAGCTGTTCAAGAACACGGAGAACGTGGTGGGCATCGTGCCCCCGCCGACCCTGTACCACGTGACCGACTCGGCGACCGAGCGGATCAAGATGTGCCTGAAGCACGACTTCTACATGACCGAGTTCTACAACAACAAGGAGTCCAACAACTACATCCTGCCGGTGCAGTCGACGCCCGCCAGGGAGCAGCAGGACATGGCCCTGAAGCTGTTCAACAACGTGGTCTTCGGCATGTACCTGGCGTGCCAGGTGCGCCAGATCATCCTGTCGCAGTGGAAGATCCTCCTGTCCCTGTTCAGGAACCAGATCGAGAAACTCATCGAGCTGCTCCCGGCCTGCCACGCCCGGGGGTGCATGTACCGCCTGGCCTACCACCTGGACTTCCACACCAAGTCCTTCGGCGCCATCTTCAAGGAGTACGTGGGCCTGGTGCCCGAGCTGCTCATGCACGCGCAGAACCTGCAGGCCAACGACAGCGAGTCCCTGAGGGCCAACATCATCGTGGAGTACCTGATAGACGATAAGTTCTCTCCGGAGATACCGGGGTTCGAGAACACGTACCTACGTATGGCCAGGGACTACCGGTTCGACATCCTGCGCGGAAACAGAAACCCCTTCCCCATGTTCGCCCTAGACCTCTCGGACGCGCGGAACCTGGTCTTCTCCAACGAGGCCTTCCACACCTTTTACAACGTAATTCCTTACGATGATATCATCCCCAACTACTCGAGCTTTTGAAAAAAAATGTCAAGTGCCTCTCGAGCAGATCCCCCCCTCTCTTAGTCATCATGTTCGGTCTGCTATGTAAAGAGAGAGACCCAGACTCGAGAGCTTTTGAGAGGCCGGTTTTTCCGAGAACAGATAATAAAGTAGTGTGTGTTTAACGCGTAGGAGTGGGAGAAAAACAAAAAAAAAGAACAGACAGACTCCTTTTATGTTTCTTTTAACTTTGATAAAAAGGTTAAACTAGGTTAAACTTTCTCTGTGGTTTTAGATAAAGATATAAAAAAAATCCTGTGTACTCGTGTTTGTTCAAAAGCCGGTCCGCGTTATTCATTAACTAAAAAGGTACACGGGGAGGGGAAAAGCTCCTCGTACAGGACGTGATGTGCCTGCTACACAACAAATAACATCTGTGCTGCTTTGCGACTTGCCTTTATTATTTTTCTGTACCTTCCTTCTCCTACCGACGACCGTCCTGCACCGAATTTTTATTTTTTTTAATCTTCCACAAACAACTTGATTGTGTTTTTTTTACCTCGACATGTTGAAATTATATATAGTAAGTTGAAAAAAGAAACCTTTTTTTGTTCTATACATTTAAAAAACTGTGTATCAAAAAAAATAAATTTTATTCTTTAAAAAAACACCATGGAAATCGATGAGGAGTATCCTCCGTCTTCTTCGTCTTCTGGCGCGTCCACGCCACCGCCGCCCGTGCCTCCGCGCTCGGAGCTGGCGCCGGGGTTCCCCATCCCCGGCGCCATCGCCACCGTGTTCCCCAGCAAGTTCCTCATCAAGAGCATCCCCCTGCCCAGCGATTACAGCGAGACGGTGTACAGCGACGATTTCTGCTTCGACGAGGTAACATATCTCGTGACGAGACACATAACGTTCACCGAGTGCAGGGCGCCGGTGTTGGATCTGGACGGGACCGTGGTGATCAGAAACCTGAAGCGGAGACGGGCCGGCGGGGCCTCGTCCGCCGCCTCGGGGCCGCCGCGGGCCCCGTCGACGATGATCGACAGGGCCGTGGTGAAGCTGCCGCGGGGGATGCTGAGCATCCAGCAGATCAGCACCGTCAGGCTGCTGACCTGCGACGGCATCCTGTTCATCAAGGGCCTGGACTTCGCGTCGGACGCCATGCTGTGGCACATCCTGTGCAGCTTTCTGAACCGGCGCCCCAACACCAACTACCTGTGCTACTGCAACTTCACCACCTTCTCGAACATCCTGCTGACCATGAACTACCGCGGCAAGGTCAACAGGTACCTGCTGATGGTGAACAAGCTGCTGGCCATGGGCTACTACATCGTGGGGAACTTCAACTACGTGACGCCCGACAGCTCCATGCTGGGCTATCTGGGCGACGTGATCACGGCTCAGGTGGTGGCCTGGAGCCGGCTGTCCCGCATGGCGGCCACGAGCGACAGCCCCAAGATCGCCGAGGCGTTCCGCTGCATCAGGAACGTGCTGACGGTGCGCTGGCTGCGCATCGACCGCACGGAACTGTCGTCGGACCCCATCTACCGGACCCTGCTGGCGCACGAGCAGCTGATCGCCGGCATCTTCTGCGACTGCCCCGTGTGCCGCCCCCCGCCCCGGGAGCTGAACGCGCACCGGTCCCTGACGGTCAAGAACTGGGGCTACCGCAACGTGCACGGCCTGGCGCGGGACCCTAACGTGGACTTTCGGACGCGATGGAACCTGGCCAAAAAGGACTGTCCCGAGATGCCCAGGCTCATGCACGCCATCAACGTGCCGACCATCTGCCGGGGCCTGCAGAAGGACCGCTACCTGACCCAGTTCTATAAGTTCCAGAACGTGACGCGGTTTCACGTCCTGACGCACACGTGCGGGCTGGCCGTGGACGACCTGCTGTTCGTGCAGTGGTACAACGAGTTCCTGTTCCTCTACTTCCTGCGGCTCTACCTGTCCAGGTGCATCAAGCTGGACTACACGCGCGCCGTCAGCATGTACACCTACTACCTGAAGTCGTTCCGTCACCTGGTGTACGAGGTGTCGTGCGGATCGTGCGTGCACCCGTCGGTCACGGACCTGTGTGACGACCTGGGGGCCATGCTGGAGACCCTGCACGCCGACACGTCCATGACCACCCTGTTAAAGGAGATCTGCAAGTTCAACCGCATCGTCAGGGAGCCCAGGCACGCGTGGCTCTTCCCCCGCGGCATGCGGGACGACACCAGCGTGCAGGGTAAGGTCCTGGTCGAGTACCTGCTGCGGGAGAAGTTTCCCAACATCAGGGAGGACGATCCCGTCTTAGAACACGTGGGGTCCCTGAGGAGCAGGGTTCTGAACGACACGCTGCAGATCACCTTTAACGAGTTCAGTCTCCGACAGCTCGAGAGGTCCATGTGGTTGCAGGACGTCGTCGCCAGCCCCCCGTGACTCTTTCTTTTTCCCCCTCGGTGGGGTAGAAGAACAATTTTTTATTGTAAACATGGTTTTTTTTGATGTGTGTGGTGTGTATGTTGTTATTGTTAATGTTTCTTAATTTGGAAATGATGACAGCGTGCCCGCGTCGAGTAAAGAAAAACAAGCGGCTGGCTGCTCGGAACTGTCGTCACTAACACGTGATAGGGCATCTGGTTAACTAACTCGAGAAGGGGTGTGTCATCTTGTAAAATTAAATGTATAAAGTGTTCGATGTTCAGTACGTGTGGGTCACTTAGACTCTTTTCAGGGTGATCGACGCCGATTCGAGCATGCACTTTTATACGAATGAAAAAAAAACTTGCATTACAACAATCTCTATTATATTATTATTACTACTACTGTTTGTCTAGCAGCTACCTACGCCTGTAGTTGTTATTATTAACTTTTTGAATACTTTATATTTTTTTGTGATCTTAATAAAAGTTACCGTTGTTTGAATCTTACTACATCTTTGACTACGAGAATTTTTTAAGAGTTAAGTTTTTTTTCGTTTTTTTGTTTGACCACCGCGGTGACGGTTAATTAGTATATTATAAACCAATAATATCTTTTTAAACAAACATTTTTGAATTTCAAAAAATTTTCATATTTGAAGATATTTTTACACAGATATAATTCAAAATTTTTCATAAAAGCAAAAAAAGATGATGAAATACAGATTCTCGTCTAACTCCGTGACCGTCTGGGTCAACGCGTGCAGAGATGGTTTTTTCTTCTGCGAGGCGGCCACCATCGCCGAGGCCAACGGGCTGACCGATCCGGACAAGGCCAAGTTCTACTCGTATCACGCCCAGATGAGAAACGTTATGTGCAGCACCATGCTGACCCCGTACTACAGCCCGGCGGGCAACGGCGGCACCAGCGCCAAGGACGGGGGCGCCCACTTCGAGCCGTTGCTGGAAATACAGCTGCAGCGGTGCAAGAGATACCGCCGAGAGGAGATGGTCTACTTTCTGGCGTCCATGCGGGCCGCCTGCAAGACCTACATGGACATCAAGGGCATCGGGGTGCTGCACAACCAACTGATCAACTTAGAGACTTATATCATGAGCCTGTTCGAGGAGGAAAAACGCGTGTTCAACGCCCTGTGCTCGGTGGAAGACTCGCAGGTGTACGCCGGCATGGGCCCCGTCAACCACCACGCCATGAAGCTGGCCCGCAACACCATCAACACGTTCAAGTCGAGGGTGTACAGGAACGCCCTGAACCGGCACCTGCACCTCGACGTGGAGTTCATGCTGCCGTTCAACATGAGCACCGTGGTCAAGGCCAACGACAGCAAGTTTCTGTTGAACGGGGTGCACGCGATCGCCACGCCCGCGAACGGGCAGCAGCAGCAACAACAACAAGAACCGTCCCCCGCGTCACAGGAAGCGGCGACGGGAAACGGGGCCCAGGTGGTGCCGGTCGCCTCGGACCGGTCCCACCAGAACGGCGGCACCTCGGCCAAGATCGTGTACAAGGAGCAGACGCTGTTAGAGAACGACCCGTCGTGCGCGGTCGGAGGCGACGACGCCTTTAGCGTCACCGACCCCTGCAACGGGAAGGGGTTGATAGATAACATCCACGCGTTCTACAACCCCGTGACGAACGGTCTGGCCCACGTTAAGATCAAGCTCAAGACCTGCCCGCCTCAGATCATCTCCATCTACTTGCCCACGTCTCGTAACACGGCCCCGATGGAGAGCAGCAGCGCCAAGTGGAATTTTCCACTCAACCTGACGAAGAGGGCGGCGGACGACTCGGACGTGGACTACGGGGATGGCGACAGGATCCAACTGAAGAAACTGAAAACATATTCTAAACACGACAATAATAATAATAACAACAATGCCCACGAGCAGCAACAGCGGCAGCAGAAAAAGCAGTTGTCTCCGTTGGAAGCCCTCCTCTTTGGCGACAGCGGCGCCACGGGGGGAGGGTCCGTCTCCGCTGCTGCTACTGCTGTCGCTACTCCCACCACCGACCGCCGCTCTCCGGCACAGACCGCGGCGTCTCCAGATTCTTCCACCTCGACCACTACTAGCGCGGCGGGAGGCCCAAACAAATCGCCTGCTGTGGCGGGCCAGACCGGCGCGACCTCATCAGCATCGTCGCCATCATCCGACCCGCAGCCGACGACCACAAAGGAGAACTCCGTTCCCGCGCCCGCCGCCTCCGCCCCCCCGTCGAAGCAAAACGCGGCGGGCGCCCCTCAAATCCGGCCCCCACGACGCATTACTTTACTTAGCGGCACACCCTTGTCGGACTCGACCAACGCCCTCCCTCCGCCTCGCCCTCCACCCGCGCCCACCGCCGCGCCCCTTTCGTTTCCGTCCCAGACCGCCGCCGCCACCATGGGCGTGCCTCAACACGCTTCTTCGCCTTCCGGCGCCAGACAGCCTTGCGAGGGAGGGGGCGGCAGCGGCGGTTTCGCCGGCACGGCGCACCACGCCGCCAACGTGGCTACCGTGAGACCCCAGCCGCAGAAACCATCGTCCCTGCCTCCGCCCGCGCCGGCGGGACCCGGCAGCGCCTCCGCCCTTCAGACCCCTCCGCCGCAACAACAGCCACCGCCGCTCCCCGTCTTGACGCCGTCCAGCGCGCTACTCAGAGATCACTCGTACACCCCGTTGCAACACCTGCTGGCGGCCGCCGCCAGCGCCCAGCAACACCAGGCCGCCGCGCCCGGGGCCCCCACCCCCGTCTTCCCGTCGCCCCCGCCGTTGCAGCGCCAGCAGCAGCTGCCCTCGGACGCCGGCGTCACGGGATCCGCCGCGGCCTCGTCGACGACGGACTTTGTGGCGGATCCCCTGCTGTCGGCTATCTCTTCTCATACCGGCGGGGGGCGCTCTTCATGTACCGAGACCTCCGGCGCCGTGCCGTCGTCTTCGTCTTCTCCTCCGCTCCCGAACCCGGATGACGACCCCATCGCCAACTTTCTGGGAGACCCGGACTTGCAGGCGTACCTCGATCAGCTGATCGAGGACACCTCGCCGGAGAACCTGGTGAGCATCAACAACTCCAGCATCGAGTGGCTCTTGGAAGGGTTTAACGACAACAACAGCAGCAGCTCCACCGAGCCGAGCAGCACCACGGGCGCGGACTTTAACTTGGACCTGGACAATCTCGAGGAGGCGCTCCTCAGCATTCAACAACTCAACGACCAATATGGGTTCTGTGTTTAAAGAAACAGGCTCTATTGTTTATATTTTCTTAAATTTATTCGTGTGTTAAAAATAAAAAAATAAAAAAACTTTATAATAAGTTTTGCATTTTTAAAAAAAGCTCGCGACAAAAAATTTGTACACCAAAACCGTATTTATTTCTGTATCCGATGTTTTTTTTAAATAAAAACAGCTATTTTGGTTCTGTTTATCATCATTGTATGAGAGGTTCTTGATCCTCCGCATTGTCTTCGGTCTGCTTCGGTCCCAGGGTTCCTCCGGCACATTCGGTAAAAACTTTTCTGGTTTTAACCACACACGCATGTCCTCCTGTTAATTTCAAAAAAAAAAACCCATAACATTTACGATATAAAAAAATTTATGTGAGGTTTTTTTAAAAATGAAAAAATAAAAAGTTTATACTTACGCTTCAAAATGTTTAACACCATAGGAATGACCAGAAATGTCTGTACGCCATAACAGAAGACATAAATTTTGTTAGAGAAATCGTCCCTTTTTCCCATATTTCTCGACTGCTCCGATCGTTTCCTGTACTCTCGTTACTTTTTTTTAAGAAGAAGGTCCTTGAAAAAAAAGGTTGCTAGCTATTTTATCTAACGGAGTGTGTCTCGGAACATTAATTTAAATTGGCACACGTTAGTTAAATCGATCTAAAAAATAGATGAGCCAGGACACCTATATTATATAACATGAGAATCCCTTTATTGTGATGCTCGCGGGGGTTACACGCAGTAGTCTTTTGTGATGGTAATATCAACAACGTCACTCAGGACGACCGCGGCGCCCCTCCTCCACAAGTTTGTTGCGATGTTATTAATATAAGCGAGCGGCGCATCCGGTCTGCGTGCTTTTTTTTGCTTAGCACGGCAGTAACAGCGGCCGTTCTCGCTGCTGCTGTTGTTGTTGTGGGTGGTGGCTCTTTGGAGAGGAGGACGACTTGGACGACGACGAACTCAGCTGGAGAATCGCCGGCTCCGTATCGGGAACGTCCGGTAAGTCCAGCTCCTCGACGCTGTTTTCCACTACTACTTTGGAGAACGATACTTTCTTTTTCGTGTTGACACAAGTCCCGTTGTTGTTACTAGCGCTAGTAGGTGTCGTGTGTTTGTGGTGGTGGTGATGCTCCTTTTTGTGTTGTTGTTGGTGGTGGGTGTTATGATTGGGATTACTATTGAGTACGGTGACGGGAATAGCGGTGGGCGCCGTGGTGGTGCAGGAAGAAGCACCGCTACTGCTGCTGCTAGTTCTAGTGGAGGAGGACGACGACGTCTCCTCGTCTTCCCCCAATTCTATTATTGTGGCGGTGTGTTTGTTCGCGTGTTCCGCTGACACGCCGGCAGAATTTGTTGCGGATTTTTTTGTTCTCACAACTGCCGACGATAACGAGGAACAAGAAGAGAAGCCGCTGCTGCCCCCGCCGCTACAACACACATTTGCCGTAACCGCACTCTTCTTGTTGACGAGGCTGTTGTTGTTTGTCGCGTCGCGGCGCGCGTACGCCGGGGCCGCGACGACGACGACCTCCTCCTCGTCCTCGTTCTCATCGTCGTCGTCCCCGTATCCCTCGGAAACCACCATCTCCGAGGCGTTGTTGTTCATGAGCGTAAAGCTGCAGCGCTTGTCCTCGTCTATCACCCGGAGAGACTTCTCCAGGTCCGAGATGGTGGTCTGATCGGTGGCGTACTTGGTCGCCAGCGCCTCTATCTGAGTGTCCGACACCTCCAGGTTACCCATGGCTATCTTGAACATTATGATCTCTAGCGAGTTGACGATGAACTGTAGCTTGTGATGCTCCGTCTGCACTATGTCCCTCAGGTGGTCCACGCACGTCTCCTTCGCGTCCTCGCACCGAGACAGTTTCGTCTTGTACGATAAGTACGTAGGCAATATGTCCAGGAGCTTGTTCTTGTTATCCTCGTTGTCTATCAGCTGCGTTATGTCCGTGCTCGACAGGCCCAGGTTGTAAGACATGACGGTTTGTAAATCTGTCATATCCATTTCATTCCGCAGCGTCTCGTACTGCATCCCGGCCAGCGAGGGTCGCAAGCACCTGGTGCATAGCGCCCCCATGACGATGATTATTCAGGTGCTCTTCGCGACCGAGTACGATTCGGCAAATATCGTAGTGAGCTTAATATGCGGATGCGATGTTGACCACCTTATCTATCCGCTGCTGTATAAGCAGCAGGGAGGAGGAGGAGGACAACGGCGGCGACAGGAACCGGCCGGTGGCGGAGGCGCTTCTTCTCCCGTCTCCCAAAAAAAATCCTTCTTGTCCTCCTGTCGAGATAATAATAATAGTAATGATGAGGATGGCGATAGGAGTGGCGGTATCGGTGGTGATGGTGATGAGAATTTTAACGTAGACGATTACTATTTCGAGGAGGATGATAGCATTTGGGAGGATGAGGAGGATAGTAATAACAACTCGGAACGGGGACCGGCGACGCCCCGCAACGACACCACCGCACTAGTAGACTTTGATGATGGTGAGGAGGAGGATCATGATGATAGCGGTTCGGACGGTGAGGAGACCAGACATGGCTTTTTTAAGAGTAAAAAAAACTATGACGATGATGATGATAATAATAAGAACAGCACCGGCCGCTGCTCCCGAGAGGTCGCGGACGAAACGATCATAGCGTTTTGTCTGCAGACGCAGACGTGCGAAAACTCTACCCGTGTCAGTCCGGTCTTCTACTGCAACGACCGCGACCTGGACTTCGTCAACAAGTTCAACCGAAACGAGGTGCTGTCGGCCAGCGAGCTGGGTCGATGCCTGGACGAGGCGCGCACCCTCGCGCTCTACCGGCGCATCCTGGCCGAAGAGCTGCCCGCCTCGTCCCAGAACGACGCGCTCGCTAATAATAACCGCCGCGGTAGCAAGAGCGGCGGCGCCGAGCTCGCCTCTCACGTCGGAGGCAGCGGTCTACGGAGGCTCGTCTACTTTAACAGGGACGTCATAGTTAAATATTTAACGGAGAACTTTACTATGCCCACGTCCCCCGCCTGGTTCAGTTCCGTCTACGGATCTCACGAGGCCGTGCTGGTCCTGACCATGTACTACTACCTGTTCGAGCGGCAGTACAGCACCGTGCAGACCACGCAGCACTACGCCAAGTGCTTCACCGACGAGACCGGCAAGTCTCTCATGTCCTGCTACTCCATGCGGGACTTCATGAGGCTGCTGCACGGATCGCCGTTCCTCCGGAGGGTGAACAGGTTCTCCGAGTACTGCCGCTACAAGAACGACCGGGACTACCGGGAGCTTGCGGCCATAGACGAGAGCATCAACGCGTTCAGGCGGAACGTGTGCCTCACGGACGCCGAGTCGGTACACTTCATGTACCTGGCCTTCGGCACGGCGCTCGGGAAGAGCAAGTTCACCGAGTACACCATCAAGACGTCGTACGTGTGCGATCGGAACAATAACAACAACGGCGGCGGGGGACGCGCCGCCAGGGACAAGAAGCTCCTTCCCCGCTCCCCCCCTGTCATAAAAGGGTCCCTTTACGTGAGAGACTTAGGGGAGAGCAGGAAGAAGGGGGGCGACGGCGGCTTCGACGACGACGACGAGGACAACAGCACCGACAGATCCCTGCACGACAACTGTTATCTGAGTCACAATCTGAAAAAAGAACTCCTCAACATCATGGAGGCCTACTTCACTCCCAGCTCGTACCTGAGCGGTTATGTCAAAGTCCACAAGCACAAGTCCGAACACGAGCTCTTTCAGGGTTACGGGATAGACACCCGGGTGGAGGGAGGGGGGGTGTCCTCATCATCATCGGTCAATAATAATACTACTACTACAACAACAACAGCACAGAAACCCCTCATATTCAGCGGCACCTCGTCAGATATGGCCGAGAGGATCAAAAGGGCCAATCGGCGGTTCGAAGGCCTCTTTGAACAGATCGAGGCGGACGGCATCGCCTCCGTCCTCAACGTCCTCGCCTCGTCCAAAAAGGCCATCGTACCGTTCTCCGATCACCCCGAGTTGCTGCGCCCGCACTCGCACCCCCCGAGATGCAGACGAGAGAACGATGATGATTATAACATTGATGATGATGGCGACAACAAGCACGTCCCATCATCGTGTCCCAAAAAACACAACAACAAAAACAACAACAACGATATGGTCATCACCAGGAGGGAGGTTTTATTCCCCGGACTGGAGCGGCCCGCCCCCCTGTACCGGACGGACTGTTTTCAGAACATGCAGCTGTGCCGCTACTTCAGCGTGATCGGGAGGGAGGACTGGGTGCGGGGGGCCCAGCTGGCCGAGGCGCTGCGCAACACGCCGGAGGACTACGTGAGCGACGAGCAGCTCACCGAGTGCGTGTGGCTCCCGGAGGCCCGGGTCAGCAGCCCCCGGTTGTCGGAGCAGCTGTACCGGTCGCGCCACGAGATCTTCAACGACCGGCTCCCCGTCTACAACTTCGTCGGGGACCTGGACCTCGACGTCTCCGGCGGGACCGCGCCGGAGGTCACCAGGGACTGGTTCTTCGGCTTCTGCCGGAACCTCAGGCGCATCGTGCTGCAGACCTTCTCCCGGCTCTTCTCCGCCAAGATGGACGAGCGCACGCACCCGGTGTACTTTTTCAAGTCCCGGTGCGAGCCGGAGGAGCCGGGCCGCTTCTGCTCCTGCTCGGGCAAGCTGGGCATGCGGGTCATCACCCCTTTTCCCCGGGACACCGCGGTCCTGGGCGGCAAGAACATGAAGGCCCTCTGCGAGATCCTCAACCACGTCCTGTTCCTCGACCCGGACATGTTCCCCCTGGTGAACGGGACGGTGACGGACAAGAACTGCTTCGACGCGGGCATCTACGGCCACGGGCGCTCCATCCGGATGCCCCTGACCTGCAAGGTCGACGAGGACCTGGGCTTCCTGCGGCGCAGGCTCATGCCCGTCTTCATCGTGCCCGAGGGGCTGCGCGGGGGCGGGCGGCACCGCGAGTTCGTCCGCGCCCACCTGGACCTGGCCAACTGGCTGCACCACAACGACACCCACGCCGCCCGCCCGCGTCCGCCGGACGCGGATCACCACCCCCCGCGCCCCCCTCCCTCATCCGGCCTCGTCTCCTATATACTGTCCGTGGAGGACGTGGGCCGGCAGAACGAGAGCTCGTTCATCGACACGCGGCTCAACAAGCTCTACAAGAAGGAGCACGTGAGCCTGGACGCCGTGCTCGAGGGCTTCAGGGCCCGCTACGGCGCGGCCGACACCGGCCACCTGCTGGACCTGGTCGTCTGGCCGCACTTCGCCCGGACGCTGCGCAACAACTACAGCGCCGCCGCCTCCAACCAGTTCTCCAACATCTGCTTCGACGTCGAGTCGTCCTGGCCCACGGTGCAGATCTACCGGATCCAGCACGGCACCCGACGCAACTTTTTCTGTATCCAACACGATCACCGGAACGCCAGGGACAACGTCAACTTCTTTCTGGACGTCAAGGCCGACTCGTCCGCGGTCATCTGGTTCACGCTGTGGAGCCGGTGTTTTGCCAGAAAATGCAAATCGAACTCTAAGAACGTGCACGTGTCTCACAAGCTGGTGTTACCGTCTTCTTGAAAAAAAAAACAGTTTAGTTAAGCTTTTCCTTCTTCGCGTTCGATCTCTAGCTCATTTGAGAAATAAAAAAAATTTTTTTTTGCCACGATCATCATTCGTCCTCGTTGTCGTCAGGATGTTGTTCTCTAGCGAGCTACGTGGTGTCTTTTTCCTTTGTGCGCGTCGCTGTTTGGCGATGATGAATAATGATGCCTTTAAACAACAACAACAACTCCGCCCGCTCTCTGTCCCGTCAGTTGTTGCCGTCGTCGTGACAAAGTATGCGTGGAGGAGGACACGGCGGCAGTAGTCGGAGACAACGCGTCGTTCTAGAAGACGAGATCCAGCTTCATCCCGAAGACGACATGTTCGACACACCGGTCCAGTCTTCTTCGACCAAACTTCATTTTAGCGGTGAGTTGGGTCTCTTTTTTTTCCTCCCCGTCACGGGGAGGGGGTGATTACAGCACAAACGACGTGAGATCGAGTGAGAGATGATTGGTGGCGATGGTGCGGCAAACGGATCTGATTGATTGATAATACATGATCTATACATACTTGAAAAAACTTTAAAAAACATACTTTTTTTATATACACAAGATCTCTATCTCCCCAACGGAATCGGTTGCTTAGAGTTTTATTTTTTTACTTAATAAAGTTTTTATTTTTATAATAAATAATTCTCTCGTCTGTTTCTATCATCTTTTTTTTCCTCTCCTCTCCCACTTTTTTAGACTTGAGAAACACTTTGGGACATCGTTCGCAGCAGTCGCGTCATTACGGGACTCATGGCGGCGGTGGTAATAGTAGCGGCGGCGCCGGCAGAGTTTCTTCCGCCGGCGCTAGATACCGTCAGCAGCAGCAGCACCACCACCATCACCCCCACCCGTACGGGCGCCGTGCGCGACACAGCGCTCGCAGCGGCGGCGGCAAGAACACTAACAACAACGTCGCCGCGACCGGCACCGGCGGCGCGGCCGCTTCTTCTGACACGGGGGCGGCGGCCAGCGGCACGACCACCAGAAGGGTCATGTCTTCTTCGTCCAAGGGCAGCGGCGGCTGCAGGGTAGTGATAGGAGGAGAAGTAGGTGGTGGTAGTGGTAGTGGGAGAGCGGCGGGAGGAGGGCGCGGCGGTGCCGATCTCAAGAGCCGCATCAGCTCTAGTCAGTTGGACGACCTGTCCCCTAGCGATCTGGAAAAGCTCCAGAAGCTCTTAGACCGTAAAAAGAAAAAAGAGCAGCAGCGTTCCGGTGTGGGGCGTTCTACCTCCTCCTCGTCGTCGTCGGGAAAGTCCCGGCGCGGTTCTGCCGTGGACGACGATGACGATGATGACTATGACGGCGACGGCCGAAGCGCCGCGGCGCCGGCAGAGGAGATGACGACGGTAGCGCCCTACACCGGAAAGGTGCCCAACGTCAGGGCCATGCTCATGGACAAGAGGTTCGTCAAGCTGGGGGAGATGACCGTGACTAACGCCGACGTTAGGAACACGGACTTTATCAGGAAGCTGAAGGAGCAGTTTGACGTGATCCCCCGGGACGAGATGGACAACCTCATCATGGCCAGGACGGTGGCCATCAACGGCTCCCCGTCCCTGTTCTGCACCCTCCTCATGGCGGAGGAGGCCTGCGTCTACTTCGCGGCCCACGCCAAGCAGAACATCCCCGTGAACGTGTACGACCCCATGTCGACCACCGTGTCGTGCCTCAAGCACGGGCTCTTCAGCAAGCTCAACGTCGCCAAGCTCTTGTGCATCATGGCGACGCCCCCGTGCGGGGACGGGAGCAAGGCCGCCGGCTACGACCTCTTAAAGAGGATCGCGTCCGGGAACGGGAGCTCCTTCAAGAGCTTTCTCAAGATGGGGGGAGCCGGAGGACTAGGAGGAGGAGGAGGAGGAGAGGGCGCTGCGGGGAGCGGTGGTAATAGGACCCACCACTCCAACTACAATCATCATCATCATCACCACCACCATTCCAATTATCATCATGGCGGTTCCACAGCGCCCTCTCCTTCTTCTTCTTTTTTTACCGTCCACGGTGACATACGAGACATCAGGGATCTGCCCATGGCCGACCTGCCCCACCCGTTTCATAAGGTCTTTTACGTCCTGGCCATCATCGAGAAGGTCCTGGCCGAGATGAAAGGGTACGGACACAAGGTGGCCGGGGGAGGAGGAGGAGGAGGGGGTAGAGGAGGGGTGACCATGATAGATGTAGGTGGTGCTTGTGCGGACGATGACATGGGATACGGCGCGGCCGCCACGGCCATGGGCGCCATCGGCCTCTCCTCGAACGTCACCAGGTCGAGGCTCATCAGGGACCACGATACGGGGGGCGTGCTTGCCAACTACAGGGAGGGCAGCCTGGTGGCCTGGGTCAAGGAGGGCTTCTGCGCCCACTACTGTACGGACGGGGCCTGTAGGCGCCGCTCGAGGTTCGCCCTCGGCGTCCCGGGCAACCTGGGCATGATCTTCTGCCCGCAGACCGACGGGCCCACCGTGGGCGACGTGGATAGGTATTTCGAGAAGGATAGGGCGCAGCCGCCGCACACCCCAGCGTCCGGAGGAGGCCGCAGGTCGTCCTCCTCGGCCGCGTCCACGCCCATCATCAAGAGGGTCGTCATCATCGAGGAGCCGCCAAAAAAGAAAAAGGCCGCCGCCGCCGCAGGAGAAAAAAAACAACAACAACAACCGCCGCCGCGGCGGGGAGGAGGACGCGGCGGCGGTCGGGGAGGAAAAAACAACAACGACGGCGTACCGGACTCGCCCGAGTCCCCTCCTCGCAGCAGGGACAGGAAGCCCACTTTTAGCAGTGGCGGCGGCGGCGCCGCCTCGGCGACACCGTCCTCGTCATCCTCGTCCTCGTCCAGGGCCAAGAAGCGGCCGTCCTCGTCGTCGTCCTCCTCGTCACGCGCCGCCACATCCGCCGCCTGCTCTCCGGCCAAGAAGCCGCGCCACCACTACATGTCCCCGCTCAACCGGCCTCAGCTCGGAGGGGGACAGTACCACCGGGTCCTACCCGGAGGGGGGCCTTCCGGCAATATCTCTAGCGGGGTCCACAGAACTACGTCTGCCTCCTCCTACTCCTCGTCCTCCCGTTCTCGGGCCGCGGCGGCCGCTACCGTCGCCTCCTCCTCGTCGTCATCGTCTTCCTCGTCCTCCCGTCGGGGTACGGCGGGGGTCGGGGGGGCCCGTTCCTCTTCGGCCCGGTCATCGTCATCGGACGTCCGCGTAAGCGAACCACCATCACCGATACGAAAAAGCGGTGGTGGAAGCTCGACCTACGCGGAAGACGTCTCGCCGGCCACGGGAAGGGACTTTCGGAACCTGGTGGTACAGACCCGGCCGGCGACCGCCGTCCTCCGGTCCGGGGGGGACGACGACGACCACGGCCCGTCATCGTCGTCGTCCGGTCCGGGGGGCTCCGGCGGCCGGGAAGCCGCGAGGAGGAGCGTGTGGACTGCTGTTACTACTACTACTGCTTCTGCTGCTTCTGCCGCCGCCGCCGCGACCGACAGGGAGGTGGTGATCCGCGACGGCGAACCGACCGCGGGGGCGGCCGGATCGACCGTACGCGTGAGTTTTCAGACGACCACGACTACCACCTACTCGGCGGCCCGGGACCCGAGGAGGTGCAGGCCCGGCGGCTGCGGGGGCCCGCCGACCCAGCGGGCGGAAAAAGATGGCGGAGACGACGACAGGGCGGCAGTACCGATGACGACCGGAACGGTAAACGGAGGAGGGGGACCGGTCATCACGGGCACTGCGACCGAGGCGGCCGCCGCTACGGCCCTGCTGGCGGCCACCGCGGCCATCGTCGTTAACAGCGGCAGCGGATCCGGCAGGCGATCTTTCCTAGACTCGCCGCCCGGATCCGACGGACGCTTCTCCGAGGAATCCGACTCGTCGTCGTCATCCTCGTCCTCGTCCCTGCCGCCATCGACCCCGACGCCGCCACCGCCACCGCAGCCTGCCGTCGTCCCCCCTACTACCCACGGGCTCGAAAAAAATCACCTCTGGGACCACCAGAACCGGCTGCCTATGCTGGTCCCGCCACCGATCGCCCCGAGCCCGCCGCCGCTTTCGGTCAGTAATGGCGGAGGAGGAAGGAGGAAGGAGGAAGCGGCCGGCGACGACGACCAGGCCGCGACCTACTGCTACAGGAACAATAGCAAGATGGCGCCGGCCGCCACGTCGACGGATCCGGCTGGCCTGGCGGCCATTTTGTTACAGGCCCCAGACCGACCAACCTCCTCCCCCGGGTCTACTACGCCCACCCAGCGACCACCACCACCCCCCCAGCTCCTGCTACCGCTCCCACCTACCACTGACAACGGGAAGAAGGAAGAAGAGGAGGGGAAAGGCTTCGTCGGAGAGGGTTCGGACCAAGCGGCTGAAAATAAAAAACAGTGTAACGATAAAAATGTGAGCGACAACGAGGCCGGAGGAGGAGGCAGCGGCGCTACTACTACTACTGGAAGACCCCCGGAGGGAATCGGTTCCGGAATCGGCAACGAGGAGGCGGCTGTGGAGGACGACGACGAGGAGGAGGCGACGGTAACCGTCGAGGACGCCACCATGGCCGACGAGGACGACGACGAGGATGAGGATCGAGGAGAGAAAAGTGTAATAGAAGGGTTTAAAAATCTTTTGGGGGATAAATCCCCTACGTTTATTGAAACCGACGACGAGACCGAGGACGAGGAGGACGATCAAATGTCAATAACATCCTACGACCATTCCGATGAGGAGGCCTCGCTGTTGGATTCGGCCTGCGACAGCGAAATGGAGAGCGACATGATCCTCTGAAACCGGTCCGCCGACTGACGCGGCGAGGCCGGGCGCCGCCTGTATTTATAACCTCGGCCGCGCGTGCGCAGTGGGCGCCCTTCAAGCCCCGCCCCTTATGGAAATCCCCGTTCCACCTCTGAGTCCATACATATTCAGTAACGTTAATAAATTATTTATATATTCCCTATTAGTATGGTCTCAGGGTGGAGTGGAGCGGACCGGCCCCGCCCGTAGGAATTTTGTCAGCCATGTTGTTACGAGCATGCGCATACTGTACCATAAATAAATAATTAATTCGAAGTCTCACTACGCATTTATTTAATTTTTTCCAATTATTTATTTAATTAACGTTACTGATATATATATGTAGCGAGGGTGGAACGGGGATTCCCCCGTTCCACCCTACTCTAATATGGAATTAATTATTTATTTCCAGTAAATAATTAAATAATTCGGAAATGTATTTAAATTAGATATAAATATTTAAATAGCTAAATAATTAAATAATTCGGAAAAATAAATAATTAAATCAGAAATAAATAATTAAATCGGAAATAAATAAATAATTCGGAAAATAAATAATTAAATCAGTAAATAATTAAATAATTCTGAAAAAATAAATAATTAAATCAGTAAATAATTAAATAAATCGAAAAATAAATAATTAAATCAGTAAATAATTAAATAATTCTGAAAAATAAATAATTAAATCGGAAATAAATAAATAATTCGAGAAATAAATAAATAATTCGGAAATAAATAATTAATTCAGTAATAATTAAATAATTCGGAAAATAAATAATTAAATACCAGGTATATAAATAAATAATTCGGAAAATAAATAATTAAATACCAGGTATATAAATAAATAATTCGAAAAAATAAATAATTAATTCGAAGTCTCGCGACGCTTGCTCGAATTATTTATTTATTTCTCGAATTAACGTTACTGATATATATATGTAGCGAGGGTGGAACGCGTTCCACCCTACTCTAATATGGAATTAATTATTTATTTCCAGTAAATAATTAAATAATTCGGAAAATAAATAATTAAATCGGAAATAAATAAATAATTCGGAAATAAATAATTAAATCAGTAAATAATTAAATAATTCGGAAATAAATAAATAATTCGAAAAATAAATAATTAAATCAGTAAATAATTAAATAATTCGGAAAATAAATAATTAATTCCATATTAGAGTAGGGTGGAACGCGTTCCACCCTCGCTACATATATATATCAGTAACGTTAAATCAAGAAAATAAATAAATAATTCGATAACGGCGTTACTGAGACTTCGAATTAATTATTTATTTATACTTCGTAAAACTATGGACTCAAGGGTGGAATGGAACGGCTCGCCCCCTCCCCTCGGGACCGATACCCACGTGGTACGGCTTGCTCATATCCCCTTACGCACACCCACACCGCCCCCCTCAGGAGGGGGAGGAGAAACCCCCGTCACACCGGATAAATGGACCGAGCCGCCACGGCGCTATCTCACATTGCATCGGGACGGCGACGGGGGTTGAGGGGAGGCGTGGTTGGGGTTTTGGGGGGTTCACAAGCCCCCTCCCTTAATTTTTAAATTTTTAAACGTAATTTTCTGGAACATGTAACGTATGTTTTTGATACAAAAACGTGACTACGTTTATTAGACAGCTATTTTTTTTGAATTTGCACCGGGAACACAGAATCTTAGCAACGACGTTGCTAGCCGAACCAACGACGGATTTAAAAACTTTACAGTTGGGAGGGGGAAATTTTTGTTTGTGTTTTTACCGTGAGATACTGAAACACATTTTTTTAAACCGATACTACAAAAGTTTTGTGGTTTTTTTTTTGAAAAACCATGGCGGACGATAACAACATCGCTTCCAACGCATCTATTAGTTACGGCGCTTGGATCTACGTCGCTGACAAAAATCCGGAAACGTGTCAGATTCTCAGCAGGCTGGTCCTGACGGCGCCGGGCCATGAGGTGGCGGTAGCGCCCATGCTACTGGACGTCACCGTCGAGGCCAATTTCGAACCCACGGTGAAATGCCCCATGTTGTTGAACGATAGCACCGTCATACTCCGACTGGCCAACTTTATGCCGTGTGCTTTTTTTCTCAACGGCGCCGACGACCTGCGCCTCTGCGAGGACGTCGTAGGTAACGTCGACGAGATCTGCGAAGACGCCGCCGCCAAATATCATTACTCCGGCGGCGGCGGTCGTCGTGGGGAAGAAGGGGGAGGAGAAGAAAGAGAAACCCGCAGGACCGTGACGACCGCCTCGGACGTGTGCGGACGCGTGAACGCGTCCGAGGAGGACAGCTTTGTGTACATAGTCTGTACATACGGATTCAGGGAACTGCTCTACAGCGGGTACCTGGTGCCTCACTGGCAGGAGACCTGCGAGGTCTCGGTGGGCAACCGACGGGCGTATAAGATCCCGCTGGTGAGCCCGTTCATGTTCACGCAGTGTCGCGACGACCACGTCGACATCACGGACCCTTTCGTGACCCAGAACGGGTTCTACCACCCGGGGTTATCCGACGCGCTCTTCTCCTTCGTGTTCAGGCCCGTCGCCGTGAGCCTCAGGTACCACGACGTGCAGAACCTGATCTCGGCCGGCCTGGACCAGTACGTCAACGATACCTACGCTAACGCTAAGATCTGCGATCGGAAACTGTACACTTGTCACGGAAACAATAAACTGTCCAACTCCGACAAGGACACCCTGGCCCTGTGCGACGGCGTCGCCAACGAGGTGGTGCTCAGCTACCTCACTCAGTTTCTGGATTCGGCCTACGACGCCCCCAGCAGCATGGACTTCTTCTCGTGGCCCGCCGTCAAGGACAAGAGCCACGAGGAGGTCCTCCAGCAGCTCGACGGCCTCATGATGCACATGACGGTGCACCTGTCGGCCCTGGTGTTCTCTGGAAATTCTGTGTTGTATCAGAATCGAATATGTAAAGCCACGGGGGGAGCGGGGTCCTCGGAGTCCAAGGACGAGTCCTCCATCGAGGCGCTGCTCAAGACCGTGCACCACGGAAACGGGATCCAGCTGCTCTACGAGGACGCGTACGACGACGCCAAGTGCGTGGCGCGCACGCACACCCCGAAGCCCAAGAACACCAAGTTCAACCTGGACCACCTGGCCTTCGCCGCCTCCTTCAGCCCCCACGTGTTCACCAAGCTGGTGTGGGTGCTCAACCGGTGCGAGGAGTACAAGACCACGCAGTCGGCCAGCTCCGTCTGCTACCTGGTCCTCAACTCCTCCTCCGCCGGCAGCTGCCTGCACTGCGATGGCAAACACTGTAACACGTGCGTCGGCGGCCTCATGTGTCGCATGGGCACCCGGTTTCCCAACGTGAACAGGCCCCCGAGGAAGGAACCCTGCGTGACCACCCTGCTGACCCGGCAGTTCGCCGACATGTCGCTGCTGGGGTCTTTCGGGAAGCGCTACAACACCGACCGGGACCAGGCCGGGGCGAAGGACGGCCGCGGCGTCGCCGTCGAGCCCCTCGACAAGACCAAGTACTTCCTGAACGTGCTCGACTACTGCAAGCGCGAGTCCCTCATCGACGTGGAGGGGAACGACATCATGCAGATCTCGGGCAAGGCCGACTTCGTCAAGATCATGTCCGGCCTCAACCGCACCATCGACGACGAGCTCGTGAAGCTGCTGGGCGACATGAGGAAGCACGTCACGGCCAAGGACGAGCTGGCCAACAGCACCCTGTCCTTCACGCTCGACCTCAACCCGCTGGGCTACGGCTTCGCGCCGCTCCTGCAGTTCGTCCACGTCAAGACCCTCGTCAACATACTGGAGAGCCTGGCCATGGTGGTGGCCATCGAGAAGATCACGTCCTACCCGCTGACGCAGGCCTCGTACGCCAAGTGGATCCGCCAGCACTACCAGAGCATCTACGGGGAGTTCAAGAAGTCCATCGCCAAGAAGGGCTTCATGACGCTCTCCGACTACAAGGTGAAGAGCGCGTCTTTCTCGGACACCTTCACGGACTTCGGTCACCTGAAGAGGGAATACTCGAACGCCTCCGCCCGGCAACAGCCGCAGCCGCAGCAGCAGTGCCTCCCCACCACCACGTACCAATGCAGGCTGTGGAGCTTCAACTTCACATCTCTCAGGGACGTACGCATAAAATACAAACCGGTGCCCCGGAACAAAGAGAGCCCGTACTTTCAGAAACCCGAGCGCGGGGTCCAGAACCCCGTGTCCGGGCCCCTGTCTTTCCTGGTGACGCGCTTCCACAAGGACCTCTTCCCCAACGTCACCGTCAGCCCCATGACCCTGTGGCAGCGCATCTACATGAACACGCTGAAGAACTTCAACGTGGACCTGGGGGACAAGGCGGAGGTCGAGCAGTTCATCCGCTTCATGTTCGAGCAGACCATCGAGTGGGAGGCGTCCAACTGCATCGACGCCAAGCCCGACAGCCTGGTGCAGTACGTGGAGTTCCGTCTCACCAACCGCCTGCTGCACGCCAGCGGCCAGCGCGGCCAGTACATCGGCACCGTGCAGGCGCTCTCGACCGTGCTCAGCGAGGCCAAGCTCGAGGGCTTCCCCTGCTACATCGAGCCCGACAAGAGCTTCTACAGCGTCAGCGACTACTATGACTACTGCCGGGAGAAGAACTGCCCGGTCACGGTGGGCCGCACCCGGCCCTACGGCAACACCAACGGCATGTTCGAGAACCGGCCCCTGGTCACCGTGCCCTACGCCCTGGAGAAGTACCCGGGGGCCTCGGGGAACGCCAACATCTTTCACTGCGGGCAGTTGGGCTACTACTCGGGGTCCGGGGTCGATAGGAACCTGGGGGTCATGAGCAAGAACAGCGACTACAACTTCATGAGGAAGAAGCACGTCCTCTGCACGCCCATGACCAACGTGATCTACACCAAGATGAACAGGGGGGTGCAGGTGTTCGACTTCGACATGTTAAAGCAGCGCGTCGGCGCGCTGCTGGCCGAGCAGCAGCACAGCTCGGGCTGCGACCTCGAGGTCGTGGTGCTCCACGAGATCCTGAAGACGGTCAAGGAGCCCAGCTACAACGACCTGCTCTTCCTCACGGACTACCAGGAGCACCTGGCCAACGACCTGTTCGAGAAGGTCAGGCTGTTGGACGAGCTCGAGGTGGCGTCACCCTACACGCTGGAGACCCTGCAGGAGGTGTTTCAAGAAAAGGCGGAGCCTAACCCAGGCACTAGCGGGTTGAGCTACGACTTTTCTTCCATAATTCCCAAGGCGTCGGACCTGGAAGACTGCGCCGGGCCGTCGTCGGCGGGCGGACTGATGATTCACGACTTTGGCGGCGGAGGCGCGGAAGACGAGCCGATTCTGAAGAGGATGAGACTGTGATATTATTATTAGTCATAGACTTTTTTTAAAAACTCCTAAATTTTTAGATGTGTTGTTAAAAATTACCAAATGTTAAATATTTTTTATACGTGAACGAAGTCTTTGTGTAAAAGAAATAAAAATGCAAAGGGACATGAACAAGCTGCAACTGTTGGGGGTGATATTCGCTAAGGTTAACGAATGCGCTCTCGAACTGAGCTGTATCCGCTACTGCGATCCCAAACTGGTGCTCACGAAACGCACCGAGTTTCTGCATAACCTTTTCATGTGTAAGTTTCTCCGGGCCACGTTGCTGGACGAACTGCAGGCGTTCAGCCGGCTGAACGGGATGACCGTGTGTAAACACCTGGCTATCGTTATAGAGAATATGTGTGAGAGTTTCGGTAAGATCAATAAAGCCTTGTGCGATTTTGAAAACCACGGAGATCCGGAGACGTATTACGCCGCCGTCTTTGACCTGAACGAGTGTCCCCACCACGACCCCGTGAGCGTCCCGTTCATTAACAACCACGCGCTGCAGATCACGCTCAGCGACTTTAACGACATAGAGAGGTTTCTGTGTAAGATCAATTTTATTTTTCCGCTCGTGGGGGCTAGGGAGGGTCTGAAGATCATAGATCACGTCTACCGGGTCCTGCGGCGCTTCATGGGCGTCTCGCCGCTCTCCCGGCTGGAGCTGTACAAGTCGTCGTGCGGCGGCTGCTACCTCTGCTACGAGGAGCTGCAGATGACGCCCAACAACGGCAGCTCCGTGCAGAAGAGGCTCAACGGCATCCTCTGCGAGCACGTCACCTACACCAAGGACCTGGTCTTCCAGGAGAACGCGTACCTGGAGGTGCTCAAGGAGGACCTGAAGCGGAACGGGCTCCTGAGGGACGACGTGCGCAAGGACCTGGAGTCCATGAAGGAGACGCTCACCTCCAAGAAGGAGCGCGGGTTCTACGTGCCCGAGGCCGAGCAGCTGCTCCACCAGTACGACGTGTTCACGGAGAACATCCCCGAGTACATCTACACGCTCTCGGACCTGACCTACTGGTCCAAGACCTCCGAGAAGATCATCCAGACCCTGAACATGACCATGCAGCAGCTGAACGTGTACAACCGCAGCATGGTGGCGCTCAAGAGGTCCCTGGCCCTCGACCTGAACGGCGTGGAGGTCCGGGACTGCTTCGACGTGTACGAGACGGCCGTCGACCGCCGCCACTGCATGTTCCTCGGCTCCATCTTCACCTCGTCCGCCAAGATCGTCAGCCTGCTGGCCACGCAGTGCCTGGCGGCCTTCGAGCAGAACGCCGTCTTCCAGAAGCTGAACGAGTGCGACGCCCTCTGCACGACGGTCAACGTCATCCTGGACAAGATCAAGGTCGGCGCGGCGGGCGACGGCGGCGGCATGGTCACGCGGCAGGACTTCCAGGCGGACGACCTGATCCGGGGCTACAGCGTCACGGACGAGATCGCCGTGCGCAAGAAGACCTACCTGAACAAGGTGGCCGACCGCGGCTACACCAAGATCGTGGCCGCGCTCAGCGCCGAGGAGCGGGCCATCAAGAAGCTGATCGACATCAACTTCACCGGCACGATCTGCATCGACATGATCTCCAAGCTGGAGAAGGTCTTCCACCGCAGGGCGCGCGTGGAGGAGTGGACGGAGAACGGGGTCCACCTCATGGCCATCTGCAACTACGACAACCACCTCTACATCAAGAACAACCTCTCCCGGCAGAGCATCTCCGCCGAGAACGTGAACCTGGTCATCCAGCGCGTGCTGGCCTTCCTCTCGGGCCCCATCTTCACCCACCGGCACGACAAGTTCCCCATGCCCCCCAACATCGACATGGCGTACGCGTGCGACAACGCCAACGTGCTTCCGCACAGGAAGGAGGAGCTCATGCAGTGCGTGAACGATATCCTCAACGTCCACGGGTGGTCGGTTAGCGGATACAACACGTTCTTTCAGGTGAGCGTGTCCGATCTCAACACGGCCCACGCTCAGATCTGGGGATACGTTAAAGAGCTGATCGTCGCGGTAACACTATATAACGAATTATACGGGAAAGAGCTGAAAACTTTCAGGGTGGACGAGCACGCGGTCGGGGACACCGGGCTCTACATCACCTACAACACAGACACCCCCCTGATCCTGAAAACCGACCGCAATGTGGTGTACGGGTCGGACCTGTACGCGATCCTGTACGCGCACCTGTTTAACGAGTAGGAGGAGCGGTAGTAGGAGGGGGGTGCGGGCGGTGGTGTTGTCGCGTTACTGGCTCGCGATAATGACGACAACAGCCTGCGTTTTGACAAACACGGTACTGTGTGAGACTAATAAAAATGGTGGGGATGACAAAAAGGACGTGATATCGGTGATCGCGAAAGAGGAAGAGGTCTGGCCCTACAGGGTGTGCGGCATGTCTCAGGCCACGGACACGTTCCGGTTCGCCAGGAACATAAAATGTCCCACCTACTCGGCCAACGACAACGGGACCGAGGGCGTGCTGCTCATCTACAAGCCCAATATCGTCCCGTACATATTCCCCGTGCGGACCTTCTACAAAGAGATCACCACCAGAAAGCGGTACTCGGACACCTACGCCTATCACGAGATGGGCGAGACCGTGAAGAAGGTCCCCGTGGCCGAGGCCGAAAGGCGGGTGGTGGACGTCAGGGGCCAGTGCTATTCCGCCGCCGACTACGTGGACGGCGACGCGTACATAGCCGCCTTCGACAACGACGAGGAGAACCGGACCAGGAACTTCATGCTCGGTTACGCGTCCTCGGACGGGCTGACCAGATACGTGACCGTAAACAGCCACCGGCCCTGCCTCCCCGGCCTGTGGCTGCACAAGACGTGCACCACGGTGAACTGCGTGGTCACGGACACCGTGGCCAAGTCCCGGTACCCGTACGATTTTTTTGCGTTGCCCACGGGCGAGATGGTGGACATGTCCCCGTTCTACGACGGGCACACCAGCAAGGAGCGGTTCGCCGAACCGTCCACCAAGTTCAGGGTGTACGAGAAGTACGAGAGGTTGAAGAAACTGACCATCGAGACGACGGAGAGGGAGACGTTCAACAAGATGGCGTTCCTGGAAAAGAGGGACTACAGCATCGAGTGGGAGATCAAACCCAAGAACGAGTCCCCGTGTCATTACGTGCTGTGGCGCGCGTCGGCGCAGGCCATCATGACTAAAACCGTGAATCGCACGTTACACTTCATGGCCAGGGAACTGACAGCCACCTTCGGGTCCGAGGACAAGGAGGTGGAGCTGGCGTCCAAGTACCCGTGCGTCTACAAGGACGCTAATCAGAGGCTGACCGAGATGTTTAACCTCGATCTAAAATCCACGCACATATCTGGGGGATCTCACCACAATCACTCTTACATTACGCAGGGCGGTCTGATCTTAGTGTTTATGCCGGTACAGAATAAAAAAATCGTTCAGTTGATGAATATCACTGACAAGATAAATAGAACCTACACGAATAGTACGTCACGTACAAAAAGGGACACGTCGCAGTCCGTAACGCGGGGGGACCTGTACGATCAGTTTCTAGACCTGAGCGTGGCCCAGGTTCAGTTCGCCTACGACACCATCAGATCCTACATAAACCAGGCGCTCACCAACATAGCCGACGCCTGGTGTCGGGATCAAAAGCGTACTAACGACATGTGGGGGATCATCAGTAAGGTGAACCCTTCCGCCGCCCTGTCGGCCATATTCGATAAGCCCGTGTCCGCCCGGTACATAGGGGACATCATGTCCGTGTCCAAGTGCATAGACGTGAATCAGGAGTCCGTTAAGATCTACCAGACCATGACCGTTCCCAAGACGGGGACCGAGTGGGGGGTCAGGGCCCAGTGCTACAGCAGGCCCCTGGTCGAGTTCAGGTTCGACAACGAGACGGCGGAGACGGTCAGGACCGGCCAGCTAGGCCTGGATAACGAGATCTTGCTGGGCCAGTACAGGACCGAGCTGTGTCAGGAAAACTCCATCCGGTACTTCATAGCGGGCAGGTTCATACACGTCTTCAAAGACTACAAGTTCCACCACACCATCAACCTCACGAGCATCGACATCGTGGACACCTTCATCCACCTCAACATCTCCTTCCTGCAGAACATCGACTTTCAGATGCTCAGGCTGTACACGCAGGAGGAGCAGTTCGCCTCCAGACTCCTCGACCTGGAGACCCTGTTCAGGGACTTCAACATGTACCGACACAGGATCTACAAGCTCGAGGAGGCCGTGCACGTCAAGCCCTACGTGCCCCCCGCCGGCATGCGACACTTCTTCGAGGGCATGGGCGCCGTGGGCAGCGCCATCTCCAGCACGCTCGGCGCCATGGAGTCGCTGGTTTCCGGCGTGGCCTCCTTTCTCAAGAACCCGTTCGGCGGCACGCTCACCATCATCCTCATAGGATGCGTGATCGTCGGAGTCCTGGTGGTGTATAACAGGATGAACCACTCCAGGAACAACCCCATGCAGTACTACTTCCCCTACGTCGACAGGGGCCACCCACTGCAACCGCAGCCCGCGGACGCCCCTCCCTCATATGAGGAGAGCACGGCAGCGAAACCGACTACAAAATTCAGCGAGGAGGATGCGTATATGATGCTCCTGGCTATGAAAGATCTCGACCACACCGAGAGAAAGACTCGTATGGAAGAAGCGAAACGACAGCCATCGGTTTTGGAAAAACTCAGACACAGGGGATACAGTGCCTTAAAATCACTAGACTTTTAAAAAAAGACAACATAAAAATACATATTTGTGTGGATTTTACACGAAATATGTAAATAAACATATTTACCGGTACCTGACGATAAAAACATCATAATTTAAAAAAACTTTGTCAAATCGCTGTTTTTTTGTGTGTGTGACAAAAACAGAAAAAATGTCGTTTTACAACCCGTATTTTAAAAGGAAAAGTACGAACGGTGGTGACTCGTCCAACAGATGTAATACTACTACTAGTACTACTACTGGTAGTAGTAACAACCACAAAAAAAACGACGCCGACCCTTTCTTGTCCGTCATACCCGAATGCGTCGTCAAGCCCAAATCGGCGCGGCTTTTGAAAAAATACAACGGCAGCCAGCCCAGGATCTTCTACCGGGGAGAGCCCCTCCTGCTTTCGGAACTCAAGAGCGTCTCCCAGTGGCCGGTTAAAAATATCGAGGCAACGCCGACGCAAAAGGATCCTCCTCCTCCGCCCGTAGCTATTAAAAAGGAGGATCCGGACGAGAGTGCGGCGCAGTCCGATCCCGGCTGCGTCCTGAACGTGATCAAACCGGAGCCCGTCGAGCTCTCGGCTTCGTCGTCGGACTGGTTCGAGACGCCCGCCTTCACCGGGGACACGAGCTATCTCACCTTCCACGTCTACGAGCAGACCGTCTTCTGCGGCCACGATGTTGCCTACGGCTTTCTACCATACCGATACCGAAAGTACATGTGCCCTACTGGGGCCGTCGTATGCATGTTCGGTAAGACAGAGGACGGCACGGACGTCTGCGTCAACGTGCACGGGCAGAGCTACTACTTTTATGTGGACGTCAAGGGCCGGAACAAGGAGGACACCAGGGAGACCGTGGATACCATCATGGCCAACCTGGAGAAGCAGGCTTCTTCGTGTATATGCACGATTAAGGAAGTGCAGCGCACTAGCCTCCTGGGTTTTACCAGGAAAACCGAAACGTACATGATGTTGAACTTCACCAACCCGTTCGTGGGCAAGGAGGTGGCCCGCTCCATGCGCGAGCTCGACTACCAGGTGTTCGAGTCCACCGTGGAGCCCAACACGCGCCTCATCGTGGACAACCGGTTCAGCTCGTTCGGCTGGTACCGGATCCGCTCCCCCTACGTGCGGCACGGCAACAAGGACTCCAACTGCGCCCTGGAGCTGGACTGCGGCGTGAGCGAGCTGGAGTACCTGCCCGACCGGGTCGACTGGCCCAACTACAAATGCCTCTCTTTCGATATCGAGTGCCTCTCCGGGGCCTCGGACGACGCGTTTCCCGACGCCGCCAACCCCGACGACCTGATCATCCAGATCTCCTGCGTCTGCTTCGACGTCAACCAGACGCGGGAGACGCGGCACCTCTTCACGCTCGGGCCCTGCGACCCCATCCCCGGGGTGCACATCTACGAGTGCGCCTCCGAGTACGAGCTCATCCTGGGCTTCCTGACCTTCCTCCGGGCGTACGGGCCCAACTTCCTCACCGGCTACAACATCAACTCCTTCGACATCCCTTACGTCGTCGGCAGGTGCCGCTTCTACAACCTGCAGTGCGGCGTCTTCACCAAGCTGCGCCGCGGCAGGTTCTCGTACTTCAAGGGCTCCGAGTCGTTCCTGAACAGGTCCACCAACAAGGTCACGGTGTCGGGGGTGGTGGTGGTGGACATGTACAAGGTGTGCATGGACAAGGTGTCGGCCCCCAACCACAAGCTGGACACGGTGGTGGCCGTCCTGCTCGGCGAGCGGAAGCAGGACGTCTCGTACAAGCAGATCCCCGTGCTCTTCCGCCGGGACGAGGCCGGGCGCGCGGTCGTGGGCGCCTACTGCGTGCACGACTCCGTGCTGGTCAGGGGCATCTTCTGTAAGCTGCTCTACCACTACGAGGTCTCGGCCATCGCCCGGCTGTCGGGGATCTCCATGAACAGGGTCATCTTCGACGGCCAGCAGATCCGCATCTTCACCTCCATGCTGGCCGCGGCCCGCCGCGAGAACCTCATCATCCCCACCCCGAACGACTCCGCCGAGGACAACACCTACCAGGGGGCCACCGTGCTGGCGCCCAAGACCTCCTTCTACAACACGCCCGTCGCCGTGCTGGACTTCGCCAGCCTCTACCCCAGCATCATCCAGGCCTACAACCTCTGCTACTCCACCCTCGTCCTGGACGAGGAGGCCCTGGCCGGCGTGCCGGAGGACGACGTGATCTCCGTCAGCGCCAGCACCGGCCGGGTCCACCGCTTCGTCAAGGCCCACGTGCGCAGGTCCGTCCTGGCGCAGCTGCTGACCGCCTGGCTGGCCGAGAGGCGGGCCGTCAGGGAGAAGCTCAAGGTCTGCTCCGACCCGCTCATGAAGATCCTGCTGGACAAGCAGCAGCTGGCGCTCAAGCTCACCTGCAACGCCGTCTACGGCTTCACCGGCACCTCCAAGGGCATGTTCCCCTGCCTGGCCGTGGCCGAGTCCGTCACGGCGCAGGGCCGGAAGCTGCTCTCCACCACCAAGGACTACATCTGTGACACCTTCAACGACTGGGACGCCCTGGCGGCCGTCTCCCCGGCGGCCTTCGGGGACTGCCGCGTGGACCCCGACGGGTTCCAGGTCGACGTGGTCTACGGGGACACCGACAGCGTCTTCGTGGCCGTCTTCGGCCTGCCGGACACCGACGTCCTCTGCGCGGCCCTGCCGGACATCGCCGCGCACATCACCAGGACCCTCTTCCCGCCCCCGATCAAGCTGGAGGTGGACAAGGTCTTCACCAAGCTCCTGCTCCTCTGCAAGAAGAGGTACGTCGGCGTCCTCTACGGGGAGAACAAGCTCAGCATGAAGGGCATCGACCTGGTCCGCCGCAACGTCTGCGAGTTCGTCAAGAACACCACCCTCTCGGTCATCAACTCCATGTTCTCGGACGACCGCATCGCCGAGGCCGTCCAGACCCTGTCCCGCATGACCGAGAACGACGTCAAGCAGCGGGGCATCCCCCCGGGCTTCTTCAACCTCGTGGCGCTTATCACCGACGCCCGCGAGCGGCTCTACGAGAACCGCGTGGACATGAAGGACCTCCTGCTCTCCGCCACCCTCAGCCAGGCCTGCGACAAGTACAAGCAGACCAACCTGCCGCACCTCACGGTCGTGAAGAAGAAGCTCGACAGGAAGGAGGACGTGCCCAACACGGGCGACAGGGTCTTCTACGTCTTGGTCGCCCACCCCGACGACCGCGTGCCCAACTACGTGATCGCCGAGGACCCCGAGTACGCCCGGAACAACAACCTGGAGATCAACTATAAAAAGTACTTCACGGCCCTCGTTAGCAGCATCACGCACTCCATCTCCCCCATCTTTCCCCCCTTCGTCACCAAACACGAGAGGTTTCTGGCCGCGTGCATACCCAGAAAGACTTACCCTAGACCGTTGCCCTAAATTAAAAAGAAAAACGTTTCATATGTGAACTGAATGGAAAAACTTTTATTATAAATAAATAGGTTCTGTGGGGTGGCTGCGAAACATGTGTAATAACGTTTTCAGTTACTAATAAATGCGTGTGTGCGGTGTGTTTTGTACGTTTGAACCGTGGCTCGAGAAGGATATTTTTTATAAGGGGGTTTCGGGTTTGGGTACGTTTTTTTTAATTTCAGTTACTGTTGTTTACGGTTTCCGTAATGACCTTACACGCCACCAGGAGCGAGTAAAACTTGGCGTAACATTCTTTGACGTCGTCCGAGATGTCCATCTCGTCGATCTTGTGCTGCAGCACCTCGGCGTTCACGGTGGCCGAGCTGGCCTTGTAGCCGAAGGTCCGCACGTGCAGCGCCAGGTGGTCCCTGTGCATCTGCAGGGCGATGTCGCAGAACTCGCAGACCTGGAGGATCTGCGAGATCACGTGGCACGAGATGTGGAGCGAGGGCTTCTCGAAGACGATGCACAGGTGAGGGGTGGCGTTGTCGGGTTCCAGGTAGACGATGGGGAAGTTCTCGGGGATCTCGCACTGGATCAGGTACCAGATCTGAAACACGTGGGGGAATCGCGTGTAGATGGGGAACAGCCGTCTGTCCTTCTGCAGCGAGCAGTACAGGGTCCGGTACTTCATCACGTGGTGGACCTGCTCCAGATACGCTACCAGGGAGTCGGACACGGTGGTGTACTGCCGGGGCGCCTCGCAGGTGGCGCACGTGGTCTTGGAGATCTGCTGGTTGCCGTACGGGGAGAAGTCCAGGCACGTGTTGTTCCGGTGGCTCGTGAACTCGTACGGAAAGTAGATCTGTTCCTTCCCGGTGATGGGGAGGCTGATGGAGTTCAGATACTTGGTCTCCAGGTCGGGGTGCTTGGTGAACAGCCGGTGCAGGTCCTTGAGGTTGTACGGCGTGACCCGGGAGGAAGAGGAGGAGCTGCGCCCGTGACGCGCGCGGGACGTGGTCTTAAAACTCTTGATCTTAGACATACTGGTCTATGGTGAACGACACGTCGATGAGGTCGATGCTGATCTGCGCCAGCACGGCCTTGGTCTCCCGGATGAAATCGCGGATCTGGGTCTTGCGCTTGAACGTGTCCTCCGCCGTCTGGAAGGCTTTGTAGTACTGCACCACCAGCCAGTGTTCCTTGTTATATAGTGTGAAGTACTCGTTGGCGTGGCAGATCTCCAGCTTCGTCTCGTACAGGTCCCCGGACGGGACGCCGAACAGTATGTCGGGGTTCACCGTGCGCGTGTTGCACGCGCACATCAGGTCGCAGTAGAAGTGCTTGTACAGGCCGATGGGCCCGACGTGCTTCAGCAGCGCCATCACGCACGGATCGATGGGCGGAGGGGAAGAAGCGGCGTTGCCGCCGTCATCGTCGGACGACGGCGATGATGACGACGACCGGTGTTGTCCTTGCTGCTGTTGCCGTTCCAGGTCGTCCAGCACGAACAGGATCTTGTCCACCAGCTTCAGGTTGTTCTCGCAGTACGTGTCCACCATGTTCTTCAGCTCGCCCAGCAGCCGGCAGTTGTCGTACGACGTGGCGCTCAGCTCGCACAGCAGACACACCGACGTGGTATTGTTCTTGTGGGCCAGGGTCGGGTGAGGGGCTAGGAGGATGGGTCCGACCGCCCTGTTTTTCGAGGTGTCCCCCGAACCGGCCCCGTACACCGCCGCCTCCCGCAGCAGCAGCGCCCGGTCCTCCTCGTCCTCCTCCTGCGACGACGGGTACGAGGCGTACGACGAGGACGACGCGTCGTCCGACGTGCGCGCGGGGGACGACAGCCGCCCGAGTAACAGCGACGACGACGAAGAGGACGGCGACGACCACAGGATCCGGTCCCGGTCCGAGATGATGCGGCAGTACTCGACGGGGATGTCGTCGAACAGCTGCAGGACCGACGTCTGCCCCCACATGTAGATCAGGACGGGTAAGAACGTCGAGGCCCGGTCCACGGTCATGGGGTGCTGCTTGTTGCGTTTGGGCTCGTGTTTGCTGGGGAAGTTGATGGAGTTCTTTCGGAAAGGCACGTCCTTGGCCTCGGTCAGGATGCACCGCAGCACCTGCAGGTGCGCGATGGTCGTGTTCTCGTTGGCGCACGCGTTGTCCAGGCGCGCGAAACAGCGGTTCACGTGGAAGTGGATGTACACGTCCAGCGGCGTGACCTGGCCCGAGGTGAACAGGTCCTCGGTCACCGGGCCCAGCCGGCTCTCAATCAGCCGGAACAGATCCACGCCCAGGATCAGGTTCGACAGCCCGCTTCTGGGGGCGTAACACGATTTGTAACACAGCGTGCAGTAGTCCAGCAGCCATTCCACGTGCCCGGGGGTCGAGACGCACCGGTGCACCAGGGTGCAGATGGGGCACGGGCGGTCGATGGTCACGGTCTTGGAGATCCTGACGGCCGTGGAGATCTGAAACCCCGCCGCCTCGAACACCAGCGCCGGCTGCTCGGTGTCCGTGTCCTCCACCTCCAGGTGAGAGCACGACAGGATCGTGTTCAGGATGGGATCGTCCAGACGGATGGTGGCGCTGTTGAAGCCGGTGAAATCGGAACATCGCGGAGCCGTTGACGGAGAGCCTTCTTCCATCGTCGTGAACGTAATGTATATTAATGTGGTTTGTTGGTTGGGTGCGAGTGGCGGGAAAGGCGGGTTTTTTATTTTCCCCGAAGGATTATTACTGTGTTCTCTGAAAAAAAAATGGCCCAAAACGAAGACGAGGAATACTACAAATGGCTGGAATCGCACAACGGTACACCGGATGTCACCTTCGTACCGATGATACCGACACTATATGACCTTCTTTTACCGACATTAGAGTCGAGGTTAAACTTCATAAACGTCGGACAGCGATTAGAGACCTTTTTGAAATATATCTACCGTCCGCAGAACTGCTCTCACGCCGGCGTCGTCAGGAGCAAGGTGGCGGAACTGAACGCGACGATCGCCAAACTTTTAGATATAAACGGTCTGGTGGACTGTCTTTAAAAAAAACGGAAAAGGTGTAACAATATAAACATTATATTATTATTAGGACGTGTGTGTCGTCGTGCTTGCTGTTGCTACCCCGCCGGCCCCGCTATATATATACAGAGAGAGCCCCGTAAATTGAGAGCATCACATCACGCACATCATAACCGGCACCGCCGCCATGTGCACCATCACCAGCAAGGTGTACAAGAATCTCATCCAGAAGACGCGGAGCATCTTCCGTCTCTCGGAATCCGAGATACGGTGCACCGATTACAACCTGGTGATCAAAAACCCCACCTACCCGATATGTGACATAATACTGGTACCCGGCCGCGTGTACAACGTGGAGTACGTTCTAAACTATTGGAACTCCGTGATCCCGACGGAATATAACGCCGTCTTTATTCTAAAACATACGGGAGCCAACATATCCATGTCGTGCTTCGTGACGTTGGAGAAGGACCTGGCGGACAAGCCCCTCGCGAACGAAATCTCCAGTCCCATAAACTTCCTCAACATTAACGATCTCGTCGTCCTGACCCTCCCCGCGATCGAGAGGCTCAAACCTTCCAAAGGCGCCCTCCTGACCAAGTGCTCCGTCCAGAGGTCCTACAATCACCACAACGTCTTCGTCGCCGAGTTCATCGTGTACGGCCCGACCAGCGAGAGCACTTTTAATGAGCTCATGCACGACATCTCCGGAAAGTTACAGAGACTGAGCCCGCTCAACAACGCCGTCTTATCCAAGAGTTACAGAACGGCGGTCGGCGGCGGCTCCTCGGCTTTTGTCTCGCGACACTGGCACCGGAAGAAGCACGAGATCGTCAAGCCTACTATCTATTGCACGGACCATAAGATCGCTCAGAGGGACGAGCCCATCTCGAGCAGCAGCAGCGGCGGCGGTGGCATTGGCAACAATACGCCCACTTCGTCTTCGGTCGGGAGCACTACCGCCGCTGTCACGTCGCAGGAACCCAAGTATGACACAACGATAATATACCAGTACGCCCGATACATTTTCCTGGCATTTCTGTGGATACTTATCGTGATCGCCACCAGATTGATCTACAGGATGTTCTAATCAAAAAAAAATCTCGTTCATACATTTTTGTAAAAAACCCACGTCGTTATTAAGTGCGTGCGCGCGTATGTTGTCGGGGGACGAGGGCTGCGTGTGCTGTGTCGCCCGTTACTACCTATATTACTTTATCGCTACGCTGCTCTTCTACCTTTTTCTTTTCTATTGTGTTATACTTTTGTGTGTGAGAACCTTTAAAAAAACCACCCGTACGTTAAAAAAATGGAGGGTCTGAATAAATTCGTCATGGACAAGATGAAGGAGTTCGACGAGATCGAACTGGAGTTCTCCGACTACATGTTGAGAAAAGCCATCCGGGAGGGCCGCGCCGTGCCTCCCAGGGAGACCCTGGACCTGAACGCGCTGTTCGACGAGATGTCCCAGCTCTGTCGGCACAACACCTCCGAACACATGCAATCCGTCGTCTTCGGGTACGAGTTCGACAAGTCGTGCCCCCTGGCCTGGTTCCGGACGGAGAACCGCATGTTCCGACACGTCGACCTGGCCCCGTACCGGGCCGCCGTCACCGAGAACCGCGACGAGGCCTTCAAGCTGTGCAACGGCGTCCTGGCCAAACACCCCAAGGACTCCACGCAGGCCTTCGAGTGGATGCTGTACACCTACTTCATCATGTGGGTGCAGAGACTGGCCTGCAGCCTCAACTTCGGCATCCTCAACTGCATCGACTTTCACAAGCTCGAGTACCTGGCCACCATGCTGGTCTCCGAGAACCAGCTCCCCGAGATCACGCTCTACATGTTCAACCGCTCCAACACCACCATCCTGGGCGCCAAGTTTCCCGTGCCCGTGGTCACGTCCGGGGTCAACAGCCACCTCGTGAACATCAAGTACTACCGCACCTGCTTCAACGGCCGCAGCACCCTGAACCGCTACCTGGGCGACCGGCTCGTGGCCGCCGGCGCCCGGCGCGACGAGGCCGAGCGGGGCCGCAGGGGCAGGCCGCTGCCGGACGCCCTCAGGCACGGGGGCGCCTTCCTCGGCGCCCAGGAGATGAGGAACGTGGCCCGGACCCGCCGCGGCACGGCCCTGGCCGGCGCCGCGGAGACGCCCCCCGCCGGCAACTTCCTCTGCGCCATGATCAGGGCCATGATCGACGTCTACTGCTCCCGCAGCGACCGCTACCTCGTGCCCATCGTGGACGACGTCAACGGACAGCACAGCGACCTCTACCGCTACGCCATGGCCCGGAGCCTCCGCCGGGGGCTCCTGGGCAGCGTCATCGAGCTGCCCCTGCTCTGCCCGCACAAGATCAAGTGCGAGGAGACCAAGAAGGACGTCCGGGTCATCGTCTGCGAGAACTGCGGGCACTGCCTCAACATCGGCAAGCTCAGGCTCAACAGCCACTACATGCTCAACCTCAACTCTCTCTTCTACTATCGCGACCAGCAGGAGAAGGCCGTGACCTACAGCCTGCACTACGACATCCCCCACTGCTCCCTCTGCGGGGGCATCAAGATGAAGATCGTCAGCCTCTACGAGGGCTCCGTCCAGAACATCTACGGCCTGGACGTCTACGTCTGCCACTGGAGGGCCGTGATCGGAAACAATAACAGCGCCGCTGTATTTAATCACAGGAAGGTGGACGTGATAGTGCCGTGCTCGCACAGGCTCTGCTGGAACACCACCGCCCTCTACAACGTCCAGGGCGCCGCGCTCCTGCAGCTGCTCACCCACAAGGCCACCTTCCTCTGCAACAGCTGCGCCCTCCGCCTCCCGGGACCCAGCCACGCCAACGGCGCCAGCCCCTGCGCCGCCTGCGACATCGTCAAACATGAGCAGCGGTGCTGCGCCTGCCCAGACAGCCCCAACCCCAAGAAGCGCAAGAGACGACGGAAGGAGAGGGGAGGAGGAGAAGAAGCAGCAGTTCATGAAGCACTTTAAGATCGAGAACGCCAGGGCGCACCCGTCCGTCACGCTCTTCGTGGAGAAGTACTATACCAGGAGGCCGCCGTACTCCACCAGCGAGGAACTGGCGCTCAAGATCGAACTGCTCAGACTGCTTTCGGAATACAGGCAACAGAGCCGAAGACAATAGCGGATCCAAGGAGAAACAGACATGATGACATTGTATGTGAAGAACGAAAAAAAAATGTGAAGAAACTGTGTGTGGACAGTGTGCGTGTGTTGTTGATATGATGAGCTGTGTTGTTTCTGTGTCACATGGGGAAGAGTACAAGAACGAAGGATGTCAAAAAAAACATATATATTGTAGTATATATTCTGACGCAACTTTTTTTATAAATAAATAGTTTTTAATTTATGTAACATGTCCAGCATCTTGTCTTTAAAGCACAGGATGTTGTCCTGGAGTTTGAGTAACGCGTCGATCGCCCTGCCGAACTGTCTCCTGATCATCTCGCCCGACGACTCCCTGGGGTGCGTGGTGGCGCGGCCGCTTATGGACATGACGTCCGCCATGGACGTCGGCGCCGTAGACGAACCGTCTACCACGGTCAGGGGCAGTCGCATCTTGGAGATCTTCATGGCTCCTCCTTTACCACCACCGCCGTCGTCTCCCTCGGCGGAATCGTAGCCGTCTAGGTCGTCGTCGTCTGCGCCGTCATCGGTCGCCGTGCGGCGCTGTCTCGCCATCGACGACGACGAGTATTCCGCTCTCAGGTAGCGGGCGACGTACTCGGCCGCGCGCTTCTTGGCGTCCAGTCTCTTGGTGGCCGCGTCCGCCGCGGACGACGTGACGCCCTCTTCGGCGTACAGGTCGTACGCCCCGGCCGAGTCGTCGCGGATCTCGGACTCGTACACCGAGTCCGGGATGTTCAGGATGTCGGCGCCGCCTCCCCGGCCCTCCCTGCTCGCGTCACGCGATATGTCGTACGGGTTGGATATAAAAGTCATGTCTGTGGGACAGAAGGCGAACTCCACCGGCTTGGCCGACGAGTCGTAGCCCGTGTGGATCTGCTCCGTGTAGATGTGGTCGCTCGTGAACAGCTTCGGTTGCACGGTCCTGTCCGACCTGGGGATGTACCCGTCGAAGACGGTCCTGGTCTCGTCCACGAGCACCAGGATGGGGCCCGGGTTCCTGGCGCTCTTCGACATCAGGGACCGCAGCCTCTCGCACTGCACCTCGAACCAGCTCTGCTCGATCATGTTGTTGGACCACGTGGCGCTGGTGAACTCGGACAGGTCCAGGTTCTTGTTGTTCATCACGGCGCTGTAGTCGGGGTCGGCCGACGTGAAGTTGCCCATGTTCACCACCAGGCACGTGTCCTCGTGGATCTTGCAGATCCGCCGGGCCACCACGATCTCCACGTTGAACATGAGCGCCCCCAGGATGCAGTCCAGCAGGTCGCACTTCTCCTGGAAGTTCCTCATCAGCTCGTCCACGTCCTCGCTCTTGCGCACCCGGATCGCGTCGAACACGTCCCCCCCGCCTGCGATCCGGGCCCGGGACGCCGAGTCCCGGGGGGCGGACGTCCGCGTCTCGGCGTTGTTGTTGAACAGGCCGCGGAACACGATGTTGACGTAGGCGTAGATGCTCACGTCCGGGATGTCGGTCGGCTTGTACTGCGCCCACAGGTGGTGCAGGTACTCGGTGGGCAGGGTCAGGACGGCCAGGATGTACACCGTCAGCTTGCTGACGGCGCCCCCGACCTCCTTCATCAGGGAGTAGTTCCAGAACAGCTCCGCCGGGGACACCGTGTCCCACTGGCGCTCGTGGATGCAGTAGGCCTCGATGTTGTTGTTGGCGAACAGGTCGGCGGGCGCGGGGACCTGGTTCACGTTGCAGCGCTTGTAGAAGTTCTCCTGTGAGAACTTGGAGAGCAGGGAGTTGAGGCCCACCTCGATGGGGATGGTCACCAGCCCCATCACGATGTTGGGATAGAAGGCCATGATCAGGGCCATGAAGTTGCGTTCGGGGATCTTGACGTGCCGGCCGCCGGCGACGCCGCCGCCTCCTCCTCGTCCTACTCCTCCTCCTTCTCGGCCGCTCCACGCGGCGGCCGCGGCGCCGGCGGCGTCCGAGTAGCGGTGGTAGTCCGAGGGGTTCGAGTACAGGATGTGCGAGTAGTAGAAGTCGATCGCGTAGACGCAGAGTTTCATGGAGTAGATGGGGGCCAGGTGCGGGTTTCGCCTGATGGCGGGGCTCTGGATGTACTTGGACAGGGGGAACTTGACGATGTTGTCCCAGTACGCGTACACGGTCGCGCCGAGCTCGCACGCCACCTCGTGGGCGTAGTAGTTGCGGGAGACGAACGCCCGCCTCACGGGCCGGTCGATCTCGTCCTGGTGGAAGTCGTAGTACTTGAGCACGCAGTTGTGGTAGCAGATCTTGAGGGCCGACGGGCAGCCGTCCCGGTTCACGAAGTTGCGCTCGCCGAACACGTTGTCGACCGCGTACCAGTCCTCGGCCCTCGGCCGGAACGCGGCCCGGTGGAAGACCCGGGAGCTCGAGTCGTCGAACTCCAGGTCGTCCGCGTACAGGATGGGCGTCAGGAAGTCCTTCATGTCCATCACGGACGGCTGCTTGGTCACGATGTCCTTCTGGAAGTGCAGCATGTTCTTGACGTGCGCGCGGAGCCGGCTCGGGTCCCGCGCCGGGTCGCCCTTGGCCGAGTCCCCGGCCTCCCGCTCCACCTTGTCGATCTCGTCCAGCATCACGGCGCAGTCCAGCCCGTACTTGTACGTCCGGATCTCGTCCAGCAGCCGGTCGTACTTCATCTCGTAGTTCAGGGCCTTCTCGAACACCTCCTTGCTGTGCTGCAGCTCGGCCAGCGTCTCCTCGTACTTCTTGTACGCCTTCTCGCCGCCCTTGACGCGCTTGCGGTCCAGCCGGTACAGGATCGACTCGTACAGCGACGGGTCGAAGGTCACCGACAGGCTGGCCTCCAGGTCGGACAGCTCGTCGGCCAGGTCCATCTCCGCCCGGATCTGCGACTCCAGCGCGTCCAGCAGGTCGTCGTTCCGCCTGTCCAGGTAACCCGCGATCAGCGGGCGCAGCTCCAGCAGCCACTGCAGGATCATGCCCGACTCGATGTACGGGGTCAGCTGCAGACCCGGCAGCACGACCTCCTGGACGTACCGGATCGGGTCCCGGCAGAGACGGTCCACGTCGAACCGGGCGATGTTGGTGATCTTGATGTAGTGCTTCTTGATCACGTACGACAGGTTCCCCTTGGTCTCGGTGATCAGCTCGTTGTGCGCGTCGATCCTGTACTTGGTGGCGATGTGATTCCGGGTCAGCAGGTCGTTCAGCTCGGCCGTCTTCTTGAGCAGCTCCTCGTCCACGTACCTCTTGAAAGGCCCGGACAGGGTCCCCAGCAGGTGCTGGTCCTCGGCCGACAGGATGGCCAGCTCCTTCGCGTGCAGCATGAAGTCCTTGTGGGCGACGGGCGCGTCGCGGCCCAGCGCGTCCCTGAGCCGGGCCTCCGTCGCGTCCATCACGGCCTTGGGGTTCGTCAGGTTGGTCGCCAGGTCGTGCAGCCGCCGCGACTCCTCGTAGTCGCGCCGGTAGTGCGACCGGCGGAAGACCTGCTCGCTCATCACCCAGTCCTTGACCAGGTCGTCCAGGAACGTGGCGTCGTTGTAGATCTCGTCGAAGAGCCGCAGGTTGCCGGCCGTCATCAGGCCGTGCACCCGGATCTCGTCCAGGGCGTTGACCATGTCGCGGAAGGCGCCCGCGTTCTTGGGCGCGTTGAACGACTTCCTCAGGTTGTCCAGCACCGCCTGCTCCAGCGCGGCCCGCAGCGCCTGCTGCTTCTTGGCCATGACGGCGCCCAGCTTCTGGTTGAAGTCCGTGTACAGCCGGACCTGCTCCGTCTCGTGCACGTAGATGGACCGCAGCTCCGTCAGGCTCTGGGCGGTCAGGCCCCCGTACGTCTCGCTCTCCAGCGCCGCCAGCACGGCGTGCTCCAGCGCGGCCCGGTGCTCCGCGATCCTCTTCCTGTCCCGCTGGTCCTGCTGCTCCAGCGTCTTGGCGCGCCCGTCCTCGAACTCCTTCAGCTTCCGCAGGATCCGCGGCTCGTACTCCTGCCGCAGCTCGTAGGACGGCGCGTTGAACAGGAACCGCATGGTGTCCGCGTGCGACGTGATCGTGTAGTTCTTGGCGCGGCGCACCCACGCGTCCTCCTCGCTCTGCTTCTTGAACTCGTTCATCAGGTCGCCCAGCAGGTGCGCGAACTCGACCGCCGCGCGCCGGTTCCGCACCAGGTCCCACACGGCCTGGTGCCGCTTGATCTTCCACGCGATCTTCTTGGCGTCCGTCACGCGCTTGATCGGCACGTGCATGTTCAGGCTCTCGAGCAGCAGCGCCACGGCCTGCAGCTTCTCGCGCGTGGCCACGTTGTACACGTTGGCGATCACGCCGCGCAGGTGGAAGAACACGGTCTGCTTGACCGGGGGGGCGGTGGTCATGCGGTTCAGCACCGCGTCGCACAGCGACACGATCTTCAGCTCGAACATGTGCGCGAAGTCCGCCGTCCGCAGCATCTCCTGGAACTCGGGCTCCTTCATGAACTGCGCCGCGCCCGCCAGGTTGTCCAGCGTCAGCGCCGCCAGCTGCGCCCGCAGCAGGTCCCGCTGGTTGTCGCAGAACATGACGTCCATGTCCTCGCCGTCCATGTCCTCCACCTCGAAGATGTCCACGTAGTAGTCGGACGACTCCTGCACCAGGGGGACCAGGTCCCCCGCCGCGCCCGCCGCCAGGTTGGCCAGGTCCTGCCGGTGCCGCTCCATCAGCTCCATGTGCACCTTCTTGGCCGCCGGGTCGTCGTCGATCCGCGCGATGGTCATGTCGGGCTTGTACAGCGCGCAGATGTCCGTGCGCTTGTCGCGGAGGGCCACGGCCGTCTGCCGGTTGTTGTAGGCCTCCTTCATGCTCTTGATGTGCTCCGGTATGACCGTCGCCGCCGGGTCGTGCCGCTCCTTGTCCAGCAGGTAGGAGACCAGCACCTCCACCTCCACCAGCTTGTCCACGTACTCCTTGCGCTTCTCCTCGTTCACCTGCCGGATGTTGTGCAGGAGCTCGATCATCTTGTTGCCCTTCTCCCAGACCCGCTCCAGGCCGCGCACCGGCATGTTGCCGGCGATGATGTTGTTGCGGCCCGTGGTCACGATGTCGGCGAACTCCTCCACCGTGGACGCCACGGCCTCGTCGTAGAAGTTGTGCACGAAGTCGGCCACGTGCTGCTGCAGCCCGTGCTCCAGCCGGGACAGCTCCTCGCTGGCCCGCTTGGCGGCCGGCACGTCGTTGTAGTCGATGACGCGCTTCTTCAGGCTGTGGTACAGCAGCTCCGACTGGTCGTCGTGCAGGATCTGCCGCTCGAACAGGTCGCGGCAGGTGGCCGCCAGGGACCTGAAGTCCTGGTGCGCGAAGGCCACCAGGTTCCGGTCCGAGGGCGGGGCGGGGGTCGGGTTGGCGTCGTTCAGCAGGTGCATGTAGTACTTCTCGATCCAGTCCACGGCCTTGACCGTGTCGGAGCGGTAGGTCCGGAGCAGCGCCTGCAGCTTGGTCATGATGATCTGCAGGTAGGGCCGCGTCACCTCGTCCGCCGGGTACTCCGCCACGGCGTAGTACAGCCGGCGGACGTCCAGCTTGGTCTCCACGCACGCGTCCATCAGCCTGGCGGCGCTGTGCATGTCGAAGTCGCGGAACACGTCGGCCAGGTGCCTCAGGCCCAGCTCCACGTCCTCGTGCAGCCCGGTGCCGTTGTTGACGCCCACGTCGATCAGCTGGCAGAACAGGTGATGTATGCGCACGCTGAGCAGGCTCATCTCGCACTGCACGTGGTCCGACGCGATCACCATGGTGGATTCGGGCGGGGGGTCGTACTTGAGCAGGTTGGCCAGCAGCTGCTCCAGCACGGCCACCGACGGCAGCAGGTGACACACGGTGGCCGTGCTGGGCTGGCCGCCGCCGCGCACGCACTCGTCCAGGAACGCCTGTCCCGTCGGGAGCGCCGCCGCGGCCCCCGGTAGCCGCGGCACCTCCCCCGGGACCGACACGTCCACCAGCGGTTCGGGCACGGAGTACTGGTACGGGACCACGGAGGGAAAGGAGAACGACGACGGGTCGTCGGCGGTGGCGATATTATCGTTATTATCGCCACCGCCGTTTTGCCGTTGCCGCTCCCCCCAGGCCTGCGGGATGACGAGGACGTGCTGCTGCTGTTGTTGATCCGCGCGGTCATCGTCGACATCATCTTCATTTTGTTCCACGATAGCTCGAAAGCAACGCTCTCTCGGTTCCTCCTCTACCGAGACGCCATGTGGTTGCTGTTGGGTTATGGGGGTGAGGGAAGAAGAGGACACGCTCCGATTATGCCTGGCGCGCTCCACCTGGGACGTCCTGGGATCCACGGGACAGAACGCGCCTCCCGTTGTGCCCGACCGAAAGACGTGTCTGTGACCCGTCAGGACCAGCGGCCTGCTGTAGCTGCCGGTCGGTGTATCCGCGACGGGAGGCGCGTTGCCGTCGCCGTCGATCGCCACGAGGGGGGTCTCCCGGGGTTGCCCATGAGGGTGGAGGGACCGGACGCGTTGCAGGTGGTCGGCGGCGTTCCCGGCCGGTACCACGGGGACGGGTCTGATGATGGCCGGCTTCCGCGTGTGGATGGTCCTCTCGGGTAAGTGGGACAGAATGCGCGACACCTCCACGTCGCTGACGTTCTGCACGTTGCCGATGAAGTGCACCTCCACGGCGTTGAAGTACAGGTTCTCCCGGTACATGAGCTGGAACACCAGGTTCATCTCGTTCGTGGCCACCACCGAGGCGTTGGCCGAGTAGAACGTGGCGTGGGGGTCGAACAGGTAGATGTTGTCCCCCTTGATGCACAACCCGCACGTGAAGCTGTTGATCGTCACGATCACCGTGGTCATATGTTGTCTTTGCTTTCGTTCTCTTCTCTGCCGCAGGTACCAGAGGAAGTCGAAGAGGCCCAGGTAGCACTGGCCGTCCAGCTGCACCGACTGCACCAGGCCGCCGTAGACGGGCCCGAGCGCGTGCATCGTCTCCCCGAACGGGGTGATGATGTGCGTCGGCACCTCCGCGGGAAAGCGGAACGAGTAGCGCGGGTCCCGGAGCGGGGTGTGCGCGTCTAGGAGGGTGCCCCATACCAGGATCTCATCCACGTTCGCGGCCGTCAGGTTTTCGGGTTGTTTGAGATAACACGCGTGTAAGAATACGAAGCAGTTGCACATACACTGGCTGCCCCGCCTCTGCCCGAAGTCGTTGTGATTTTGATTGCGAGACCCCGCGAGCATCATGGTGGCGGCCGCTTATCCGTGCGGTGCAGGACCACCGCCTGGTTAAGACCATTGGAAAGATGAGATGGGGAAATGTAAAAAAAAATGTTTGCACCGCGGGACCGAACGCGGGCAGTATAAGTAGCAAGCAATACGACAGTGATTTATTAATAATATACTGCCACGGCGCCTCGGTCGGTCCAAGAGAATGTGAATGAATGCACCGTAGCTTTTGTGTGCAGCATGTATATAGTAAAAAAACCCCTCTGACAGTGTAATATAACACCGTAACGTAAGTTTTACGTACCACGACTTAAAAAAAACTTGATTCGTAATAAATAAACAACACCATCACATCTTTGGTTTTAACAAACGCGAATTTTTAATAAAAATTCGATGTTTATTTTTTTTAACACACGTGATTTCTGTGTTTTTTTTTTGTTACACGAAACGCTATCGATACGGTTGACGGTTTCTATCCGGAGACGAAGAAGCCGAGCTGTCATCTGACGATGACGTAGTGACCCCGTTCGGGGACGGGGTCAATCCGGTGCGAGGTCTCCGCGTCCGTCTTCCGGACTGGCCCGCTGGTCTCAAGAGCTGGGTTTCGGGTTGCTTAGACGGCACGTATCGGAGGAGCGCGTCCTGTCGTACGTTCTGACTGAACGCGCCCTGTTGTACGGGCTGAGCTGGTTGCGGGGGACCGAACGCGGACTGTCTCATTATGAACCTTGTGGGGGGATGTGTGGTAGGCGGGGGTGCTTGTGCGGACATAACACCGCCATCGTTTGGATGGTGGGAGTGTACCATGTTCGTTATGGTAGGGGAGTGCGATTTCTGTGTATTATCTAAAAAATGTGATGCTACCGGACTCCTGCGGCGTAACCATACCTCCGGATTTTGTTGCATGACGGAGGCGGGGGCGGCCGCGAGCGGAAGATCGGTGGTAACGGAGGTGTTTGCGGACTGAGAGTTCGCGCGCGAACGGTAGTAGTATTTCCTGGACGCCCTTTTGATTCTGCGGTACAGCGGATCGTCGTCGAACTCCGAGAAGTTGTCGTCGGACTCGGACACGGCCGATTCGTATCGTCTCGTGAACGGGGTTCGACTCCGGTAGTTCGCATCGCCAGACTGATAGTCCGGGAGCGGGGAGTCTAAGAGTTCCTCCTCCGGCGTGGGTGGGGGCTGTTGTACCGTGTTGGTGGTGGGTGGTTGCAAAAATTGCAGAAATAGGTTTTCGTGGTTCGACGACAGCGGTTGCGTCTGCTGCAACACTTGTTGGAAAGTGTGCTGTGGCGGTTGTACGATATTCGCGGGCGGTTGGCGCGGCGTGTACCGGTTGGCCGTGGCGCTGAACGGACCGACGACCTGCGGCGGTGGCAGCGGCGGCGGTCCCTCTCCGGCCACGTGGATCGACGACGAGGCCAGGGCGGGCAGTATGGAGTCCTGGGTACACGAGGTCAGGTCGATGATCTCCTGGGAGGTCGGGGTGTCCGACAGCACTGTCTGGTACTCGGTGACCCTCTGCCTGTGCGGGTACCGCTCTCCCACGAGCACCACTTCGTCATCGTCTTCCTCTTCTGGTATGGCGGACGAGATGCTGGACAGGGGTCGGGCGCGGCTCCTCCTCGGGCGTCCTATGAAGGAGCTCGCGGCCGTCGTCTGCGACAACTCGCTCAGGGGACGGGCGGGCCTCTGAGGAACCCTCGGCCCTATCACGGAACTGGGCGCCGCCTGGCTCGGGACCGACATGACGGAATCGGCGATGGTTATGACGCTGTTGCTTCGGTCCGGCAACTGGGAACGCTGAAGTACCGCCAAGCGCGGGTCCGGATTCGACGCGGTTATAACGCTAGATGATGATATCTCGGAGGGAGGATACGCCGTTAGGTCGATCGTTGACGGAGAATAGGTGTCCCCGCCCTCCCGTAGGTAGTAGTTTTCGGGTAGGATTATAGTGGTACCGCTAAAGCCGGACGCCGTGGAGTCCGGCCGGTCCTGGGGCTGGTATTCCCGGAACATGGTTCCTAAACTGCTTTCGGTTCGCACACTAATAGTGTCCCCGCCCCCCGTAGGACTGTGTGACTGTGTTCTTACGGAGTAGTTCTGTAGGTAGGGGATGTACGGGCACGAGTCGTCCCACGAGTTAGGCCCCGAAAGGATCAGGTCCCTGAGTTCCACCGGCATGTACTCCGACGGTGGTGGTTGCTGCTGTTGGTGCGCTGCCTGCGGCGCCGTGGCGCTCGATAAGGAGAAAGGTTTCGCGTCCACGCCGCCCTCGGTGACTAATTGCGGGGCGGTGTTGTACATACACGACGGCCACCGCTGCTGTCCCTGCTGCTCCTCCGTCTTTTCTTCCTTTTTCACGTTACCGTCCTCGTGGCGCCACCCTAGTTGACTCTCGAGTTCCGTCTTTATCAGCGAGTTACTCGTCAGGTACCTGGACCTGTACTGCGGGTCGTAGTGCAGCGGCGGGGCCCCGGAGACCGTCGCGTAATAGTAGTAGTCGTGCGGGGGCTGGTCGATGCCTCCTCCCCACTGTTGCTGCTGTTCCCGTTTCACCATGACCGGCGCGGTCATCTGGGCCGGCACGACCGCCGGGTTCGGGATGCGCGCGTGGGTCGCGAACGCGTAGTCTCGATCGGTGTAGGGCATGACCTGCGTGTTTTCGGTCAGGACGCTGCTGGCCGCGTAGTCCGGCTCGTCCTCGTCGTCCAGTTCCTCTTCCTCCTCGGGGATGGTTTCCAACATCCTGCTCGAGACCCCCAGGTCCGCGCCGCCGTACTGGTAGCAGCTGACGCTATCGTCGTTGTCGTCGTACCCGTCGGTCCCCCCCACGTAGTCCTCCCCGGTGATCACCTGTCCCAGGAACACGTTCACGACGTGGACGAAGTCGTCGTTGGTGAACAGGTTCCAGACCACGAAGACGTCGTCCAGCAGGTACCTGGGCCCGAAGATGTCGTAGAACGGCACCGTGTTCTTTTTCGAGTTAGGATCCGTGAACGTGGAACCGAACGCCACGAAGTCGAACGTCTTCTGGGTGTTCTGAAAGAGATTGTGAAATAGAGTCACCTGCCGCTCCTCCGAGGACACCTCGATCTTCGTCTCCTGCCGCTCGGGCCTGGAGGTCGGGATGGCGGTGCTGAGCATGTCCCTGGCGAACACGGACACGCACATCTTGATGTTGGTATTGCGGATGGCGTCGTTGGCCAGCACGTCGCACATGTTGCACAGTTTCTTGATCACCACCAGGTTGTTGACGTGCGACGTGGCCATGGCGCCGATCTTCTCGTCCAGCGTCACCTTGAGCCGGTAGATCCTGTCCACGGCGTACTCCACGTTCCGGACGTAGAAGGTCACCATGTTGCACGGTTCCACCGACTCCCGCAGGAACTTGCCGAGCGATATCAGCTTCTGCGCGCTCGTCTCCAGGTTGGCGACGATGTTGCCGAGGAAGCGGGTCGACTTCTCGTAGGTCAGCAGCGCCCGCTTGAACGTGTCGATGACGGTCTTCAGGCCCACGGTGCTCTTCAGGCCGCCCATCTCCACCGTCACCAGGCCGGCGTACCAGTTGATGTCGTACGTGCACATGCCCATGAGCGTGACGGTGTCGGCGATCTCCAGGTGCTCGTTAAAGTACGTGATGGTCTCGTTGACGGCGACGGCCAGGCTGTCGTTGATCTCGCTGAAGACGTTGTGCACGGAGCTCGTCAGGATGTAGTTGCTGATGTTCTCCGAGAACTCCACCTTGTGGCCGCGTACGGTCTCGGACAGCACGCTCACCAGGTCGTCCATCAGGTTGTTGAAGAACGTCAGTTTCTCCAGGTCGTACGTCGAGGTCGCCGTGAGGAAGTTGTAGATGACCGAGAGCACGTTGATGAGCCGCATGTGCGTCGGCAGCACCAGCTTGCACAGCGCGATCATGTCGAGGAGCCGGTCCCCGTGGGCCCGGATCAGGTCCGGGGTCAGCACGAAGACGTTCTTCAGGACCGGCAGGAGGATGTAGGTCGTCACGACCTCGGCGAAGTACGGCTCCCTGATGTACGGGATCAGCACGTCCACGTGTCCCATGGCGTTGTACTGCTGGCAGGCCAGCAGCAGCGTGTTGGCGTCCCTCTTCTGGTCGCGCAGATCCTGCCGACGCTGCTGGCGCTGTAGCTCCTGCAGCGCCAGCAGCTCCGCGACGCCCGGGTGCTGCTGCTCCGGCTGTCCGGGCTGCGACGCCGGGTGGCGGTGGTCGAGGGAGGAGGACGACGTGTCGTACACGAACAGGATCCTCCGCCACTTGGTCATGATGTCGTCGAAGAGGTAGCGGATGGTGTGCTGGTCCCGGGTCGGGTAGATGAGGGAGCGGAACTCGGCCATCGTGTACTGCTTCATGTAGGTGCGCACCAGACCCCGGCCCGTGGCCATCAGGTCGGAGGCCGCGTCCCCCGTGGCCAGCCCGTACTCGATGTCGGCCTTGCTGCCCTCCACCACGTTCAGATACGAGATGTAGGTGTTCATGGGCTGGGACACCATGTCCAGGACCAGGTAGAAGGTGATGAGGAGCCGGGTGATGCTGTACACGATGTCGTAGTTGACGAACTGGTCCTCGCGCCGTTTGATCATGTTGATGTAGTAGAGGCAGCGGTCGTGCGAGAGCCCGGTGATGTGAATGATCTCCAGGGTGTCGATCTGATCCACGTTCAGGGACCGGATCGTGGCCTCGAACGTCTGGTTGACGAAACGCAGGATGGCCGGTTTGAAGTACGTGTCGCCGGACATGTCCACGGTGCACACGTAGTGCACCAGCCCCGGGTGGAAGAAGAGCGAGTCGACGGCGATGTAGCGGAACGCCTCCAGGGACGACTCCACCAGGGGGAACATGAGCTCGGCGTACGGGCAGTCGCTGAGGTCGCGGGCGGCGATGCAGAAGCTCACGTCCCGCGTGTACCAGGCGCTCAGCTGGCCCTGCTCCAGCGCCGTCATGGCGCGCATGTACGGCTTGTCGGCCCTGCCGGCGATGCCCACGAAGGCCTCCCTCTCCACCTGGTTGGCCAGCCCCGTGCGGAAGACGAAGTGGATGCGCAGCAGCTTCTCCAGGTCCGTGTGGTGCACCTGCACGGCGTTGTGGATGATCAGGCTGACGATCTTGACGTACGCGATGTGGTAGAGCTTGTGCAGCAGGGTGGCGTGGAAGCGCGTGTTGCGCAGCGTGTAGATGGGCTCGATCACGTCGTGGAAGCTGTAGGCGGACGCGTTGCTGTTTATCTGGTACCATCGCGTGAAGTTCTCCAGGCAGATCTTGGTCTGCCTGAGGACGAAGCTGTCGCTGATGTTGCGGCACAGGCTGCGGTCGGACGGGGTGACGGGGCTCAGCTGGAACACGATCTTCTGCACCTCGCTGACGTCCGTCTCGTCGATGTTGCAGTGGTTGAACACGTAGTAGAGCGTGTTCTTCTGGATGAAGAGGTAGCGGTGGCGGCGGCCGAGCCGGCTGAGCCGCTTGAGGTCATCCTGGGCCAGCGTGTGAAACAGCAGCCCGTTGATCTCTAGTTTATTTAGCTGCAGCAGGGACCAGTCGGAGATCAGGGACTGCAGCGAGATGGACATCGTCAGGTTCAAGAAGCGGCGGGTGGAGGAGCTCTACAATGCCGACGTCAAGTGCGTCTACAGCGCCGTCTTCAACGACCCGGAGGGCGTGCTCAACGCCGACCTGGAGGACTCGCGGCCCCAGACCACCGACGTGCTCACGTGCGACTATATGCTCAACAAGGACCTGGCCGTCGAGGGGCTGCCCGTGTTCAAGCTCTGGGACCGGCAGGAGCACGTGAAGCCGCGGCACGTCTCGATCTTCACCCTGGCCCTCTACCTGGAGAACGTCACCGAGACCACCAAGAACGCGCTGCGCAGCCTGTTCGGAAAGAACGACGAGGTTAAACACATGGACTTGCACGATCTCTACGGCAGGGGGCAGAGGGAGGTGGACTTTCTGGGGCTCAACATGAAATCCACGGGCGGATCCACGTTCCTCACCACCTGCATCACCCACGGCTTCCTCTACCGGCCCGCCATGAACCTGACCGTGCCCAGGTTCGACCTGGCCTTCACGGTCCCGCGCGACGTGTTCGTGGACACGACCACCGGCATGCTGCCGCACAACGCGGTCACGTACTACTTCGTCGTGATCATCAGCGTACCACGTGACGCGCACCGAACAATGAGAAAGATCGTCTTCGTACGTAGCGCTTTCCGCCAGTATAAGTGCGTCGTCCCCATCGTCCAGACCATGTTCGTCAAGGACAGGACGAGGTATCTGGACGCGTGCATCGAGTCCGACGATCCTCCGACCGTCCCCTTCGGCACCATAGACCGCATCGGCCGGAGCTCCGAGCGTCCTATATTTACTACACTGGTCACCCAGGGATTGACTTTCTCGACGGTGAAGGTGGAGAGGTTCACCGTCGAGTTCCGGCAGAACTCCGTATTTTTTTGAAAAAAATTTTTAACAGTCAATTTAATTTGCCATCACACCCATTCATCATCAACCATCCGTCAATCATTATAAAAAATTTTCTTACATAGTTTTGTCGTGTTGCCCGTTTCTAAAATTTTTTTCAAGATGGGCGGTTACGTGATACATCTTTATTAATAAATATATATTATTTATTTATTAATACACACTGGTACCCAAACGTTTTCTTTAAACACGACTGTAAGGAAAAAAAAGACAACAACAACAGCCATGGCCCTGTACCTCCAAGACGGAAACGAAGTCCTGCAGGCCCTGAAGGAGGCCAACGACGGCCTCTACGACAGTATCATGAAACTCAAAAAAGAGAACGAGAACGACGTCGCCGGCGCCAACTCGTGCGCGGGCGGCGCCGGCACTCCCATGGTCAGGCTCTTCTCCTTTCTCAAATACATGCAGGTGGCGCAGCACAACCGGCCCGACCTGGACGGCATCCTGGGGGCCATGTGTCACCTGGCCAACGAGAAGAAGGCCTGCACCTCCATCCGTCACTACGCCGAACACTACGCTAACGTGCTCACCACCGACATCCGTCTGCTCCTCTACAACATGCACCGGCAGATCGAGTCCCGCTTCGTGCGAACCAACACCGAGACCTTCCTCCGGCTCGAGGGCCTGGGCTTCATGAGCGCCATGAAGTTCGCCAACATCTACAGCCGTCACTACGACGGCCGCGTCGAGAGCCTCACGCACTTCTACTGCCGGCTCTCGGCCTTCTTCGCCAACTGCATCATCCGGAACCCCGCTTACTACAACTACTTCAAGAAGGTCGACGTGCTCTCCATCTTCGGCGACGTCTTCCGATCGCTGACCAGCCACACCATCACGCTCTGCAGCCCCGTCATGCTCAACGCCGGGGTCTCGGCGTCCAACCTCACCAGCTGCTTCATCGTGGCCCGCGACCTCGAGTGCAACGCGGACATCAACGACGTACATCAGAGCATACTCAAACAGATCCTAGACTGCGGCGGCGGCATCGGCCTCGACTGCACCATCTTCGGCGGCGGCCTGGATCTCTTCAAGTACCTCAAGCTGCTCAACGCCACCGTCGAGTTCTACAACGAGTCCCTGCGCCGGCCCGTCGGGCTCTCCGTCTCCATCGAGATGTGGCACTCGAACGTGCTCAAGCTGCTGCGCATGAAGATGCCCAACGCCGCCGAGGAGGAGAGCTGCCCGTCGCTCTTCAACTCGGTCATGATCCCCGACCTCTTTTTCAACCGGTACGAGGCCGACCCCAACGCCAAGTGGAGCTTCTTCAGCGGCAACATGGCCAAGGTGCTTAGTTCCGCCTACGGCAAGAAGTTCGAGTCCGCCTACCTCAAGTACGAGAAGCTCGGCCTCTACGACAGGCAGCTGCCCATCAAGGAGGTCCTCTTCGCCCTCATCAACTGCATCGCCAGCACCGGCACCCCCTACGTGCTCTTCAAGGACGCGCTCAACAGGAACTACTACATGGACGAGAGCCCCACCTCGTCGGCCTACGTGGTGCGCAGCAGCAACCTCTGCGCCGAGATCGTGCACCACGCCAACGACCTGGAGATCGGGGTCTGCAACATCTCCAGCGTCAACCTGCTGGCCTTCGTCAGGCCCTACGTGCCCATCGACCACCAGAATCAGCACGCCGACGTCGACTTCGTGCTCAACGACGACAACACCATGGTCTTCAGCCTGCGGGAGCTCCGGGAGGCCGTCAGCAAGACCGTCCTCCTGGTCAACTGCGCCATCACCGAGTCCAGCGGCATCCCCACCGGGGCCAGGCTGGCCGCCAACCGGTACCGCTCCATGGGCATCGGCACCCAGGGCCTGCACAGCGCCTTCATCGAGATGAAGCTCGAGTACACCTCGCCCACCGCCAGGCGGCTCAACAAGCAGATCTACGAGAACATCTACTACGCGGCCGTGCACACCAGCATGAGCCTCTGCCGGAACGGCCTCGAGCCCTTCTACCACTTCCACAAGAGCAAGTACAGCCGCGGCTGGCTGCACTTCGACGGCTGGCGCGGCGAGGTCTGCCTGACCCTGCCGGAGGAGTGGTGGGGGAAGCTGCGGGCCAACATCTGCAAGTTCGGGCTCTTTAACGCCCAGTTCGTGGCCCTCATGCCCACGTCGGGCACCTCGCAGATCAGCGCGGTCTCCGAGGCCTTCTACCCCAACTTCTCCAACCACCACGCCAAGGTCACCACCGGGGTCGAGGTGCTGGTCACCAACAAGAAGCTCCAGAAGGAGTTCAAGTACCACGCCGACTACCTCAAGAACATCGACTGGGAGGTCACCCGCGCCTGCAAGGACTACTTCTCAGAGGCCGACTGGCAGCGGCTCATGCTCTACAAGAACGCCTTCGAGTACGAGCAGACGGACCTCATCGACATGTGCGCCGAGAGGGCGCCGTTCGTCGATCACAGTCAGTCCATGTCCTTTTTCGTCAAGGAGAGTCATCTGACGGGCTCCAAACACATCTACAATCTCCTAAGACACGCCCATAAGCGAGGTTTAAAAACGGGCATGTACTACCTACGTATTCAGAAACAGGCGCGGCTGAGCGATCTCGAGAAGAAGCGGGACGGCTCGGCGGCCGCCAGCAACTGCGACGGGCGCGACGAGACGGAAACGACCGCGGCGGAACCGTATCCGCTGAGCGTCGACTGCAACGGGGAGTGCGGGTCCGTCTGCTGCGAGACCGTTGACAATATAACATCGACCGACGATTGTCTGTGTTGTACTTAAAAAAATAGTGTGACCTATATACCTTACTACCCCGGTATCTCTTAATTAACTCAGATTTTTTTATTTTTTTAAAATTGGGGAAAAAAGTTTTTTTGGTATTCTTTTTTTTCCACACCACCACATATTTTTTTTAAAAAGATGGCTAAATACATTTACGCCTCCAGAGATCCCGATTTCAAACAGTTGTACAAAACCGTGACCGAAAACAGATGGTTGGAGACGCAGTTGTCGTTCTCTAACGATTTCAAGTGCATTCCTCTGCTAGACAAACCTACCCGAGAATACTATGAATTCATCTTCACTTTCCTCGGCATGGCCGAGCACCTGGTCAACATCAACATCTTCGAGCTCATCGAGAGCATCGAGGATGCCGATGTCATGCACTACTACATCGAGCAGATGTGTATCGAGTGCGTGCACGCCAGGACCTATCGTCGCATCCTGGACGTCTTCTTCAACTGCGACGAACGCGCTATCATGGCGGCCGCCGACAAGCACCTTCAGGATCCCGCTCTGCAGAAGAAGATCCGGTTCCTCGAGGAGACCATAAAGAACTGTACCACCATGGGGGAGAAGGCCATCGTGCTCATGCTGGTGGAAGGCGTCTTCTTCCTCAGCAGTTTCATCAGCATCTCCGTGCTGAGAACGCTCGGGTTCGACGGGACCACCGAGGCCAACACGTACATCTGCCGGGACGAGAGCATACACACGACCGCGGCGCGCACGCTCTTTCTCAACTTCGTGGAGCCCAAAGACAGGCCGAGTCACTCGTTCATCTACAACCTCTTCTCCGGTGTCATCAAGATCGAGAAGGAGTTTATAGCCTCTAAGATCAGGGGCGTGTCGCTGATCAACAAGAAAGTGATCTTCGAGACGCTCGAGGGGGTGGCCGACAGTCTCTTGGAGAAGCTGGGTATGAGGCCGCTCTACGATACGCCCATCCCCGCCAACTGCCCGCTGCCGCTGTCCACGATGGAAAAGAGCGTGTGTTTCTTCGAGAAACGAAACACCGAATATTGTACCGCTCTGGCCAACGATTTATAAACCGTGGAAATAATAAAAAAAAACACTGACGCGCAGCGGATGAAAACTATATATACACACAATTTTTCCTAACATGGGTTTTTTTATTTTTTAATTTCTATTGTTTTCTTGTGTGGGTGGAAAGGATGGGGGAAATGACACACGCGTCTGGATCCTGTTTACGGGCGAGAGAGAAAGGAAGGGGAAAAGGGAGGAGAGAGACGGAGGCTGTTTTGGTCTTTCCTTTTTTTATGTCGCGCTGTCGAACGAGAAACGGCACGTACGTCAAATGGACATATATGTAAATACCGGCCGGATGACACACCCAACGCCAAAGTCCATAAAATCCAATGACATTGCAAACAGAGCCAAGAACGCAACGATGACCGCTCGCTGGACATAGAGTTTTTTTGTCATATGATTTTTTAAATAATCTTTTGTTATATGTTTGTTGTTTTAACTTTGTCTTTTTTTTGTTTAAAAATAGGTTGATATGTTATAAAAAATTTATTGATTCTTATATCAAAAGTTGTCGTGACCTTGAAGTTTTTTTTCAAAAAACCCCACTTACGATTTTTTTCCTTAAGTAGTATAGTCAGTACTAACCACGACTATGATGGAAATGAATCAGCTGGAACCCGGTTGTTCCGTCACGTTGAGAGACGGGAACGGAGGTATCGTCGCCGGCATGCAAACCGTTCAGGTCAACTGCGCCAAGTTGAAGGCGCTCAGCAAGGTCATGTTGAAGCTCATCCAGGAGAACCACACCACCATCACCTTACAGAACACGTCTCTGGTGGTGCAGCGCGTGAAGGCGTTCGACAACAACGTCGTTTTCAAACTCGTCTTCGACGACACGCTCTGCGCGTTCCTGGACGAACCGGTCACCATCAACAACGCCCTGCCGCTGGTCGGCAACCTGCTGGAGCTGGTGGTGCAGCACAAGACCGACAGCCTGCTGGTCTCCTACCCCACGGATAACAACAACTACGTGAACGTGAAGCTCTTGGGGGGGGACTGTTGGGCGGTGGTGAACACCGGGAGGGTCAACGGACAGAGGATCGTGGACATGAGGAAGGAGCCGCTGCTCGCCTCCGTCACCCTGTCCAAGTCCGCCATCAGGCAGATGGTGACCTTCTGCAAGCACGGGGAGAAGATCCCCGACGTCCCCGACGGCGTGCCGGCCTCCAGGCGCAAGAGGTATAACCTCAAACGGGAGCTCATCATGCAGCTGCACGGCCCGGCCAGGCAGGTGCGCCTCTTCTGGGCTCTGGGGGAGTCCCTGCTGCCGGCCCTGGACGTCACCATCACGTCGGGGGAGCAGGTGCTCTACTTCCCCACCACCCTGGAGCGGTTCGGGGAGGCGGTGTCCGCCTGCGCCAACATGTGCGCCATCTGCTCGGTCAACATCTACGCCACGGACAGGCCCGGGGAGATCGTGGCGGTCTTCTCCTCCCGGGGGGACAATTTCGTGTTACAGGCCGTGGTGGTCTCCGACACGTACGATCCCGCCGCAGGAGGGGCGCCTCCCGCCTTTCCGTCCTGCTCCTATTCCGTCACGCATACAGCCACGGCCACGGCTACGGCCACGGCCACGGCCACGGCTACGTGCACCGCATCGTCGGTGTCTGGCGCCGGCGCCACGGTGCACCACTACCCGACCGACGTCGCCGCCGTGCCCGGCACCAGCGCCGGGGTGATGGCCTACGGGAACCCAGTCCTGCTGCAGAACCACCACCCGCACCAGCGCCAGCTGACCATCCCCGCCATGCTCAGTTTCGCCTACCACGGCACCTTGCAGCCGGTGAACGGGGGGGAACCCTCTGGACACGAAGGGGTGGTGGAGGCCGGGTGCGACTACGTTGACGAGACCGCGGAATACGGTAGGCCGTGTAAACGACAGAGAAACGACAATGATGAGTATTAAAAAAGAGATGTATGACGTGTAAAATTTTAAATAAAACGTATATATGGAAGAACCGTTTTTTTCCCGAAGGTGGCTTAACTGAAAAAAACTTTTTTCTCTCGAGTCGGGGCATGATTCGCGCGAAACATCTGATAGCTTATCTATTGGGTATAGAAGGAGGAGGGGGCAGTGGCGGAAAAGCGCAACTCCGGGACGAGGAGTACATCGACGTGAGCGCGGCCACAAAATCCGTGCTCCCCGATGACCTGGTGTGGTCGCAGTGCCCTTACATCAGCAAGACCAAGCGGGGGGACCACGGGTTGCCGCCGCTGGACCTGCAGTGTAAGCCGCACGACGGCAACTGCTTCTGTGCGCACCCCAAGTCCATATTCGTTCCGCTAGAGAGCCCAGATCTTAGAACTATTAAAGGAAAACGTGACAAAAAGACGGAAAAGAACGGCGGTAAGGGGGGTCAAACCGTCGAGAGCTGCGATCGTACTAATAATAAGAAAGAGGTAACGGCGCAACAACCCTCCTCCGAGAAGAGCGGTAACGGGGGGTGCCCACCGCCGCCGGTACCGGCCGGACAGCAGCCGCCGCTCCCTCCCAGCTGGTTCCTGAACGCGTACCTACCGCCGCCGGAGGTTCTCCGGAGCAGCGTGAACCCGGGTTCGTGTTACACTCCCGTGAAAGTCATCATCGGGCTCATCATCCTCGCGTGCATAGCCATCGCGGCGCTTACCGTGCTGAAGCAGTACTGTGCTAACGTTAGGTTCGTTTAAAAAAAACTGACGGTGATGCTACTGAAAAAGAATCAGTTTTTCATAAACATCATCTCTTATACACTTTACGTTCTTTTGACCTGGACGACAGACATGGTGGCGTACGGGACGGCGGCGGAGGTGAAGGCCACGACGCCGCCACCGAACATCAAGGAGTTCGGGGACGCCGAGTGCTCCGCCACAGAGTACCGAATTTACGCATCCAGTTTCCTCAGCATACTGAACATAGTGGTGTACGTGCTCCTCTTTTTCGCCAGCATCGTCTACGTCCGCTACCTGTGTCATAAAAGCATAACCACCGACGCTATAAAAAGTTATTAGGTTTTTTATTTTACAAAATAAAAAATATATAAACAATTTGATAAGTTTTGTGGACTTTTTCCCCAAATATAAATATTATTATTAATCGTAACCATTTGGTAGTCCTTCGGGCTTGAGGACGCGGTTCATGTACGCACCGGGATTCAGTATACCGGGTACGGGCGGACAGTTCGGTCCCAGGGACCTCACCATGCTAGCCACCGTCAGTAATAGGAAGTGTTCCATGCTGACGTTGGTATGGACGACGGCATTGATGAATTGGTAGGTTGCGTTCACGAACGCGGATTCGTTGTAGATCGGGGCTTTCACGATATAGTCACTGATGTATTTTACGTGCTGCCACGGGTAACAACCGTCCAGATCTTTGACTATGATGACGGCTCGGTAGACCCAGTCCACGATGTCCTGTAGCGTCAGTTCCAGGTCGCACTTGTAGTCGGTGTTTGACGAATAACACTTTTTGGGCTCGAACGAGACCAGTACCGCCGCGCCGGGCATGGCTATCTGATAGATGTTTTTCACCGATCTGTCGGTGCAGTTGAACGTGTGTTTGTTAAGCGAGTAGATCAGGACGGTAGTTACGTAGATGTAACACTTCACGAAGCTTTTTTCGGTGTCGGGCGACGTCAGGTTGCACACGTAGCGCATAGGGTAGTAGTAAGGTATTTTTGAGGGCAAAGACGACGAGTTCAGGAAGGTCGCGAACTGGGTCAGAGCTTCTGGTACCGCCATTGGTATTTGTAGAAAAACAGTTTTCCGATCTCATACAGAGTCCAGATGATCACCGAAACGATGATCACGTACAGTACTATGGCGCCGGCAGATCTCGACGAAAAGACGAACATGTTGGTGCCCTGTAGTTCTAATACTGTGTTGTTTTTTAGAATCCACATGTAGTGACTCGATCTGGGAAAGAGGTGCCGGTTGTCGTGGATGTACTTGACGTCTTTGAGTTCGTGTATGACGTAATACGCCGTAAACCCGTGGTTTCCGCTGTATTGTAACAACACGGACGGGCACACGTCGCATTCTTGGGAGGTACCTATGCTGAACGTGTGTACGACGGGGGTTACGTCTTTGTTGTCGAAGATGTAGTTGACGGGGACGCACCACGTATTGTTGATCAGTCTGGTCAGGTACAGTTCTACGCCGATGGCGGTGTGGGTGGCTCTGTACACTTCTCCCTGCACGACTGGCTTTTTTGAGACCACGTACGTGACGGTGTCGGAGAACGGCAGTATGGCCAGCAGATTCTCTTCGGGGAGCGGACACTTTAGGACGTCCAGCATCGAGCTGTTCTTGGTCATCATGTGAACCATGCGGGTCAGGCGTCCGTACGGGGAGAGGGTCTCTTGGGTGACCATGCTCTCGATCTTTTCCTGGGTGAAGTCGTACCGTAGACACCTGAAGCACGGCGAGACGAGGTGGCCGAGATCCCTGCTGTTACTCTCTAGACTGTGAAAGTGTCCGAGGAGATTTTTTACGTTACACAAAGAGGTCTGCATCAGCAGAACCTGGCGCAGCAACGTCATGTTAGACGATTTTATGGCCATGTGGTTGAGGAGAAACAGGTCGTATACGTCGTCGTGGTGCTTGTACATGCTGGTCTCCGTGTTTTCGGGGTACGTGTATTTGTCGTAGAGTAGCCGCATGTAAGTGCTTGCGTACTCGGCTATGTCGCTGGTTACGTTTTGGAGATAGATATACTTTAGGTACATTAGGGATAGTCCCTTGTGGTTCGGGGGGTGTTCGCTATCGACGGGTATATATTTTTCAACTGTTAAAATTAGGTCTACCAAGTCTGACGCGTTTTTTCGCACAGGAAGGCTTACTTGCATGTTGTTAGTGAATAACTCGAAAACATCCACGGAGGCCTGGAGCGCCGTCTCTGTCCAGATGTAATCGTCCAACGATATCAGACCGTGCTCGTGTGGGCTCTTGTACTGAACGTAGGCCGCGATCAGCCACGATATGTATGCCTCTAACATGTTTTCAACGCGTATGTTTTCATACGTAATTTTCCCATCTAGAATTTTTTTTACATGTTGGTTAAATGTTGAAAACAAATGTTTCAGGTTATGAATATTGTGCTCGTGATTGGCCCGCAGCATATCGTCGATGGAATTCATTTGTATGTGATTTAACATGTATTGCACCGGGTCTTTCTTTCCGGCCACCAGGAGGTCGTCGCGTCTGGTTATACGCAGGGCCAGGTCGCTGGGCTCGAACGGCATCGTGGTAACCACTTCGTCGGCGTTACCGAAAAATACTCGTATGGGACTATGTTGGGTCTTGTTGACAAACATGTATTTCAGTGTGCTGAAAACGGACGTGATCGTAGAAAACACCGTAACGTCTTTTACGGTCATGGAGACGTTTCTACATCGTCCAAAAAATGGTAAAAACATCTCGTCCACGTCCTCGAAGACTTCACATTCTGGATCGTCAACTAGACTCAGTAGTGGATACCTGTGTATGTATGTGGTTTTGTTGTACGTGATAAAGTTTCCCTCGTTCGATTCCTCTTTCTCTGTTAATTTGGTTTTATCCAGGTACGGACCGTTGTCATCCGGTCCCTGGATGATCACGGTTTTGTAGGTCCCCTCAACGCCCGGGAGATAGGTGGACTGAAATTCCGCCTTGTATTCATCGACGCTGCTGTAGATTTTCATATGGTCAAAGAGGTAATCTGTGAGGGGGTGTGTGAATATGCACCTGGGGAGGTGGAACACGTCTGACATGCTCTCGTTCGCGAAGAAGCGAAACGTTATGAGACTCGAGGACAGGTCCAAGTTATTTTCGATATCTTTACTTCTCAGACACGTTTCGTTTTTTATTTCTGAAAAGTTAAATCTACATTCAATGGGGCGGATACATAAGACCGTGATACACAGAAAGACCGTGGCGCCGCCGAACGGATGCCGCCGGCGCCGAACGACCGCGACGCTAGGGGAGCGCGGCGGCGCCGTCCTGCTCCTCATAGCGAAAGTACGAGGTCACGCCCGGGGTCTCCGACAACAGGCTCGTGAACTTCTTGAGGGCTATCTTATAAACGAATCGTTGGAGATTAACTGGAATTACTACCAACTTCCCGAGTTCCGCAGTTATCTTTTTAAATAGTTTTATGAGTTCGTCTAGCGGAAGGCCCTCCGGCTTGCGCGTGTACAGTATGGATATGATATTGTGGTCGGGGTCCCCGCGGTCCAGAAAGTGTCCCGTGTTAAACCCGTCCCCCCGCTTCCCGGCGGACGATGATGATGGTGAGGGGGGGATGTAATCCGACGCTAATCTACACGTGTTTAGGAATATGTTATATGATGTCTGTATGCTCTTTATATACTCTAAAGTGACCCCGCTCTCCACGGACCTGTTCCTCTGTCTCACGCGCCTCAGCGTCTCCTCGGGCTCGCCCAGGAGTACGACGATGGTGTCGACGTACTCCTGGCGGAAGGACCAGAGCATGGAGTACAACCCGATGTAGCTGAAGTTGCCGTGCAGGTACTGGTGCAGGGGAAACACGATAAATGGCGCGGACGGGTGTCGGTCCGCGATGGATAGCGTGTCGAAGCCCGGGTCGTACGGGGCCGGGTACTTTCGCACGCATCCGGCCTCCCTGGCCAGGAACGGTGTCGCTATCATGTTCTGACACGCGAACAGACGGATCTGACGGTCCTCGTCGTTGGGGAGCGTCAGGGACGAGTAGAGGGTCTCGAGCACGTTTTCGGGAAACCACTCGGTCCAGTGAAGCATGGGCTCGTCGTATAGCGTGCATAGGTTGGGGAGGTTATCGGCGGCGTATTTGAACAGTGACGTCTTACCTACACCTATACAACCTTCTAGGTAAACGGTGAGGTTGCGGGTTCTCGGTATAGGGGCGGCGGGCGCCGCTTTGACCTCGTCCGCGGTACCGTCTCTCTTCTTCATATTTTTGCGGTGGTTGACGTCAGACGACACCTTGTAGTAATACACACGCGACCACCGGTCGGCTGTCGACATGGCGGTCAACTTCGTATCTGCAACGAGAAAAAAGGAGGGGGTGGCCGCCCATAAGATCCTGCAGAGGGCCCTGTACAACGCCAGCTCTCTGCACGAGATCAACTACCTCCTGGGTAGCATCCTCTCCCAGGACCTGAAGGGCGTGCCTTTCTGCATGTATTTCGAATCCAACATGGGGCGCAGGAAGCCCGACGTCGTCATCGTGTTCGATAACATGACCACCAACACGATCACCTGCGCGGTGGTGGAGGTCAAGACGACCTCCAGGCCCAGTTACGATAGGACCGGCAGGGACGTGGTGCAGCAGTACCAGCTGCGGCAGGGTCAGGAGCAGGTCAGGGACGTCGTGCAGACCATCACGTCCATAACGGGCAGAGGGGCGAAACTGCACGTTACGGGCCACGTTATTTTTTTCCAACAAAGTACGTTCGAGATCCTGTATATAACCGCCCCGGTCGAGCCTGTCGTCACTACGACCGACAGGACGTGTTTCTCGCAGATGCTCCAGAGGACCAAGAATGCGGCGTTTCATCGATTTCTACAAACCACCTGTGCCCCTGATTTTCCCCGCGCACCGTATGAACAGCTTGAAGTACAGGAACCTGCGTACCAGCCGACTGCGGCTGCTGTCGCACCTCCGGCAAAGGGAAAGGGAGCTGCGAAATCGAGATCTGCAGGCAGGCCACGAAAGGGTCGCTAAGGCCGTGGACGAGATCAGGACCTTCGTAGTGGACAACCACGACGACCTCATAGAGAGTATAGACGACGTAGTTAAGGAACTCAGGGGCAATCAGTTTCCTCAACAGGACGGGGGTGGTGGGGACGGCGGGGGTGGGGACGGGAACAATAATAATAGCACCGATAATGCCGACCGACAGAGGCGGGCTAGCGGTAGTAGTGCCCAGGGACAGCAGCAACCGGCCGATGCGGAGAAGACCGTCAGCATCACCATGGCCGACAGGCCGTTCGAGTACCGGGACAATTTCAGGGACGAGTTCGTCCACACCATCTACAACTCCAGTCTCAGGTCGTACTCCCTGGGGGATTTCTACTGGCTCCTCAAGAAGAGGGTCTTTGACGAGGAACGTTACCGTCGTCGGTTCAAGGCCACTCACCCCGAGTCCCCGGCGATCTCCTACGAGTTAGTGACGGGTCAGCTGCAGGTCCTCGATCTGGTGACGGTCTATCCCACGACGGATGTGGCTATCACGGACGTCCAGTGCGCTATTTGTATCCTCTGGACCGTCTACAGCACCGTTTTGCACACGACACTTGACCTCAACGTCACGTTCGACGAGGTCTTCGTCAAGGTTCCGGTCATGCTCGACCTGCTGGAGACCGAGCTCAAGAAGGACAGCGGCGCCAACAGCCTCTTCGGCGACTACGCGTACGCCGACCCCGAGGACGCGACATTCTACAACCCGCCCAAGGACACCAGGTACCCGGCCAGGACGTTCGACAAGAACGTCCTCGTCAGGCTCCTGCACCGGCTCAGGTGCATCCAGAACATGCCCAACGATTACGTGGGCGCGGCGGCCAGCGCCAACCTGGGGACCGGGTGGGAGGAGGACCGGCTGTACCGCGTCTGCAGGAAGCTGCTGGTGCACGTCACCGACGACGTACCGGCCTTCGTGCACAAGCAGTACTACCTGCGGTGCGGGTGCACCTGCGTGGCCGCCCTGCTCTACGTGAAATGTCTGATCGACTCCATGTCGGTGTTCGCCGCCGCCGACAGAAAGTTCGCGCTCAACGCCTTCCTGCCGACGGCCGGTACATACGTCGAATCGGATTATCGGGGGCGCAATATTAAAAACTTTGCTTATATTTGGAAAAATTATGTAACGCCGGTCTATAAGGACAGACCGGACGTCTCGTTCTCCGGTCTGTTCCCCGGTGCCGCCCTCTTCGCCATCTCGCACGCCGTGGCCAATAACTGGCTGGGCCCCGGACACTCGAAGAAACCGCAGCCCGGCACCAGGACCATCAAGCTGCAGCTGCTCAAAAACGACCCTCTATATAACTACCTGACCACGTACTATCACGTTCCCAGAAACCCCCTGGAAGTACTGAAGGCGCACGACAGGGCGCTCTTCTACTTCGAGTACGGTATCTACCTCCTCTTGAATCAGCCCATAACATTCATTACGCACAAGAACACGTTAAAGAGATTGTTTAACGTACACGATACGTACGAACTCTGTTACTTCTTCGTTATAGGCTTTATCCCGTTAGAGTTTATTATTTAAAAAATTTTCTCTCGGTAACACCTAAATAACAACATACTACATACATACATTCTTGGTGTTTTTTTAATAAAAACCGTACGACATGGACGCGTTAAACCTCTTCCACGAGAACCTCACCGTGGATATGTTCAACGTCAGCGCTCTGACCACGGCCTACGTGAACAGCATCTTTTCTGTCATCACCATGCTGGGCCTGGCCATCATAGTGCTGTTCGTGGTCGCGTTCTTGAACAAGGGGCCGGGGGATTCGATCGTGTGCCTGCTGTCGTGGGACATGTTCATCATCAACGGCGTCTGTCTGCTCACGTTCCCGCTGTGGATCTACCAGGCCGTGACGGGACATTGGGTCGGTGGGGAGTTTCTGTGTAAATTCAGCGGGATGTTCTACACCATGAGCGTGTACGCCACGGTCTGGTCGTGCTTCATCGTCACCTTCGATCGCTGGTACTGTCTTGTGAAGAACAGCCTGCGGTCCATCTCGACCGCGGCGCGCACGGTTCGGGTGAACCAGCTGATCACCATCGTCATGATGTTCATCAGCTTTCTGGGCCTCTGGGCTATCATGGAGACCGACGTCACGGAGAACAAAAAGTGCTACCTGTACTCGGGACAGAGCATCCTCGGGTACCTGAACGCCTGCCTCGGCTACTTTACCCCGTGGCTCTTCATGGGGATCATGCTCGCACACATGACGCTCAGGACCAAGAGGCTGGATATCGACCCCAAGTGGGTCAACGTCGATTCCCTCTTCATCCTGCTCTTGACCGTGTTCTTTACCCAAGGGCCGTTCTACGGCATGTCGGTGTACATGGGTAGCGTGGAGAACCACGTAAACGGTAGCACTGTTATAACCGAACCATTAACGTACCACGAACGAAAACACCTCGGGGTCAAACTGATCTGTCTCCTCCTCGCCCACGCCCTGGCCCTCACCAGGTTTATCACCGTCCCGTTCATCTTTGCGGCCATTGCCAACTACAAACCCTTCGCCGTCTGGGGAAACATGTTCAAGTGCGGGTACAGGGCCGTGCCTTACGAGGACCTCAACGATGACCCCACCGTGCCCCTCGCGAGACACACCTGCGGCGCGAGGGGTGGCGGCGGTAGCCATAAACAAAAGCACGTAACCCCGTACGAACCTTACTATTTCAAAAAGACGAATCTTTCCCGGAGCGTGTCCACGGCTACGTTGGGTGGACAATCAACGACCTCTGCCGGAGACGAGGGGTACTACGACGATCCCAGTGATACGACTACGTTGTACTCGATAGAGGATCCCAAGGAAAAGAATTGTACGTAAAAGAAGGAAAGAAATTATTAGGTTTATTTTTTTTTGAAATAAAAGATTACCGCTAGTGTTTTTTTTAATTCATGTATTATAATAATAAAACCACCCACCCCCTAGCTCCTCGGAAAACGATGTGTATAATATTTAATTAAATAAAACACTTTTTTTTGGAAAATGCGCATATGGGCTTTTTTTTTTACTCTGGAATCAAAACGTTGATGTCGATCTCGCGAAACAGTTCTTCGAACGCGTTTCGGTCGAGTTTGATCGGCGTGTCCACCAGACCGGTAAATGTCATGTAGTCGGATTGGAGAAAGGACAGGATGCCGATCTCGTGCTTCGGATCCTGTTCGCAGAACGTGTTTGCGTCCACCCTGAGCTGGCTCCACAGGATGAGAAAAAAGAACCACGTCTTGCGGACTATGATGCGGATGATCGGTTCGAATTCCGACACCCCCCAGTACCGTTGAAAGATGCTAAAGGTTTTGTATAGGCGGTGCTGAGCGACGGTGCCCAGGTAGAACAGCAGGTTGGCGTCGAAGTGTAGGAAATCGGGCAGGGGCACGTACAGCCCCAGTTTCGACAGCATGTAGTTTTCGTACACGCGGACGCACACGTTGTGTTTGCGCATGAACTTGAACGTGTTCTCCGCGTACACGTCCGAGAAGATCCAGGCCTCGTCGCACTTGACGAAGCGTCTCAGGATCTCGTGTATCTCTACCCAGAACGTGGCCGGTACGTTTCGGTTCAGTATCCTGATGTCGTCGTTGCCGGCGTTCCAGTGACACTCTCGCACCAGGAGCGTCAGGATGCCGCGCATGAACGCGATCTGACATCCCATGTGTACTATCTTAAGCTCTTCGAATTTCAGAGCTCCCAGCGAGTGGGTTTTAAGCAGCTTTTCCGTAATTTGCATTATTAGATGTTTGGAATCGTCGTTGACGGACAGATGAGCGCCGGCGCGAGACATGGTTAATTTTTTATTTAACTAATTTGTTTTTTTTTTCTTCTCCGGTTTTTTTTTCGGGTTACCAACGAACTCGTTAGTAGTACGACGGGACGATGGTGGGGAACTGGGGAAAAAAGAACGCGGGAGGAGGGAGTAACGGACGAAGAGTATTCTTCGGGGGCTTCGTGGTCATGTATGACGCGGACACGGAAGAGACGCTGGTTATAGGAAGAGACATCATCAATTACATCTTCAGTAACAATCTGGACGGGGAGGATACGCCCCTCAATATAAACCACAGGGAGGACGCGCTGGTCGGGAGGGTCTTTAAGTTTTTCGATGTGGACAGGGGGATCTTTTGCGTGGGCGAGATCACGTCCAAGCGCTTTCTGCGTATGATACGCGACGCTTCCAGGGACTCGTCGGTCGTGGAACTGGGTCCTACGGCCGACTGCGTGCCCCGGGACTCCGTATTAGAGTATTTAAGCGCGTACCTACCCGCGCTCTCCCTCTCCAACTTCGTGACGCCCTCTGACAGCAGGCCCTTCTTTAGGCACGTCTCCCTCTGCGGTCTCGGTCGCAGGAGGGGGACGCTGACGGTCTACGGCCGCTCGGTGCCGTGGATCGTCTCGCAGTTTAAGTGTCTGTCGGTGGACGACGCGCAAAAGATCTTGAGCTTTCCCATACCCGGTCCGATCTCCCCCTACGCCCAGGAGACCTTCTGTCTCAGTCCCGAGTTCCTCCTGGCCACCAGCACGGACATCACATGTATAGACAGACGCAGTAACACGTTGAGCTACGATAAAAAGCTGGCCTGCGTCGGTAACGAGTCCTACGTGAGGGCCAGCGTGACGTGCGGCGGCGGCGGCCTCTGCGGTGCGCCGGACGGAGGAACACCACAATACGGGACGGACGACAGTATTAGGGGTGTAGTGGTTCCGTACGACTCGCAGCGCCGATTTAACCGCCGGCCCGCGGAAAACGTAGCTACCGTCTCTATAAAAATGAATAAATTCTTGGAGAACGGGGAGGGCGTGTACCTGTCCAAGGACGTGTTCCTCGGACTCCTCAGACAGACCGGCGGTTATCGCGGCCTGCCGAGCTGCGCGGGCATGTACGAGCCCATGCCGCACATCTGTTACCAGCCGCACGGACTGTGGCCCGCGGGGGGAGGCGGTGGTAACATGCTGCTCGGGAGCGACGACGACCCGTTTAACCCCGCGCCCAAGAGGCGGAAACTCGAGTACCCCGCGCTCCCCAACGAGCGCGGTGGGGGAGGAGGGGGCGTGTCGTCGCCGCCGGAGAAGCCGGTCATCCAGGCCCTGAGCACCCCTCCTCCCCCGCAGCCGCCGACCCCGGTCACCACCTTCAGGCCCCACCACGACGACCTGACCGTCAGCGCCATAAAGCAGATGTGCAGCACGCTGGCCGATATCAGGAGCGACCTGGATCTGCTTAAAAAAAAGTCCGAGATTAGAGAGCAGATACTGCAACAGCAACAGCTGGCGCAGCAGCAGCAGACGACGACGTACCCGCACGCTCAACCGCAAACTCACGTATCGCACCAACAACCCACCCCGGCACAACAACTCCCTCAACAAGCACCGCCGGCTCACCCCGGTGCGGTAGACCCTTCTTCCTCCTCTAGTGGCGTCCCGGCGCCCGTCTCACAAGCACCGCCGACTCAGGCCCCGCAACATCTGGTGGACCCCGCAGCGCTCCTCAGGGACTCGCATAGCGTAGACGCCTTGGTACAGCAGCCGGGCGTGCCTCCCGTGGAGATAGTTAACGCCGGTTACGTTTTTAACAAGAACGGAGGAAGAGACAACGCCGCCGTGGATGACAAGACTCAGATGCTGAGTCGAAACAGAGACATGTTTATAAACGCCCTCGGGTGTTAACTGAACGAAGAAATGTGAAGAAACGGGGGGGTGTAAAGGGTGAGATTGTTGTTGTGGTGGTATAAACGGTGGAAAATGTAAAAAGAACGTGCGTGGTGGGGTTTTTAATAAATAAATGGACTTTATTAATAAAATAACATTTTAAACAAAATAACAAATACCTTGTTGTTTTTTTTATTTACAAAAAAAAGCATGTTGATACTAATTTTTTATAGTGGTGTGTTTTTTTTTAAGAAAGTTTGTAGCAGCAGAAGACCTGCTGCTTCGGTCGGTGTTTCACGCACGACGGCCACGGGTTCCAGCCGTCCGTGAACTTGTAGGTGAGCTGTCTGGCGTGGAGGTTCAGACGCAGTTTCCACAGGCTGTCGAAGAACGCGTCCACGAGCTGGATGTCGTCCGGGTCGAAGAGTCGAGCCGTGGCCAGGGGGATGTCGGGGCTCCTCGGGCTGGAATCGGGGAGGCACAGTTTGTGCGTCTGCTCCGCGTCCTCTTTGGCGCAGATGGGGTTCATCTGGTCGATCCGGAAGGTCAGGTTCAGGGGGAAGATGATGAAGTGGGTGGGGGTGACGGCGGCGGACACGTCCCTCGGGGACGCGGACACCTGAGACGCGTGCGGCTGCAGGGCCATGGGAAAAATGACGGCCCCGATCGCGGTGGTCCCCCGCATCGACTGGTGAGCGAACGTGCCGGGGAACCCCAGGACCTTGCCGCGGCGCCACGGGCACACGGGGAGCAGGCCGCAGTAGCCGTCGTAGGGAACGAACAGGCCGATGGTCTCCGAGTAGATGGAGTTGAACACGTTACAGTGGGTGGCGGGGTTGCTGATGTGCAGACAGTCTTCTCGCAGGGCGTAGTGCGTCGTGTTGTACGCCGGGTTCAGCTGCGGCACGTCCGTGGCCGCCGCCACGAACCGGGTGCAGAAGATGCCGGTGAACACCAGGTCGGTCGCGTACCTGGACCTCGGCGAGCTCCCGATGGCGGACACGTACGCGTACAGCATCCCCCCGTTGTACAGCACGCGATGCATCACGTACTTGGTGATGGAGAACCCGGCGTCGCACTCCACCTCGGACGCCTCCCTCGACTCCTTGATGTCGTAGTGCTGCATGGAGTACAGGTTGTCCGGGAGGTGGATCAGGGCCACGGCGTACGTCTTCCAGTAGGGGCCCCCCGTCAGGTTAAAGTCCTTCGGGTCTTTCCACCGGATGTCGGGCATCCTGAATTTGATAAACACGTAATCGTCGGCCAGTTCCCTGACCTGGAGCTCGTCTCTCAGGTTCAGCTGGATGGCCGGGGTCGTGGTCAGCGGAGGTCTCAGGTCCACCGTCTGGTGGGACAGGGTGTAAGTCTGCGGGGAAAAGACGTAGAACTTGGTTATCTCCTGTTCGAAGACCAGCGGTCTCGAGCTAGGGTTCGTCAGGGTGATGTAGTAACCGCAGGTGATATCGCTGTACTCGATCCTGGCGAAGACCACCGACGCCATGTTGCCCATACTGCCGATCACGCATAGTTGTCCCGCGCTGTTGTGGTTAGAGATGCGGAGCGGAAGATGGAGCCGGACGGTCTCGTCGCCCTTGAGCGTACCTTCTATGCGCGCGTTCACTTCTATGAGGCTGTAGTATTCGCCTTCTGCCGGATGGAAGATGTAGCACCACTCGGGTCGGATCATGGTGGTGTTTTTTTTTGTTTTCACTAGAATGTTTTTCTGTTTTCCTTCTTTTACCTCTTCAGATGCGTCTGGCAGACCTCTCTCTTTTAGAGGAGACGAGGCGCGGAACAAACATACATATATAGTAGGTGTGAATCCTTGGGGATGACTCACGTAACGATTCCGTGTTTGATTTAAAAAAAAGATGCGTGACGGTTATCCTGTCATTGTTTTTACGAAGTACACGTGATGAGATATAAATGGTTGGTCTCTGCCTCAAAAAAATCACTGGGTTTACGCGGTCCGGTCGGTCAGAGCATAAAAGTACACGTGGCCATCTTATTGTCGGGAGTGATATCCGTGACGATGAACATGGGGCTGTCGTTGATGACGCTGCTGATGTAGTTGATGAGGTTCAAGACGCCGGTGATCTTCTGCAGTTCCTTGGACACGTTGATCGGGTCCTCGTTGGGGTTGCCCGCGCCGCCGCCGCCCAGGTTGCCGGTGTCGATCTTGCTCAGGAGCTCGTAGCTCTTCACCACGATCATGTCCGTCTCCACCGTGGACAGCCTCTGCACGTAGTCCGTCAGCAGGCCCGGAGTCACGTTGGTGACCAGGGCCAGCGCCGTGCACAGGTTACGCACGTTGTTGAGCTGCTTGGTGTCCAGGGTGGCCGGGAGGTCGATGGTCACCTCCCTGAATCGGATCCTGCGTATCTCCTGCGACGTCTCGCTCTCCCGTCCGGCCTGTCTGTTGATCGACAGCAGGGTCAGGAGGATGTTTCTGATGTTGATCTCGCGAGCCACCTGCACCGGTACGATGATGGGCAGCATCAGGTCCCACGACGGCGTGTGCAGGACCGTCGTGTGCTCGAGGGAGAACATGGGGGGTAGCCAGACCAGCCTGTCCCCCTTCTCCCACGAGAACGGGCCGGTGTTCAGTATGGTGTAGATCTGGCCGTGGCGCATCGGCGCCAGGACCATCTGGTTTCCTTCCAGCTTCCTGAAGACCGTCGGGAACATGGAGTTGAGGGCCAGGTGCAGCTTGCTGTAATCGGTACGGTAAGATACGTGTTTGTGGAGACCCACGTCCGTCGGAGAGATCAGGGGGGCGTACTGAGCCACGGGGATGACGGCCCCGGGAATCTTGTTGAGTTTGGCGACATCTCCCACCGAGAGCTTTGTTTCAAAAACGCACTTTACTTCGTTCATGGTTGTTGTGAGCGGGAGGAAGTATGATAATTTATTATTGTAGTAGTAAATAAACTAAACTGTCTGGGGGTTTTATTTCTCAATGTGACGTTTTTTTTGGTTGGGGTAGTTGTGTGGTTGTTATTATTTTTTTTCAAAAACTCGGGGTTAAAATAAAAAAAACTGATTATTTCTTGAGGATGTGTGTGACGGGAATCACCTCTTCTATCAGATAGTTTTGAAAGTGTGTCTCGGCGCTCTGTAGACCCGGGGTTTTGAGATGACTCTCTAATAGACCTTCCGAGGACGCCGCGAGAATGGGGTACGCTTCCTGGAAGATGGTGCACGGCTTCTCGGTGAGTTCGTTCGTACCGTCCACGCACACGTACTGCGTCTCGTTGTCGCCATCGATGCACGTCTTGGACCTGGAGTTGTACTCGCTGGCGATCTTGTGCAGCGTGCGGTTGGCTATCGTGATCTCGTCCAGGGTGAAGAACTGCTTGCACGGGCTGTAGATCTTGGAGTTGTAGCCGATGTGCTCCCGGTGGAACTGATTGTACATGATGTCTCCCAGGGAGCCCCACTGAGACCCCCACGGGTTGGCCGTGCTCAGGAAGGTCTGCGAGTCCGGGAGCCCGTGATCGTACAGGATCTTGAACAGGTCCGGTTTCTTCTCCGGGTCGACCGCCAGCGTGCAGGACGCGCGCCCGCGCGGGTTGTTGGGGATCTTGTAGTAAGGTAAGGGGGACGTGACCGGGGTGGGGATGAACTCCATCACGGCCTTCTGGCCGATCAGGATGCCGGGCTGCTCGTTGATGTTGATCTGCCCGAACGTCAGCATGTCGATGGTGCCCGGGTCGAAGAGCGACGCGTGGGTCCCTCCGGTGTGCGTGCGGATCCAGCCGTCCAGGACGTCGTTGCCGAACGTCGCCACGGGGAAGACCTTGAACATGTCCTGCGGGTTGGCGCCCATGTCGCTCAGCACGCGCCGCAGGTAGGCCGGGCACGTCACGGCGCTGAAGCCCATGCCCATGTCGAGCGTGGTGATGTCCTGCGTGATGTGGTAGGTCGTGTGGATGTCCGTCTTCTCCTTGAACACGGACGGGTCGCCGATGATCACCGCCAGGCTGGACTTGGTGCCGTACAGGATGCGCTCCACGTCGAACAGGTCGGTGCGCACCGCCGTCATGGCGAAGCCCGGGTGGATCCGGGCCTTGGCCTGCAGGTACATGGACACGGGCGAGAACTTGGTGTGCATGCATGCCAGCGCCAGCATGCTCTTGACGTTGTTGAGGCACGTGGCGGCGTACCGCGTGAAGGGGGACCGGTGCCAGTTGAAGTACTCGCGCTCGAAGTACGGGTGCAGGGGGAAGTCGCCGTTGACCGTGTTGCACTGCGGGTTGGTGGTGAGGAACTCGCGCATGTAGTGCTCGCACGACTGCGCGATGTTGGGATCGGCGTAGAAGCGGTGGAAGGGGATGGCGCGGATGTAGGGCTCCAGCAGCAGCGGCGACGACAGCAGGATGAAGCCGTCGTAGAGGGCGTGCTGGATCGAGTGGAAGCCGGGCATGCCCGACTTCTGCGCCGGGTCCAGGGACCCGGTCACCTCCAGGACCCGGGCGTTCTCCGGCATGCGGTAGATCAGCCGGAACAGGCCCGTCATCAGCCCGTTCGTGTCCATCCCCGGCGCGAACACGATGCCGGCCTGCGCGAAGAGGCGCCGCAGCAGCGGGGACCCGTCGAACCGCTCCTCCGCCACGTACAGCTGCTCGGTCTGCACGAAGTCGTCGTTGAAGAACCCGTCCGGGATCAGCAGGTGCAGGAGCATCGACGCCCCGCACAGGTGGTTGTTGGCCACGGCCGGCAGCACGCAGTAGTAGTAGATCTTGGAGGCCACCGTGATCTCCTCGGCCTCCGTCGTCTCGTCCCGGTACAGCGTGTTGCCGGCCAGGTCGATGATGCGGTCCAGGTTGGAGACGGCGTAGTTCCTGTCGTCGGCGTTGCGCACGTTGGTGGGCCGGTTGTTGACCTTGACGCCCGTCTCGGGCTTCATGCTGGGGAAGGCGTGCACGATCGGCGGGAACAGGCGCTTGTCGAAGAGCGCGTTCAGGTAGGAGGCCATCGGGTCGTCCAGCAGGGTGCCGTGGGTCGCCCCGTACTCGGCCACGCGTCGGATCAGGCCCAGCAGGTACCAGAGCTTCTTGTAGTGCGTGTGCGCCTCCGACATGATGCCGCTGTCCGTCATGTGGTGGGCGATGAGGCGGATCATATCGAAGTCGTGCGCGAACGGCAGGATGCCCTTGGCGTTGAAGGAGGCGTTGATGCACGCCGTGATGGTGTTCCGGGCCGCCATGAAGGCGTCCTTGTTGCCGTGCACCAGCACGGAGATGAGGTAGAAGATCTCCGGGTACTCCGGGTCGTTCACCGTGTTGGTCAGCACGGCCACGGTGTTCTCGTACCCGTTGGGGTACACGTTACGGGACAGCTCCATGATCTCCAGGGCCCGCGTCTCGTGGAACTCCCCGGGGGCCAGCGCCGGCGGCAGGTTGCCCGTCAGGATGCGCGGGGTCACGATCTGCGCGATCGTCTCCTCGATCGTCACGTCGCTGAAGTCGTACATGGGGTGCAGCTCCGTGTACAGGCACTTGTTGTCCGGCTTGTAGAACTCCATGTCCGCGTACTCGCTCTTGATCTGGTTGGTCGACCGCTGCGGCGGCGGGTCCCCGTAGAACGCGCGCGAGTTGTTGTCGGTGGGGAACGGGGGGTCGTTCTCGACGACGTACTGGTGCCCGTCGCACAGCCGCTCCCCGTCCTTGATGTCGCGGGTGAACGTGCGCGCCGGCACCTGCGAGTCGTGGAAGACCGGGTGGCACAGGGTGCGCAGGCAGTCGCTGAACTCCAGCTTCTGCAGCGTGAAGTCCTTGTCGTAGAAGTACAGCGCCGTCGGCGCGTTGTTCTGCACCGTGGCGTTCAGGGTCACCTTGGTGTCCATGGTGCTGTACCCGATCTGTTTCGGCAGGTGGAGCCCCAGCACGGAGAAGAAGGTCAGCTCCACGCGGTTGTCCAGCGGGTTGTGCGTGACGGTGTCCTTGTACACGCGGTCGATGTGCTCCAGCGCCACCAGCGTCTCGCCCAGGTGCATCACCTGAAACTGCAGGTGGGTCGTGCTCTGGTCCAGGTGCAGGAAGTTGGACTTCTTCAGCATGCCCGGGTTCAGCGTCTCCACGTTGCGCACGTACTGGTCGAAGTCGGCCAGGATGGCGTGGTGCGCGATGGCCGTCACGGCGTTCTCCTTGCTCAGCAGGAACTCGCCGTACGCCATGGGCGCCAGCACCGACTCCTTGCGGATCAGGGAGGCGAACATGTTCACCAGGATGTTGAGCACGTTGCCCGTCGTCACCAGCACGCCGCCGATGTCCTCGCCGCTCGACGTGCGGTACAGGTTCGAGCTCATCATGATGCTGCTCTTCACCAGCGTCGTCAGCTCCGTCAGCATGTTCAGGATGGCCGTGCGGCTCTCGCTGCGGTTCAGGATGAACATGCACTGCGCCAGGTACGTCTTGATGGAGAACACCGCGTTGCTGCGGTTCACCAGGTTGTTGGTGTTCCAGCCCCCCGTCGGCTCCTCCAGGTACTTCAGGATGGGCAGCGGGGGCGCCTTGCGCAGCAGCTTGGTCACCACCACGTTGATCAGGCCGCGCTGCAGCGCGTTCGCCGAGTTGGCCACGCACTGCAGCGTGCTGTTGATGGCCTGGATGTTGATCACCTTGTCCAGGAGCGTGGCGTCCTGGAACGAGATGCGCAGCTTCTCCAGGGCGGCCATGCTCAGCTCGAACGAGATGCCGATCGGGGTCCGCTCCGTGTACTTGACCACCACGGCCGTGGCGTTCTTCGTGTTCGGGACGCCGCTGGGCACGGCCACGCGGGGGATGGTGACGTGAAACAGCACCTTGCCCAGGCTCAGCTTCTCGATGTCCGGAAATCGTACCACGTGTGAGGTGGCTCCGAGGGCGGTCCCTAAAAAGTGTATCCACTCCAGACGGTTGCAGTAGACGCCGAAGATCGCCTCGAACTGCAGGTTGTAGTTTTCCGGCGTGGCGCCGAAGAACAGGCGAAAGTTGTCGAACAGCTCCCCGGCCGTGTGGTTTCGGATCATGGCGGCGATGTTCACGTGAAGGGGATACTTGTTCAGGAGTTCGGTGGTCGTCCTGGTCTCCGTGTCGATCACGCCTCGCTCCATGGCTGCTGCCGTTGATGATCGACCGCGACGCGCTGTCTGTACGTGAGACTCACTACTACTACTTGATGAGTTTGGTTTAAACTATACGGGTCCTTAACACTTTTTTTTAAACAGATAATAAACAATGAATTAATTAACGGCGCTGTGATATCTGTATCTCGTGTCAAGTTTGAGAAGACATAACCGGACGGAGGGACAGTCTCGTTGTCAACGGACACTGACTGTCACGTCATACGGGGGCAGATATCGTTAAAAACCGTAATTCGCTATCTTATACTTAATAAACTACAGACGTGGGTTCCGTGAATGCCTCTTTTGGTTGTTAAAAAAAAACGAACATCGTACGAGACGGGGTTCGTTTTTTAATAAAATATGTGCCGTGTATGTAGACTCTGATGATGTTCGGAGTTTCTGGACGTGGTGAAACCCCCGTTAATCGACGTGGCTGCAATGTGAGTGTGTACAAAAACAGCTAAATCTATATATACACTTTAGAGATAGTTTTGTTTTTTTTTCTAAAAATACACCAATAAATTACCATCTACAAACAAGTATGACGGACGCTCTAATAGTTCAGTCCGGGTCCAGCAGCAGCTGCAAGTGCTACATCGTTCCCGTGTGCGTAGATAATGTGGATCTGACGACCGAGATCGCCAGGTCCGAGGAGAAGTTCCTCACCGCCCAGAACAAATACGGGAACGATCCCCACTACGTGGAGAACCTCTTTAAGAACTTATATCTGAACGCCCCGAGTCACCTCACGTGCCGGGAGAAATGTTCCCTGATCCTCAGGCGCCTGCTGCTGGGACCGGTGGCGGTCCCCTGCATGACGGAGACCTGGGATAAGAACGAGTACATGAACGAGAACCCCATAGGCACGGTCAAGGGCACCCTGTACGTGTACAAAAAATGCTGTAAGTGCCACAACGGGGCCGCCTTCAACTGTACCGTGCTCACCGACTGCGCCAGCACGCACGTCTTCAGGGGCCTCCTGTCCACTCAGCGGTGGGAGGGGGACACGGCGGAGCACATGATCTGTTTCTGCAACAAGGCGGCCTTCGGAACCGACTACACGGCGCTCATCCTGCCGGCCGAGCACCCCATAACCTTAGACCTCTACCCCCAGTTCCTGAACATCCTCACCCGACACCTGTCCGTGTGCGAGATAGACACCCTGACCAACGAGACCATAGTGGAGCTGGGCCCGGGGCTCAACCATAGGATCTGTATACACTACAAGTTCCTCTTTAACTACGGGTACATCTCGAAGCGCTCCTTCGAGTTTCTGCCGGACGTGAACAAGGACATCATCGTGTCCGAGATCAACAAGCTGTTCATGAGCGCGTCCTACGCCGACGTCAATTTCTTTCTCAATAAGATCTCGGAGAAACTCGACGCCGACTACGAGCGTTACGTCAGGTACCTGACGCTCGACTGGTGGGACTGTCCGATCCTGGCGACCGGCACCCTCCAGGATGTGCGGCGCATCACCTCCCTGCTCAACCTGAACGTCACTTTCGGGAAGGGCAAGGCCCCCAACAAGGGCTGCCTCATCTTCTCCGGCCGGTTCGTGGAGTTCGCCGACGGGGACCTGATATGGCGAAACCTCTTCGCCGTGTACTTCGACATCATGGAGGGCGAGGGTGCCGCCGCCGCCGCTGCGGCCCTCGTCGCCGCGGATCAGCGGAGACGGACGACGTCGCTGTCCTCGCTGACCTCCCCGCGCGAGAACGGCATCTGCGTGGAAAACGACGGCGGCGCTGGCGGTGTCGGGGGGGAGGAGGACGACCGCGGCGGGGCGGCCGGGGACGACGGGAGCGTCGCCAACGGGCTCTCCGGGCCCGTGGTGATGGTTAACGCCACCGTGGGCGGAGTGGGGGTGGGCGTCTTGAGCGGCGGCATGGGGAGAGCCAGCTGGAACGGCACGACCAACAAGGTGCTGGTCTCCAACAGCCTCAAGTATCACGTCACGCTGCAGAGGCTCATGAAGAATAAGCTGACCGGCGGGGACGGGCGGTACGAGATCCCGGAGAACCGTTTCGTCTCGGAAAACTGGCCCCGGCCCGTGACCCGGCTGACCCCGGACGAGTTCAACGAGATCGAGACCGTGCGGGACGGCGATCTCTACGTGAACGCCTTCAACACCAACCGCGTCATCAACATCCGCGCCATGGTGCGGACGGCGAAGAAGTACGAGAACCGCGGGGTGTTCTGCCCCCCGTGTCTCACGTACAACTTCGTGACCGACAAGTACATCTTCAAGGAGCCGGCCTGCACGGTCAGCACCTTCGGGGCCTCGTCCAACCAGCTGCAGTCGCTGAACATCAACATGAAGGGCTCCTACGTGGAGTTCCTGTACATGCTCAACGTGTACCGTTTCCACACCAACACCTGCAAGTTCCTCCTGCCGGCCGCGGTCTGCAACAGCAACTCGTCCGTGGACATCCACGGCCTCTTCAACCAGGAGGTCATGCGCTCCGACCGGCCCACGACCTTCTGGACCACCAACTTCCCCTGCATGATCTCCAACGTGGACAAGGTGAACATGGGCTGGTTCAAGGCGGCCACGGCCATCATCCCCAAGGTGAACGGGGAGAGGCTGCGCTCCGTCCTGTCCAAGGAGCTGGCCTTCCTCAAGACCTGCACCGAGTCCAACTTCGACCCGTTCGTGCACAACCTGTTCGTCAAGCTGGAGCTGCGCAACGTCTGCCCCATCCCCCTGCTCAGCAAGCAGCTCGTCCTCTCCCTGTACATGTGCATGTGCGTCTGCGCCTCGCGCGACGTGTCACGCATCCAGCGGAACCTCATGACGTTGGTGTCCGGTGGGGCGTTCGACTACAGCAAGAACATGATCGCGCACACCAAGATCAAGCACATATGCGCCACGGCCGGCAGCCGCGTCTGCAACAACGTGCCCAAGATCCTCCACAACAAGAAGAAGATCAAACTGGACAGCATAGGGAGGAATGCCAACCTGTTGACTTATTTTAGTCAACTCGATGCCAACGAGCTGACTAAGAGGCAGCTGGCCACGGTGCTCAAGATCTTGATCTTCTACTCGCGCAGCATCAAGAACACCGGGGAGGTGGCGCTCGTCAGGCGGATCTCCAAAAAGTACTTCGGGAGCCGGCTGTGTCGCAAACTGCTGGGGGGACAGTACCGCGATGACGAGTCTCCTGCGCTCCCCTTCCAGGGCCTCCGGGAGATTGGGCAAGGGGCGCAGTCACAGTATGCGGGACGATGGCCGAAGATCTACGCTCACCCTGTTCATCCGACCCAGATGCGCTGGTGCGCCCCCGCCGCTCTCGGACCACCGTTCCGAGGAGGAGGGGGGGGAATCTCCGCAACGGCCGCCGCAGTCGCAGGAGCGGCGGCAGTCCCTTTCCCTTTCTCTGGCGGGAACGCTGCGGAGAAGGCTCAGTCAGAGGACCCAGGCACCGCCGCCACCGCAACAACAACAACAGCAGCAGCAGCAACGTCAACAGCAACCCTCCTCGCCGCCCGGGAGAGCGGTCTGGAGGAACGGGGAGCTCTGGACCAGCAACACGGAGTACCAGACATTTGTGTTTAAAAACGACGGTCTGGCCAACTTCCTGGGGTGCAAGGGCGAGGTGACCATGGCCGATCTCTCGCGCTACGTGTACAACGGCTGCGCCACCAACATCCCGGACCTGACGCTGTACTGGCGCACGCACAGCTCCCTGATCTACATCCTGTCCAACATCACGCACTGCTACTCCCTGATCGTGTCATCGGGGTCCATAAACGACTCGACCATGTGCGACCGTCCCCGCATGTACCTCAAGGACGCGGTGGCCATGTCGCCGTTGACCTGGCCGGACTCCATCGAGATCGTCAAGGTCCAGCGCACGGCCGACGCGGAGTACGTCGGGCACGTGTACGCCGAATCGTTCGTGGCGCACCCGAGCGAGAACATGTCCTCGCGGCTGGAGGCCATGCTGGCCACCTGCTTCAACGTCCTGGCCTACCCTTCCAAGTTCCCCAAGAACAACCCAGACTTCGACTTCTTCGCCCGGTCGGCGCTGACCAAGCGCGGGGCGGCCACCTTCTTCCCCTGCTCGGACATCCAGCACCAGTTTCTCTGCCACGTGGGACTGCTGGAGCTGGGGGAGCGCAACGACGCGCACATGATACTCAACGCCATGTACGTCGAGGTCATGTGGGCCCCGAACCCCATCATGGACGGGTTCAGCATCTACGGGATCTTTAAGAGGAACGTGGTCACGGCGTGTCGCCTGCTGAACTCGATCAGAGATCAGTACGAGAGACTGCCGCTCCCGTCGTTGTCGTCGTCATCGTCGTCTTCCCCCTCGCCCGCGGACGGCCGGGACGACGGGGACGGAAGGGAGGATGAGGACGACGACGACGGCGCGGTTATTTGCTTACACACGTACTTCGGAGAGGAGACCTTGGATCCCCGGGTAGTGTTTCACGGAACGCACGTTTTGAAAAACATAGGACGCACTAACTGCGGGGAACTGACGTCGCGGCTCGAGAAGCATATCGACGTGAGCAAGAGCTCGGTGACAGTGGGACAACTGAAGAATCTGTTACAGATATACTATTGAAAGATTTTTTTTTGGTGTTCAGCAACCTCAACAGAAATATGAAAATAAACATCTTTATTACTCCTATAGGATAATAACAAACTGACGTATGTAAACGTTATGGCCACTACTGTGTTGTTTTGTACATATATAACGCTGTTTTTTAAAATTGTATGTGTGTAATATATACTAAGAATGCCACGCTTCTCTTTTTTTCCATCTCTCTCTATATATATATCCCCACACTAAATGCACTTGTACATAGCCGGCTCCTGATCGTTGCAGAAGTACACGGCCATGATCACGGCGACCAGGGCGTCGTCGGAACTGTCCTTGGTCTTGCGCGTGGTGTACTCCACGCTCTCGGCCGTCACTATCTGACTGATGTTCTTGATCTGTAGCAATAAATATTCTATGGGATCGAAGTTGAGTTTGATGGTGTGTGAGATTATTTCCTGCGACGCCTTCAGCAGGCTCGAGTTGAACTTGCTGACGAAGTGTTCCACCGCCGCGCGTTTATTCTTCTTGAGCAGGAAGAACGGCTGCTCCAGCCCGTTCTGGTCCACCGTCTGGTAGAACTGCAGCAGGCACGGACAGTCCAGCAGGTTGGCCTTGATGGCGTACGCGATCTTCACCGACGCCGCCTGCGACGAGTTGCCCTCGATGATCACCTTGACCACGGTGAAGAACGGGTGGATCTTGACGACGCCGGAGACCATGAAGGCCACGCACTCCCCGATGGACTCCTCGGACGTGTCGGCGAGGGACTTGAGGTAGAAGTGTTCGATGCCGTACAGGATGAACTGGGAGCCGTACTTGCCGACCCCGGCCACGCCGGTGCCGGACGCGCGGCGGTTGGTGGTGAACGCCGGGTCCACGTAGACGAAGAGCGTGTCGGCCAGGTGCTCCTGCAGCTGAGGGTTCACGGTGCTGTAGCGGATCATGTCGAACTCCGTGACGCTGGCGTCCGTCAGGATGGGGTTCGCCAGCACGCTGGTGTTGGTCGTCCCCAAGATCTCCTCGTTGAAGGAGTCCTTGAGGAAGGCGTTGGCGGTTTTTTTGATATTCAGATTCAGGGAGATAAAGGTGGGCTTATGTAATCGGTAGCAGGGGCACGTGATCGCGTCCGACCGCTCCCCGAAGCTATATAAGTGCTCCTCGCACACGTACGAGATGACATTCAGGATCTGGGTCGGCGTCTTTTTCACATGGGCCAGGAATGACGTACTTTGCGTGCTCGTGTTGCACGACGAGATGAAGATGATCTTCGCCGTGCTCTGAGCCAGAAACCCGATGATCGCGTGAAGGGCTTCGCGTTTGATAAAATTGGATTCGTCCACCAGCAGGATATTGAAGCTCTGGCCTCGTATGCTCTGCGTGAGGGAGGAGGGGGAAAAATGTAAAGAGAGTGTGCAAGTTAGTACACGCGCAGACAGACAAACAAGCGACCGACCCCACCGGTATCTTAAAAAACGTGGTTAGCAGAGGGTTCGTTTGGCGCACTTTAGAGGAATTTATAACGTCACTGTCGCTACTGTTTCGTATTAGATACGTAAGACTTTGAAACTAAGATCTCTTGTGAGGGGGTGAGAAAAAAAAGTATGAACACGTTAATTCAGAACCTGAGGCAGTTTAACGTGGCCATCAAGAATCACGAGGACTTCGTCAAATTCCTCAACACGTCCAAGGTCGGGTTCGGGTTTATCTCGCAGAACGTCTCCGTCGTCAGGGAGACGGAAGAGCTCGGCGCGCTCTTCGACTCCCTGGGACTGGAGTGTCTGTTAGATATCAAGCGGGCGGCCGGGGATCTGGATGGCGACCTACTGGGAGTGCATCCACAACATGATGATGGTTCGAAACCCACTGACGTATGATCTGAACATCCAGAACCTGTACATCTGCACGCTGTGCGGATACTCGCACGTGTGCGACGAGGAGTCCTCGGACTGTAAGATCCTCGATACGCCCGAGGGCATGGTGTGTCTCTACACCGGCCTCACGCACATAGACAGGCTCTCGTGCATTATCCACATCCCCGCCATAGAGGCGGACCGCGACACCCTAGATATAGACTATATGAACGCGGTCCAGACCATCATCAGACGCGTTTTTATCTTTTTCAAGACGTACGAGGATAAGTACAAACACGTCACCGATAAGATATTCGTAGATAACGAGTTTAACCCTCAGGTCCTCACCGCCGTCATACGGACCTTTAAGAGCGTCTTCACCACGCAGAAACTCATAGACAAGGTCAGCATCCTGACCATCAGCAAGCTGTTCATCCAGCTGCTGATCGGCAAGTACGCGCAGAAAACCACCTACGACTCGCGCGTCATAAAAGTCAGTAAGCGCAAACGGGAGGACACGATCCTGAAGCAGATGCGTTACGAGTATGGAAATGCACATGCTTAACGAGCTGACGCACAGGCGGGAGGACGGGACTTTCCTGGTGCACGCCATGCTCTCCACCGTCAGGTTCGACCTGAGCGGCGTGGACAGGCTGTACGCGCGCACGGCCTTCCTCTACAGCCGGGAGACCAGCCCCTGGCGGGAGGCCACGTTTAAGCTCGTGGACGCCGACGTGCTGGGTCTCGAGTACCTGGGGCTGAAACCGCCGTACCGGAGGACCGCCGCGGACGGCGGTATCATCCGCGGGCACGGGTCTTCTGCTTCTTCTTCCTCCTCCTCGTCCGTTCTCTTGGTGCCCCGGCCGGTGGTCTTCTTCAGCCTTCCGCTGCTACCGGTTCAGGGCGGGGACAAGATAGCGGTCGAGTGTCTCCTCATGCTCAGGTTCGTCGACTCGGACGCGGCCGAGTTCTTCGACCTGGAGATCATGTACGAAGACATAGTCAGGGACTACCCGGAGGAGCCCGTGCAGGTCAAGGAGGACGATGGCGGGGGGGATTTTTTCGATATCGGGGTTTGCGTTTCCGCGGTTGCTGCCGCCGCTGCTCCCGCGACGGCGGCGTCCGCCTCGGGTGGTGGCGGCGGCGCTGCGGTTAACTTTCTGGACCATATCGTGACGCAGAGGCAGCAGCAGGCCCTGCTTCCCGACGGCGGGGCCGGTCGCGGCGGCATCCCGGGCCTGGCCGCCGCCGGGGCCGACGCCGCCACCCCGGGGCCGCTGGAGCCCCCGTCGGTGATCCGCGGCGTGACGGACGCGGCGGACGACGGCCGGGTCGGCGGCAGGGGTTGCTTTCTTCCTCCGCCGGGAACCGTCCCCGGCGGTCCCGAGTACGGGAGCCGGCACCCGCCCTGGAAGGCCGTCGACGTGTTTCCGATCGTGCAGCTGCACACGGCGGATCTCCTGTACCGGGTCATCTACGACCGGTCCGCGTACCTCCGGCCCAAGATCACGCAGCCCTCGTACTCCAACCTCTGCAGCTGTTTCTTCCTCAGGCACGAGACCTACGCCGTCCTCCGCCGCGCCGGCGAGGCCCTGATCAACAGGTTCTTCGAGGCGGTCGACGCGGCGGAGGGGACGGTGTTTCAGAAGTTTCTGTGTCACGTCCCGGTCGACTGCGCCGGCATCTGCGTCCCCGACCTGGTCTACCTGGCTCAGAGCACCTGGACGGCTAATGTCGATACCCGGTCATGTATTATTAAAGGGTTGGTGGCGAATACATTTAAGGCTCGGAAACGGTACTGTTTCGTGAAACCCCTGGACCGGAACTGCTACTGGGCCGACGTCATCGATGTCAAGGGGGACCGGGTCTATTACGGGAGGATCGTCAGGCTGGACACCGACGAGGAGACGGGGCTGTTGACGTCGTCGCTGACGACGGGCGGCCGTCTCCTCGGCAAGTACGAGCAGCAGGAGGCTCTCAGCGTCTTGTATATAAACGCGGACCTGCTCTGTATATGGTCATTCGCCGGCGGCTTCGCGGTAGAATTTAGCCTGCGAGCCTCGGACGCCGGCGATGTCGGCGTCCTCGGAACCCTATTTGGAGCCCCTTCGCAAGTTTTTAAACCAAGAGTGCGTTTTCAGAAGGGTTATCTCCGAAACAAAGTATCGTGAGTACCGGGCCCTCTCGTGCGCCTCGCAATGGAGCGTGCTCCCGCAGCACGCGGCCGCCGCGAAGCTGTGGCACCTCAACGTGAACGTGATCCTGCTCAAGAAGAAGCACGACGACTACATCGTCAGCGTCGCCTTCGACGGGAAGCACTACAAGCAGATGCTGTGCGCTAAGGTGGTCTCCATCCCCTTCTTCACCCTGCCGGTGCCCCACATCAAGTTCTTCAAGCTCCGGTTCAACATGTTCAAACCCATGGACGACGCCTTCGAGCCCACCTACGATCTCAGCTACATCCCGCACGTCAGCATTCCGGGCCTGGTGATGTACGACTACTGCACCGTCATGAGCAAGCACCTGTCGGTGCCGCCGACGCCCGGCGGCAAGATCGTGCCGGTCGGGAACTGCGGCGTGTGGTTCTACAGCACCGGGTACCAGCCCTACATGGTCACCTTCGTGCTCAAGTACGACCTGTGCGTCTGCGTGTGGCCCCAACCCGTGATCTTCCCGTCGTTCGCCAGGGTGCTGGCGGCCGCGATCGGGTGCAGCGACGCGGACTGCAGCTACTGCACCGGCCACGATAAGCACGTCGGCATCTTCGACGTGTCCGGGGGGCACGGGAAGAACGCGGAGATCTGCCTGTGCTCCATCCCCTGCGCCCGCGAGGACTGGAAGGTCAATAACGACGGGCTGAAGAGGTTGTTGTGCAAACAAGATATAGTCAGCGTCCAGATGGAGACCCCGCCGGCGAACCCGAACGCCATCGAGCCGACGCTCGGGACGTATTTTTACGGCGTCGATAAGGACGGTCAGAAAGTACAGTTGGAGGAACAGAATTTTATGTTGATCAGACTGGACCCTAAACTGAGCGATATGATGATACTGGCGTGCCCCGTGTTAAAGAGGTTGTGTTACGGGTTATAGTGAAGAGTCTTTCTCTCACACACACCCCCTCTATCTCTCCACCGACGAAGCGAAAAAAAAAGAAACCCGACTGTAACTTACGTTAACGTTAAAACAGCTAGCGAACAGCGCGCAGCTCCTGGAGTTGGGTCGTATCACGCTTATAACGTTGTCTTTGTTCTCGACCACGTAGGGGATCTCTCGCCTACACAATAATTCCACCTATATGGGGATGAGAACCGTCGGAGAGGGGGGGAGGGGAATGAGAAAGATGGTATGTTTATAAATAATTTAATTTATTATTATTTAACAAAATATTATATAAATAATAAGATTTTATTTTTTAATGTCTTCACGGTAATAGATACTACCTACTAACGCAACTAATTTAACTGTGGGGGCAAGGAAGAAAGCGGGTGGCGGTTTTGTTTTTTTTTACCTCTTTCATAACGTGTTGTGATACGTGTTTCTGGTGAGCCACGTATCCGACGCTGAGGTTAGAGAAGTTTTTGATCAAGAAGGTGATGATGGGGGTCAAGATCCACGTCTTTCCGTGTCTCCGGGGAACCAGAAAGACCGTGGTTTTATGCTTGAAGGTGTCCAGTACGGACGTGTTCACGCTCTCTATATTGAATAAACGTTTGATATACTCAAAGATGTACGCGTAGTGGTGTGGGGTGCGGGTGGCTACCAGGAAACAGATCACGTGCAGGATGCAGTTCTTTTGAAACGGCTCGAGGAACACGTTCTGGGTGGAGAGCCACCTCTTGAGGTCCTCCATAAAGCCGGAGGCCTCGGTGAAGTTCTCCATGTCGTGCATGCGCCTCAGTTCCACCACCGTGTTCTCGTAGCGACCCCTGCACTCGGGCCACGGGGTGAAGCGGATCTGGGCGAGCTTGTTCGTCATGGCCTCCGAAAAGACCAGTTTTTCGCACTGGCGGACGCTCAGGTCGTTTCCGTAGTCTCGGTACTGGAGGCAGAAGGCCTCCAGGGACGAGCAGTACAGGTTGCTCGCGTGCACGATCCCCAGTTCCGGATGTGTCACTTGGTAACGCTCGTTGCACGAGAGGAACACATCCGGATAAGCGTACGACAACGTATCTACGACTATTTTTTTCTTCTTCGAGGCCGTATATAAACTGGAAATTTCCGACGACGTTCTTTTGCACAACATTGCGTCTTGGAGGTAGGAGAGACAAGGAGGTTATTTTTTTCCTTGCGTCTTAGGAGACGAAGAAGGTAAGGCGAAAAAAAAATTTTTTTAAAAAAAGGAACCTGCTCGTCAAAGCGGGTCAAGGCCAAGAACCCAGTCTTAAGCTTTTCTTACAGACCCGCTCTCGGTTACGATGGGGTTCTTTATAGACGCCTTATCAGTCACCACGCCCTCTTAAGCTTTTCTCAAGTGCCCTTAAACTGTTTACTCTGACCGTGGTGTGTGTGGTGTGGTGGTGGCGGCGGCTTTTTTTTCCGGTCCCCGACTCTGGAGATCTTTCTCCGGTTTGATAATTTTTTTTTCGAGCTCTCCCGCTCGCGTATCATCCGTCAGTGTGCGTGTTCAGAGATGGATTGGCTGTGTACCCTCGAGGAGGACTGGAAAGACGATCTGTTCAGGGAGGCGGTGCGAGAGTCGATTCACATCTGCAACGCTCTCTCACCCACCGAGCGTTTTCAGTTTATAGAAACGCCTCACAGGAGTTTCCTCTTGGTGACAAACATCCTGCCGGATGACCACGCCGTCGGTACCCGGGAAGAGGGCGCCGGTAACGCGGTGGCCTCGGATAAGGTCATGGTACCCGGAGACGTGGTGGACGTGCCGCTGGAGCGGATGGCGCCCGAGGCGGCCGAGGCCTCGTCGTTGTCATCCTCCTCCTCTTCCGCGGCCTCGGCCACGCTCGCGCGCCGCGCCAGCGGCAGCAGCCACAACTACATGATCTTTAACTCGAGACACACGACCCGACACAAGACCCTCTTTACCAACCCTTACATCCTGTACACCAAGGAAGACATAGAGACCTCGTTGAGTTTCAACAAATCCGCCTTTATTTCCAAGATCCTTACCAGGTGCAACGTCCCCGGCGTCCTGGATCACAACAACGTGGTCCCGGTGGACATTCTCATGTGGCTCCTGTTCGCGGGTCCCATGAGCTGTTGCTCCCGCAGGCACTGTTTCGGGTACACCAGGCCCGACGTGGGCAAGCCGTTCCCCGTCCTCCTGCCCCCCGTCCTGTACCAGAGCGTCACGGACGTCAAGACCTTCGTGAACATAGCCGAGATGTACGTGTACGCCTGGTACTCGGAGCACAAGCTCGAGACCTTCGGCACCTCGTTCTTTCGGGACGAGGACATAGACGCCACCATCACCGAGCTGCGCGGAAAGTACAAGAGGAAGCACCTGCCCCTCTGGCACGTGGACTCCAGGATCTGTCTGTTCTGCGCGCTGTACCTGCAGAACAGGCTGTGTCTGGAGAACAACAAGGAGGAGGTCAGCAAGATCCCGTTGTGCCCCATCGTCATACAGGACTGTGTATTTAATGTGACCAGCATCGAGTGTCAGCCTACGGTAGCGATAGGCCACATCGTGCCGGGCTCCGACGTGACCACCCTCTTTCCAGTTTATCAGCTCGACAAGCTCCTCTCTTTTATAACCATACGTGAGGACGGTACGTGCGTGTTAAGTGGCTCTCAACAATGACCAGCAATCACATGACGTATGTGAAAAGCCACTTATTAATGACGGTCGAGAGGGACCATCATATGTCGTTGAAGGCGAGGCTTGGGAAAGATCACGCCCTCACTAGAATTCAGGCCATAAAAACAAAAGAGTCTCATGGGACTTTTCAGTTCGCCCAAGACAAATACCGACTGGAAGCGGTCACCAGGAGTTTGGCGTTCAAGAGGCAGCACGCATGCCGTAACAGAAAGGCCTTGAAAGACATCGAAACCTCCAAGGTCGACGCCATCCTCGTCACCAGCGAGGGTGTGCACGACGACGTGGAAGAAATATATCACGCCGCGATCCAGGACGAACACGGCATTCTGAATGACGATGACTGACGCCTAGCGCTGAGGGGTGCACGAGCGTGTTTTTTTTTGCCGGTTCTTCTCCCCCCCCCAACCACATTCCGTCGATGAGATGATCTGAAATAATACGAAAATTAAGAAATAATATATAAAAAATAATAATCCACGTGCCATTTTAATCTTTCCATGTTTTCTGATATACTTTTTGCTTTAAACACATAATTTACAACTAAAAAAACATCAATTACGAGACTATTATCTTTTTTCTTGGTGCACGTGTATACGGCGGTTGAAGAAATTTTTATAATTATTGTATAAAAAATACCTTAATGTTTTTATTGCTCATGTTTTTTTGTTAAGTGACCTACGTCAATTTCTTTCCGTCTCTTATCTGGTGTGTTGTTAAGTACGTTTCTTATTATTCTACCGTAGCATTCGAGAGAGAGAACACACGGTCGTTGTAAACGCCGTATAACGTGATTACTAGTTTTAAAAATTTTTTTTTAATTCTTTGACTTGTTGAGTGAGTTGTAAAAGAAAAATGGCTACCACGGCCATCGCGGCACCGCCGTCTTCTCAGCACTCCGCGTGTTTTAGAAAATACCGCCGTTTCTTCGTGAGAAACATACGTCTTTTCAGAGACGCCATCATCACCAACACCAGTCACGATTCCACCACGCGACGTAAGTGCTGCAAGTCGGAGAACCCTCCGCGACAGAAACCGGTGACCTCGGTCTGCCGGAAGCGTAAGTGCGTGTCGGAGAGGAGGACCCTGATGCGCAGACCGAGCATCCGTCTCACCTGTTGCGAGGCGTCCCTGAGCAGCAGCAGCAGCAGTAGCGGCGGCGGCGGGGACCTGGGAACCCAGCGATGCTCGTCGTCCACCGCCACCGCGTCGCGAGCCTCCGAAGACGAGGCGGAGAACGGCTCGTCGATCCGGAGAAAGAAAACGGTCACCAGGTACCTGCAGAAAGTGGAGTGCGATGAGAGCTATTTCCGAGACATCAAGTTTCCCACCATCCACTCGGAGACCACCAGATGGACGGTCGTGTACATGCCCGAGTGCTTCTCCAACTGCGACGCTTTCTGCGCCAAGCCCAGAAAGCGCCTGCTGGGCGCCGGGAGCTACGGGGAGGCCTACCGCACGGAGGCCGGGGTCACCAAGAAGGTGTTCTCCAACAACGAGCTGCTGGTGGAGGCGTACCTGTACGCCAAGGTCAGGACCCTGGAGAACTGGGAGACGCTCTCCGAGTACCTGCGGCTGCCCTCCAGCGTGTGCTTCTCGCACAACTCGGTCAGCTACGTGTACTACCACACGGACCTGTACCACTTCAACCGGCACTCGGTGGACGCCCTGCAGAACTACCGCGACATCTTCGCCAAGCTCTGCGACGCCTTGTGTTTCCTGAACCTCAGGTGCCACCTGGTGCACGGGGACGTGTCGGCCTCCAACATCCTCATCAACGTGGACGGGGAGTACATCGTGTCGGCGGTGATCGGCGACTACAGCCTCACCAGCCGGCACGACAGGCACAGGGCCATCATCGTGATGAACGAGAGCACCGGCAAGTCGCTGGGGATCTGTCAGCAGGACCTGCAGGTGAACTGCACGTACCAGATCGTGTACAGGCCCATCAGCCTGATGTTCTGGTGCGTGACCATGCCCGACCTCTCCATCTGGAGGCTGTGTCGCAACTCCAGGGAGTTCTGCGTCATGGACCTGTGCGCCATGGGCAGGGTCGTCATGCTCTTCTGCCTGAACCTGATCCACTACGAGACGGGCCTGTCCATCCGCAAGGGCATGTTCGACGTGAACAGAAAGTACGAGAACGAGCCCAGCGAGGACAGGACGCGCAAGACCGAGTACGGCATCCACGCCCTCCTCAACTGTCTCTGGATCGTCACGTGTCTATGCTCGGACTACCACGGGGTGGCCGGGTCCAAGTTCATGAACAGACTGGTCGAGACTTTTCCCAATTTCGCCAAGCCCCTGACGGTCTATACCAAGTGGTTGGAGGCGGAGCTTCCTTTCAGGGGGGTGGGGGCCATCGTAGATAATAAATATGGGAAGGAGTTGATAGATTTCATTTGCCAGACCTGTGCCATAGATGATTTCAGGCAACCTCTGACTGATCTTTTCGGAGGATCGTTGAATGTGTGAGAGAGGGTAAAAAAAAAGCCCAGCCAGTTTGGGTGTGGTTGTTAAGAGGAGGATTTTGTTGTGTGTGGTTTGTAATATATATGCTATATATATATACACCATCAAGCTCTCGTTCTTTTTTTTTGGGAGACGCGAGTAAAAGAAAAGTTTTTTTGTGGCCAGGAAAGGAAACGGGCAAAAAAGGGGTGGGTGAAGAAAAAAAAACAATCCTTTTTTTTGTAATATATTATTATTTTTCTTATTATTATATTGTGTTTTAATAAAAATTTTTAAAAACTACTATACACACTTTTAGTATGGATTTTTCGTTGGCTTTCGAGAAATTTGTCATGCAACAACAGAGGCACGGCGGGTCGGACATAAGCGAGTGCGACGAGACCGTATCCTCGGTGGTGGCCGCCATCGACGGCACGGGTATGGGTAAGGTCCTCTCCGAGATTCTGCTCGAAGGGCCGACGCCATCGGCCCCGGCCACCATCGACGACGAGGATGACGAGACCGACGCCGCCGCTACCGTGACCGCGCTAGACGCACGTCTCTCGTACATAACTTTTATACTGCTCCAGTGTAAGGCCAGCAACGCCCCGGTGGACACGGACGCCTTCCTCTGTCCGCTCGCCGGCTACCTGGACATGAACGTGGACGACCTGGATCTGCGCAGGCTGTCGGAGGTCAGGCGGATCTTCCGCGGGACCAAGGACAACAGGACCCTGATCAAGATCGTGGAGAAGATGACCCGGGGGCAGTCGTCAAACACCCTCTGGTTCCTGACCAGGAACCGGCTGGTCACCGGCTCGTCCGTCCAGAGGCAGTGTACCTACCGGCCCCACGGCACCCTCGTCCACGACATGTTCCGCCCCTCCAGCCGCTGGGAGCTCTTCGGGCGGACCCACGAACCCATCGTCAGGGACCTGGTGGCCGCCTTCGTCGAACGCGCCCCGGTCCCCGTCGCCGACACCCTGGGGCTCGTCATCGACCCCTTCTCGGGCACCTTCGGCGCCTCCATGGACGTCTGCTACGGGGTGGACGAAGGCCCGGACGGCCTCGTCAGGTTCGGGGACAACGTCAAGATCTACGAGATCAAATGCGTCGCCAAGTACGTCTACAACCACGCCGAGCCCGCCATACGCGACTTCGTCGCCAGCCCGTCCAAGAGGGCCTTCGCCGACATCGTCAAGTCGGCCACGTTTCCCATGGTCGAGCACAGGCACGGAGGGGGCGTGCCGTCCTCGGGGACGCATCTGGTCACGCACGACCGATCGTTCGAGACCGGCAAGAAGAGGAAGTGCCTCTACGAATACAACGACGAGGTGAGAAAGCTCTTGGAGGCGAACAGGAACGTGCAGAGCACGGTCTACGTGTTTCGGGAGAAACATGCCGAGGAGGGACGCTCCGGGGGAGAAGAAACCGCGCGGAAAAAAGCATTGGAGATCGAGTGCTGCGCCCAGTTTAAAACGAACATTTTCTTAAACGCCAGGCACAGGTACTTCGACCAGGCCGGAATCCAATATTTTGTAACGACGCAACAATATATAAGCGACCATTCCGATCCCGAGAGCATAAAGCTGGACCGGCTACCGAGCGTCTCCGTCGTCACGGCTCTATTTAAAACAAAAGACCCGGAGACACGCTCGTACCCTCTACGCGTTAATGGCCACGAGTACGGCGGCGACTCGGCCGTTCCCCTAGCGGTGATCGTCACCCCCGTCGTCTTCGATGCCGACATACTAGCCGCCTTCCTCCGCGAGACCTTCGACAAGTACGCGCAGTCCGTCTACCTGGAGGGTAGGGTGAGAGTATGGGATCCGAACTTTCTAAAGGGCTTTGTGGCCAGCCATCGGGATCCGGAAAAAACGCCGTAGGAGGAGGAAGGAGCGGCTGCGGAACAAGAGGCCGGCCGTGCTGTTGTTGCTGCCGGCGAAGCGGACCGGGACTGAAGGACAAAGACGGACAGCCCATTCTGCTGGACGAAGCTTTCGAGGAGCTATCGGAAGACGATGTCAACGCACCGCTCGTTACCGAAGAATGTGTCATCACCACAGAAGTAATCACCGGGACCGTCACGCAACAGCCGCCCAAGAGGAATGATAGTAGTAACGGATACCTGTAATTTCTAGTCTTAGCCTCTCTGCTACATAGCTACACATATTTCTATGTTATACACCTTATTACCTTTTATATTGGGGAAGATTAATAAACTCGCTTACAAACAAAAACTCGTGTACGCTTTTTTTTCAAAAAAGTATATATGTGATTTTATTGGTGTTTTTTTTGTAAAAACTTACAATAATGGTTTTTTTCCACTCATTCCGCGGTATCGTATATGACCTCTTCTTCCTCGTCGTCTCCGTCGTCTTCATCCTCTTCGGCCACCGTCGGCGGTGCCTCGTAAATCGCCTCCTCCTCGTCCTCGTGGGTGAGCACGACCAGAGGTTTGTACCTCTCCTTGTTGTGATAGTACATCCTGACGCACCGCACGATGGTGAAGGCGATCCACACCACGTACATGGCCGCTATGTTTCCCATTATGTATTTGTGGTACTCGTCCAGGTAGATCTTATCGTACTGCGTCGAGGCGATGCTGATGGCTATGAGGGTGAAGAAGATGCCCAGGTGATAGCCGATCTGGTTGGGCATGTACGTCACTAGGAGGAGCTCTATGACAAAGAACATGATAACGTAGAGCACCAGGAAGGTGTTGAGGGCAGAGAACATGACCGTGGAGGTGCGCACGTACAGGGTGTTGCCCATCATGAGGGTGAACACCAGGACCGTGACCAGCGTGGCGAAGGCCAGGGCCAGCTGGAGGAAGTTGATGATGATGAGTTTGAACCGCAGGGTGGTCTTGAGCTTGGGGTGCAGCTTGTGCATGTCGAAGTTGAGCTTCTCGTACGACTGGTACCTGGTGGTCAGCATGACGACCAGGACCAGGAACAGGAGCAGGAAGATGCCGTGGGCGAAGGTGGCCAGGTGCGGGGACTTGAACGACATGGCGATGACGAAGGTGAAGAAGGAGACCATGAGCAGGTCGAACACGAAGCAGGTGTTCATGTCTCCGATGCACGAGATGTCCTTGGTGCTCTGGTTCACCTTGAGCGCGTTGTGGCGGTTCAGGTAGACCCGCGCCCCCGAGATGATGTAGTAGATGACCAGCGCCGTGAAGATGACGACGGTGCTGATGACGTACACTTGCATCTGCAAGCTGGTGAGGAAGAGCTGGGGGGTCAGCTGATTCATTACGTTGTACAGGCTCATGTTCAGAGCCTTATAATCCACTATCTGGGAATACAGGCAGGGAAAGCCCATCCCGGGAAAGTGTGCCGCCACGATCCCGGTCGTGGTGGAAAAGTACAGTAGGACGACGAGCGTGATCGAGCATATCCAGAGGTTGAGGTTGATCCTGTCTATCCTCGATACGAACATGGTCTCTGTGTGTTTGCCGAGTGTATCGGGATGTGGTGGGGGATGGGTAGCAGCGGTATGTCTTCTTGTTTACTCTTGAGCGCTTCCTCGGGTTTTCCCCCACCGACCCAGAAAGCAAAAAAAAATCACGTAGCCAGACAAACACAAAAATTTTTTTTAAGAAAGTAAAAAAAAACAGCGATATTGTGTTGCTGTTATCTCGTTATTTTGGTTCGATTGTGTTTGTGTAGATTGAAAAACAAAATGTTAAAAAATACACTATAGCGCCCTGGCTGTGAGGGAGGGGTCGTGTTGTTGTGGTGTGTGTACGGTACACACACTTTAATCGTGTTTTAAAAAATTTTTATATTTTTAAATACACCTTTATATTCGTTCGCGTTTGTTTAAAAAAACTTTTTAAGACCGCCGCCGATATTTTTTAACCTCCTTCCAAAAAAAATGGACGACGTGGATTGTTGGAGCGGTGAGGAAGACGAGGAAGACGACGTACCGATGAGCTCCGATATGGAGGTGGACGGCGACAGCGGCGGCGGGAGGAGTATCGACTACGGTATGTCGTGCTTCTCGCGCGACGGCTCTCTCGACAGCGGCGACTTCGAGAGGGGTGCGTTCGACGGGTTCAACAACAACGACAGCGTCGAGGACGACGTGGCCGTGTGGAGCGACGAGAGCCGGCACGGCGGGGACGCCGACGCGACCTCCTACCGCTACGCGAACGCCGAGGCTGTTAATAACGAGAGTGCCGGCGGCCCTCGATCAGGGGAGTCGTCCGCGCGGACCGGCGGCGGTAATGATAATGCTAATGACCACGGCGTTGACGAGAAACGCCTGGAGTGCACCAGGCTCTTCACCGAGTGGTTCGGGCTGGACCTGGCGTCCAGGTACGGCGGGGACTCGGGTTCCAGAGTCCGGACTGTGTTACAACCTGATTCTCCCGTATCGGTTAATAATGTAAACTCGCGGGTTAAGATCATACGCGCTCCCATGGGATCGGGGAAGACCGCGGCCATGATCTCGTGGCTCAGAACCGTGGACATGGACCGGGCCCGGGTGCTGGTGATCTCGTGTCGCCGCTCCTTCGCGGAGGAGCTGCTGGACAAGTTTCGTCGCGCCGGGGTCGGGGACTTCGTGCTGTACACGGACGTCGACGGGTACTCCCTGACCGGGAACCACATCATCGTCCAGATCGAGAGTTTATATAGACTGGAGGGATCGTACGACGTGGTGATCCTGGACGAGGTGGTATCCGTGGTGAACCAGTTCTACTCGTCCACCATGAGGCACCTGGACGAGGTGGACGCCAAGTTCCTGGCGTGCGTCGCCTCGTGCCGTCACCTGCTGTTGATGGACGCCACCATCAACGGGCCGCTGATCGAGTTCTTCGTGGGGCTGAGGGGCGCCGACGACGGCCCGGCCACGCTCATCCTCAACTCGTACGTCGGCAACAACTTCGCTCGGAGACGGGCCGTGTTCATGTCGAGGTTCACGACTCCGGCCGTCGCGCACGACGATGACGAGTATCGCGATCGTTGCGGTCGCGGTGACGCCGCCGCCGCCGTCGTCGTCGTGGACAGTTTCATGGACGCGCTCTTGTGCGCGATACTGGACGGAAAGCGGGTGTGCGTCTTCGCCAGCACCGCCTCGGCCGCCTGCTTCATCGTGGAGGAGATCAGGAACCGGTTCCCGGAGAAGAGGATCCTGAGGATGACGGGTCGCGACAGGCTGGAGAACTGCGACAGGTGGGATTCGTACGACGTGGTCGTGTACAACACGGTCGTGACGGTGGGCGTCAGTTTCGAAAAGATACATTTTCACTCCCTGTTCGTGTACGTACATCTTTTCAGAAACGGGCCGGACATCATGTCCGTATACCAGTCTATGGGCCGGGTCAGGCATCTGATCGATAACCGCATGTACATCTACGTGAACCCCATCATGGTCAAGAAGAACACCATAGACGGGCACCTGTCCCTGTTCCCCTGTCTGTCCGAGGCGTGCGATCTCATGGACCTGAACGTCATCACCAGGTCGGTGAACGAGTTCAAGGTCAAGTGCCTGTCGTCATCGTTCCCCACCGCCGCCCCCCGCTCCTCCTCCTCCTCCGAAGATAATAACAACAACAATAACAACGACCTGAACGGTCAGGCGGATCAAAAGCAACGCGGGCGGATCGTGACGGCAGACGACGGGCGGAGGAGTAGGATAGGAAAAGAAGGGGGGGATCGCGGGGGGGCGAGAAAGTTCCCGCGGTCCCTGGTGAGAAATACGTTTCGGGTGAAATACATGTTGGAGAAGACGGTGTTGAATAACTTCTCGGACAGCCTCACCCTACTGTACGTGCTTTTAAAGAACAATAGGATCTCGGTCGCCATCTACGACGGTGCCGCGGCCGCCAGAGACGCGAATAACAACGATAACGGGAACGTTGGCGCCGTCGGAGGCGGCGGTGGCGTTCTCCTACGCGGCGGGTCGGAGGGAGAGGAAGAGGAGAACGACGACGGGGACGAGATCCCGGCCGAGTCCTTTTTGGATTTCGTACGGAGCACGGTCATGGAGTGCCGGCCGCTCAAGCAGGCGGGGGCCCAGCACTTCTCCGCCGTACCCTACCACCCCGAGTTCGTCAGGACGGTGGGGCTCATCACCGACTGCGTCTTCTCCCCCGAGACGCCCATACACACCGTCACCGAGATAGTCAAGTCCCTGAGGTTCGAGAGCTCGAAACACGCCTTCGTCAACACCGTCTGCTGCCACGCCGTCTGCCGCGGGGCGTCGGACGAGGTCTTCGCCAAGACCTACGAGGCGGTGTGCGGGCTGACGGTGCCGTCGGACGAGAGCTCGTGCGACTACACCTACAGCCTCGGCGACGGCTGCCTCATGTACGACGCGGACTTCGCCCTGGACATGGCCAGGCTGGGGCGGGACGTGGTCTCCGATCTGGGTCTGCGGTCGTGCACGGACGCGGGGACGGACGTCCCGGAGGCCGGCCTGGTGGCGTGCGGCGTCCGGCGCGGCGCGGGGATCCTGCGGTGCCTGCAGTGCGCCTTCAACACGCACATTCAGTGTTTCGAGTCCCTGAGCCCCAAGACCCTGAGGCTGTACAACGCGCTCAAGGGCATCTCGCCGTCCATGCTGTCGATGCGGGAGTACTGCGTGATCGTGATCAAGACCTGGTTCAAGCTGCTGTACAACATGAACCTGGTCCGCTGCGCCCCGAGGTACGTGTCCGAGACGCGCTCGTCGCGTCTCACGAAGGCCCAGCTGGAGGCGGAATTGGACAGGAGGGGGATAGACCGCCGCGGCTGTCGCACGCACAGACAGTTACGTGACTTGTTACGGACGTCAGCTGACCTACGTCGTCCGGTCACGATTACTTATAAGCTGAGGGGACAGGATCTCTGCTTCCTCTTCTCCAGTCGCGTGGGATCGGACGCCTGGGCGGATACATACGGGACGACCGGGTACCGCGGCGGCGACGACGACGATAAGAACAACAACGGCGATACCGTCGGCGACACCGACGATCCCGTCGATCGCCGTCTGTCCGCGGACTTTTCTAAGTACGACGGTGGTGTTACTACTATCGACGCCGGCGAGAAAATCCTCTCTAAGTACGACGGCGCTGTAACGACAACAGTAACGCGGGATCCGTCGGAGGGCGGCGACGACGACGAACAAGAAGAAGACGTTTTTTCGGACATCTCACGTGGTTTCAGCGGAGGGTTGCCGGTCTCGAGTCCAGAAGAGTACTACGACGAGAACCACCGCCGCCACTTTCACCTCTCATCGTCATCGTCGTCGTCTTCGTCTCTCTCATCATCATCATTATCCGTGTCTTCGCCGCCCCCGTATCCCTACCTGGAGACCATCAGCGATACTTGGATAGAGGACATAGGCGGCAGTTACGCCTACCACGATCGCCAGTACGATCAGCACCAGCAGCACGCAGTAGATCACCCCGAGGATCACCACGCCGGGCACGGCCATGGATGACGACGACATGTACATGGAACGTCCCGGTAAACTCAAGGCCTACAGGGGAGTCTGTTGCAACGTGACCCTGTACAACCTCATCGAGATGCACAGGGGGCCGCGGCCGCTCTTCCAGGTCACCTTCCTGGTCACGGACCAGGCCACCATGTCGTCCAAGATCGAGACTTTTTACATAGTGGGCGACGAGGTCAATCGGACCATGTGTCAGACCATGAGATGCGACGACACGTCCGACCACCAGGTGCACCTGAAGCGTATCGCCGCGACCACCATGATGTACGCGAACCAGCTGGTGCGGGCCATGATGCGCCTCTTCCACCCGACCGAGGTGGTGGTCAACGAGGCCGGGGAGATGGTGTTCGCCACGGCCATCCTGGGCTCCGGGGGCGGCGAGTACGACATGTTACACATGAGGAGCATGGGCAAGCTGGCGGCCATCGGCAACTACGTGGAGCCGTGCCGGCCCTCCACGCCGCCGGGCATGTGCCGCGGCACCTGGAAGGTCCGCCACGGGCTCCGGGCCGACCGGGAGTCGCTCATGATCTCGCTGACGGTGGAGAACCAGAAATACATTTTCTCAGACGCGTGTTACGGGGACGGTACCGGGACGGCCACCGGCGCCGCCGCCGCCGCGTCGTCGTCATCGTCCCCGCCGGGGTCCCAGTCGTCCGGCTCGACCTGGTCGCCGGGCTCGGGCGCCGGTGGCGGTGGCGGCGGCTCGGCGGCCAAGAGGCCGAAGATGGACCCGCCTTTCATCATGGAACTCTGCCGGGTCCGGGGCACCCCGATCGTCAAGATCGTGCCCCGGACCATCCTCCTCTGGTTCCAGGACACCCAGTGCACCGTGCTGCTGCGGGACGGCATGACCCTGATGTACGAGAAGCTGATGAGGGACTTCGGGGACCGGGCGGTCCTGCCCATGTGCCGCTACCTGGGCCCCGACATCGTCACGGGCGGCGGGGACAAGGAGATCTGCTTCATCGGCTTCCCGTTCCTCTCCACCGCCTGCCTCAAGACCGAGGAGAGCGGGTCCCCCTGCAACGTGTGCTTCATCGACAGCGTCCGCTGCCACGGCGGCCTGTCGCCGGCCTACGGCAACGTCCAGGTCTGCTACGCCATCCGCAAGTACGGCTCGGTGACCGTGGGCGACGAGTACTCGCAGATGTTCAACCTCTACCTGTCCGAGGACGGGCTCAAGGTCAACCAGAACACCATCTGCGACGACATGCTCATGCGGCTGCCCGAGGACGTGCGCTACGCCTACGTGAAGCACGGGGCCCTGATCTGCGTCAAGTTCAAGCACGTCAACTACGGCACGCTCTGCCGCCTGATCGGCGAGAACGACATGCCGCTCAAGTGCTGCCACTACCACGACAAGGACCAGCGGCTGGTCAACTTCGTCAACCGGCACATCAACGACAACTTCACGCTGTTCGCCGACTTCTTCAAGACCCGCAGCCTCGTGTTCACCATCTACAAGCAGCGGATCAACGAGCACCCCAAGTGCACCTGGCTGGTCTCGGACAACTGCACCAAGATGTTCGTCGCCACCGCCCGGGACGACTGGCAGGAGGTGGCCCGGTTCCTGGAGGACGCCTTCCGCGAGGCCTGGGTCGGCGTCATGCAGTCGAACCGCTACGTGACCGTGCTGACCGAGGCCTACGTGGGGGAGAACTACGTGATGATCGTCAAGGACCAGGTGCTCAGCTCCATCGGCACGCACAACGCCGAGCACAACTGGCTCTCCGACGTGGAGCTGCTCATCCTGAACCTGCTGCGCGACGTGCGCCACAGCCCCACCAACTGCGTCGAGACCCTGAAGGTCTACCTCAAGTGCTGCATCGTGACCATGATCCAGAACCGCAACGTGCTGCGCTACTGGGTGTTCGACGTGCCCCCGTGCAAGTTCAAGGTGGTCTGCGAGGGCACGTTCGACTGCACCCCGTACCACGGCATCTACGGCAAGAACAGCGAGCTGCTCATCCAGTACCTGCCCAGCCTGTCGGACCGCATCGACTTCATCAAGTATTTCTGCCGGGCGGCCGACATGATGAAGCTGGCGGTCAACGAGTGCCTCAAGATCGCCGTGGACATGGAGAGCGTGGACGTGCTGGGCACCGAGATCATGGAAGACATCAAGTCGGAGATAGTGGGCAGATACGGAAATTTATTTTTTTTTAATTAACAGAGAAGGCAGCTGCCGCAACAGGGACGACGACGATCCTTCGGAACGGGCGGATGTCGCCGCCGCCGCTGCCGCCGCCGTCGTCGTCTTGGGAGGAGGGGGACAGGGGGGGAGCCGGGCCTTGCGATCGGCGCACGTCAGCTCCGCCAGGTGCGCGGAGATGAACTCGGTCAGCCCGATGTCGTACAGGACCGTGTGCAGAAACGCGTCCGTGTACAGGCTGTGCTTCTGGGGCCCCCTACCGAATAAAAGACGCCTCATGGTGGGCACCCGTTCCGTCTGTTTGTACAGTTTGTAGTTTTTCAGTCTCTCGGCCAGCGGGGGCGGGAGGGGCACGTCGAAGAACACGTAGAGGTACAGGTGGCACAGGACGCGCACCGACTGGATCAGCAGCGCCAGGGTGCCGTCCGTGCCGGCCGCCGCCTCGTCCCGGGTCCTGTCCAGCAGAAAGTCCAGCGTCTCCCGGGCCACGATCTTGTTCTCCAGGATGTAGATGCACAGGGTGTACTTGAGCTCCTCCCGCGACGGGCGCCAGACCACCGAGCGCTGCTTCACGTCGATGGCCGTCATGTGGTAGTAGGTGACCCAGTCGTCCCCGGCCCGCACGGGCAGCACGAGGAACACGGTGGACTCGCACTCGCAGAACTGCGAGTACACGCGGTCCGCGTTCAGGAGCAGGTGGCCCACGGTGAAGGCGATCTCGCCGTCCTCGTCCCGCGCCACGTTGTCGACGAACAGGTCCTTGACGCTATTCGAACCCGTGTCGATCATCGTGACGTGACGTAGAACGATCATCGCGCCCGCCCGCTCCCACTCCGTCGCCGATCACGATCTCGCGACGCGGGTTGCCCCCTCCCCCTCCCCAGTACGGGTGATACCTGCCCCGACCGCCCCCGTGAGCCGCCGCCCCCCCGTGTTGTGTGTTCTGGTGGTGGTGGTGGTGACTATGATAATGAGTGGGAGGGCCCTGCGCGTAAGCGGGCCGGTCGGCCTGCTTATAAAGCTGGTAGCGGCGCGGCTGTGCCGCGTTCTTGTCCGCTACGCCACCGTGTGACGAAGAAGAGGAATGATAATAGGGCTGATGATGAGAAGAAAGCGACGCGGCGGGGCGGTTGTTCACGTCGTTATTATTTCCGTCGGTGGGACCGTGTGCGTTCCCGCTCCCACCCGCCGCCGACCCCAGCGCGCCGCCTCCGCCGCAGCCGTCGCAGCTCGAGCGGCCCCAGAACGAGTCGATGTTGGCCCTGATGAACTCTATGAACTTGGGCACCATGCCCTCATCGTAGATGATCGAGAGGATGTCCGACTCGGTGACGTGCAGGAGCTCGGTGGGGATGACGACGATGTCGTCCACCGGGTAGATCTCGGTTAAATAGGGTATGACCACCAGGTCGACCGTCTCGGACGAGTACACGATGCTGTCGTCCTGGCCCTGGTAGTTGAACTTCTTTTTCAGGTGAAACGTGCGCAGGTACTCCTGCTCGAAGATCTTGTTCAGCCTGTTCTCCTCGTGGTTGATGTCCGGCACGTACTGGGAGAAGAAGCTGTTGGCGATGTGCTTGCGCTCCAGCACCTCCACCTCCCGGTACGCGCGGGGGGCCACCGAGTCCAATCCGACCTGCGTGTCCTCGATGTCCAGGTTCGGTTGCGACTCGGGGACCTCCCGCCGGTACTTGTTGGCCAGGATCTTCAGGTCCACGATCTCGCCGTGCTGCGCGTCGTTGATGTCGCGCAGCGCCTGCAGCTCGACCGCCTGGTCCTTGATCTCCTGCTCCAGGCAGCGGATGATCTGCTTGCGGAACACGTCGCGCACGTCCCGGTTTCCGAGGGGAGGCGGGGGCGGGGGCGCCACGCCGCCCGGGGCGGGCATTGCGCGGTGTTGGTGGTGGTGGGATGAGGGGAACAGGCGGCGCTGGTCGATGATGGACGGCGTCACCTCCTGCATGAAGGTCTCGATGCTGTCGTCGATGCCGATGCGCGACTTGCTGTCCGACATGTTCAGCAGGAACTTGATGATGGACGACTTGGCGTCCAGGGGCTTGTCCTGGCGCTCCAGCAGCTCCACGATGCGCTTCTTGTCCAGGTACTCGCGGCCCGTCGTCACCACCTTGACCGGGTTGGTGTTGAGCAGCTGGCACATCTTGCGGTGCGCCCTCAGCTGGTCGAAGCGCCGCAGCTCGTAGTGCAGGTGCTGGATCGGCGTGCAGAAGATGATCTCGCTGCCGATCAGGATCGGCTGCTTGACCACCGCCAGGTTGACGAGCTTGTCCTCCAGGAAGGCGTAGAACTGCTCGTCCTGCAGGTAGATGCACACGTTGGCGAAGTTGCACACGCGCACGTTGGCGAAGTTGTCGTGGATCTTGCGCAGGAAGTCCGAGAAGGACGGCAGGATGGAGGTGGTGAACGGATGCAGGTTGCACTCGGCCGCGAGATCGAACTCGGCCGAGCGCTGCTCCGCCGCCCCCTTCCTCCCCCGCTTCTTCTTGCGGTACGCGAAGGGGACCAGCCCCACGGTGCTCAGCCAATCCACGTAGAGCTCGTAGTTGTACTCGGCGTGCTCGATGCAGTACTTGATGATGTGCGTCATATCCGTGAGGATGGCCGTCTTCAGTGACGCGGCCCACATGTCGAGGTAGTGCACGGACAGCTCGTACGAGTCCAGCATATCGTTGCTGCGCGTGCACTCGCTCCAGTACTCCAGCACGGCGCGCAGCGTGATCGCGTTCAGCATCTTCACGCCCATCGTGTACGTCAGCTGCTTCTTGATGTACTGCCCGTCGCGCAGCGCCATGTGGATGGTCTTGCCGTAGATGTAACCCTGCGTCCCGTGCAGCAGGCGGACGAACCGCGTGGTGCACGCCCGGGGGAAGATGACGGACGCGTCGGGCGGGATGTTCGACACGGGGTTCTTCCTGAACATGTGTTCGGCCAGCAAGGTCGAGCGGATCGTCGACAAGGTGCGCGCGCTGGCCGCCAGGCGCCTGGACGCCCCGCTGCCCTACAACTGGTTCGGGGTCATGGGGGACCCCGAGCGCGACCCCTACGACCTGCCCTTCTTCCCCTTCACCGCCGTCGCCGTCACCGGCACGGCGGGGGCCGGCAAGACGGTCAGCGTGCAGGTGCTGGCGGCCAACCTCCGCTGCCTCTGCACCGGGGCCACGGTGATCGCCGCGCAGAACCTGAGCTCGGTGCTCAACCGCAGCAAGGCGGCGCAGGTGCGCACGATCCACAAGGAGTTCGGGTTTAATAGTCGCCACGTCTCCATGCTGCTGCGGGACAGTAACGTAAATATCACGGACGTGGCCAGCAAGCAGCGACACGAGCTGTCGCGCTACTGGGCCGTGCTCTCTGACATCGCCGACTCGGCGCTCGAGGCGGGCGCGGCCAAGGCGCGCGCCATGCCCATCTGCCGCCACAACATCATCGTCATCGACGAGGCGGGCGTCATCCTGGAGCACATGCTGCACGCCGTGGTCTTCATGTACTGGTTCTACAACGCCCTCGGAGACACCCCCCAGTACCGCCGCCGCCTGGTGCCCTGCCTGGTCTGCATCGGCTCGCCGACCCAGTCGGAGGCCATCACCACCACCTTCGACCACAGCCGGCAGAACAGCATCGTCAGGAGGGGGCGCGACATCCTCTCGTCGCTCATCTGCGACCCGCACATGATGCGGTACTGCGACACCGAGAGGAACTGGGTGCTCTTCATCAACAACAAGAGGTGCACGGACGTCGACTTCGGCAGCCTGCTCAAGCACATCGAGTTCGGCCTGCCGCTCACGCCCGAGCACCTGGCCTACGTGGACCGGTTCGTGCGGCCCGGGTCGTTCATCAAGGACCCGCGCAACGTGCCGGACATGACCCGGCTCTTCATCTCGCACAGCGAGGTGCAGGAGTACTACCGCACGCTGCACGCGCAGCTGCAGACGTCCGGCGACGAGAAGAGGAACCTCTTCGTCGTGCCCATCTACTGCATCCTCAACGTGAGGGAGTTCGAGGACTACGTCGAGACCATCGGCAACCCGCACCTGAAGAAGGAGGCCTGGTTCGAGATGAACAAGCCCCGGATCTGGAACTACTCGCAGTTCGCCGACCAGGACCTGTCCAACACGACTGTGGTGGCGGCTGCGGCATCGTCATCCTCATCTTCTGCACCGTCGTCGTCGTTGTCGTCGTTGTGGGCAACGGGGGGGTACGGGGGTAGTATACTGGGCGGGGAAGAGGACGGCGGCGGCGACGACGACGGTCACCGCGCCGCGGTCGGGGGCGGCGGCGCCGTCGCCGGCGAGGAGGACGAGGCGCACCAGCTCTTCAAGTGCGAGTTCACCTACATCAGGAGCAGCGCCGTGTCGGTGAGTTCCAAGCTCAAGTGCTGCGTGATCGGCTACGAGGGCACGTACGACGAGTTCGTCGAGATCCTGCAGAAGGACCTCTTCCTCGAGGCCGTGCCCTACGAGCAGATCAACTACGCGTACTCGTTCCTCATCGGGCTCTTATACTCCGGGATGTTTACGTTTTACACCCACGACCGGCTGTCGCACGACCTCCTGCTGGAGATGAGGAACATCCCCCTGCCGCACATCGAAGGGATATCCAGAAATAACCACGGTGACCTCTGCGGGTCGGAATACCAATGGGACGCCGGCCGTTCCCACGGCGCGAACAATGAGGGTTCCGGCGCAGCTGTCGCGGGGGCGGTGGCGGCGGACGTCGACGCGCGGAACGTAAACATGGAAAACTACGGGGCTTTCCGAACGACGTCCGGCGGCCGCGCGAGCGGAAACGATAACGTGGGCGAAGGGGAAGAGAGGTCGAGGGATGACGACGACGAGGTCAGGGCCTCGGGTGACGCCACCGCTACCGGTGCAGCTGCGGGCCGGGGCGAAGGTCAAGGGAAAGTGGAGACCGAACGGGGGGGAGGAGGTGTGGGTGAGGAGGAGGAGGGAAAAGACGGCGGGGGGAACTACTACGACGCCGAGCTGGATCGCATGATGTGCGACGCCACGGGCCTGTACAACGACGCCTTCTACGACCGCTACGAGAACCCGCCGGTGTCGTGCTCTACGTTCGAGGAGACCATCTACATGTACACCGTCTTCAAGGATATCTTCCTGAAGCGTTACTACGCCTCTCAGAAACACACGGGGAACGAGTTCGGGGGCAAGACGTTCGTCACCTACAACAGGCGCAACGTGAGCGTGCGGAACAACCGGTGCGAGATCGTGTCCCACTCCAAGAGCTTCATCGGGCTGCTGTCGTACACGTCCCCCGCCAAGGTCTACACGCTCCAGGGCTACACGCACGACATGATCATGGCCTTCGCCAGGTCGCGCCACACCAAGGCCACGCAGGTGGCGCACGAGCGCCGCGTGCCCCGGCTCATCCTCAAGGACGCCCTGGGTTTCATGCAGGTCATCGAACACAACGTGTCCCACTTCAGCGACACGGCCAACGGACGCACGTTCGCCATGTGCACGGCCATAGATTACGGGATCTCGCCCAAGATCGCCATGACCATCACCAAGAGCCAGGGCCTGTCGCTGGACAAGGTGGCCGTGCACTTCGGGGACGGCACGAAGCCCCTGAAGCTGAACCAGATCTACGTGGCCATCTCCCGGGTGACTAATCCCCAGCACCTCATCATAAACGTGAATCCCTTGAGGGGGGAATATATAAACAATAATCACATCACGCGATATATCGCCATGGGGCTCAAGAACCCGCATACGCACATCATTTACTGAAAAAAGAGTGGAAAAAACCCAAAATCAGGTGAGGTTTTTTTAATTACAAAAACAACCAATCCCCGGGTCGCGTTTTTGTATACATTTGGGTTCGGAAGCGGAATGTGTGGTGTGTGTGCGGCAGTAGAGATAAGAGCGTGCCAGGGAATTGTTTTTGAGAACTTAAGCGCCTCCCAGATTTCCACATCCGCTCGTCTTATTTAAATAGCCAGAGTCTCAATCCACTCGAGACCACTTCAGAGGAGATACGGATCGGAGTTCTTATCTGCCCCGACACACGCATCCGGGACATACGGCCGGATGACGGATAATAGAATTAGTCATAGTATCTTTTTTTATTATTATAAGAATATAATCCTTTTTTAATCTTTTTTTGTTGTTGATTTTACTAATAATTCTCTTAATTAATTTGTTTTCATAACCGATACGATCTGTGCCGGCACACGGCATTCGGCGTCATCGCTCGTGCGGATCGGAGAGGTACCCTCTCGGGATCGGGAACCTTTTTTTTAACTAAAATTTCCCAATACTTAAAAGAAAAAGTTCTTAGTTTTTTTTTACTAAGATGGTACTTTGATATAACCACTTAAAAAAAACCTCTTAGTTTCTTAAAGCCCGGTGGTACGGATACATATAAAAAATTACCAAATACGTAAATTATGTGATTGATACTTTTTTTTTGTTCTGGCCACCTTGGAATTCGGTAGGGTCGATTGGTAATCGTAAAAAAAAACCATTTTTCGTTTTTGTACGTAATTTAGCATTTTTTAGGTAATCCACGGGAAAATCCTATCAAGGTGCGTTTTTAATCTTAAACGCACTTTCATCATCCATCGCCATCTTCTTCCATCGCGCACGTTCGGACGATCACAACCCTCTAACCTAATTAACATTTGTTCTAACGTTTGTTTGTCATCTACCATTCTGCTGTGTACGTCTGTCGGTGTTTGTTTAACCATCACTAAAAAAACATACATTTTTTTCTAACATTAAAAACCATTGTTGTAAAAATTTTACTTTTTATACGTGCTTTTCCCGTTGAAGTCGTCGCCGCATTTAATTACAAAAAGATTTTTTTCCTTCAATCGTTACTTTTTTTTGAAAAAATCAAGACCGGTCTCGAGCGCGACGGCACAATCGACTCGATTGTCCTCCTCAACATCGACATCACCGTCGGTCCCTGACGATCACCGAAGCGCGTCCGAGCGAAACCTCCGAATACTACTACTCCTCTTACAACAACAACAGCGTCGACATCATGGCTCCTCCGGCGCAACAGATCAAACGCACTTATCTGTCTTTTGAACGCGTTGTCAAAATACACTGTCAGAAGAAGAGCGCCATCCGGATGATGACCTTCTCGTTCGACTCGGCCCGGATCATCAAGTGCGACCCGGTGTCCGAGGCCGACGAGGGCTTCACCGCGGGCGAGTTGAACATCACCTACTCCGACAGCGTGTTGATCATCGATATGTTCTGCGGCCCCAACCGTCGCGTGTTCGATTTCAAGGGCGCCGTCAAGACGCAGCGCAAGAGCCTGGCGTGCGGCTACGAGCTGTCGGGCCCGCACGGTTGTTTCCAGGGCGTCTGTTACATACGTCTCACCGAGACCCGCAACATCATCGGCTACAGCGTCATGATCCCGTACGACGCCCGCGGCCCGTCGTCCTCCTTCTTCCACAGGGAGCTGTCCCCGTCGGGCTGCCACGACGGCTACAGCGACGACGGGTTCGCCTTCGGAGAGATCGAAAAATGTAAACAGCGTATGTTGAACATCTTGCATAACGCCGGCCTGAGCGGCATGCGGGAGGTCTCGGGGGGAGGCAGCCCCCTGCCCCCTCTGTCCTCGTCCTCGTCTACTACGCCCGGCGGAGTCATGATGATGGGCGGCGGTGGCGGTCATAACAACAACGAGGCCGGTATCGCCGGCGCTGTTGGTGGTCTCGTAGGCGCTGTTGGTGGTCTCGTCGGTGAACAGCAGCAGCAGCAACACGGCGGCGCCCGTCCCCCGCGCGGGGGACGCAAAGGGGAAGATAAATCCGTCGTTTCCTGCGCCATGAAACGCGGGGATACCGCTGCTGCTGGTGCCGCTTCGTCATCATCGGTCGCGGTTAAGGGGTCTCGGCACCGCGGGTCGTCCTCGTCCGCAACGACACACTCGGTCTCTTTTGTGAATAACCATCAGGGTCATAACAACAACGACGACGATGACGACGACGGCGGTGCCGGCTCGGTCGGTGGCGGTGGCGCTGGTAAAGGGACCGCCGGTGGCTACGGCGGTCCCGGTTCGAGCGCCGGCAGTGCCGCTTCCTCCGACATCCAGGCCGTCGTTCGAGTAGGAGGAGGCGGCGGTTCCGGAGGCAGAAGATCTCACCACGGTAGCGGTAAGGGTCGAGGCGTCTGCGATCCAGCGGCCCCGCCGTCCTCGTCCGCCACGGTGTCGTCGTCCTCCTCGTCCTCGTCCGTCGGCACGGGGATCTCTGCCCACGTTCCGTCGATCGTGCTGCAGGCTCACGTCGGCATCCCGGCCATCGAGGTGACGCCTCCTCCGCTCAGGCGGCTGGAGCTGATGTCGTCGGCCCTCCTGGAGGCGTACCGGGACAGCGACGAGAACGAGGAGGAGGACGAGGATGAGGAGGACGAGGACGAACCGACCGAGCCCACCGACCTGTCCAAAACCTTACGGGAGAACGGCAGCGGCCGCATCAGGGATCTCTTTCAGCAACTGGAACGGTCCCTGGACGACGGGAAGGTTCCCGTGACGACGATGGGGCTGCCTCCGTCGTCGCACCTCCTGACCGTGCCTCCGCCCGTGAGACCCACCACCCCCGGGTACCACAACATGCCGGCGAGCGTGGCCGGGCCCTCGTCGCATCAGCGACACCGGGCGATCTGCGGAGGGGCCGCCGAGCCCGCGCACAGGCAGCAGTGCTCCCCCCGAGGGAGACCTCCGCAGCAGCAGTCCTTGTATTCGCAGCAGCAGCCGCAGCAGCAGCATCAACAGAAAAAGTATAGCTCGTCCGCTCCTCCTCCACCGCTGTCCCCACAGCCCCCTCCGCAGGGACAGGGACCGGTCGAACCTCAGCAGCAGCCGGCGCCTGCCGGCCCGCCGTCGACCGCGACCACGTCCAAGATACCCAAGATCCTGGACGAGCTCATCAGGGAGCACACCGAGACTCACGAGAGCGGCGGTGGTAGTAAGGCCGCTACGACTACTACTATCGTCTCCGGTTTCTGTTACGAGAACGGGAGTCTGGTGCGCGGGATTCCGTCCGTGGCTCTCACGCCGATTCCGAAACCCCTGCTATCGTCGATCGTCGGAGGCGCGTCCTCATCGTCGTCGCCCCGTCCCTCGCAACAACAACAGCAGCAGCAACAGGAGCCGGCGCCGGCCGCGCCGCTGGTGGCGTCGGAATCGGGGCTGGTGGCCTACAAACCTCCGGCCGACAGCATGGATCTCTACTACAAGACCCTGTTCGAGAACAAGAAATCTCCTAAACCGCGCTCTCATACCAACAGCAACGTGAGCGGTGGGGAGCAGCAGCATCACGGATCGGATCGAGGCGAGGGGAGCGGCGCCGGCACCAGGGACGTCGACAAGGAGGGAACCGAGACCGTGTGTGGCGGTGGAAAGAAGAGAGAAAAAGAACGGGACCGGAGACGCGCGCGCGACAGAAAGCAAGGCGGTAACGGCGGCGTCGGAGGCCCGGTACCGTCGTTCGCCCCGTCGTACGCGGCCGCGGCGGGCATCCAGCGGGACGACGTGAAGCCGGGACCGTCGTCCGCGGTCAAGATCCTGTCAGGGCACGGAGGTAACGCCACCGTGTCCTCGTCGTCGTCCTCATCGTCCTCCTCCAAGAGACGATCCACCGCCAGTATCAGACCGTCCGGGGCCGGCGGTGGTCCCAGCAAGGTCAAACAACCCAGGCTCCAGGGCCCGCCCGCAAGCGCCGGCGGCCCCGATGCCAACGTGTGCGTGATCATCGGAACCGACGGGATCGTGAAAAAGGAACAACCGCAGGGCAACGGCAACAACGGAGTGCAGAAGCAGATGCTGATCATCGATCCCGGGGCGTGCGGAATGGGGCCCGGTGTCGTTAACGACGTCCACGGCCGGGACGCGGCAACCGAGACGGCTCGAGACGAGACGAACGACGCCGTGTCCGCCATCGTGCCGTCGTCCCAAACCGTGACCGAGGAGTCGATGATGACGGCCGGAGGACAGCAGTGAAAAATTAAAAAAAAGTTTTTTTCCTTTATTTTATATTACTTTTTTGATATAAGATAGATAGAAACATTAGTAGGAATGATAAGTCAGGAATGATAAAATAAAACTATACATTTTTATCTAAGTATACACACAACACTTATGTCGTATTTCTACTTAAGACTTTAGTTTTTTAAGTTTTAATTTTGATAAGTTTTTTATTATTATTTTCCATTATGTTACTAATTTTTTGCAAAATAAAAACTGCTAAGATTTTCATTATTTTCATGTATACATTTTTATGTAAATTTTAATAAAAGTTGTTGTACCAATTTACGGTGTTTGTTTTTTTATACTAGCTAAAATTTTACGTGACAATTAAAAACGCGCAGTCAGTCAGTTCCAACTTGTATTTTTTATTTAAACTTTTTAACATCAACAAAAAGTGGCTCTGAAAACTCTTAGGTAGGTACTACACACGGACAGTTAGTTAGTTCACGGGCTGCCGTCGTTCAGGCTGTTCCAGTTCACGGGGTTTCGGCCGTGGTCCACGAGGTATTGGTTGGCTTTCACGAAGTGATCGTTCCCCACGAAGGTGGCGTTTCTGGCGGCCGCCAGGGGGGAAGGGTGAGCCGACGTGAAGACGGCGTGCTTGGACTTGTCCACCAGACCGGCCTTCTCCTTGGCGTGGTTGCCCCAGAGCAGGAAGACCAGGCCCTCGGTCTTCTTGGAGAGTTGCGTGATGACCCTGTCGCTGAGCACCCTCCAGCCCAGGTTGGAGTGCGACCCGGGCACGCCTCTGATCACGGTGAAGGCCGTGTTCAGCAGGAGCACCCCCTGGCGCGCCCAGCTGTCGAGGTGGCCGTGGTTGGGCGTCCGGAACCCCTCGATGGAGCGTTGCAGCTCCCTGTAGATGTTGCGCAGCGACGGCGCCACGGCCCCGTCACCCGTGGAGAAGGCCAGGCCGTCGGCGCGACGGGGTTGCGGGTACGGGTCCTGACCCACGATGACGACCTTGACGTCACGAGGGGCGCACAGGTGGCTCCATCTGTGAACGTTAATCGGCGGCGGGTACACGATCTCGGAGACCCGGTGCGTCTCCACCACCGTTTGGACCTTCGTCAGGGTCTCGACGTCGAACTCGGTGAACTCTAGAAAGGCGACCCACTCTTCGTTAAGGTGCATCTTTTTAAAAAGAGCCACGGGATCGAGCTTGTTGGGCTCGACCGCGGGGAATTGTCGGTGTTGTTCTTGGTCAAGTTTAGGTTTTTTGTAGCAGACGACGCCGTCGTCGTCGCTACCGTAACTTGGGTTAGGGGGTCTATAGACTCCGTACGGGCGTTTAGGTATGCGATACGGGCTGTCCTCGATGTCATAATCACCGCCGTCGGCGCTACCGCGGGCCGGCGAGCCGGACGAGGACAGCGACGGCGGCGAGTCGTGCACGTCAGCGGCGGTCTCCAGCTCGGCGCTATAGACGTTCCGTATCCAGTTTTGAGTCATCGTAAACGGACCAGATCTTTTCAAAAACCCTGTTTCTGGGTCCCCGAAAGTGCTCGTCGACCGACTGAACGTAGAACCTCTTGAACGTGTGGAGAATACGTAGGCCCTCCCTGTGACGATAGACGCGTCTATATATGGAGGAGAAGAGCACGTCAAGGAGGGCGGGGGTGTGGAAAGGGATGCTGGCCACCCTGTACGAGTCGGTCGCCTCGTTAGTCAACAGGACTCTGACGACTATCTTGAAAGGGTGCCTGTACGCGGTTATGGACACGACTCTCTCCGTGAAAATGGAATTTTTGTAATTCAGTCCTAAGAGGTTAACTTTGCGGTCCTTGCCGCAGACTCGGTGATGGTTATTTTGTGAACAGACGAATATGGAACGCTTTCCGTCACAGGCTTTATAATGTGGGTTATCATCGTCTGGAACGTATTCCCTGTTGAGGCCTACCAGGTTCCGTTCCCAAGCGGAGCCGGAGTCGTGCCTCAACGTCAGAAACACTCTCAGTTCCTCCGTGTTGTTATACACGAGCAAGATAAAATCGTGGGAGGTGTTGGTTAGTGGCGCCATGACGCGACTCGTTTTGGACTCATAGTCGTAACGGATCATGTTCGAGTATGCGTTCGTGTATGTGTGTTGACTAAAAACGTAGCTGTGCCCCTTAAGACACATGCTTAGTTCCAAAAGACACGAATCACTCAGGTCGTACGAAACATCAGCAATTTTATTGTGAAACAGCGACAGGTTTACCATTGGTATGATAAAAATAATTGTTACATAGTCCCCAAGACGTGACATAGTGCAGTTTCTGTTGTTTTCTATAACACTCTTTAACTTCAAAATGATTTTCCTTTTCTTCGGCAATGTACTTGCATCTGTAATCCGATTTGCAACGGTGATCGTCTATAGTAGTTTGAAACGTTGGCAGCCACCTCAAAAGATCGTAGTACTGTAATATTTTGTGCATTGCCGTTAAGAAGATACCTTGTTGATATCTGGACCACTCGTACGCTAGGGAGAAGGCATATAGAAATCCATAGTCTCTGTCGTCGCACTTGTCCAGGGACGTGATTATATGCGTATTGTTGAACGAAACGTTGAAGCGAAAATATGAGTCGTTGAAAGTTGGGTTTTCGAGATGTTTGCAGATCTCGGTGTGGGTCTCGTTGGCCTCGCTGGGGTGTTTTGTAGGCGTGTCTAAAAATTGTAGCAATTTTCGAAAAGGTCCTCCTGGCAAGAATATTGTAACCAATTCGCCAGTGTGAACTGGGGTGAAAAAGTATGTAACCTGGAACGAAACGTAGCAAAACACGAAAAAACGTGTTATGTTTCGTCATCAAATAGAGAATTTTTTTCATGTAAGAGTTTGACTTTTTAATGATGACGTTACTTACGTTTTTTCTTTGTTCCTTAGATATGTTTGTGCACTCTAGCTGCACTGTAGGTGTTACAGAAGTGTTGTATGTAACGGTCGTGTTTGGTAAGGCCGTTGTGTGCAAGGTTGTTGGGTTTGTTATATAGTAGTCTGTGGTGTCGTTATCCGTGAATGCTTCTGAGGTTGTATTTGTCACGTTAAATACACAATCAGTTACGTTTTCCAATGGATGAAATTTTACTATGGAAAGAACAAGAAAAATGTAATGTTATATTAATACTTTATGAAAAATTGTATATAACAGTTTCAATTAAATGATTACCTAGTCGATCACGATGATACGATTTTTTATTAGTAGTAGAATAATACATCTGAGCTAACTGCCATCTCATACGCGCGTGTTCCTTACGTGCTTTTGTTGCGGCTGAAAAAGAGTCGGCAAGAGAGGCGTTCAGTTGTAAGGTCCGAGATGATGGGGTCAGTGTGTCGGACTTTCCACTTGCCCCCATGATATTCGGACGATGGGCACTTGTATACACGTCCTGTGTGGTCAAAGTCTTGTAGTATGAATGGGTTACGGTTGGATGGTTAGTAGTTAGTCCATCTAAGTTTGTATTTATATTCATAATTTTACTTTTTGAAGCATGTTGTGTGATCCAGTTTGTAACATATGGAGAGTTTATGGTGTGTGTTTTTGTATTTGCAATATCAGGCGTTTCAAATTTTACGGTTTGACTTGGTGTTGTCAACACATTTATAGGTTCATGCGTTACTTTCAAATTGGCGTTTGTAGTTATAGTGTGTAAAGTTTGAAACGGGGACGTTTGTAAAGTTGTGTGTGTGGGTGTGGTCTTTGACTCGTGGTTGTATTTTGTCGTGTTTGACCAACGAAACAATGATTGAATGTAGTTAATATGTTTACTGTTGTCATATATTTTGGATAACTTATCATAAATTGTAAAATTTGAGTTTATATATGATGTATCCTTAATGGTGTTGGTACTTGTTGTTACAGAACCACGTAATGGTACATTACCTGCAGTCCGTGTAGTTGGTTTTAACGAAACTGAAATTTTCTTTATAGTACTGGACGTTACCGTATTCCTAGGCGTGGACGCCGTACTTATAAGTCTAAACCCTGTAGTATCAAAAACACTTACGCCCAGAGTGCTGTTGCTATACGTTGACAAGCCAGTGTTATTAGGCATAAGTGATTGGAAACTAATGCTGTAGGTTGGTGATATACTTTGGTTGGACATATGCGTGTTGTCCAACATGGTATTCTGGTTGCTGGATGTTGTAACATCATCCGTGGGAGATGACAATGTTGAAGTACCTGTTACATTGGGTGGTGTTGTACTAGTTTCACTAGAAGATAGTGATAAACCGTCACCCGATGTATAAGGCGTTGATGTATACGTGGTAGATGCCACCGAAGCTTCCTGTGGTGTTGTCGTCATGGGGGTGGAGGTAGTGGAACTATTGCTAGTACGATTAGTATGATGGGTATCGTGATTGGTGGTAATGGTGGTTGAAGGCGAAGTTGATGTATTAGGTCCGTTAGATCCGGATACAGTAACAGTTTGACCTACGGAACCGTTCCCCGTACTGGCGCCTAATGTAGATTGTAACGTTGCCAATGTAGAAGAGGGTGTGTGTGATGCGCCACTAGTGACGGTGGTCTGATTTGCTTGTAGCCCGGGTAGTCCTGTTAAAATATATACAAACATAACACTAAGTGTAAGTTTTATCATGGTTAATTAAAAACTTTCTAAAAATTTCAGTAGGATAAACAGTAACAAAAACATCAGAGTAAGGTGATTAATTATCGTAATAAAAACTTACAGTTTAATAGATTTGGGTTACAATACCTTCATACAGCGTTTTTGATGCGTTATATCTAAAGAACGCGGGCCACCGCAGTTCTAAACGCTGAGATGATATATTATAAAACATTTTTGATGCCTTTTGAAGTTCCTGTGATGAAGCGTTTGAAACATGATCAAATATAAAATCTTTGATGAAGACACGTCGTTCGTATGGCATCGTAGATCGCCTTCGTCGCTTTTTACCATAACCACCAGGGCTAGATCCTTGATGATATCTTGAAAGGTCCAAAAGAGTGTTACTGCCACGTTGGGTCATTTGTAAAAGTGAAAACGGGCTATTGTGTCCATAATGTGGCTTCGCGGGGATTGGTGGTCGCATTGGCATAGAGGGTTTGTGGAATGACTGTGATGGCCGTCTTGGTAGTGATTGTGACCCTTGGTGGCCTGGAATTGGTCTTCTTGGAACTGGATGTGATTGTGTGCCTTTTCTAGCAGGTGGTGATCGTCCATGATGACCTCGATTTGCTCTTCCTCTTCGTTGTGGACATTTATTGTTAGGACATTTAGCGGCAGCAACAGGCTTTGCGTGGGCGTGTGGTGTTACTTGGTGAGTTTTGTCTTTTTGTTTTACTGATTCGTGTGCTACGTTAGGTTTAGGCCTATCTATATCGTTCGAAATATGATGTTGTATAGTTGTTTCATAATACCGTGGTTTGTAACGGTCGTAAAGTACTGGTATAGCCGATAGGTGTAAATGTAGTCCATGTAACAACGCTGTTATGTTCTGCGTGTATACAAATAATGTGTAATACGATGAATCAAACACATGACTTTCATGAGGGGGAATATATACAAAATTGTCTCCTGTAAAGTTTTTGTGTAGGAAAGTATATTTTATAAGATGATCCCAGGAACCTGTTATGCTTGATGTATTCTTATGTATACAATTCGTTTTATTTTCAAACTTTGAGTTGTTAAACACGGTAACCGAATACTCTATAAATAAAATAAAATAGGGTTAATAAACGAAAAACATTTTTATTTATTAAATTTAATCTTTATTAAACTTGTATTTACCATTAATTTTGTATCTTGTTATATTTGTTGATAATTTGTATGGAGCGGTTGTGTGATTTTGTGTGCACCAAAGAGGAAACGTTACTGCAAAAACAGATCCGTTAACATTGAATGGATATAGTAACATATGAGTGGGGTGGTCCTCTGTGTGTATCAGATGTGTGTGATACACAATAATAAGTACACACACGGTCCAGAAGTATTGTTGCATATGGTTTTTTGTTATTAATAATACTTGTTACAATTCATAATAAAGATACCATAGAAAAACATGTGTTATTGTTTATATGTAAAAGTAACATTTTTTGAGGAAAAAAAGATAATTGGTATGATACATATGCAAGTTAAAGGGAAAGTTTTTTGTATATATTTAGGGTTTCTAAGCATCACATGTCCCTAATGGTCTTAAGTTTACACAGGTCCACGACATCTTCTGGTGTACACGTGCATGATGGGCCAGTTGCTGTAGCACGCCTGCAGTGCCAGGTGACCGGCGCACAGTAGGTCGCCCATGTGGGCGGACGAGATCAGCAGGGCGTACTTGTACAGCACGAACGCCTTGCGTCCCCCTCGGGCCTGACGACCGTCAAAGGGGTGCGCGGCCAGAAAGTTCTCGTCGTCGCACATGAGCTGCCTGGCGGACCGCGCCGAGTAGCTGGGGACCCCGACGAACGAGCGGTTCTTGATGATCAACGTCACGCACAGGTTCTGGATCCCCTTCAGGTCGTTGCGCAGCTGGTAGAGCGGCTCCTGCTTGGAGCAGCTCACGCAGATCTGACAGGCCGGCCCGTAGCTGCGCATCTGGTTCAGAAAGTACTGCACGGTGTTCCTGTAGACCTCGACCACGGCGGGCAGGGGCAGGGTGATGACCGACGCGTTCAGGAAGTGGTGGCTGTTGCTCCACGGCACGTCGATGATGTCGGTCTCGATCTCCACGTATCTCAGGTCGCACACGTTGCTCCTCACGTAGCCCCTGCCCAGCTCCTCGTCCCGGGTGGCCGTCTGGATGGCGATCACCAGGTTCCTCAGCTGCCCCGCCTGAGTCAGGGCGCTGGAGCAGAGCGCCTCGGCCGCGGCGGCCCGGCTCGCGGCGGACCCTCGGCCTCTGTTGACGACGGCGTCGTAGGGTCCGCCGTGAGGGGGCGCGGCGGAGGAAGACGAGGAAGGGGACTGGAGGGACCCCACTCCCTCTTCGTTCTCCCCAACCGTTTCATCAGACCCCCCCGACGCATCTACACCGTTTACACCGTTCGCCCCGTTAGCGACGCCGGAGACGACGGCCTCGCCGTCTCCAACCCCCCTACCGTGGTTACGCGCCCCCCCTCCGCGGGCCCTGATCTTGCCCAGGCCCTGCAGCAGGTCGGCCAAACCGGCGTAAACCAGTCCGATCTGCCTGATCAGACCGTCCACGGTGTCGTGGGCGTAGGTCAGATAGGCCTCTGACGAGAGACGCCCCGTAGATGATGATGCTGATGACGTTGAGGACGAAGGGGGGCAGTAGGGTGGGGGAGGAGGGGGAGGAGGCGGCGGTGGTGGTGGTGCTGCTGCTGCCGTGGACTCCGTGGTGGGTCCGGAAGACAGCGGGGGCGTCTCGCTTCCCTCCAGGCCGTAGGAGACCGGTGATTCTACGGTAGTATCCTGTGAGGATGGTGGTTGATGATAACACGGTGTTATCTTATCTCCGAGGGAAACAGATGGGGCGGATGGGGACGGAGACCGGAAAATGGCTGGAAAGTCCCAGGCCCCAGGTGTCCCGGGACCTTGGACCTCGGTTGACGCAAATCCGGCAGTTGTTTCCTCCGATAAGGGTTTGGGAGGGGGAGGGATACGCAGCTTTCCCGTAACGGCCTCGCCTCCTCCTTCCTGCGCCCCCGACGCCGCGTCGTCGCCGGGGACTTTCCGAAGGGGAACTCCAAATAAGGACGTCGGGCCCGGCGATGATGGCGCCGCCGGCGACGGCGACCTTCTAGAACTATCGCCGTCGCCGGCGGTCGACTTTTGCTGACGCCGGTGCTGCTGTTCCTGCTCCCGTTGCTGCTCTTTTGACGTCCGCGCCGGGTTCTCGATGATGGTGATGTTCTCACGTTTGACCGCGGCCTCCGGTTCTGTACTTAACAATAAAGTTTGATTCTTATGTTTCGCCTCGGCCACCTCGCTCAGGAGATACAGGGACGCTTCTTCTTCTCTCCTCGGTCTCTTTCTCTTCCCCTCTCCGTCCTCGTCCCCCGTCGCCGTCGTCGCCATCATCACAGCAGCAGAGGAGGCGTACGCCGCGGACGACAGCATCGCGGACGCAGACAGTTGGGACAGTATGCATGGTGTGGAGTCCGGGTGGAGCTGTGGTGGTGGGATCGGTCCCTGGCGCTCAGGACGGCCGCCAGCAGCTCCCGAACCCGGGGGTGGTGGGTGGACGCCATTAGCGGGTGCTGCTGCTGTTGATGGTGGTGATGATGTGGCCGAGTCCCGCCGTTGCTGTTGTTGTTGTCGTTCTGGCGGTGTTGGTCGAGTCTGGACATCAACGCCAGTAGCGGGTTGGTCTGTGTCCCCGTCGTTCTTCGGGACGGGGCCTGGTTGCCGTGGTTCTGGCGCTGGCGGGCCTCTCCCGCCGTCGTCGTCGACGCGGGTGCCGGCGACGACGACGGCGTTTGCGGCGCTGACAGCGCCGACGGCGGTGAAGGAGAACGACGTCGTTGTTGTTGTCGTCGTTCCCGGCGGCGGTTGTAAAAGTACGTGACCGCCAGCAACGTCGCGAACGCCGCCGTCAGCGCCGCCGCCGCGAGCGCCAGGGCCCTGGGCGACGACAGCTGCAACTCGACCGCGATGTGCGGGAGGAGCTGGAAGCGGGGCCACAGGAACGACAGAGGGTTGTTGTTGCTGCTGCTGCCGGGGCCCCGGCAGCTCGCCGTGGCCGCGATAGCAGCGCTGTGGCTGGTTAACAGGAAGGACGGCGCGAGCGGCAAGGTTACCGTAATACTGGACAGGCCTGTACGCCAGCACGGGCTGCTGGAACGCGCCGACGGTGGCTGCTGCTGTTGCGGTGGCTGTGACTGCTGTAGCTGTTGCTGCGGCGCCGGCTGACGGTGATGGTGATGATGATGTGCCGACTCGCGGTCCGGCCACCACGGGCGGAGGAATACAGATAGGGCCGCCGGCATTCTGCACCGGGGAGAAACCCACCGGGTAGAGCGCGTCGTTGCCGATGAAGATGATGGGGAGATTCGGCCGCGGGATGATGGCCGCGCTCACCGGCGCCACGGTCGTCGCCGTCCGGGGCTGACCGAACCGGACGGGTCTCGTGTACTCTCCGACGTGGTGACGGCCGCCGGCGGCGGCGACAGGGCGTTTAGCACTATGATGGTTGCTGGCGTTAATAATGGTAAGGTCGGCGTCATCGGCGCAGCCGGCCTGTCGGGCACCGGAGGAGCCGCCGCCGTTGTCGCCGTTGCCGCTCGTCATCGGCATACCGACGTCGGCCAGGAAGGCCTTGGCCTCCGGGGACGAGGGCGCGTCCGGCGGTCGGCTGCCGAGGTCGATCTTGACCGAGGTCAAATCGATGACGGCGGCCGAACGATGAGCCCCGTCCTTTTGAACGGCGGCCCCCCCGGCGGCGGTGTCTCTCTCGGTGGGACGGTCATCGTTCGCCGACGCGGCGCCGCTCAGGGGTGGTGCTGGTGGTGATGCTGGTGTTGATGATGAGGGGAGGGGGGGTGAGGAGGCTGATGAGGATCGGCGGGGACCGGGTGCCCGTTCGGGATGACTAAGAGCGCCGGGGTCAGAGTCACCACGTCCGGGCCGCCAGGTTGCTGTAGCACGGACAACAGCATGACGACGAACACCAGCGTCTCCGCGGGCGGGTGATCTGCCGCCGGGGGCGCCGCGGGGGCCGGTAACGCCATACGGATCCTTCTCCTCTTTTTCTTCTCGTTCCTCGACCGCTACGGCGCGACTCTCGTCCCCCGCGTGTGCTGACGAGACCGTCTTCCCGCCGTCGTTCTCCTTCCCCGCTGCCTTCTCCTCCTGCTCCCGGTCCCCGCGATCCGTCCCCCGCGTACCTCGTAAGCCCGAGTGGTCGTCCTCGTCACCGAGATCGTCAGCCGGTTTTCGGTCACCGTCGTTACCCGGCGAAGACCGAACCACAGAAACCGGATCGAGGCTCCGCCGTCGCCGGTAGTGGTGGTCCTGTTGCTGCCGCGGTACACGAATCTCACCACGAGAAGAGCCGAGGCGCCCAGCAGCAGGACCAGGACCGTCACCAGGAGCAGAAGCGCGGTCGGGGTCCAGAACGACGTCGGCGGGACTCGCGCGAGAGACAGCAGGGCCCCCAGCAGAGGGGCCAGGACCATAGTGCGAGCGGTCGCCTTCTTCTTCTCCTCCTCCGTCCGCACCGCCGACGGCGACTGTGCTATCTGGCGCTAAATCTGGGCCGATTTGGGTACTTTTATGCTCGGCGACCGTTTCCGTACGTCGTCCCGTATCTCGCCCCCCTGGGGAGCTGCGGATGTCGCCGCATCCGTCATCTGCTCCATTGTCACCGGGGGGTCTGGCACCGTCGTCGTGACCTTGGCACCCGAACCCGAGGCGGCCCGACCCCGCTGGCCGCGGCTCAAGGTCGACATCGCCGTCATCGCCATTGTCCTCGGCCTCGTCCTCTGATCCCTGTGGCGTGGGAATGTAAACGGACCTGCTGAAAGTGCGCCTGGAGCGGCGCCCTGGGACGGATCCGTCAACGCCGAGCGGTCTCAAGAGACGCACCGTCAGCGTACCTACCTTAATCGCGGGGCCCGGGTTTCCGCTGTTGCGTTCCGCCATCTGCCAACGCGTAAACACAGGAGGCCCGGAGTTTACATTAGCGCTCGGAAAGTTTACACAAAAAAGGGCATAAAAATAGGGGTTTCTTCGGGAAAAGGGAATAAACAGGATGCCGTGTGCATCCACACCCCCCAACGCACACACGTCCGTTCACTCACCTCGGACAGTCTTTTCACCAGCGTGTTCAGGGTCACCTTGGCGCTTCGCTTACCGAGTCCGTTCCGGAGGGGGGACGTGGCTACGTTTGCCCGAGCGTCATGATTAGTAGTATGTTTATCATCATCGGCAGTATCATCACCATCGCCCTCCTCTGAGTGAGTTGGTCACGTTAGGAACGGCAGTGAGAGGAGGGGAGAAAAAGAAAGAGAGAAGAAGAAAAAAAAAGGCCGGTTTTTACCAAATCATTGGTACTGAACCCAGTTTATTGGTAGTTACCGACTTTTAAAAAAATGGGAAAATTTTATCATCTGTGTTATGAGTATAAAAAAATGTGAAATTGAGGCTGTGCTGTACAGAGATTCTTTACATGTTACAACACGGTACGCGTTACGGCGATGTGTAACATAGCTGTTGCGATACAAGCGCAGGGTCAAAGATACTTTTTTCAGCATAGATATGGTATATGATTATGTACATACATACATGACCGTCATCTCTTTACATATTTACAGCATGTACACTACAAAAAAGTGTTCATAATAGCTTATATGTCTTTTTTTTAACGCCCTCAGTTTTTTAGGGGGTGGGCTGTCCCAGCACGCCGATCCTCATCAGACCAATGTCCGAATTCAAAAATTTTTGATGGATCGAATGTAAAAGTCTAAGTCTCTCTTTCTTTTTTCTCCCCTCGCGTTCACTGTCCCTCGGTAGGGGTAGTGGTGTTGGTGGCGCCGGCGGTGTTGTCGTCACCGGTCTCGCTCAGGTCAATGGGTGCGTCCGGCTCGGCGGCCGCGGCGCCCTCGGCCTCCTGCGCTCTGATCTCGTTGTTCCTCCTGACGTGGCGAGCGAACTCGACCGCGTTGTTGTACATGGTCGGGGCTAGGCAGGGACCCGCGGTGGTGGCAAAGTTAAGGCAGAGGCTCTCGGGGGATCGGACCACGGCCTCGATACAGAACCTGCCCACGGACATCCAGGCCATGGGCGTGCAGGCGGCCACGTTCATGTGGTAGAGGAGGTGGTGGTACCCGGGGGCGGTGGGGGTGGTGCGGGTGAAGGGGAAGATGACGTTGGACTGAAAGTCATCGGCGTCCATGGCCGTGACGTTCTTGATGGGCCCCACGTCGAAGGTGTACACGCGCGACACCTGAACGTTCGGGGCGTCCACCAGTTGCCTGCGCAGGTCGTCCAACTGTTTGCGGTTGGAACAGGCCAGGATCATGTGGGACCGGGTCACGTCATCGGGGTTGAGGATGTGCTGCCTGAGCTCGTAGAGCAGGTTCTCCCCGCTGTTGGTCACGAACCGGGGGAGCTTGCAGTACCTGAGGCCCTTGCGCCGGGGCGGTCTCGCGGGCGGCGTGACGGGCGCCGCCGGCTGGTGGGACTGTGTCGGGGAGGTGTGGGTGGAGGAAGAGGAAGGAGTATGATGATGATGCTGCTGATGGGGTCTGGGGGCGGCCGAGGATGAAGAGGACGACGACGATGAGGATGCAGATATGCATGCCGTCGCCGCCCCTCTGGCCGGGGGGCCGCAGTGGCTGCTGGAGGCGATGGCGATGACGTCGTCGTCATCGCCATCGTCGCCGCTTTCGGCGCCGGCGTCCCCGTCGTCGTTGTTGTTCCCGTCCTCGTCACCGTCGTCACCGTCGTCGTCATCATCATCGCTGTCGCTCACGTTAACGGGTCTGTTGTTGACGTCCGACCGCCCGCTTCTCGAAACAGCCCCCTCCGAATCTCGCCTGCCCCCTCCAGGTGCGGACGCTACTCTACCGCTAACGACCACCGAGGCCCCCGTCGTAACCGCCGCCGTGGCCTTCGCTGCTACTAGTACTGTGGTGGTGGTGGAGGAAGAGGAAGAGCATGAGGAGGTGATACTGATGGCGGCGGCGGCTGTTGCTGTCGTCGCTACTGTGACCGAACCTGCCTCGGGGGCCTTCTGATGGACGGGGACCAATGAGCTGGCCGAGGCCGGTCTGCCTGCCTCCGCGGTCCCGGCGGCGCGGGTCGTAGTAGTGTCGTCTTCCTCGTCCGAGGAGGATGAGGAAGACGAGCTACTCGAAGAGGAGGAGGAAGAGGAGGATGAGGATGAGGACGACGACGAGGTGAAGACGCGTCGCCTCTTCCTCGACTTCCCGGCGGCCGCCTGGAGCCGCAGGAGGTTCTCGGCCAGGCCCTGTTTGGGTCGCTTCTGCGCGTAGACCGGTCTCTGCGTCGGAGCGGGGCCTTCGCCGCCGCCGTCACGGATCGGTACCGTTTCTCGGTCAGTACCAGGGTTCGACGCAGAGACGGTACCGTGCTTGGCGGTGGCGACCGGGCGGCGCCTTCGCCTCGGGGGGTTCGGCTGATCCCGTCTAGGGCCTCGACTCCGGCTGCGGCTCCTGTCCCCTCCGTCCCCGTCCCCGTTCCCGTTTCCGTGAGCGCTGCGGCTCCTGGCGCCGGACTTCTTAGAGCCGGCCTCTCCGACGCGGCCTCGTCCGGCTCCTCTTCCGACCCGGGAGCGCCGGCGGCGGCGTCGCCGCACGGGGGAGCCGGAGGAGGACGAGTCCGAGTCCGATGAGCAGCTGTTGCTGCTGGACGAGGACGAAGAGGACGAGGAGCCGCTGCCGCTGCTGCTACCGCTAGAGGAAGAGGATGAGGAGGACGACGACCCGGTGGAGCTGCTACTGGAGGAGGACGAGGACCGCACCGAATCCGTCGGGGGTCTCTTACCCTTTCTTGGGGCTACCATCGCGCCTCCCACCGAGCCCGGGGGCCTACAGGGACGGGTGCGGGAAGAAGGAGGCTGCCCTGCTTCGGAGGAGGCTGTGACGGCGGCGGTGGTAGCGGTGGTCTCGACCCGGACGGACGGTGGCGAGGACGGTACCGCCGACGAGGAGGCCGAACTTTGACCCCCGGGGGTATCAACCGAGGGGGGGTCACTTCTGGAAGGAGCAACCGAGAGATCTTCCCCGCGAGCCCGCTTCGTGTGGGTGCGTGTGCCGGTCGGCGTCGTGGTCTGCACGGACGCGCCGCCCGTCTTATGTGGTGTGGTGGGCGGGGTGCAGCCCGTGCAGATTACGTCGTCGTCCCCATCGTCGTCGGCGTCGTCACCCCGAGCCCCGGTGACGCCGGCCGCCGTCGCGTCGCGAGTGTGGTCGTCGTCACCGTCTGGGGCGCGGGGCCGTGAGGCTGGTGGCGGAGGAGGAGTGGGATCGTCCTCCACGAGGACGAGGTCGTCCCCGGCAGCGGCGGCACCGCTGTCGTTGTTGTCGGGGCCGTGGTTGGAACCGGCACCCCGACCGCCCTCGTCATCGCCGCCAGCCTCACCGCCCTCGTCCCCATCATCATCGTCCTCATCGTCCTCGTCTCCCTCCCCCTCGTCATCATCGTCCCCGTCGGACTCCTCCTCGTCATCATCATCGTCGGACGAGTCACCGATGACAATGGGGCCCTCCCGCCCGTCGTCCCGAGCGCCCTGAGTGACCGGGGCCGGGGTGTTCTGAGCGGAGGAGAAATCGTCCTCGCTCTCAATCTCCTCTACGTCGTCTAGGAGATTGGTGGTGGTAGCAGTAGCGGTAGTCGCGACGGGGGCGCTATTGTCATGGGTGACCGAGGATACTACTGTGTGTTCTCCCGCCTCATGTCCCGGGGCCTGGGGGGCCGGGGGGTCCCGGGGTACGGTCTGGGAAGAGGAGATGCCCATGATGTGTGCGAGCGTGGGGAGAGGGGAACCCTCATCGTCAGTGTCATCGTCGTCCGAGGAGGATGTGTCGTTGAGGGCCGCGAGGCTGAATCTCTTAGAGTTGCTCCCTTTACCTCCCCCTCGGTTCATACCGCTCAGTTTAGACCCCTTCCTTCCAGTACCCCCACCCACCCTGGCCGAAATCACAGCGGCCGTTTCTGAACTCACACTCACGGTGGTGGACTGAGTGGAGGTGGTGGTGGAGGTTGTGGTTGCCACCGCGAGACCGGCCTGCGTCGGGGCCCCTTGGGACTGATCTGTTCCCCGTACCCCCAGAGATGATGGTGGTGGTGGTAGTAGTGGTAACGATAATGTGGCACTCGGTTCGTGACCTGAGCGGGGCCCGCTCGACCCACCGCCCTCTCCTCCCGTAGCCCTCGACACCGAGGAGTAGGCCTCGGTGTCGGCGGCCTGTGCGTTCTCTAAGTCTAAGTCTAAGTCTGAGTATAAGTCTGCGTTCAAGTCTGCCCCCTGACAACTACGACCGACCCGGGCCGAGGCCGGGGAGCGAGAGCGAGGCGGGGTGCACGAGGAGAAGATGACGGTAGCGCCCGGCACCGAAGTGGAGCTGGACGGCGTGACCGTGTGGCCATCGTCCCCTCCGCTCCCGCTCTCCCTCTCCAGGATCTCGTCCAGCAGGTCAAAGTCTAAGTCGTTAAAGTCCTCTAACTCGCTCAGCCCCGCTAGCTCCTCGTCGTCGAAGAGCCCCGATGACGTGAGGTCCGTGCCCGTGGTCTCGGGGGTCCCCGCTCCCTCATCGTCCCCATCATCACCCACCCCATCATCATCGCCCCTACCACGGGAGCCGACGCTGTGGTTTGTGCCGTGTGGGGTGGTTGGGGTCGGGACGGGAGTCGGAGTGCTGATGGGAGTCGGGTTGGGACTGGGACTCAGAGGGGTGCTGGCGGGGATCTCAGGTACCGCCGGGAGCGGTGGTGGCAGGGACGGGTGATCCCTAAGAAGGAGCGGGGCCTGGGCGGTAAGAGGAGCAGTGGTAGTGGTAGTATGATTATTCGTTCCACCAGCAGGGGGGGACATCCCTGCGCCTAAGAAGTCTGCGCTACCGCTGAGACTGTCTAAGAGGCCGAGACTGAGAGTCAGGCTCTCGTCCGCGCCGGTCGGGGCTCCCGCTGGTGGTGGGCTTCCAGTTGTGGCCGTTGTTACTAAGGATGGTTCAGAGTGGGGTAGGGGGCCACCCGGGGGAGACCACCCACCCCCAGACTGAGCGTCCTGAGTAGCAAGAGCACAAGTAGAAGCCGATGGATAAGTTTTAATGTCATCATCTTTATTGTGGGTTTCTGTATCGGTACAAAAAGTGTCATCGATATCAAAGGTGATCAGGGTCTCGTCTGCCGGGGCTGCTGGAGACGATGACGGTGCTGGTGAGGCTGCTGAGACTGCGGAGGCAGAGGCAGAGGCTGCTAAGAGTGATACCCTCCCCCCGGCTGAGTGTGAGGCTAAGTCTGGCTTCGGAGCTGCGCTAGGATAACTTTGCTGCGGTTCCCCCCTATCGCTGTTTCCCGTGGCCACCGAGGAGTCTGAGTCCGGGGACCGGCCGCTCACTGCTGCTGCTGCTGCTGCTGCTGCTGCTGCTGCTGCTGCCGCCGTTCCTCCGAGTCCTCCGGCCGCGGAGCCGAGGCCTGAGGAGTCGGAGACTGGGCCTGGGCCTGAGCCCGAGCCTGGGCCCGAGGTCCGGACCGGCGTCTCAGGGTTCTGCCGAGCGGAGAACCCCTTCCCGAGAAGCCCAGGTCCGAGACCTGCCTGGTGTCCAGGACCACCTCGCTGAAGGCGGTCACGTCCAGGAACGTGCAGCGCTCGAAGGTCCTCATCGCCCGGGCCTCTATGTCCACGGTGTGGGCCTCGGTCTGGGCTTTGAGGAACCTGTCGGACAGCAGAGTGGCCCGGGTGTCCCCGGCCTTGTGACACCGGTCCACCCAGCCCTTGAAGAGCTGGGTGTCCTTCTTGACCAGGGCCTTCCTGCACTCCCTCTCCGTGTTCGCCAGGAGAAACTCCATGGCCTCCTTGGGGGCCGCGGTACCCCTCTCCTCCCGGACCATCAGGTCCTCGATGGCGTCCTCCATGTGCTGCATCGGGGTGGCCATGTGCCGCACGCACAGGTTCTGGGCCAACCTCCACTCGAGCTCCGCCATGTGCCAGATCATCTCCCCCATCTCCTGGGCCTGAGCCTTCACCTGTCTCTTGCAGTGCCCGGCCACCTGGTCCGCCTCGAGCATGGCGTTCCTGATCACGGTCTTGGCCGTGCTCAGGGTCCTGGTCTGCATCATGCCCGGGATGTGGCGGTACAGACTCAGCATGTGCTCGGGGTCCCTGGCCGACTCTATCTGCTCCCTCATGAACTCCCTGATCCTTTGCATGTTCCTGCGGGTGTAAGCCATCATCTGCCTCTGCAAGTACCGCTTCAGCTTTCCCTTGGACCTCAGGGCCTGTTTCTCTACGCTCCAGTCTAACTCCCTCTTCAGGGTGCGCCCCCAGAGGCGCATGAAAGTCTTGAAGTGCTGTCTCTGTTCTGTGGGCGGACTGTCCATGGCTGACAGGATCTCTCGGACGACCTCGGTCGCTAGAGGGGGAGGACAAGGGCAGATGAGGATCGTTGGTATCGGTGGTGGTGGTGTTGGGTACGGTCACCCGGGGCTCGGGGCTGGGTGGCGGGGAAGGAGTTGGTGAGGGTGGTGGTGTGGTGTGTGGTGGTGGTGGTGTCTGCGGCTGAGCCTGAGGCTGAGGCTGTCTGTGGTGTCTCGGGTGCGCTTGGTGTTTGTCCCCCCGACCCTTTTTCCTCCCCCTACCCCCGGCGGCCAGCCACATCATCATGATGGCCTGCATGGAGCCCAAGTACCCGGGCCTCCTCTTACGGGGCTTGCCGCTACCCGAGGCGGCGGCGGCTGAGGAGGCCTTTGTGTTCCCGGAACCCTGCCGTGGTGCTCTGTCTACGGTGGCGGTGGTGGTGGTGCTAGTGTCGTGTGGTGAGGAGTCCGAGAGAGGGTCTCGGGTGCCGGCAGTACCTTTCACTCGCATGGCGGTGAGGTCTTCGCCCCGGACCGGGGTGGACAGAGAGTGTCTGGCGCGGCGGGACGGGGACGGACCGGCACGGTCTCCTCCGGGGCCTTCGTCTTCATCGTCGCCGCCGTCGTCTTCGCCACCCGGGCCGGAGGAGGGTCGGCAGGAGGACTTCTTGGTCTTCGGCTTCTTCTTCGGCTGCTGCTGCTGCTGCTGCCGCCGGGGACCTCGGTCTTCGGCCTCGGTCTCTTCGGGCACATCGTCCGAGTCTTCGGTCCTGGGTGACTTCTGCTTGCGCTTCTGGGGCCTCGGATCTTCGGCGACCGCGACCGAGGCCGGGTCTTCGGGCCGTTGTTGGTCCCGGGGAGCCTGGGTGGCAGTGGCGGTGGAGGACGAGCCTTCGGTGCCGTTGGCGGTTTGTGTGTTGGTGATGGGTGTTGTGCATCTTCTATTTTTTTTGTTCACATCGTGAAATGATAATAAAAAATACACAAAGAAAAAAACCAGTCAGCCATGTTTGATTTGCCCCCTACCACCTAAAAGAACTAAGTGATTCAAACATACTAAGAGAGTCTGTAGATCAAACAATACCTAGCTAAGTAATCTATCAATAAATTATCAATCAAATAAACCCCCTACCACATAAAGTCCCCCGGAGGGGGAGTGCAAGTAAAGGACACATTGTTTTTTGTAAAGATTTTATTGTACCGCAACCGCCGTTAGTTTTCTGGGAACTAACGGGTCTCGAACGCTAGGAGGCAAAAGTTAATCAATCACCAATAATCAATCAATCACTAGCGTACCTGACTGACTGACCTGCCTGTCTGCACGCAAAGTGGCCTGAGTGTGGACCGGGCCGCATCGAGTCAGTTTAACTCCCCCCCCCCGCCGCTGGCCCATATGGGGGGGGCGGTCGTCCTCCCTCCCGCGCTCCGAGTCCACACGCTGCGGCCCGTTCGAGTACCCCGACCCGCGAGGGAGCTCTGTGAGACTAAGTCCCAATCGGTGTCATACTAGAAATACACCACACGGTGGCGCGCTAGACAACGTTATGCGCACCGCCATCATCACATATTTATTTAAATATTTACGTATACAATATGGCGGCCGCCCCGATGCACCAAGTCTTTTTTTTAAATGTGAAAAAACTTTTTCAGAGCGCAAGAGAGTAACTTTGGTGCGTTTTTGAAGAGCGAGCGATCGGGCGCCTCGAGAGAGAGGACCGCGCCGAGGAGGCCGGGGTAGACGGCCCGAGAGGGAACCGAGACATGGACCACCGGAGTAAACTGGTAGGGGGCGCTAGTTGGACATATTTATTGATCAAGTACACACTAATCAATTATTAACCATGGGTGAAGTATAAGCAATCAGTCAAACGGTGTCCATAGCGCCGTCTACCGGTTCACCCGGTGCATTTATAGATAATTAAGTCACATTATGATTAATATATAGACCACCGATCGGAACTGTATCGGACAGAGCCCCCTCGACAAACATGGCTGACAAACCCAATTATCAATTAATCAATCAATTACACAGTCCTCCCCCTCCCACCACCGCGTTAGTCATCATCATCTCTCATAGAGAGAGTCCTACCAGCCGGTTGGGATAGCGCCACCGGCTGGCGCACACGGTGCAGTGACATGTGGGGACACACACCACCCCGTCATCGTTAGCATCTTCCCGAGGCCCAATGGAGAGGGAGGCGGCCGTCGCTGGGCAGATTATGAAATCTGCCCAGCGACGCCGCGGGGGGGGGTCACGGCACCGTGTGCACTTGTCACGTATATGATTGACAGAGAGGAGGAGAGGAGAGCGCGGCGCGGAGGTTAGCGAGCGGTTCCCGAGCGCGGAGGTTGAATGAATGGGGTGGGGGTCCCACGGGAAGACTCGGTTGGTAAACTGAGTCAAAAAAAATCAATACAGATGACAACAGAGGTGGGGTGGGACCACCGGTGTCATGAAAAGGGGAGGGGGTACCGCAACGTGGTGACGTTTCTAAGATGGCGGTGGATAAAAGTCACAAAGTTTTGTGTAGAGGGAAAGAAAAGAGAAAAAAAAAGTTTTTCAGGCTCCGACGGAGCGGAGTAACTCACTTTTTAGCTGCCTGCGGTCCGTGCCGGCGTTCTCCGGACTCGTCGTCCCCGCGCTCGCGCTTGATCTTGCGCTTCAGGCCGGCGGAGGCGACGGTGCCGCGGGCGCGAGACGAGCCCGGGGTCGGTGGTGGAGTATCGGCATCGTGGGGGTGGTCTTCTATTCCGGTGGGACCACTGATGATGGTTTTTTTGTAAATCCACAGAGTTTGGTGAAAAAAAGTCAAGAGTCCCCAAAAATTTGATGAAAAACCAATAGTCCGTGGGTCGGTGGTCGCACGGGGGTCAAGTATTGATTGAAGAATCGGGGGAGGGTCGCGGTGGGCGTTGCCAATCGATCAGAGGAAAGGAAATCGATGAGGAAAAAAGTTAGTGGTGGCATTTTTTGACAAATATGTGTTTTTTAAAAAATGTATACATTGAGTCACTGAGTGAGGGGCTCACCTGGCATTGGAGGGAGTGGTCTGGTCTTCGTCATCATCGGAGTCGATGATGATGGGGTCGTCATCGTGCAGGGTGGGCTTGTAGTCAGCCATGTTGGTTGCTATAAAAAGAAACACGGTTCAGTCTGATTTTTAAAAAAAAAGTTTTTTTTAATCATAATATAAAAATGTTTAAGAAAGAAGTTCTATTCAGAGAAGGGAGAAGGGCACCGAGGGATACTCACTCGGGGTGACCGGCTTGGGTGGACTCCGAGGCGGATCGGGTCTGCGCCTTCGCTTCGGTCCGCGGCGACCGGGGACGGTGCGACGGGCCCGGGGAGAAGGCTGCTGCTGCTGCGGCGGTGGTAGCGGCCGCGGCGGTAGCGGTGGTAGTAGCGGTGGTAGAAGAAGGCTTCGTTCTTGGCTCGGGGCCGAGTCTTCGGAGGAGCGACGCGGATGTGCACGGATCGGCGGTTCGGGCGCGAGTGCGAGGGGGACGGCGTTAGCGCCTCCGTTTTTATACACCATTTCTTGGCAAGGCCCGCGGGAACGGGGTGGTCCCGGCGCCAGGTGGGGAAGCGAGATAAGGGTCACTCCATTGTCTCGAGCATCCTGTTTTTCCCGTACTGGCTTGCCCAATCGGGGGGAGGGCGGGGTGTGTACCTGTGATTAATGGGTTTCCCCTTCCCTTCCCACCCCGCCGCCGCCACCACCTGCCGGTGATGAGGAGGATAATAATAGGAATAATAAATAGGGATTTGGCAAGGGAAGCGGATTTCGGAACGGGGAGGGGTGAGGAGGGGGAGAAGAAAGAAAAGGGAAAGACTGCGGACGTGCGATAAGGTGTGCTCCTTTGTTTGTGTTCCTTTTTTTTTGTTTGAGAGCCAGAAAAAAAAAGGATTAGGTGGGGTGGTGAAGAGGAAGGACGCGGGAGGAGATTAGGGAAGTGCACTCGGGAGGGGGAATTGACGTGTTTGGGATGGTTCGCATTGTTCTCGTCGGGGTTAATTACGGGTGAACAGGTAATTACCCTTGGCGGGGAGTCAACCAATCGTAGGGCGAGCGCGGCTGTTGCCGAGGCGTGGCTCGTGGCAGGGGAGGGGGAAATCGAAACTGCAGGTGCACTCTATGGTAATGAAGTGGTGGGCGGGGGGGAGGCGGTGAACGGCCACCATTGGTCAGTTATTATTATATAAGTACTTTTTTAATAGGGGGAGGCGGTCCCGACCCACGTGGGAGGTGATGATGATGATGGTGATGTTGGGCGGTGGGTGGGTGGGGGTTCGAAACCGGGGGGGGGGTCCCCAGATCCGTCGTGATTCGATCGGGACCGGGGGAAGGGAGGGTCTTAAAAAAGAATAAATTAATACAGTCATTAATTATACAGCTATAGTTTTTTTATGGTAATTGATGATTGACTGATTGACTGATTGACTGATTGGTCGGGAGAGCGGGGACTCGGGAACGCGAGGACCAATCGCAACGCTGTCTCCGGGCAGATCAGGGCGCTTGGAGATCCCTGGGACCATTGGACCGTCACCGACCCAATCGGACCCGTCGCCGAGCCATGAGTGGGCGGGTGGGGAGGTGGGAGGGGTGGAGGGACGGACAAACACATGGGGAGGGGTGGGACATGCGCGGGATGGCGGGCGGGCACCGGACGCTCGCTCGCTCAATCGGGAGCCGCGTTATGTGCGTTTCCTACGCCTCGACGCTTCTCCTCTCTGTCCGGTTGGTCGCTAGCTCGCTCAGTTACTCACTCGCAGGATTTTTTTTTCTCTCTCTCGCTGGCGCGAGAGGGGGGTGACGCCACCAACGCGGGGGAACGGGTGGGGGCGGGCCCAACTCCCATCGAGCGCGCTGATTGGTGAAAAAGTCAGCGCCGTGGAAATGCGGGTCTGCGATAGGCGGAGGGCGGCGGAGGAGGCGGGACGATGCGGAACGAGGCGGGCGTAGCGGCGCCGCGCGCGGCGATTGGCGGATCGGGCCGGCGGGCGGCGATTGGCGGATCGGGCCGTGAGGCGGGACATGGGCGGTGCGGGGCGGGACCGGGGACAGGAATGCGGTGACGCAGGTCGGGCGAGCGGGCGGGTGGACGGATCGGGGGGAGGAGGGGA